TGACGTATATACAATGTTAGCAGCTGGCGGGTTTAAGGTTTTAGTGGCTTGTGAAGAATCGCAGACAGTATGTAAAGCATTCCGAGCGTTGGGAATAGAGGCTTATAGTTGTGATATACAAGAACCAAGTGGAGGGCATCCTGAATGGCATATACAAGGTGATGCGGTTAATGAGGCTTATAGTGGCAAATACAATATGATGATAGCACACCCACCTTGTACTTATATGAGCAAAGCAGGTGCAAGATGGATGTACCCCACAGCAGGGAATTTAAGCCAAGAAAGGTTTGAGTTAGCAATGGAAGCGAAGGATATGTTTATGAAATTACTTAATGCTCCGATTAAATATATTGCAGTTGAAAACCCTGTGCCTTTGAAAGTGGTGGGTTTGCCTAAACATAGCCAAGCGGTGCAACCTTATGAGTTCGGACACGAATACAGCAAGAAAACCCTGCTTTGGCTTAAAAATTTACCACTATTAGAGCCGACTAAAATAGTAGAAAACTATAAGCCTTATTTACCTTCAAATACTGGTGGCAAAAAACGAGGACAAAGTTATAGTAGAGGAAAGGCAAAAAATGCAAAGGAAAGTAGTAAAACTTTTGAAGGAATAGCGAAGGCGATGGCTGAACAGTGGTTATTAGCTTGCTGCTAACGGTTGGATGTATATGTAGTGTGAGATTTGAAACACTAACTTTGATTAACCACAGAAGTTGATTAGAAGTAGAAATGTTGAATATACCACCGAACCTCACATTACATATACACCTTGTTATGTGTAGGTGTGATTATTAAGAGATAAACTTTATTCGGAGAACTGAACAAAAATTTTAAAAGAAAAAGAAGGGTGGAAACTTTTTAAGAATAAATGAATATAATAAAAAACAGGGAAACCGAAAACTGATTAGAGTAGGTAAAATAGTAAATAACTTTTACAAAAAAACAAGATTAATTATCATGGAAGAAAAATTAAAAAATGTATTTGAAAAAGAATACTCAGAAAACAAATTAACTGATTTTCTAATTAAAACTCAAAAAGTATATGAGTTTTTTGATTATGATTTCAATTTAAAACCAATAGAAATTATTTCAAAAGATTTTTATGGTGGTAAAGTTTGGTTGAATGAAGATTACGTAAATTGTTCAATATCAAATTTGGAGATAATCACATTTAACTTAGTCTATCCAAAATTAATAACTAAAATAGTTGAAACCAATTTAGAAAGATTTGGTGAAGTATATTCAAAATTGATTGAACTATATTATTTGGATAAGAACATTCAACTAAAACAGTATATTAACATGACTTATGGTTGTTTACAAAATCCAGATTGTATGATATATTCTAATAACATACAATTAGTACCGAATAGACTAAATAAAATGTTAAGTGATATTTTATCGGAATTTAAAGGACACGTTATTTATATTGATACCGACCAATTATTTTTTAGAAATTTTGATGAAATAAGAGAAAGATTTGAAAAGTATTTTAACAAAATAAACAAATATGACTTAACTTATTTTTCTGAAAAATCAAAATTTGGATTATTTATACGAAAAAAACAATACTTAATAGAAGAAAATGGTATGATTAAAATAAAAGGTATGAAACATTTCAACGAAGATGGTATGTGTCGTGGTGGTTTTATTAATATAAAATAATTAATTATGTGGGTGGGTTCTTTTTCTAAAATTTTCTAACACAATAGTTAATTCGGAGAGGGAACTACACTTACACATAAAGGACACAAATATAAAACGTTTTAACTGAGAAATTAAAATAGAATGAATAATTTGATAATTAGTATAAACTTTATTTTGAAAAACGAATAAAATGTTTTATATTTGTTGTTATAAGTATGTATTATTTTTGTTTTACCATATAAAAAGAATATATTATGAAGGAATTAAATTTAAAATTAAAAACTAAGATTGTTGATTGTGAGGTTTCTTCAATTAAAACCAATATAATAATTGAAGAACCTGATATTGATATTGTAATACCGAGGAAAATCAGAAAGTCAGTTGAAAAACTTTTGATTGAAGAATTAAAAAACTCAAAACAAAAATAATATTATTTATAACGTATGGTTGTATGAAACGTAGCGATAATAACGCACAAAATTTGATTAAATGTACCGACCTAGCAATATTAGTTTTTGAGGGTTGGCAAAAATAAATTTGAAAAATTTAAAAAGATACAAATATGAATGTACTTAGTTTATTTGACGGCATGAGCTGTGGACAAATAGCACTTAATAGATGTGGAATAAAATACGATAACTACTTTGCAAGTGAGATTGATAAATATGCGATAAAAGTAACACAAGCTAACTACCCAAACACAAAACAGCTTGGCAGTATTACAGAGCTTGACGGAACAAAACTTCCTAAAATTGATGTAATGTTTGGTGGTAGCCCCTGCCAAAGTTTTAGTGTTGCAGGAGATGGTACTGGGTTTGGTGGTAAAAGTGGTTTATTTTGGGAATACGTAAGAATATTAAAGGAAGTAAAGCCAACTTATTTTTTGCTCGAAAATGTAGTAATGAAAAAAGAATGGGAGCAGATTATTACCGATGCGGTAGGTGTAGAACCAATATTAATTAACAGCAACTTGGTTAGTGGGCAAAATAGAAAACGCCTATATTGGACAAATATACCAAACGTAAAACAACCCATTGATAAGGGTATTTTGCTAAAAGATGTGCTACAGGACAATGTAGATGAAAAATACTTTTATAGTGAAAAGGCTATTAGTTACCTTGACCGAAATAAAATAAATAAGAGGTTTGCAAACTACAGCGATAGCGAAAAAGCAAATTGCTTGACTGCTGTTTTTAGCAAAAGCCTACCTTATAATGTTTATGTTGACCAAGAAAAGAGTTATTGCTTGACAAGCAACTATGGTAATATGGCTTGCATTAACTACAATAAGGGACAAGGACAAATAGTGTTTGATAATAAAACTATTAGAAGATTAACACCTATTGAGTGTGAGAGATTGCAAACAGTGCCCGACAATTACACTAACCACGTAAGTAACACCCAAAGGTATAAGATGATTGGTAATGGATGGACGGTTGATGTAATTGTACATATTTTTAACCAAATGGCTGCGATAGCAGACAAAGAGGGGGAGGAAAAACTAATATTGCGACACAACAGCACCAATGTTGATTAAATGAACGAACCTAGCTATGTTTTATACAACGTGTTAGCAACTGTGCCTTATTTGGTACAACGAACGACAATTACAAGCATAGCAAAGGTTTATAAATTGATTTAGGCATTGTTGCTAACGGTTGGGTGTATGAGAAGGTTTGCTTGTAGAAGTTTTCAAATTACCACAAATGTTGATAGCAAACTTTCTTATACACCTTGTTATGCTCTCGTGCCGATTTATTAAGTACAAAACTTAATTTGGAACACTAAAGAAAAACAAAAAAAATTTAGGTGGAAAATTAAAATTTGAATATTTATATATAAAAGAAAACGATGAAAGATTTGAAGAAATTTATAGCAACTACCATAAGAGAATATTTGAATGAATCAACAAAAGTATTTGGTTATAGAAATACTAATTCTAATAAAATCGGCAAATATGGTACATTTTATAATGTGAAAAATACAAATCATTACAATACTAATATCGTAGAATTAAATTTTAAAAATCCATTAATTATTGAAGATAGCGATGTATATAATTTTGAAGGTCTTACCTTAGAATATTTATTTTGGAAATGGTTTCCTGAATTAGAAGATACTTACGTAATTATGGCTAAAAAACAAGGGATTGAAACTGGTGAATTAATTGATAAATTAGTTACTAAAGAAGCAATCAAAAGAGGTTATGATGGTATCATTATGTGTGATTTAGAAATTGTTGATTTAACAACTCATCCAAACTTTAAATAAGTATGTAGGGAAAATTCTTTTTGTTTTTCATCACAAATGTTAAATCGAAGAACTGAACTAAGGCATGGAGCATAACGGCTATGGGTATGGAGTCGGTTTTTTACGGGTTTGAAACACTAAAATTAAATATATGAATAAGGTAGATATAATTAGAAAGCACATAGGTGACGATGACTTTTACGATATGAACGGAACATCAATGTTAACCAACATTTTGAACGCAATGGAAGAGTATAAGGAACAGGAAGTAAAAAACTGCTCTATACCCGATGTTAGCCAACAACGTGAACAGTTAATTGATTTTGCTATTCGATTTGACGGTGGAAATACAAGAACAAATAGAAAGGCTTACGAGCAAGAAGTTGACGACTACCTAAAATCAATTAATTGTGGCTAACTATTATATATAAAACTTAATATTTAAAATATTAATCATGAGTAATTTAGCTGATAATTTTTTAATGATTTATATTGAAAAGTTAAAATATTTTAATTATTCTAAACATACTATTAGAGATTATTCGCATTATTTTGAAAAATTTTTGATTTATGTTAATAAATATCCTCAACATCTAACATCTAATGATTTCGAGAATTATTTATTAAACTATAAATTTTCATCAGTTTCTCAACAAAATCAAATAATTAACGCATTAAAGTTTGGATATGAAAAAGTTTTAAATAAAAAATATAATAAAATTGATTTTCAAAGACCAAGAACCGAGAAAAAAATACCACAAATAATTGATAAAGAATTTCTATTAAATAGAATACCAAAAATCAAAAATATTAAACATAAGACAATAATATCTTTAGCATTTAGTGTAGGATTAAGAGTTTCAGAAGTAATTAATTTAAAAATAAAAGATATTGATTCTAAAAGAATGATAATTAATATTTATCAAGGTAAGGGTAAAAAGGATAGAATTGTTCCGTTGTCAGAAAACATTTTAAATTTATTGAGAGAATATCATAAACAATATAAGCCAAATGAATATTTATTTAATGGTCAAAAATTACAACAATATTCACCAGAAAGTTGTAATAAAATAGTAAAAAAATATTTAGGTAATGAATATCATTTTCATTTACTTAGACATAGTTGTTTTACTACATTATTAGAATCAGGAACAGATTTAAGAATAATTCAAAAATTAGCTGGTCATTCATCAAGTAAAACTACGGAAATTTATACTCATGTAAGCACTAATTTATTATCCAAAATTAATTTACCAATATAATTGTAACATTTCACAACATTTTTCGTATAATTGTAAAAATAATTTCTAATGAATAAAATTAATAAAATAGAATCCCTCTCAAAAGATTTGATTATCGTGAGAGGGATTCCGTAAGTGACAGGTTCGGGAAAATCAACCTTTGCTGGAATGGTTGGCAGAGCAATCTGTTGTGCTGATGATTATTTCACATATGGGAATGATTATCGTTGGTCACCAGATAAAGTAAGTGCTGCTCATGATTGGTCTCAACGTAAATGTAGACGTTTCATGAAAGCAGGTATTGAACGTATTGTTGTTGCTAATACCAGCACAAGAGTAAGAGAAATGCAACCATATATGGATTTAGCTGAACAGTTTGGATATAGAGTATTCACAGTTATTGTTGAAAGTCGTCATGGCAATAAAAGTGTTCATAATGTTCCAGAAGAAACTCTGGAAAAAATGAGAGAACGTTTTAACATAAAATTATAATTATGAGAATGTGGATGGTAGACCCAAAAATTTTATGTAATAAACACTTGCTTGGAGAACATGGTGAGATTCATAAACACAGGCATAATTTCGTAAAACAACATAGTATTACGAAAAGAGTCTCACCTGTTGTTCAAATTCAACCATCGGCAATGCAAAGCAGACATGATGAACTTGCAGTAGAAATGTTGAGAAGAAATATGAATCATAAGTCTCCTTTTAAGCAACCAGATATATCATATCTTCCAACAAATGAAAGGTCTGTTGTTGTTGATATACAGAACTCAATTAAGGATTTAAGTAATAGATGTTCTGAATGTGCTAAACGAATAAATAATATGAATTATGTGTTATAGTGGTAGATGTAGATGGGAAAATCATATGGGAGATTGTAGATTTCCTAGTAGTAAAAAAGTAACTGAAAAATATCCATTACCTGTTTGTGAAATACCTACATGTGAAGAAGAATGCACTGAAGAACATGAGAAGTTTCTTAACGAGGTCTATGATGATATTCAAAAAATATTAGAAGATGAAAAAAGAAGAGATAAAGAAAATAATAAAACCTGAAAACGGTATTGAAGAAGCAATAATTGGTAACGAATACTTTATCGAAGGCTGTCAATATGGTCGCCCCCGAAAAGGACATCCAGAAGGACAGGTTATATATCATATAAAAGAAGTGCTTGAAAACATAGATGAGTTTTACGGTGATGATGAAGACCGTAGTGATTTACGATTATTAGCAATACTTCATGATAGTTTTAAACATAAGGTAGATAGAACCAAACCAAGAGTCGGTGAAAATCATCATGGAATGATTGCAAGAAGATTTGCAAGTAGTTATCCTATTGCTAATCACGTATTAGTTATTTTAGAAAAACATGATGATGCATTTAATGCATGGCAGAAAGGTGGAAGACATAATAATTGGTATAAAGCAGAAAATACTGCTAATCAACTTATTCAAGGATTACTTATTGAAAACTGTTTAGACCTTTACGTGAAATTTTTTAAATGTGATAATCGTACAGGTGATAAACAGCAAGATAATTACGAATGGTTTATTAATTTAATAAAATAATTGTTTTTGTAACAAATTTATTATATTTTCGTATAATTAAAATAAAAAAATGATAGTCGTAGTAAAGATAATTGTATTTTTTTTAGCACTTTTTGCAAGTTTTGCTTTAATTGAAGATGTTATTGAAAGAATAATATTAGCATCAAAAAGAAAATATGAAGATTATCACGATTCTTATGTACGAGGATATACAACATTATTTGAAGGCATACTACCTTTATATGTTATTATTTTATGGACAGCATTTTATGTATTAAACTTATTATAAATGTTTGAATTATTACTTGGACACCTAGCAGGTGATTATCTTTTACAAAATGAATATTTAGCTTTGAATAAATCCAAAAATTCATTAAATGGTTGGATGGCAGCATTTGTGCATTGCATTCTTTATACTCTTGCAGTGTGTTTATTCATGTGGAATTTTGATTGGTATTGGATAGTAGCAGTATTTTTCTCACATTTTTTTATTGATAAATTTAATTTAACTGAATATTATTTAAAATTAATTAAAGGAAGAAGTTTAAAAGATTTTGTGAATAAAGATTATATTCCACCACATTATTTTGTAGCTATTCCAAATAAAAAAGTTAATCGTTATGATATCCTTCAGGGTGGTTTTAGCGCATTAGTTTATACAATAACAGATAACACTATGCATCTTATTTTAATGTGGGGTGCGTATAATATAATTTATTAACTATGAGCACATATATTAATCAATACTTTATGTATGGAATTTCAGTTCCGTATAACTGGTATAAAGAATGGGAAGATAAAACTGGTAAGGATTTCCATGAAACATTCGAAGAATTTATGGATGAAAGTAAAGATAATATCCATTGTTTATTTGATGGTCGTGATGGACGATACATTATAATTGGAAAAGTATTAGAAAAAACCGATGGAAATCAACGTTTACTTGGTGATGAACAACCAATTGTTGTTCCAAAAATAAATAAGTGGGATAGAAATATTATTGAAAGAAATGTGAAAAAACATTTTGGATTAACAGGAGATTTTAATTTTTACTTCGTAACTCATTATAAATAAAATATGGCTGGATATTTAAAAGAATTTAAAATTTTTGATTACGACATATTATTTGTCTTTCGGCATAGATATGAAAAAGATGATGATGGTGAAAAATTAATTAATACTTTTACCATGTGGAGAGAATGGCGATTAGGATTTTTCTTTAAAAAAAATAAAGCCGTTGGAAAAAAGAACTTTAAAAACCCAAAAAAATGGAAAAACAATTTAGTAAATCATATTATGATTGGTATTGATTTACTCTGGTGTAAAACATGGGTTACTATTAGTAAAGGAACAATTAAATTAGAAATAAAAGATGAAAAATAATATTAAATTAGGACATCAAGCACCTAAAGGCTGGAGAGTTGATAGATTCAATAGTATTGAAATCAGTGGTGATTTACATTACTGTTTATCACATAATTTCGTATATGATTGTGAAGAAGAAGAACGTAAACTTTATAACGCCCAGCCTTGTTATTATACTGATGATAGATTTACTGATACTATTCATAATTATTTTAAAAAAACTTATTTGTATTGGACACGTTATTATGATATTAGTTTGAAAGCATGTATCAGAAGAACACTCCAAGTAAAAAATATTCCTGTTGGAACTATTGTCGAGTTCAAAAAAAGTTGGTATTATCCGAAAAGAAGAATTGATAATAGTTATAAATTTAAAATCAAGAAATTTAATCCTTTGGATATTAAATATGAAATTAACTTGCCAAAATATAAAAGAAATTTTGAAAATGACGAATTCTCTCAAAAATTAACAGAAGCACTTCGTGCTAATGGTTTCATTGTTGGTGTAAGTGAAGGAAACCCAAACTTTCTGTCTTCAATGATTAGTACTGCTGCAGCATATACTGGTCAAGTAGTTCAAGAACAAGATGAAAATGGTCAAATAGCAGTTGCATACGGACATGGAAGAATTATTGGATTTAGTACTGGTGAAAATAGTTTCAGAGGCTATGGTAATGGTTGTGAAAACATACTTTATGATTTTCATGAAGAATTTAATAAATGGAGTCAATGTATTGAAATTCATAAATCAACACCAATTGATGAAATAATTAAAGAATTAACTGACGATAAAATAGATAAATAATGGGAATTACTAAAATAAGATGTTTATTAGGTGTCGAAGTATTTGAAATTTCTGATAAATACATCATGGAATTAAGACAAGCACATCGTAATGCTGAAGAAGTATTTGATATACTTCCTGAATATACTATTAACACAAATAAAGGTGTTGGTAATAAACCCGTGCTTGCAAAATATTTTCATCAATTTATCGGTCATGGTGATAGTGATGAAAAATATTTATATTTCAATTTACAGGCTGCTGACAATCAATTAGATTTTGAAATCAGAGAAGGTAGTATTGAAGATATATTTGAAGGCTATGATTTTAAAGAATTATTATCTCATTTCAAACCACAAACCGATGATGATATAAAAAAATATGTATTTCCACAAACAAATTTTTTAGTTGTTGAATTAACATATATTACATCACAAGATTATTATAGTGGCGGTTGGGAAACTGATGTTGAAGTCGAAATTATCGGATATTTAAACCCTAATTTAGAAATACAATATTTTAAAACTGATTAATAATGGCAGCAATAACAATTGAATACGAAGTAGGTGATGAAGTAAAACTACCTTTTGATGAAGAAGGTGAAATAGTTGAAATTCAAGAACTACCTTGGATGACAAAATATTGGGTTGGAATCACAAAATCTACTGATTTTAATTTAGTCGGCAGCATTGTTGATTTTTTTGAGAAACAATTGGAATTAAAGAAAAAATAATTATATTTACAAACTTAAAACAAAAAAGATATGATACCTTTTATTATTACTATGTTAGTATTCCTATTAGGAATATATTATTTAACAATTTTTTTACATTTATTAGATATACCTGTATTTGGTAAGGGTGTTGAAATACGAATATGGTTGTCGTTAATACCTTTCTATTATTGGTTTAAAAAAGAAAAAGTTAATACTGAACCACCAATTGTTGAAGAAACAGTAAAGAAAGAATATATTAGTAATAAAGAAAAGTAAAATTTATTCGTAGAGAGAACATAAATATTTAAACAATTATTAATTAAAATCAAGAAAAAATGAAGAACAAAAAAGTTTTAGCAGTAGCATTTGTAGTGTTAGCTGTAATTTTTTTAGCATTAGCTAAAAGTTTATTTGAAACAAACAACGCAGGTTATTTCCAAGTTAAACAAGCAGCAATTACTGGTGATATGTCAGTAAGATTTGATGCTGGTACATACGGACAGTGGTTTGGTAACATTAGTGAATATAAAAATGTTGCTACTGTAGGTATTGGAACACATAGAGGTGAGGGTAGTGCTGATATTTCAGCAGTTCCAGTTATCTTTAATGATGGTTCTAAAGCACAGATTTCTGCATTAATCAGGGTAAAATTACCTGATACATATGAAGGTGCTATTGAACTTAAACGTGAGTACGCACAGGGATATGAACACTTTATTCGTTCAGGTATTGTTCCGATTGTTCAAAATGCCATTAAATTAGGTGCTAACCTTCGTAGTGCACAGGATGCATATACTACATTAGCATTATTTCAACAAGCAGTTGAAGACCAATTAAAAAATGGTATATATGTAACGAAATCCGATAAAATTACGAAAACAACAAGTACTGGTGATGTTGAAGAACAACGAGTAACTGTATTAGTATATGGCGAAGATGGTAAACCATTAAGAACAGCTAATCGTTTACAACAATTAGGTTGTGAAGTATTAGAATGTGTAATAGATGTACCTAAATTCGATGCTAAAGTTGATGAAATGATTGCTGCTCGTAAAGACGAAGCAATGAAAACAGAACTTGCAAAACAAGCAGCTATTCGTGCAAAACAGGATGCGATTACTGCTGAACAACAAGGTCTTGCTAATGTAGCAGAAGCCAAATATAAGAAAGAGGTAGAACTTGTTGAAGCAACAACAAAGGCAAGAGAGAAATTTGAAGTAGCGCAATTCGAAGCAAAGAAAGCATTGGAAGAAAAGAAAGCAATTATTGCCAAGGGTCAAGCTGAAGCCGAAGCAAACCGCTTAAAGGTTAGAGCAGGTCTTTCTCCACAGGAAGCTGCAGAATGGAATTATAAAACAACTGTTGGTGTTGCTGCTGAAATGGCAAAAGCACAACCGGGAGCATTCGTACCTAATATCATGGTAGTAAATGGTGCTAATGCTAAATCAGGTGGTAATTCAAATGCTATGGATGCTATTGGATTGAATATGTTACTTGATGTTCAGAGTAAAATTGGTAAGCCTAAAAAATAATGAAAGAACTCTGGAAAATTCTCATTGAGAAAGTTAAAGAAGTTGACCCTAGTATGGCTTCTTTAGGAATAGGAATCACAGGATTATTCGCACTAGGAATGGCAACCAGAATAATTGTCGCTTTCTTCAAAATGATTGTTGACATAATACTTGCCTTAAGTGGACAACCAATGGGATAAAAAATTAAAAGGGAAATTAAATTTTCCCTTTTTTTTGTAACATATTTTATTTATCTTCGTATCATAACTAACAATAAAAAAATATGAAAAGAAATTTATTATACATAGGATTATTAATCACGATATTATTACTTTTTTCAAGTTGTGCTGAGACTGTTGATGTGGGTAAATGTTTACCTGTTGATGGTAAAGTATATGGGTTCTGGAATGGATTATGGCATGGATTGATTTCATGGTTTAGTTTTTTAGGAAGTTTATTTAGTGATAATATAAGTGTATATGCATTTAATAATAATGGTGAATGGTATAATTTTGGGTTTCTTTTAGGTGCTGGTAGTACTTTAAGTGGTGGTTGTACTGGTGGAAAAAAAGTTGTTAATAAATATTACTATAAATAAATTTGGAATTTAAATAAAATAATATATCTTTGTCGAACTGAAATAAAATTAATTGAAAAACAAAAACTGAAAATCATGAGAAATAACAATCTTACTCCGAATAAAGGTCTTAGCCTTTCACAAGCACAATCAATTTCAAATCTTTGTCATCAAAGAGCACTTGAAATCAAAGCTGAACTTATTGGAATTAATAATTTCAGTAAAAAAGTGACAATTGATGGTGTTGATAAAATCCTTTCTAAAGGACATAAACTTCCTGATAATGTTAGTGAGTTACTTGAGAAAAAAGCAAAATTACATGCTTGTCAGGCATTCCTCATGGAAAATATAAAGGCAAAAGACCACATGCTTAATGCAGCACGTAATGAAGCACCCGATGTTTCAAGTGTTGAGTTTCCTGAAAGACCTAAATTCATTAACCCTGTTGATGGTTCATTAGCAATGGTTGATGAAAAATTTGGTTGGTCAAAACTTACTGCTGCCGAATACAATGAATATCTTGAAGCAGAAGCATTTGCTGCACATATTGGTCAATTCATACATAAAGACGGTATACTTACTGGATTGAGAAATGAATTACCTCATATTCCAAGTATTGATTGGATAACAATCAAAGATGGTGAGAAAACACCTGTTAGTATCGAAGTTCATCATGAAGCAAAAGACCTTCTTAAGTTACATGAAGAACTAGCAGCGATGCATCGTGAGAAAGAACAACGAGTGAATTATTTTAAAGCAAAGGTGAAGAACATCACTACCGAAGAAAATGCTCGTATTGCTAAACACAATGCCGACCTTCAAAACGAAGCAGAAAAAAAGAATAATGATTTGGCTTCTGCTTATGAGAGAGATTTGAAAAAAGCAAACGAAAAAGTCAATACTATTCGTGCTGAGTTTGAAAAATCTCGTCAAAAGAATATTAGCGAAATCGCTAGTATGCGTATTCAAATTGATGCTCGTTTCCAAGAAACAATTGATGAATTTTTAACTAAACTTCCTGATAACAAGGAATAAAAATACTAAGGTAAGAACTGAATAAAGCACAAGCCGAGTTCAGTTCTTTTTATGCTTAGTGATAGGTTCTTTTATATATGATATAAAAAGAAAAAACGTTAACAACGTTTTGCTTGACAAAAGCAATACTATTAAGTAAACCGCTTCTTCCATAAAATCTCAAGTCTTTTTGGCTTCCTTTAAAGAAGACCATGATGTAGATTAAGTTACTCAAAACCTAACATGGATTGAGAGAATTACTCTACTAAAAAGGACTTAGTTTTTGCCCTTGTCTTTGTAATGGAAGAAGGTCTTTGACTTTAGCGTTGACCTTGACATAGACTATATAAATCTATCACTAAGCAACTTATTTTAAAATATAAATTATGAAAACAACTGACTCCGAATTAACTCCTCAAGAGATTCAAGAAGAATTTCAAAAACTCAAAATTCCTAAATTCATAGTATTTGCTGAAAAATTTTGGTTTAAACTTGGAAGATATATTATGTTTTTCGGATTAATTGCAATGTTTCCTTTTGGAATTATTATTAATCAATCAAGTAATCCCAATACTAAATTTATTTTATCACAAATAGCATTATATCTATTCTTTTTTTTACTTATTGGTCTTGGTGGTCTTATGTTGGTTTCACATTTAATTGAAAAAAGATTTGTGAAAAAACACAGAAATAGATTAGGATTATCATTAGATGAATGGAATCACTTCGCAGAAAAATTTAATCTGACTTCATATTAAATGATAATATTTTCTTTTAAAATTCATATAATTATATTATCTTTGATTTATGGATAGAGAAGAATTTAATAAGAAATTAAAAAACGAATTAGCTATTTCAGTTATACAGGGTAAAAATACTAGTAATTTATTAAAATTATATGAAGAACTATCCATTGAAATATCGGAATCAAAAAGATATTTAAATTATAATAAAAAATTAAGTGAATTATCTGTTGAAGAAGCAATTAATGCATGCATGAAACATGGTATTAATTTTAATCCTAAAAAAAGTAATAATGCTGTTGCATACATGATTCAAATAATAAAAAGTAGTTTCGCCAATACTTATTTAAAAGAATATAAAAAGAAATATCGCATGACCGAAGAAGACTTTAATGAGTTTATTAATGAAATAATTCCTCAACAACTATTCCACGTAGAACCACAAGACATTGATGATGAAAGTGGTGCTAAACTAGATGAAGTAATATTAGTAAGTCTTATTGCTAATAGACCAAGTTGTTTGAAACATAAACCATTGCAATGGTTTATTGATTATTTTTTAATTTATAATAAATAAAGTAACAATTTATTTTTATTTTCGTATAAGAAATAAAAAAAAATGGATGATAAATTAGAAGTACTAAAAGACATTATAAGAAATAATCGAATGAGTACCAGACCAGAATACTATAGTGGTCGTGGTGCAACAAGGTCTGACTTAGATTCAGGTATTCTGGAAGGAATTTATCAGGGAATAGTAAAAAGATTTGGTAAAAGAGCAGGGAATAATTATGTGAAAATGGTTGCTGATATTAAAGTATTGTCTGCAACAACTTTTCTTCAAGAATTATATCAACTACAATATAATAACTGGAAGTACCGAAATAAAGAAAAACATGGTGATGGTATTAGTGTTCCTAAAAATGATGATGGTGAATACGATGAAAATAGTGTGATGTCAGGTATGTTAGGAATATTTGCTGCAATGAGTAACAATAGTATTGACGATACTGGTTCTATTAGACGTGATTTTTTACGTAGTCATGGCGTAAAATTAGAACATCGAATAGAACGTGATGAATACGGAAATGTTTATTATTATGAATAAAATAATATTATGAAATTAATCGTTGTAAAAAAAATAAAATTAGAAGACCTCGATGCAGGTAAGTTATTTTTAAGTGAAGATAAAACTTGTCTTGCTTTAAAATCTGAATATAAAACCAATGCTGGTGCTGTTGAAGCATATATTGTTGGTAGTGGTGAAATGTTTTGGGGTGGTACTTCAGACCCTAGTGTTCAATCCAAACTCCCTGTTTGGGAAGTCAGAGTTATTCAAGAAGATGATGTTGATATTTATGAAGGTGATTTGAATAAAAAAAGAATTAATGCCTATACTAATGTTGCATATGATTATAATGTTGGTTTAGGCACAGTCAGAGACATTTTCAATGCTGGTGCTGAATGGATTTTAAATCATTTAAAAAAATAAATATGATAGTATTAGAAGAACAAGATTATGATAAATTAGTTATTACTGTTGGTGGTAAAGCAGCAACTGGTAAATCAACAGTTATTTACGTAATTAAGGAAGCATTAAAAAATGCTGGTTTGGATGTTGAATTCGATGGAGGACTTGATTTTGAAGACGAAGAGGAATTTGACAGTAAATTAAAACCATATATTAAAACAAGAATATTTATGATTGACCGTCCGATTAAAATTAATGAAGTGCAATTTGCATTGAAATTAAATAAAAATAAATAATGGAATTTAAAGTCATACCTAACGAACAAACACCAAGAATTGATGATGTTGATGGTGATGTAAGGAAATACATATTAAAATATCGTCATGAACTTCAAGCGTTTTTAGAATATGCTGTAATACGTAAAGATGCAGCAGGTCTTGCTGCTAATCAATGTAGTATTGATGAACAGAGATTTATGGTAAGAGCATTTGCATTACGAAGTCAAGTTGACCCTAATAAATGTGAAATTATTATAAATCCTAAAATTTTAGAATATATAGGAATAAAGGAAACTAAAATTGAAGGTTGTCTTACTTGGAAAGGTAAATATATTGTTGCTGAACGTAGTCGTGCTGTAAAAGTAAGATATTATGATATAGATAGTCAACTACATATTGGTATTTTTAAAGGATTTCAAGGACAGGTATGGCAACATGAAATCAATCATCTTAATGGTATTGACGAAGTAGTAGTTGAAAATCCACATGTAATACATGAAGCAAAATATGAAAGAAATTCTCCATGTCCATGTGGAAGTGGTAAGAAATATAAAAAATGTTGTTTTTTATTAATATAAATGTAATGTTATGAAGTATGATGAAATAAAAAAATTTATTAATGACGAAGAAAACGGTCTTGTCGTTAGATTAGGAATGGTAGCACTTGGTATATTAATTGGTAGTTTATTAGTATTGTTATCATTAGTATTTGAAAGAGAAAGCGTTGGTGCAATCGTATTTTTAGTATTTGGTTGTGTTATATTTGCTAGTTTTTTAATCGGTGCTGCTATTTGGTATGCTGATAATAATTAAGAATTATGAGTAATTGGGAAGACGACATAAAATTACTGGAAGACAATGGTTGGGTTGTTGAATGCGAATCACCATTTGAAATCAGAACTAAAGATGGTAGTTTCGCTAGTGGTGAAGCAGCACAAATTGTTCTTCATGACCTTAAACATGAAAGAGATAATGCTTTTAGTGAAGCCGATATGAAGGATTGTTTTGGTGCTGGTGTTAACAGAGGTGTAAGTATAGCAAGAAGTCTTATCGAGAAAACTGAATTAGATAATGAATTTCCTGCATATAGTGAATATATAAAAAAATTTAAAGAAGAATAATTATGATACAAGAATTAGCATGGACTTATTACACCAGTGAAAGTGAATTTGTTAAATATTTCGATAGATTATTAAACACAGAAATGAGTTTTGAAGAAATCGAAAGTAAATTACCTCAACTCGAAAAATATTATTTCGAAATGGTTGTTGATGGAGTATTTTATTATGAACAACCAACTCTACAAAATTTATTTAATAAATGGAAATCAAATAGAGAATAATGAAAAACAGCGATATACATGAGGGTTTGTCTCAAAAACACATAAGAGATTTTCTTGCAATGAGTTTACTTAAATCATATCAAGATGAGACCAATAATAAAAAAGATTATAGTGCATTGGCAGGAATGGATAATAGTATTGAAAAAGCAATTGCAATTGCTAAAGCCGATATAAAATTTCTGGAAAATTATGTTGAAAATCTAGAAAATAAAAAAGCAATCTGGAAATTAATTGAACTCAATGGATGGCAAGAACATGATGTTAGTGATGAAACAGAAAAAAATATTGTCGGTTATAATCTAGCTATGAATTTTATCGGAACAGAAAAAGAATATATTGAATTATTGGAAAAAATTAATGAATAAATGGAATTATATCATATTTTTTTTTGGTGTTTTGTTGGTATATTAATTATAGGTATGTTAATAGGTATATTAATTGGAATATATTCTGAATTTAAATATCGTTGTAAAATAAATAGTTCTTTTGAAGAAAATAAAAATGCTAAACATCACGTTGATTTTAAATTAGTTAGTAGTGAGGTAGGTTTTTTTAATGATAGTGGATTTACTATTGGATATGATTATTGTTGTGTTTATTATTGTTTACACTGTGGGGTTGTATCACATTGGAATAAAGGTAAAATAAGTGCTAGTGAGTATTATAAATTAATAAAAAATGATTCGAATTCAGATTATATCAAATCCAAACTAAATAAATTAATTATTAAAGCAAATAAAAAATATGGTTTAAATAGAAAAACGATATAGTTAATGAAAATTGATGGTAATCATAGAATAGCAACAATTAATGACATTAAATATGCTTGGAGTATTAGCAAAGGTATTGATGAATATACCGATAAACCAATTAATAAATTCAAATATGTTCGTATTTGGGAAAAGAATTCAAAGAAATTTATTTTTGAACAAAAAATTCCTTCATATAAATTAATTGGGTCGATAATATTATCAGAATTAATAAATGCTAGAGATAGGGTTGAACGAGATATTATAATTGCAGAACCCTGTCCTTTCTGTCGAGGTAAAGTAAAAGAACATCCGAATCCTGAATGGCGTGAAGACTTTTATGTTTGTTATCATGATGAAGACTGTTTTTTGTGTGAAGGCAGTAAACCAATGAATTTCACATTAATCAACCCCAAACATATTGTTGATTGGAATTATAGGAAATTAAAATAGGAGAAATTAAAATGGACGAAAATTTTGTAGCATTAGACAACGCAGTTAAAGATTTACTGGAAGAACTTAGAATTGATGAAAAAAGTCTTGAAATTATGGCAAATGGATATTCACCTGATTACCCCGGGGCGGTGCAATTAGCCGAAGGTGAGGAATGGAAGAATCCATATTGTAAAATACAACTATCAAGGGTAGTTGCACAAAAATTACTTGCGACACTAAACATGAAAGACTTTAATAGAGAAGCACCAAGTGAGAATGTGGGATAAATTGTAACATTTTTAGTTAGTTATCGTATAATAAATATGTTTAACTAAAAATAAGAATGATGAAAAAATTAATTAAATTAGCAATTATCGTAGTAGCAGTGCTTGTGCTTGCATTTAGTTCTAATCCTACGATTGTGAAAGTAAGAACAACAGTAAAGAAAGTTTTTGTTAAATCATCTGAAGTTGGTGAAAAAGTTTACAACGAAGTGATTAAAGAACAAGAAGAAAAAGTTGTTGCTAAAATTAAAGAGTAATGAACTACGAAGAAAACATAGGTAAATGGGTTTGTAAAGGTTCTATTAGTAAACAAGAACCAAATAACAAACCCTTTAAATCTGGTCTGAAAATCAATACTGTTAAAGCAGTTATTAATCATCCTAACCTTAATATTCCTGCATATACTTTCGAAGAAGACGATAGTTATGTGGAATGCAGAAGATGTATTGTTATTGAGAATCCAAATAGTCATAATGTGATATTGGAAATTCTTAATAAAAACCCTAAAAAAAATAAACATCTAATATCTGAGATTCTAAGTAAACCACCTAAATAATTATGGAAGAACAAGAACTACATCTTGATTATTGTGATGAATGCATGCAAATGACAAATCATCTTGGTGATGAATGTCAGAAATGCAAAGCAAAAGAATTAAAAAAATACAGCCTCGACATCGAAGATGACGAAGAATATATAAATTTTAAAATTCGTTAAATATGGAATATACTAAGAAAATACATATATATTATTTATATGAAGATTTTAATATACCTGTTTCATGTTCACCTGAACATCATATCGAAATGAAGGCTGGTGATATAATAATTACTATTGGGGAACAGGTATATATTGAAAATAAACCAAATCCAGATAACGACCCCGAAAATTTTATTGAAGCATTGTTTAGGAAAAATTTTCTTGATAATAATCCCTCACTATTTAAATTAAAATTATGATAAATTTAGCTGGAGTAAAAGAATGCGATAAAGCAATTCGTGAAGAATTATATCTTGCAGGTATTGAAGTTTATGAAGAAAAAGGTAATGGTGAAGTACCATATACTATTATTGGTAAAATTGGTAATTGGGTACTTAAACGTGCATGGACTTATTGGGTGGCAAGAGTTGAGAATCGTGAAGACGGGTTACTATTAGAAGACGCAATGAAACTTCATTACAGACCAAATCCAATTGATGACGATGATATTTTAGGTAAAGTTATTCGTAGTGGTGGTCATGCTGGAAGTCCTAGTCCTGATGAATATGGTGCACAGCCAGTATATTGTGATGAATTATATGAAAAATTAAGGTCTCTTGGTAAATATAATGAAATTGAAATCGGTGGAAAAACGTATCCTCAAGTTAGTGTGGGTGAAGTTTCATTATTAAATAAAAAAGGTGTTTTAGACATACCATTTTATGTTGACACATATCATATTGACGACCAAATTGGATTAAATGAATTTGTGAGAATCATAAAAAATAAAGAACTTAAGTATTTATGTGAAAACCTTTCACATGTCAAATATTAAGAAAATTATTAATGAAGAAATAATGAATACTGTTGCCAATTATCCTCAATTTGGTCAGCGTTTACGTAGTATTGATGAAATAGAAAATATGAAGAATTTATTATTAAAAGAAAACTATACTTCAATAAATCTTTTTGAAAAGATTAATATTCTTACCGAAGAACAAATGGTAAATATTTCAACTGGACTTGATTGGACTGTTGAAAATATTCCAAATGCTGTTCTTATTGGGGGGACTGCCGTTGTTCATTATATTAATGGTGCAAGAGATTTAACTCCTGATTTAGATTTTATGGTTGATGACATTAATATTGTTAAAACAAAACTAAGTGAGGAAAATATAAGATATGATGACTTGAATCCGGGTGTTTCGACTCCACTTGGCATTACTGTCGATATTTTTAATAGTGATTATCTTGATATTGAAATTGGAAATATTAATTTAAATAAATTAGTTATGCAAACACCAATAATTGCCAGTATTGGTGGACGACAGGTTCACGTGATTAATCCTGAATTATTAGTAATAATGAAAATGGAAGTTGGAAGAGACAAAGATTTTCAGGATGGTATTGCACTACTTAGTTCAGGTAAAGTAGATAAAAATAAATATCTTCAATATTTAAATGTTCTAAAAAATTCTCTTCATGATTATGAATCACTTTTTAATTATAAAGATTTTATTCAATAATAACCCAATTTTGTAACATATTAACTTGACTTTCGTATAAATTGGTATGGATATACCAAGAAAACATATTATGAGTCAAAGAAATCATATAATGAGACTTAATGCTTGTAAATTCGTTCATTATAGAGACCTACATAAAGAAATTGATAATACTAACTTCCAAATCTGTACTAAAGCAGATTTCAAAGCAATCAAACAACCCAAAAAACATAAAGACATAATGGAAACATGGGGTAGACTTAAAAATGATTGCGTTGTTACTTATGAACACAAAAGCAAAACTGGTTCAAGATATTTTATTGATGATAAAGAAAATGTTTATCGTCTATCTAACCATTGGGGTGCTGTAGCAAGCTGTGAATGGACTCGTGAAGGCAAAGGTCAGCTAATGATGAGTGTTTTTGAAAGTGGTGATTGGGAAATCGGTGTCGCAAACCTAAAAGACTTCAGGATTTTTAGAAGAAAAGTAGATAGACGTGTTGATATGATTCTTAATCCTAAATGGATTGTTAAAATGAAAACCGTAGTTCCTACAAAGGAAAAATTAGCTGACTTAAAATCTAAACCCGAATTTAATGACTTACCAGTTGAAGCAAAAAAATTTATTGGTGTAAATTTTGCTTTTTTTAATCGAGAATTACGTTGTTTAGATGAATTAAATTAATTATATTTGCTTATTATGCAAAATAACTTAGAAATATATAGACAAACAAAACACCTGTCTTTTATTATTAAAGAACACAAACCCAAAACAAAGGTTATTGCTGTTGTAAATAAAAAAAATGATGAAGAAATTGGTGTTATTCGCTGGCAAAAAAATCAATATTTTTTCTTTCCATATAATAATACGAAATGGAATGCTAATTTTTTAACACCAATTACCATAATTCTTGAGGAATTAAAACCTAAAAAAAGAAAACAGACCATTGCAGTTGTAGCACATACTGTTAATGATTTTTTAGATTGGAAACGCAAAAGAAATCATTTTAAATATTCTGGTACGAAAAGAAGATATACTAGAGGAAATACTGAATATGTTTGTATGACAGTACCACATCATGCACATGGATATAGTATTGATAAGGTTATCGAAACCCAACAAGCATATTTAAACCCAAAAATTGGTGATATAATGCAAGTACTTAATGTGTGTATGAGGTCTAAGAAATCATAATTTTTTGTAACAAAAATTTTTATTCTTCGTATAAAAAAATAAAAAATGAATTATATTTTAGTTGAAGTCGAAATAAGTGGTAATGGTGTATCTGATATTTATCGTACTAAAGCGATTTCAGAGGACAAAATTAAACTCGAAGAATATTGCAAGAAAACTTATGGTAAAGAAATTGGTAAACCAGATAAATTTTCTTGGGATAATTATTTCTTAATTAATAAAACAGATATTATAGTACTATAATGAAAGTAATAATCGCAGGTGGTAGAGATTTTAATGACTATGATTTACTATGTGAGAAATGTGACAAGATATTATCACGTCAAACAGAAATAGAAATCGTAAGTGGTAGAGCACGTGGTGCTGACCAATTAGGTGAGAAATACGCTACCATGCGTGGTTATCCAATTAAGATGTTTCCTGCAAAATGGTCGGAACACGGAAAACAAGCTGGTTATATTAGAAACACTGAAATGGCAGAATATGCTGACGCATTAATAGCATTTTGGAATATGGAGAGCCGAGGAACAGAACACATGATTGACATAGCAAGAGAAAATAAATTAAAAATAAGAATAATAACGTACTAAAATTATGAGAAAATTTATTGAAAACTTATCGTACTGGACTGGATGTTTTCTAATATTTTTAGCGAAATTTATATCGGGTTTACGCACAACATTATTTATGATGATAGCAATATCTATTGTTATGGGTGTTGCTGCTATAACTATGATTGGTTTTGCTGATTTAGTTAGTCCTGAAACAAGAATGTTAAGTAATGTTTATTGGGATATAGTAGTTGTTGTAATCGGTAGTGCAACTATGTGGTTAGGATATTCTAAAATGTTAAAACAAACATAAAATGAAAACATTAGTAATACACCCTTTTGATGTAACAACAGGTTTTCTATCTGTAATTTATGATGGTAAGAAAGACTGGACTGTTATTGATACAAATGTAAGTTCTAAATTTCTTAAAGAACAAATAAAAAATCATAATAGAATCATTATGTTAGGTCATGGTACTGAAGACGGTCTTATGGGATATAATAGATTTGTAATCGATTCTTCTTTTGTTTACTTATTAAGAGATAAGGAATGTGTTTGTATTTGGTGTAATGCAGATGAATTTGTAAAAAAATATAATTTAAATGGGTTTTATACTGGCATGATAGTCAGTGAATATGATGAAGCATTATTATATTGTATTCAAGCATCATCACAACAAATATATAATTCAAATATTCTATTTGCTGATGCAGTAAAAAAAAGTATTGATGAAGCAGATATGTTAAAATCAATGAAATTATTATATGACGATGAAAACCCAATAATTGAATTTAATAAAAAAAATTTATATACATTATAATATATGGAAAACAATAGAGAATATACAAGACCAATTGATGTTGATGATGAACTATATCCAATTTCAGTATGGTCGGAATTAGTTCAATTAGGTATGATTGGTAATTATGATGGTAGTGGTTATTGGGTGAAAGATGGTATGGCAAGCAGAGATGAAGTATTTCATACACCACCATTAGATGCTACTCATGTAATATGGTATGCTAAATAAAAAAATATGTTTGATATTACAACAATAAGAGGTGATGCTATTTTATTTAAGGACATGAAAATAGGTCAGAAATTCTACGAATACGATTATCATGACCCTTTAGTATATGTGTTATTGGATATTAATATCGATGATAACAAACCAGATGATATCGAATACGTTGTTCGTATCTATAAAACCGACCAGATTGAAACCAAGAAAATTCATGGAAATGGAATTAGAGATACTCATTATGGTTTTAAATTTGTGAGACGTGATAGAAGTTCTTATGTCGCTGGATTTCAAGCATGTATGAGACTCTATCACGAACACATGCAGATATTTGATAGACAAAATGCGGGTCTTGATAATGATTTTAATACTTATATGGAAATGAATAAAGAATATAATAAGTGGGTAAATAATAATTAATATGGATAAAAAATTAGAAATTGATAATAAAAAAATTGGTAAGTTCATGAAAGGACTTACTGATGCAGAAATAAGATATGTTGCTTTATGTGTTGATTTTATTAGTGGTTTAAAATCATTAATTGATAAGTATGATTTGGATAAAGAAGCTGTTGTTGATTTATTTCAAATAAATACAAAAGATTATAATAATTACATAGGTGGAAATTATAATTACACTATAAAAGATATTGCATTTCTTAATGCAGCATTTAAAAAACTTGAACACGAAAAATCATAAATATGTTTAAAAAAGAAGAACTCGAAAAATTATTCAATAATGCAGTAAGTCAATATTCTGTTTATATTGAAGGAATAATATTTACTCTTAACATGGAAATGTTAGGAATTGAAGATGAAAAGTATTGGAAACATTCGAGATTCGAATTAGGACATAATGGATTATTGGAATTAAGTATTCTTGCCGATGGCGGTATATTAGAATATGATAAAAAAATCAAGAACCTTGATGATTTAAAATACGCAATTGACCATTTAGATGAATGGGAAGATGATTGGAATCAATAAAAATAGATATTATGGATAGAGAAAAAGTAGAACAAGCAAATGAAATTATTGAAGAACTTGATGAATTAAAATCATATAAAGAAATGATACATGATGGTAATCATTTTAGATTTATTGAACACTATCTAGGCACTGCTGATTTTATTGATATACCTAAAGAATATACGAGTAGATTTATATCGGTTCTCGATGAAATTATTGAAGAATTAGAACAAAAACTCGAAGATTTATAATGGCATATAAAATACCATTACAAGCACTTGTCTTTAGACCTGTTATTAGGTCAGATATGCCAGAAGAGTTTTTAAATAAAATGACTGATGAAGAACTACTGGAATGGTATGATGAACTCAGAGAAGAATTTCTAAAACAAGGTGTTGATGAAAGTATGCCAAGATGGAAGCTGTTATTTGAAGAAAAAATTATTGAACGCAAAGACATATATGAATTATTTAAAGAAAATAAGTAATGAAAGAAAATAAATTTCCAGAATTCTGGTATGAAAGTAATGCGTGTTGGGGTTGGGTCACCAATATGGAAGAACTTAGAGAAAAATTAGAATTTCAAACCGACCCCGATTTTGGTGGTGTAGAGAATAAAGACGAGTTCTTAGATAAGAGCAAACAAATAGATTCGGGAAACATGAACTTCGGAACTCGCATGGAGCATACGGGTAAAAAAACGTTAAGAGAATTTCTTATTGAAAACGGTGTCGATATCAGTCTATTGTAACATATTTAATTAATTATCGTATAATAAATATGGGAAAACAAAAACTATTAAAAATGTTAGGTCTCTGTGGTGAGGTTATCAGCACAAGATGGAATATTGTAAGAGAAATCGTTAGTGAAATAAATGATAATAACGTAATTATTCTTGATAAATATTGGAATGACTCTTATAAAAATGAATCGGATTTTTATCATTTAAATCTTTCTAAAATTGATACATGGAGCACATATGATGAAAAATGTATTAAGTTATTTTTTAAAACAGATAACGACAATAGATTAATTTGTGAAGCAAAAATATATGATGGTGAAATATTACATGGTAATCGAACTGGTTTAAGATTTACAGCAAAACTAGTATTACCAAATAACTTCATAAATAAAATTTCTGAATATGTTGAACATGGGTTTGAGGGATTTCTTGAAGACCAATATCAAAATCATTTAGAACTGCAAAAACTCGAATGGAAAAGTAATTTGAGAAAATCAATACTTAATCATAAAAACAAATAAGATGAAAAAATTATTAATATTATTAATTCCTATTATAATCAGTAGCTGTGTTCCAGAAATAACTCCCGAAGACTTCTTTATTAATGAAGATTTTGTATTACTTAATAAATATCAAAAAGAAAAAGTAATGAATGGACAGACACGAACCATTAGAACTTGGGAAATCATTAGATTAAATCAGGAAGGAGATAGTATATATTTTGGAATTATTGATGATAGTGATAAATATACTAGTAGTTGTGCTTCTAAAGACAATACTATTATCACCGATGAACTCTGGAAAATCAAAAAGAAAGGTTCGATATTACATTTTGACTATATTAATAAAGACAGGTTTCATAAGCGACCAAAAATTGGATATACTGCTACTGCAATAGAAGATAATGTGCTTTATTCAAATAGACCTGAAGAAGAAATAAAATATGTTAATGAAGGTACTATAGATTCTGAGTCAAGAGAAATTATTAATATGAATAAGTTGGAAATCGAGAGAAAAATAATGGATATCGAAAGACAAATTGAAAGTCTGAATAGAGAAAAAGATAAATTAAAAGAAAGTCTGAAATAATGAAAAAAAATCTGGAAATAATTATTGTATTAACATTATTAATTGCAGGATTTGCATTAATGATATGGGGTTCTTTCATAATGAGAAATTATGACGGTTACTTAGAAATAATAAGAGAAGCTAGACGAGCAGCAGCACCACAATATTATAGTGGTATTATAATATTGGTTGGGACATATATCTATTTTACTATAACAAGTAAGAAAAAGTAATATGATTGGGAATTCGATTTTAATGGAATTAATTTCTAATGGTACGCTTTGGTATTATCAGAGTTACGACCATAAAGCAGCAATTGATGAAATGAGAATGAATGGTATGTTACCTGATTATGTGGTAAATGACCAATATAGAACCATGTCAGTCCCAATTGAATTTAAACGTAGTAACTTAGTCTGGCGTATTGGTAAATTAAGAACTATGACATTCGACCCCGATGGTTTTGTGAAAAAAATGTATGTCGGACGTAGTTTTAAATTCACTAAATGTTTTTTTTCCAAAAGATGTTGGTACTGTTTTAATAAAACCGATTATTAATTATCATGCCGATAAATACGGATTGATTAAAGCAAGACTAGCTGTTGATGAAAACCAAATAAAAAAATAATCATGGGTAAATTAAGAAATTTAATAATAGTTGAAATCAAAAAATTCATTGAGAATGGAAATGGATTAACTGGTGATGAGTGGAAAGATAATTATTTTGCTCCTACCGATGGAAAAAGTATTCATGTTAGTGAAGTTGATTATTTAAAACTTAATGATAAGGACTTATTAAGATATTTAATGTACTTGTTATTAGAAAGAGACAGAGCAATCGAAAGTAAAATAAGAAATACTAAATATGATAATTAAATCTAAATGTGGTAAATACAACATTCAAATCGATAAAGAAGACCACAAAAAAGTAATCGACTTCGCACTTAATGGCTGGGAAATTAGATATTTTACTGCTTCTAATAATCCTTATGCTATTACCAGAAAAACAATTGATGGTAAAAGAAAACAATTCTTCATACATAGATTAATAATGGATGTTTTAAACAGTACAACACCTCATGTTGACCATAAAGATAATAATCAAAAATCTAATTTAAGATTGGTTAGTAGGTCACAAAACATGAAGAATCGAACTAGTGCAAAAAATAGTAGTTCTAAATATCTTGGGGTATCTTGTTGTAATTATAAGAAAAATAAAAAATACAGAACAGTAATTAAAGATAATGTCATTGGTCGTATTCATTTAGGTTATTATTACGATGAAGATAGTGCTGGATATGCATATAATCTTGCAGCAGAAATAATTCACGGTGAATTTGCTAATCTAAATAAAATTAATATAAATGATGTAGATAATTCTGATGAAATCAAGGAATATGTTGAGAATGCTTTAAAACGATATAATTTTAAATTATGAAACTAAAAACAGTTAAATTTGATTTTAGTAAATGCAATAAAGAGCAGAAAATGATGTTATATGAAGAATGTATTACATTATGTGCGTTAAGCACAACATGTTCTGCTGACCATAAAGAATGTGTTGCATTAATTTATTTAGAAGAAGACACAAAGAATAATTAAAGTAATTCTGGACATTGTGTTATGTACATTATTCCCTCCAGTTAGGAGGATTTTTACTATGTACATTGATATAGTGTTCATCAAGGTCTTCTAACATCTTAAAACATCTGTTCTTTAAAAGATTATATGGTCGATGTACATTACCATAATGGTCAAGCCATAACTTTTTACCTAATTCTGGTGCATGAGAATAATTCATTTTGTACATTTCAGCTAGTTCATCTTCAATAGCGAATGCTGGCATGGACAATCTACCGACATAATCAAGTACTTTTATAATTTCTTCAAAAATAGAAATGAAATCATTATCTGAAATCAATTTATTTGTTCTGACTATTTTACTAAGTCTTGCTTTTAATTTTTCAATAATATCTTCTGCTGTTGATAATTGATTATCATGATTAGGAAGATTAAAATCTGTTTTAATTAATTCTACTTCTGGCATGCATTATTATTTTGCTTTTACATTTTAATATTATTAAATATTTTCATGATTGTAAAAATAAATAATAATTTTTAAATAGAAAAATTATTTGATATTAATTTACATAATTCAATAAAATATTCTTGAGAATGTACGTTTTTCATCATATTAATATGTTTATGCACCCACTGTACATTCCCTTCAACATAGCCTAAACTTGAATTAATTCTATCTAATGATGCTGTTTCATCATCTTTATTTCGTGTAAATGAAAATTTAATTGGTAATCCGCTTAATGCACATTTTTTATATTGTTCAATATATAGTTTCCAAGCAAATTCAATTGTAATATCAAATTTAAATTTTCTATCTTCAGCAGATTTTTTTATTCTACCCCAATATCTTCCACTAATATCTTCATATCCTGTAAAACGTGAGTTATTTTTACCTGTAATTTTTAAATAACCACTTTTATCACAACCACAAGATTTAGTTTTTCCTAATGCATGAATAGCAACATCAATATTTTTTTTACCACAATCACAATTACATATTGCTCTCCATCTACGTTGTTTTCCAGATTTTTCTGTTTGTGCTATTTTCATTACTTCTAAATGTCCAAATTTTTTTCCAATAAGATTATAATTTTTACTGGTTTTTCTAAATAATGGAATTCTTTTTTGATTTAAAACATTATAAATTGTTTGTTTACTAACAGAAAAATTACATGATTTAATAATTTTAGGTACTTGATAACCTTTAGAATACATATCAACAATTATTTTTTTTTCTTTTTCAGTAAATTTTAATTTTGTTCCCATATTATTGTAAGTATGCACATAAATACTAACAAATAATATAAAAGTCTTAGTTAACATGTATAATAATTAAATTTATTCGTTTAATTTTTTGCTATTCCAATAAGTTTTAAAAAACCGTACATTGCAACAAATACACAACAAAATGCAATGCCAATCCCTAAATACATTAATGAGTCCTCTGGAAGTTGTTTAATAAAAGATATTGCTTGTAACTTAGTTTTTGTTACTAAAAAACCTGTAAATGATAATGGTATAATACCGATTAATATCATTGCAAAAAATGTTATAATCTTAAGAATTGTTTTCATGATACTTTTTATTTAAATTATGCACTTCCGTACTTATAACTTTTAAATTGTTTATTGTCTTCACCAAATTCATCAGAAATAATAAACCCTAAATCATTTAATTTATCAATATCTCCCTCACTTACATCATCAGGATTTATACCACAAATCCATAATTCATCATGTTCACAATGTGTAGGATAATCAGGATTACCATATTTAAATAAGATTTGTAATGCTTTTATTAAGTCTTCCATAGTATTTATATATTTAAATTAAATCATTTTTAATCCACCAGTAACACAAATTTCTAATGCAGATATAAATGACTTTTCATCATATTTTACATTGAAAATTATTTTATCACCATTAGGTAAGAATCCTTGTACATTATAATTCCAACCATCGTAAAAGAACGGGTCAACCCAAACAACAATTCCGTGATTAATTTTCAACCATCTTTGTAGTTCAGTTAGCCAGAACAACCATCTTTTATCCTCGTTATTAGAATATTTATAAGCATTGTTGTACAATACCTTTGAGATAAATTTATTCTCTTTAGCAAGTCTAATTATTTCCTCTTTTTTCATGTTAATATTGAGTTATTAATACTATTATCATAAAAATTGCTACTGCAAAATCTAAAATTGCTGTATAAAGATTTCCTTTTCTTTTATTTCTTTTATAATAACGTACATTCATCACACCAAAGAACATACACATTATTATTCCTACTATCATTGCTATTAACATCATAATTATTGACATTTAGGTATGCTAAGATTTAATTTATCAACAACAGAATTAAAGTCATCATAGATTTGTGAATAATTTTCATTTTTTATTAATTTTATGATGTAACCACTAAAACTTTCTTTTTCTCTAATATATTCAAATCTATCATTAATAAAGTAATGATTAGGAAATTCCATGTCGATTTCAACTACTTTTTCAACAAAACTCATGAACTGACGTTCAATTAAAATCTTCTTTATTTCAGCCTCACTTATCCAATCTTCTTTATGATGTTGTTCATCAGATATCGTAGACTTTAAATTATATAAACCTTTTTCGTTTCTTTTAATCGATATTCCCATAATTATTTTATTTTACTTCATGACCACATTGAGGACACCACCTTTTATCGTCTTCTTCATAAACTGGCATATCTCTACCATCACATTTACAATTGTCCTCAAATTTGATTTCACTTTGCTGATGTGGATGCTGTTTAGCAAGCCATTTTTCAATACAATCAATAAAAACAATACAATCATTTGCTGTATATATTTCAATATCAACACTAATTTCTTCTGCCAATATCATTGAATTATCCTTGCATCCAACAACTGCCCTTTGACCTATTTCTGCATTTGGGTGGATTCGACAGAGTTCTTTCAGTCTTTCTTTAATTTGATTTTCAATTTTTTCAACTCTGGCTTTAGCATATTCATATGAATCACGCCAATCCTTTGCTAATTTTCTTTTCTCTGCCATAATTATATATTTTCTGTTACTAAGAATATTCCCCAAATTAAATAAAAACTCATTAAGAGACAAATAATACCACCGATTAAATTAAACCAATCTTTTCTTTTAATCCCATCGGTTAATCCTATTGTTCCAATAATAATTAATATTAAGGTTAGAAATATTATTGTTATTAAATCTCTTGGTGATATCATTATTTAATTTCTATTGATTCAGTTTCTCTGGTTTCCCATGATGGGTCAATGTCGTGACAACGAACTCCATCAACAATATTATCATTTGGAATAGGAACATTTTTTTTAAGATGTTCTTCAAGTTTCTGTTGTGCTTCTTCTTTCGTTTCGGCTTCAATTATAAAGTGATAACGATTTACTTCTACTACATTTGCTCTACCTTTGAATTCCATAGTTCTTATTTTTTTATAATTATTACTAATTATTATACGAAATATTAACAGAATTGTTACAAGTATTAGTTTTTTACTAAATCAATATTTTCATAAATATTTCCAATAATCTCAAATAATTCCAAATCATGTTTACCTAAATAATTATTCACAATTGGAAATGTTTTTTTATTATCATAAGCAGGAACTCTAAAATAAAAACATGGTATATCAACATCATGTTTACCAATAGTTCTACGAGCAATTCCATATTCACATATTACAATAATAACCTGACCACCGTCATTTTTTAATGAAATAATGTCGCCTTCATAGATATCATTATTATTTTTATCCTGTAATCCAGAAAACTGCATTAATTTACAATTTTCATCTTGACTTGTGAAAACAGGTACTTCATTATCACCATAAATATATGTTTCCCAATAACCATTAGCACCAAAAACAAAATATAATTCGCCTTGATACCACATTAATTCACCATCCCATACTCTAAATTTAAATCTGTCTTTCATATTATAAATGATTTTGTTGAAAATATTCTATTAATGAAATTTCTTCAAAAGAAGTTCTTTCAGGACTTCTGCTAGTTGGTGCAAATTGTTGTTGTACTGCATCAACATACATAGTATATGTAAAGTCATCACCCATATAAAACTGATTCCAACCTTTTTCAGTAAAATATCTCTTTAAATTAAGTTGTTCAATTGCCAGATTATCAAAAGATAAATGATGTGTATTGAAGTACTTAGGCAAGTACTTATACCACTTATCTATTTTTTCTTTAATATCATCTGAATGATTGTCATAGTACTCAACACCATTTCCGAATTCTTTATAACCTAATAACAATACTTTTTGATAAGGTAATTCAGATAGCTTATTCAGAATATCAATATCATGAACACCAATAATTAAATGTAATACAATATTATTACTATATCTCATTAAATCTTTAATTACATTAAAATTATCATTAGTGATTGAAATTCCTAAACCCTTTATGAAATTATTATTCAATAAATTAATTAATAAAACCTTATGTCTTGATAAATGAGATTGGTTAACGGTTAGATTAGCGATAATACCTCTATCTTTCAACCAATTTAAGAAAACCATTAATTCTGGATGTGAAAGTGGATTACCACCACCAATTGCCATTTCAATACCTGAAGGTAAATTAATTAATTGCTGTTTTAATGCATATAAATCGGCATGTTCACCATTAATACTTGATTTTTCATGGCAAAACTCACAATTCATATCACAATAATTTGTGATTTTACAATCAATACTTTCTGGGAATTTGATAATAGGTTTACCATCAAATTCCCTTGTTTTAGTACCGTCATTTAAGATTGTAACATCAACATTACCATTTTTATAATTATATAGGTATTCTGGCATTCTTAATGGTTATCGTTATCAGTATATAATATTGAATTCTTGCTGAAAATAAAATCCCTTAAATCTTCTTTTGAATGAAATGCTTCATCAGAAGTTCCACTACTAGCATGGTCGATGTACGAATAGTTAGCTTTTTTCCAATCATCTGAAAAATTAATAACTACATCATTACAACCAGTCTGTTCTTTAATTACTTCTTTAAGCATTTCAATTCTATCATCATTATCTAATTGGTCAACAGCACAATAATTTGCCTTAGTCAGGGCATCAATATGTTCTTCAATTTCCCAACCAAATTCACCACCTGTTAATACAACATTTCCTTCTTCATCAGGAATAATTGTGTCATATAAACCATCACTGCTTGGTTCAATACTAATACTATGACTACTTGAACTATTGGTTTCAAATACGTTTTGTCTTACTTGTTTCTTCATATTAATTAAAATTTTTATATAATTATTTATACGAAATTAAAAAATATTTGTTACATATACAAATAAAAATCCCTGTACATTTATACTGGGATTGGACATTGATTAAAGAGACACTAGCCAATATATGTTGATAAATAATCAAGTGCTTGACGAATAATTTCAATTTCATCATTAAATTGTCCTAATCCTCGATTACACTTATCACATAACAAACCTCGAACTTTACCTGTATTATGATTATGGTCAACTACTAATTTTTTATTTAATTCATCCTGATGTGTTTTACATATCATACAACAACTATTTTGGTCATTAAATATTTTATTATAATCTTCAAGTGAAATTCCATATTTTTTTCTTAGTTTATAATCTTTGATTTTATCCTGATTATTCCTCCTATATTTTTTATAAACTTTTTTTCTTTCTTCGGGACTATTAGATGGACATTCTTTAATCCTTTCTTTATTATCGAAATAATATTGTTGTTGATATTCTTTTATTTTTTCTTTATTCTTATTTTTATATTCCTGTTGTTGTAATTTAATTTTTTCTTTATTTTTTAAATCATACTTAATTCTTGTCTCTCTAATTCTTTCTTTATTATCAATGCGATATTGTTTAATTTTTTCTTTATTTTTTAATCGATATTGTCTATTGTATTCACGTTTTTCTTCTTTTGTTTGCATAATAAAATAATTTAAATTTTCGACATATTTATTTTTATATAAATACACCGAAAATTTAAATATGTCGAAAATTAAATGTTTATAAATCTATTAATCTCGATTCAATTATTTTAAGTAATTCACTCATTGGACGTTCCTCATCGTTTTCACAATTAATTGCTTTTTCGATTGGAAGCTCGTTTTCTTGAATTTTTTTGATTTGTTTTTCAATTTCTTCAACTTCATAATCAATATAATCGGATTCGAAATATGATTGTTCAATAATATCAATTTTCCTGTTTTCATATTTTGCAATTGCAAATGGAAAATATTCACACACTCTCATTTTGCTGTGGTCATAATCAGGAACTGCAACAACATTTGCAGGATTCACATAACATACAAGAACAGTACTATCATTATTTGCAAATGAATTAACGTAAACAGTTGCTCCGACATGTAAACCATTTGAACAATCTCTGCGGAAATCAGCATCACATTCTTTTCTGTTTTGTTTAACAGGAACACCTAATTCAATATGCATTTTTCGTGTATGCATGTCGGTAAAAACAGGAACATTCTTTTCTTCTTCTTCGGTACTGGAATTAAATATAGCATCGAATAATTCCTGAAGATTTCCAAGTATTTCAACACCTTTTTCTTTTTCATCCCATTTTTCAGCAGTACTCACTTTTGTGCTGTTGAAAGTATTGTCTTCAATATTTCTATACACAATGTGTTTCTTAGGACTTTCTTTCCAAGTCTTTTTCACATGAAGATAACGATTACTAATGAATTCTGCAAATCTTGTTTCATCAGAGTCTTGGTCGTTTTTCTTATCATATACTGCTTTATAAACAACCATATAACCATTATCTGTCAATACGAAGTCATGTGTTTTAATGAAGTCAAAAAGTACTGTACGTATTCTCTTATCAGGATTTAACATCAATAATTTCCAGAAGTTAATAATTGCATCTAAAGGATATTCATTTTCATGATATTCTTTAATTACTTCAACCAATGTTTCTGGAACAGGAGTATTGAAACCCGCAAGATATACTTCACCTGTTTCAGGGTCGTTTTCAAGTCCTGCCATAATAGCAACACGTGTTTTTTCATTCAATAAACCAAGAACATTTTTTATGTTCTCGTCAGTTGGGTCTTCTTTTGCCTTTAAAGTCATTTTAAATAACTTATCAGCTTCTTCTGATGAACCACAGTTTTTCTGGCGAAGTTTGCCATTAAGACTGATTTTCACCATGTTTCCGATTTTAATTACGTTAATGTCTTTTTTCATATTGTTTAATGTTTCTTTGGTTATTATACGATATTAAATTTAAAATGTTACAATTTATATTGGTAAATTAATCTTTGATAATAAATTTGTATTCACTTGTGTGTATATTTCAGTGGTTTTATATGAATATACTTATAATCAGTTAGTTTACCCATTTTTGTAATACTTTTTATTAATATAACAATAAGTTAGGCTTCATTTGCCAACGCTCTTAAATATCTTTTTATACCATTTGTTTTCTTTTCTGCATTCAGGGCAGCCACTTTTCCCACTTGGGGTTGTTGCGTATTTTCCGTGCTTTTTACAGTTATTCCATCTATAATTTCCTAATTTCATAATCTTGTTTTTATCCCACCGCACAAAAACGAAAGCCTAACAATGTACATAGGTAATTTGCCGTTTTGTTTTGGTAGTTTAGTTTATAATTTAATCTTTATCTCGTTCTAGTTGCTTCGGTTCGTCAAGCAGGGGCAAACATACCCATGTACTCAACGTTAGGCATAAAAATTCCCGCTTTGTTAGCGGTCATTGCCGAAAACATCATCTTTCCATTTTTCCCATTCATCGGAAACATCAGAATCATCGTGCACACCAGATAATATACAACCATATCCGTTATTGTAAAGAAAGTCTGGCAAAGGCAACGAACCGCTAACAACAAATAAACGTAATAAAAGTTTACGTGCTTGTAATTCAGTGATTTCGCCCCTTTCGAGCCATTGTGCTACTTCTAAAATTTTGTCTTTCATATCTTTTACTACGTTTATTTGTGAACCGTTATGGTGCATTAAGGAATATCCAACTTAAATTTTACCTCCTTAATATCAATCCATCCATCATATTCGTCTGGTCTATGCCAGTTTTGAGAATTATCCTCTTGGAACATACCATCTTTATAAAACCCAAATCCTATCGTGAGTCCTTCGTTGCTTATAAGCATTACCCTTGTCATATTAACTGGGCGTTGTGTCATATCGTTCATAAAAAATAACGCACCATAACATTTTGTATAAATCAGTGGCGTTATGTGCTTAATTTTAACCACTTAGCTACTAAATTGCTTTTGTGCGGTTCGACAGTTAGTAGCTCCTAATCGCCACCGCTTCATACAATTTACCGTTATGCACAATTAAATTATTACTTATAGTGTTTATTATAGTATTCTTCACCTACTTGCTCTTTTAAGTATTCATCAGCGTCCATTCCATATAAATCATAGTCGGTCAATTTATCTGTGTTATTGTTCCACATACCAACAAAAGCAAGTATCAAGGCAAGTAATATTATTAAAGCTATTGTTATTCCTATCCATTCCATAATTTTAAAAGTACCTAACAATGTGTATAAGCAATAGCCGTCAGGCGTTTTTACTATTGCAGTTGTTTAATTATTAATTTTGTTTCTATCTAGTTGGTTCGTGTAGGCTACTGCTCATACACTCGTCCGTTAGCATTCATTTGCCAACGCACAGCTTAAAGCAACTAAATTTTTTCCTGTGTTCATTTCCTTTTTCATCAATAAGCACATATCTTTTACGACCTCTCTTGCCTACGTAATCTACAATTTCGCACTCTCCTATGTTTTCAATTGTAGCCTTTTTTCCTACCAAATGCAATCCTCCTAAACTTTCACCTTTCATCGCATGTTTAATATTACGTTTTGGTTGTCGCTTTTCAATTGAATTATAACATCCTTTCTGCATTGTTCTAGGATAGCCTACTGCTTCTCCAATATATTCACCTGTTTGTTCATCTAAGATACCATCAAGTATCATGTCTGCTATGTCTCCCATAATATTTAATTTTTGCACCGCCCACGCTCAAAACGAAACGCTAACAAGCGGTCATAGTTAATAAAGCCAATTAAGTTTAGTTCGTTGTAGGTTGCGGTAGTGGGTGGCTTTACTAACCATACCGCAAGCCGTTAGGCACAATAAAAATTACTGCTCCAACTCTTTTAGTTTAGCTTCATTTTCCTTAATCAACTTATCAAGTAAACCTTTCATTACTGGTGGTAGTTGTACCTGCGGTGCATTTAATAACTTTGCGACTTCAATATTCATTTCTAATAATTCTTGTAGTTTCATATTCGTAATTTTTACAGATGCCTAACAGCAAGTATAAAACATGCCTGTCGTGCATCTAAGTTAATATTTATGTTAATTTCAAATTAATTGTTTCAATTAAAGTTTGTGTTAGCACGTTTCATACTTGCGTACCGTTGTAGCTTAATTGACAGCTCGCCATCACACATGCTCCATTAGCAACAAATAATTTTACTATATCCTTTTCCTCCATTAAGTGCATAAGGTATATTTTTACAACTGTGCTTATCATCGCAAACCAATTTTCCACTATAATCTCCATCTTCATCTTTTACAACAATCACTTCATAACCCCATTCACTTTTTAGTTTATCACCAACTAAAATTGGTTGCTTATTATCGTCATAAATTCCCGTAAAATTATCATTTCCTAACAATGTATAAAGTTCATTTCTTTGGTCTTTTTGCTTATTATTTTCTGTACTCATATTTTCCTGTATTTTAATTAAATTAGTTGCTATTTCAAAGTCGAAACGAAACCTTATATTAGTACGTTAGTGCGTGTTCCGTTACTACATTCAATATATTTTGAAGTAGTTCTAATTCGGTTTCTTTTCTTTCAAGGATGTTGTTTATATCAGTTCGTTTCCGTTCACATTCAGTTTTTGCTACTTCTCTATTGTAGTAAGAAACCTCTATTTCTAATTCCTCAATTTTCTTTGATAAGTAATTTAGTTCGTGTTCCATATCCATAATTTTACAATTTCATATTACCATCCGTTATAAACAAATAAAATTATTCAGTTTTAGTTTTACCAATTTACACATATCAATAATTAGTGTCCAAGCATTTGTATATATTAATATACCGTCATCTTTTTGTTTGAATCTCATTCCTAATTTACCTTTCGTTAATTTTTCTGGTTCTTTTAAGTCCATAATTTTATCAGATTTATAATATGGCATTAGGTAATTCACAAAAATCAGGTATATTAGGTGTTTTATTATCTACACAAATTGAACTATTTGATTTTTCACAGATAAAACTGTAAAGCCATTTGTCTTTTTTACAATAAGGACAATCTGTACAATTTTTTATTGTTAAAGTAAGTTTTTTCATAATTATTAACGCCACATAACAATGTATATAAGGCATTGCCTCTGTGGTCTTTTTATATTTATAATTCTGTCCATTCTATCAAAGTCAGTGAAGGCAACGCCTCATATTATCAACATTTTCGTTAGAAGTTTTTATTTTTGCCCACGCTCTTCAAAATACTCAACCAAAATAGTTTCTACCATATTATTGAATGACGGTCTATTTTGTCTTTCCTTTTCTTTCTTAAGTTTATCAACTAACCAATCATTTTTGTCGGTTAGTTTTAATGATATTCGTTTAGACATATTGTTCTGATTTAATTCTTACTTCAATATCTGCAATTACAAAATCCCAACGTCTTTGGAACAAATCACCATTAGCACGTAATTCACCATAATAGTCTTTCATATCATGTGCCATGTGTTCATCTCCAAATTGATAGTGGTCTAATTGAACACCAGCCAAAACATCATCAGTATTCCATTGTTCCCAATTTTTTCTAACAATCTTTTCAAATTCATCGTTGTTTTCAGGGAGTGAAGTTCCTATTTCTTGAATGAACATATCCAACCAATATGGGACCATATGTGAACCTTCGTCATCCAAATCCATTAATCTATATTCAGATAACTTCATTTCAAGTATGTTACAAATAAAGTCAAATCCGTTTACTCTTGTAATAACACCATCGTCATTTACATCAATTTCAGTTTCGCTAAATGGAAGTTTAAATGTTTTCATAATCTTATCGTTTTATTAATTTATACGTCAAAGGTAATACTTTTGTTTCAAATAAACAAATATTTTTTGAATTATTTTCCCTACCTAAAAAATAAAAACTTCTTTATTGCTTCGTATTGAAATTCAGGTAGATAAACCGCATCAGCCGATAACAAGGTGTATATGTAATGTGAGGTTCGGTGGTGTATTCAACATTTATACTTCTAATCAAGTTCTGTGGTTAAATCAGATGTAGTGTTTCAAATCTCACACTACATATACACCCAACCGTTGTGTGTAAGTGCTACATTTGTGCATTTAATGAAAGTTTCTGCAAGTTTGACCATAATTAAATATTTTCCGACCCTCTACCTCTACGCATATCATGTATCTCCCATGCAATTGAAGCTGCAAGATTTTTTGAATAGGTGCATCCTGAAGTGTAGCATTTGTCTTTTCTTACATCTTTTTCAGCCTCTTCTTCCCATTTTTTTTTTGTTGGATAAATCGGGCATTGTAAACATGGGCAAATAGTATATTCCCATTTTAATTCTTTCCTTTCAAAATTTATTGTATTTTCCATCTCAAACTTTCTTTATGTATGAATGATTTTTCAAAACAATATGGGCATTGCATCACATCGTCTTGCTCCCTCATTGTGTTTAAATCAAAAAATGCCATCGCACAAAATATTTAATTATTACTCTATTCATTTTATCAACATTCTGCTAATTTGACCGCACCAGACACACAACACAAAATATAGTGCATAGCCGATTAAACATTTGTTTTTCATTGTCAACGCTCACTTAACACCATCTTATTTTATTTTCAGTCAAAAAATAATGAGTTCTACATTTAAAAGTGTTGCCAATACTTGGTTTTACTGTTATTTTTTCATCTTTGATATTAATTACCCATCCTCTATTCCTATTCAAATCGTGATGCAAATAAACTTCATTTCCACATCCACAAGGGCATTGATGTACTGTGTTAATTTCATCTCTCCACACTTTTACATATATAATTCCATATTCTTGTTCAGCTTTTACTGGCAAATCCCTTACTGCTTTATATTTTAATCCTGCTAATTTCTCCATCGCTTTAATTTTAAATACTAATCATATACCTAACCATTAGGCGTAATTGATACTATCTTCATCACAAAAACTTAATCCACCATCGTCAAATAAAACTATTGTATTACTTTTTGTTGCCCCATATCTGTGAAATTCACCTAATCTATCACCAACGATTACTCTATCACCTTGCTTAAAACAACTACGCCTAACAATATCTATATTGCATGGCTTTTCGGCTTTTGAATCTTTTGCACTCATATCAATATTTTTTTTAATTTGAAACTATGTGGCTTTGCTGTTGAAGCCACGACAACATAGATTAACCGTTAGCAAACATTTGGCTTACGTATTCTATTTAATATTTCCTCATTTGTTTGTAAATCGGAAGATGTAACATCATCACCTATAATAGCATCATCTCTACCTAAATTATATGCCCTCAATAAAAGTGGGTTAGGATTCCACATCTTTGCCCTACCATCAAGTTCATTATTAAACCCCCACATATAAGTTTCCAATAAAAGTTTGTTTTGTTCGTTCATATCTTTTATCTTTCAATTAAGTTTAGTTTTAAAATACTCACGGACGGTTATACTCGTCCGTTATAAACAAATAAAATTATTCGCTCAACCTCTTATAAGCTTTCATACATATCTTACAAGCATCTGCAACCAATAGCAGTTCGCCATCCATTTTATCAAATAGTTCAGCTTTGCCATCTTCATTTATTTGTCTAAACTTACCACATAGGGTAGTATTCCTTTTATTCCCTCCTGCACTCATTTTTGGAACGTAAGCATGTTGTTTGCTCATTCGGTGCGTATTTTCACTTTCTAAGGTTTTCCAAAGTACTTCCATAATTTTATCAGATTTATAACAAGCAACATAAGTAATTGCCTGTCATGTTTATACCAAATTTTAAAGTTAATACTTGTATGGTCGCACTAACCATACCTACGAGCGTTAGGCAGAATAAAAAATTACAGTTGCTATGATAAATCCATAGCAAGCTGTAAAATTGTTATTTGTTCTTCTTCTAAGTTTTCTGCATTCCAAGGAAGATTAAAATAACTTAATGTTTTAGTATTTTTCTTTTGCAATTCTTCAACTTCATCTACCCATTCACAAAATTCTTTTTGTTCTTTAGTAGGTTTTACTTTTTGAAAATCAAAATATTGACCTAATTCACTTCTATAATGTTGTATTCTACTATCTCTAATATTATTAGGAATTGTATTGATAAAGGCATTAATTTTCTCAATCTTCTTTCCCCAATTATCATCAATTTTATTAATAAAACCTTTACGATAAAAATCGGCAAGACCTTGATATTTTTCAACAACACTATATATTTGAAAATATTTCAATATCATGTCTTCTTTTCTCGGCAACATATAGGTAAAGAAATCTTTTATGTGTCTGGCATTCTTACAATACTTCAAATATTTAGTATTGTTTTTCGATACCTGTATAAACATAATGCTCTTTTTATCACTATCACTTTTCAAATTTTTTCTATAATCAATACGTCTGACAACAGCATCAGCATCAAATAAGAGTTTAAACAACCTAACTGCTTCATCAAGTTTATAATCATCATCAGTAGTACCATAGAAAATCGGCATATTATAATCAAATAAATTACCTAACTCAACTCTGTCTCTGGAATAACCGCCAATAAATTTAACAGGAATAGTCTTTTTTCTAAGTTCAGAACTAAGTTCGTTTTTACGTTTACGACTTTCAATAAATTCTTGTGGTACTTCTAATTCATCATAATCAATTCCATTCTCACGAATGATATCGAAATATTCTTCTTGCATATCAATTAATTCCTGAACAAAAGGTAGTGTATTACCTTTGTCATCAACAATATCATCAAGATGTACATTGAATACGTCAGCAATATCAGAACGTGACCACTTACTAATTATTCTTTTCTTAATAATATAGTATGTCTCGAACTCACTCTTAAGATATGATTGCTTAATCATTTTACGATTAAACTCACCATCAACATATACTATGTTATTCTTATTTACAATCGTCTCATATCCACCTTCAAATCCGTCTCTACTTGCATAATAACCATATCTTCTTCTAGGCTTTTTACCATAGGTTTTTGCATCAAAGAAAAATCTAAACAATTGTTTGTCATTAGGCATTTTAGTAAATTGATACTTGAAGTTTGAGAAGTCAATATCTTTTTGAGTAATTAGATTTCCTACGTACATTGACTTGTTATTAGGAAAAACTAATTTACCGAAGTCATGCTTAACCTGAAAATATTCCTTTAATGTAACAATGTCTTCATATTGCTTACTAATTAAAGTAATAATTTCATTCTTAGCTGCTTCTAACTTCTTCTTCAACATTTTGATTGTAGTCTCACTATAATCAAGACTCTCACGACTAACTGTAACACCTATGTCACCTACTTCAAGTTTTAGTGCAATTGGTAGACTGTAATCGCTTGAATGTAAATCTAATGCATCATAATCAATCGGATAAGCGACTTTACCTAAACACACGTGCATGTTGTTACTATAGTCATCACCACGAAATAAGAAGTTCTTACCTCTGATTATCAGATAATCATTAGTTAATGTATCATGTTGATATGTGTCTTCAAAACCTTCAAAAATGATGTTTTCGAAGTAATAAAGTTGTCTCACCATTTCTTTAGCAAAAGTGCTAATATCTTTTTCAAGTACTGGAACTTGGATTTCAGTACCATTTCTTTCTTCTGTTGGTTCTTCATGAAGTTTTGAAATTCGAGGTGTATGTTTACCTTCATATATATGATATATGTATTTAATACCATTAAAAACAGTTATAATTTGATATGAATTATCATATTCTGCTTCACCTAAACCTATTTTACGTTTATATGCTAACGGGGTCTTCGAACCCAACCCAAACGCACCAATCTGGTCATTACTATCACGTTTAGTACTACTAAACATCACAGAAAATATTGTATCTATTCTTTGTGGTGATATTCCAACACCATAATCAATAAAACTAATATAATGAGTACCCGTTGTATTATCTTGATGTTTTTTTATTAAAACAGGGGCATTAGCTCCTGCTTCAACATGACTATCAAAACAATTCGATGTTATCTCACGAACAACACTACCAATAGGATTACTATAAATGTTTTTTGAAAACATTTGAAAAATAATGCTTTGTGAATCATTAGATAATGTAATATCTTTTTCTTCGGTTGTAGTCAAAACATCAACATCGGAATAACTATTAATATCGTATTTCATAATATAATTTGTTTTTGGTTATACATTTTATACGATTAAAATTAAGATTTGTTTCATTTAATCGTCTTTTTTATTGAAAATCCTTTACCACAGTCTTTACATTTAAATCTAATAGAATTATTTCTTTCACCATTTTTTAATATATTAGGACTATTACAAGTAGAACAACACATATTTCTATCTAAAACTTTATTAACTGGTTTATAATTTAAACATTTTTCTGCTTTTCTTTTTAATGATATAGTTGAATCATTATACATAAATTTAATTAATTTAAGTATTTCAGATGTTTTAATAAATGATAAATTATAATATGTTTGTTTACCTTTTCCTTTAGGTGGTTTTACAATAATTTTCCACGATTTCATATCATGTGTTTTCAAATAGGAATTAATTTCATATATAAATTCTTTAGCAACACAACTAAATTCGATGACTATTAAATTTCTTCTTTTGGCTCTTCTATAAACACTACCATCAGCATCAAAAAATCCTCTAATAAAATGTCGTATTAATTCTGATTTAATATTCGGAAGTCTTAATTCATTTGCATTCTCATATGATTTTCTTGGGTATATACCATTTGATAATAAATCCTCATATAATTCTTTAGATGATTTTGAAAGATATATTTGTTTTTTCGAATTTTCATTATATTTTGAATAATCGAAGTTACCTACATTAAAAAAAGGGAAATATTCTCTTAATTGATAAATTAAATCTTTATCGATAATATTAACACTAATTTTGGTTAAATATCTTATTCTACCCGTCTTCTCCTTATATGTTGTTATTGTACCATCACCATAAAGAAAACCTAATAAATATGCTTTTTCCTGACTATCTATTCTTTTTAATTCATTATTGTACTTCATAATATAAATTTACTATAAATACTGTACACCAATACAAAAAACACCAATATGTTCACTTTCTTATACGTGGAAATAAAAAAAAGGTTACGTATGAAGTAACCTTTTCTAATTATTTTATATTTTTCTTTATTTTTAAAACATAATTCCATATGCTACACCAACTGCTCCTGCATATAAGAACAGCATTATTATTTGAACTGCGATATATCCTTCCCAATTTTCGTCTTTCTCAATTATTTCATATTTCTTTGGATTTTTAAAATCAAAAAGACTTGGTTTTTCAACTAATTTCCTCTCGGTCTTATAAAGGTTTTTATATATCATAAGGAATAAGGAAGTAATTATTACCAGAAATAATAATCCTAATACTATTCTAACTACATCTTTACCCATGACTTTCCATGCGACCATAACTAATGTAAATTTACCGACATCAGTACTACCAAATTTATCTGAAACATCAACAACAGCCATCAGACCTTCTTTAACAGCAATTCCGACTTCTTCACCAACACCAACCCAATTACCATAGGTTTGTAATTTCTTTTCCATTTCAGCAACCTTAATATCTGATTGATATTTTGCCAGTTGTTCAGGAGTCATATAGGCTTCAGGATTTCCAACCTTCGAAGGAGTTTATGCTTGTATGCTGACAGCAACAAACATAATCATTGATAATAATATTAAAAATCTTTTCATTTGTTCTTCTTTTTAGTTAATATTTTAATCCTTATACGATTTTAATTAATAAATGTTACAAATTATTATTGACTTCCATTCTCTTTTTCATATGCAACATCACCTCGCCAATAATACTTTTTCTTTTTTCATAAGCAGGATTCTCATTACTTAATTCATCTAATTGATGATATAATTCTTTAAGTAAGTGATATTGTGTTACAGTTATATCATGAAGATTTGTCTGGTTGTTTTTAACGATTTTAACCATAGTAGATATTGAAGTACCAAGAGAATTAATAGATTCTCTATTACCCTCAATGTTATTAAGTACGGCTTCCATTATATCAACAACAAGTCTGTTCTTTTCTTCGGACACAGTAATTTTTGATAAAATATTGTTTAGTTCATCTAACAACTCATTATTGTTAAAAGTAGTTGATTCCTGTTTTACTTCTAACAAGTTAACTGCTTCTGGATTATCATCAGATTCATTAGATTTTTTTTCATCTTTATTTAAATCATCCTGCATTCCTTTAATTGCTATTGCTTCAACCAATTGTCTGGTTGAATACTTATCAGGATTTCTGATTATTGCCAATAATGAACCATAGGTTTTCTTTTTGTTTCTAACGGCATTATAATATTGGAATGCTCTGCGATAATCTGGTTTAGTACTATTCCATTTATAAATACCATTATCTTCGGTCAAAATATCGTGTTTGAGTAATGATTTTACATCATGACCCTTATGGGATTCAGATTTAATATCGGTCTTAATATTACCGTTTTTACTTAAATCATAAACTGATTGAAGATAGTTATATGTCTGTCTTATGTTTTCAATTGTTTTCATTATTTCATTTTGAATTTTATTTGTTTATTTACTTCATTATAAAAAGCAAGGCATTCTTCTGGTGGTTTTTTTAGTCTTATTAAATAAGAATAAACTCTTTTTGCCTTCATTGTTTGTGCTCTTTCATGTTGAGAAGTTACCATTTGAACGAATTCTTGAATTGAAAAATTCCTATATTTTTCAATATTTCTAGTGCTTTTAGCATCTAATAAATCATCCATTCCTTTAGGCATGGGTAAATCTTTATAATCTAAATCAGATGCTTTTTCTTCTTTTGATAATAAGATATTATCTTCACCATATAATTCGGTCTTAATATCTTTTATTATTTCATTGATATCGTCATAAAGATATGTTTTGATGTCGTCATAGAATTTATCGAAATTAAGAGGATATATTATCAAGGCAATTTTTAAATATCTTAATGCCTGTTTTTTATTATTTTTCTTATAACTATTGACATATAAATCACATAGATGATAAATCCCTTTTTCAATATACTTAGAACTTTTATTGAGGTTACGAATTAGTTCCAATGATTTCTGAATAATTTCATATTCTTTAACAATACCATGTTTTTTTACAATTTCTTCGATATTTGATGGTAATGGATTATCGAGATTATTTAGATTTAAAACATCATTTAGAACTTCAACAGGGTCTTTATCGTAATCATCAAATAAATGTTGAACAGTTTCATTATCTTTTTTTACAAAATAATGTGAAAGTAGTGAATCGTATTCAGGTTTTGTGTTATCAAAAGGAATATCAGTTCCAACAAGATGTTTAAAATCTTGATAGAACTGACTTAACACTTCAATTTTACCTTCAGAAACATAGAGTTTTCTTTTTAACTCCAATATTTCTTCTTCGGCTTTTTTTAATTTATCCGAGTACGATAATAATTGTCTGCGTAATCCTTCGATATTATCCATAAATTTCTTTTAAATCTTTTTTCGAAAAATGTTTACGATTTAAACCTTGAGGTTCTTGACTGTACTTGAATAAGCACTCAATTAAACCATATACCTGATTTGTTCGCAAATAACCTCTTTCATCACTTTTCTTTCCTTTGTTTTCAATCATCATGTCACGAAATTCTCTGACAATTGCAGGAGTTTTATCAGTACTTGATGTAATTGTTGTTAGAAAATTATCAACAACATCACCATGCTTTTGTTTTTTAGCATAATAAAAACCACTAACAATACTTTCACGAATAGCAAGATTAATGTTTTTTCTCCATTTACTAATCTTACCTGATTCGAATGGTTCGTTGTAGTAATCAAAATTATTCTTCACTAGTTCAAATAATTCGGGATTGGTGAAAAAACCTCTGTTATTAGCGATATCCTTATGATTTTTACTCACGCTTTTGAGTAAATTAATCCCCGCACTTACTCCCGCAGGTTTAGTAAGTTGTTTACCATTGTAAACCAATGTAGTTAACACGTCTTTATGTGTTCTTCTTTTTCCACAATCAAGCACGTCAAATATGCTGTCATCAACACCTCTTACCACAATCGACATGATTGGTTTTTGTGCCTTAACAACTGCTGTGCATCTGGTTTGACCATCAAGTAAACCATTGTTTTTACCAAAGATAATTGGCGCACCGATTTTCCATCTACCACTTAAAATATCTTTTACATATCCATTAACGGTAGTGGCATTAATTTTCCTGTTTTTTATATTATTGTTACGTAAATTATTTTGCAAATAATTCATCGCAGCTTCAGGAGTAATAATTTCGATTGTTACCGAAACTTCTTTGTTAATACGTTTTTGTTCAGCAAGTAAATTTGCTAAATAAGAATCATTTTTTTTCATAAAATTATTTTTTAATTAAAAATTGTTTTAAATATATGTTTTTTATTATAATTTGTACGATTTTAAATAAAATTTGTTGCAATTATTAATTAAAACCGATTATCCATTCTCTCATTTGCCTTGCAGTCTGTAAATTATTTGACATCAATAACATCGTGCCTAAATTCAAAGCAATATGGTCGTAAGTATCTTTATGCTTACGCATATCATTTTGAAAACTACCGAATGCTTGACCTAAATCACCTTCATCAACATATTTTAATGCTCGTTCTTTGCACCATTTTAAATGTTCTTCTCTGCTTGTGTTATTCATTATTTAACATATTTTAATGTTTCATATAGTGCTACTTCAAGTGCTTGTTCATAACTATCCCATTGCCCTCCATCATTATCGCCTTCCATATTGTAATCTCGTATAAATGTACCACCACTAATATCACCTTCATTTACATTCCCTGCTTTATTCAATACCCAAAAATAACCACTTGCATTATTTGGTACTTCAATATGAAGACCATGTTTTTCTCTTAACCATTTTCTCAATTCTTCCTGATATGGAGCAATGGCAATAATTTTTTCTGGATTAAACAACGGATGATTTAATACAATTTCACCACTACCATCTTCATATGTAGGATAATAGGCTTCACAATTATTATGTGCTGCTCTATATGGTTGTTGGTCATAACCTTTTTCTTTTGCAAAAACTGCTGTTTTATGTGATATTCTTTGTAGTGCCATTATAAATTTTCCTTTATCCATTTATCGGTTTCAATATTCCAGACCTTCATTTCTTCTGAAGTAGACGCATGACCTAATTTTGCTGCTATTTCAGCAACACAATATCTTAAATTTTTTTCATGTTCTTCTCTAGTCCAAGATTTTTTGAGAAATTTAATATTGATATTATTATCAATATCAACTCTTAGTTTTTCAGTAAAAACATAAGACATAGGTTCGGTTTCTTCTTTAAAATATTCAACGAATACCTGTTTTACTACTTCACCATTATTATATGTTACAATTAATTTATTTAAGAAATTTCTAGGGATTTGAGGTAATATTTCAGTCATACTGCCTTTATCACTTTCTACAAGAATTGTAGTTAATGAAGTATTTGTTGTTGCAACTATTTTTTTTGACGATTTGAAAAAGGCTGAACCTACTGTTACATCAGATAATGATTGTCTTATTTTTCTATCAAAACTATCGTAATACCATTCACCTTTATTTATTTTTTCATCAGAAGTGATGTAGATATGATAATGTTTTACTGGTTCATTATTCATGTATTTTTGTGAACTTACTTCTGATTCACTAAACATTTTATTACGTCTACCAATCTTGATATCATAATAGTTTTTATCATCTGTTGGTATAATATGTAAATCTCTTTTTTTATAACTCATTTTATTTAAAAATATTAAATAAGTATTTTTATTAACCTAAATCTCATGAAAAGCAACCAAGTTATGAGAAAATATATTCCCCAACAAATTAAATATGTCACAAACCATTTTTCTTCGTATTGACTTTCATTAACAAAATTAAGAAATAATCCGAAGAAAATATTTAATCCAAATAAAATATCTAATATATGTAATTTCATATTATTTAGCAATTAATTCAAAATTTTCTTTAACAAACTCCGTACATAATTTTTCATCTTTACTATTGAATTTAATTATCTCACCACTCCATTTGTAAGGTATGGCATATATCCCTGCAAACTCATTATTATTTAAACGATAAATATCTTTAATAAGATGTTCAATTATATAAGATTTCTTATTTTCTTTATGTCTGTAAATATTCATTCCTCTACTTCAAAATAATATGGTTTCCAACTATGAAATCCTTGTTGACTACCATCATTACCTGTACTGTAATATGGATTATTAATGTTAACTGGACGAGCATTAATATATGGTTTACCATCTTTTGTAAATGCACTGCCAATAACGCACCTAACATCCCACTGTTTGCCTTCTTGGTCTTCATAATGACCTAAACCATGCATCAGAGGATTTGCTTTTAATTTGAGAGTTTTTACTTCTCCTTCATATTTTGTTCTATAACTAAAATTCATTCTACTAAATATTCGTTTTTATAATCATTAACACTAAAATCTTCCACCCAATTTTCAAATAGTTCTTGAGCATATTCTTTTGCTTTATTAATATTTTTAAATTTTCTAAACGATAGTATTTCAAAGTGTTCTGAATTTACAACAAATTCTTTATCAGTGGTTGGACGAATATTTCCTATTTCAAATTTTCTTTTGCCATTAGGAGCAAAAATTTTAATTTCAAATAATTTTTTTTCAAATATTAGTTTATTTATTCCCATAGCATGATAATATTTTTATAAATTATCCCAATCAGCAATTTTATCCAACAACCATTTAGGTACGGTTATTAAATTTCCTTTAATTACACATACTGATTTAGGAAACCATGTTTCTGCATCACCAGTCATAATTAATAACCATGCCTTTGATGTTTCTTTCTTAATGGTTTTAAACTCTAAAATAGTTTCAGGTTCTTCTATGCCTTCAATATAAGAGCAATTATCATCACAAATATCATCATTGATGGAACCAATTTGATAGATTCCATCAAGATATTCGTTCATCCCCCTATCAATTTCTATGTCGGCATATTCACCCATATTTTTTTATTTATTATACGAAGATAATAAAAAAATGTTACAATTTAATCAAAATTAAAATATTGTTTGTTCATTGCTATTCTATCTTTTGATATGCTCATGAACATTCCCGCACTGATTTTAATTAATCTCCAACCCAATTTCATCGTACTCTGATGACAATTCTGGATATAATCAAATATTATCTGAATTTGTTTGTCGGTCATCTGTACATTAGCTTTATCTATTTTTTCATTTAAACATCCTGCAAAATGGACATTATTGCCATGTATTTTAACCCAACCCTGTTGTTCTAACCAAACATCTGGATTAACCTTATTTCCGTACTTATCTTCTTCATTAGGAACAATACCTTTTTCTTGCAGGGCATCGGCAATTTGATTATGTAACATATTAGCAATTTCACCATTTAAAGCATAATACTGTCCTTCTGGACTCAGCCATCCCGCACTATAATTATCTAATATGTCAACGGGTTCAATACCTTCTTCAATCGTTTTATTAATTTCTCTCGTGGCATTAAGATAATTGGTTAGTTCTGATGCTTCTTCAAAATTAAAATCAACCATATCACCAACGATTCTCTTAACACTATCAATCATTAATAATGCTTCCCCAAGTTCGTATTCAATATCATTTTTTTCAACATCAGTTAATTGATTATGAAATATTTTCGATAAATCTTTAATTGTAGTAAATATCTTAAATGATGTTTCGATATATTTTTTTGCAAGTATTGCACCATCATATGCTGTAGATATTACCTCGTCTTCAAGTAATATTTCTAATGCATCATCACCTTTTAGATTACCACCAAATAATAATTTTAACCTCGATATAGGAATGTCAATATTAAATTTAGTTCTGTATCTAAATTTTCGACTAACTAAATCCAATATGGTTTTCATTTCTTCACCATTATCGAAGATTTCTTTACATTTTTTTACCGACCATTCGGCAATATCAAAAACAGGATAATCTACATGATTTTCATTACGTTCAGTATTTACATTAACTTCTTCACCACCTTCACATACTTCGATAACATAATCACCTTTAATCACTTTTAATGCCATTTCAACTGGAATACCTTGTAAGCCTTCTGTAATGGTTTCAACACCTTTTTTTACATCATAATTATACATGATATGTTCTTGTGCTACCTGCGCAAGTAATATTCCAAATGTCTCGCCTAATCTCATGTGTAATACTTGTGTGCTCATAATTTTGTGTTTTTGATTATAATTATTATACGAAGAACAACAATTTTTGTTACAAAAAAACCCTTTCAAGTCATGACTTTCTTAACATAAACTTGAAAGGGTTTTAGTACAGTCGCAATAGGGTGCGAACCCTTCTGTACCAACCATTGCCGTAGTCACTTTCTTGGCAGTTGCTTTACGTCATGTAAACCGCAATCCCACAGCAATCAAGTGGGGATATTTTGGAGAGCGTGGCACAACTTTTCACCCGACTCCGCTATTTCGGACACCAAGCGAATTTTCGGTTGGATTTCTCGTGACGATGGAGGGATTCGAACCCACAATAACCTTAATCATAATTAATATTCAATACTGTCTATCATGTTAATGTTTACGTAATTATCAACATGATTTCCTTCTCGTCCATTAATTAGACAACCATAACTCATGCGCCATCATTATGGTAATGGTACTCTCCCATCTCAAAGCTGACAAGGAAGCGACTTTGAACCAATTTGTCCACACCGTCATAAATATATAAGAACGTTTTTTGTGGTATTGAAAGGAATCGAACCTCTCTCCAGAGTAAAAATCTGGCACATTGCCACGTAGTATCACGTTAATACTACTCCATGCTTCAATACCATTATTATGTCATGATGAGTCTTTTAATTCCTCTGAATCTACAGTCCTTAACATCACTGATGTTTTACTGGAATCCAATTATAATTAAACTCGCATCTTATTGTTGCATTTCATCAAGACGTTCTCTTTTAGCATATCTAATTAAAATCTTGAGTTTAAAACCCTAACGGATGTCTGCGCTTGACTCCATTTGAGGCACATGAGAAGATTCTAACCCCTTACCTATCGCATATTACGAAATCCCTTACTTGGTAAGGTAAATAGAGATTACGGCAACAATATTTTAAAATGAATAATCTGCCTTGCCAAGGGTAAGAATGCCTACGCTAAGATTTCTTAGGTCTTAGAAGGAGTGTCTACCTCTTATATGATTATTAGTCATACTGTACTAACAATTCTTAATCCATCTGAACACCATTTCGGCTTATGGTCTAATAAAACATCCATCACTCAATTAGCAAAGCATTTAACAACGATGTTACTCGGAGTTACTATCTTGGGTCTTTTATTGTAATAGACATCGGATTTATTTGTTCAGCTTCATCAGATTATTCATTATATTTTAAAAATTACACTATACCAGACAGCCATCCCGATATCTGCCCCTTCTGAGGTTAAGGAACGATACTAGTTTATTATCTCTTGACGTACACTAGCGTAAATTCACACAGGTTGATTTTTATGGGAAATTACCCCCCAATGGTGATTTTATCTAATAATGTAATTCCGATTTCAATATTTTCAAAGAACTAATTATTATACGAAGATAATAAAAAAATGTTACAATTTACCACCAGAAAATTCCTCCCCAAATAAGAGTGAAAACAATTATTAATATAAATGCAATAAAACCTTCTCCACCACTTTCATATTTCACTCCACTACTAAATAAAGTACCACCAGAATTTTCACTAAGATAATCTATTAACCACCAGATTCCAAGTACTATTATTACTATTGCAAAAACTACTATGCTCCAATGTATCATAATTATTTAATTTTATTTGGATAATCAATTATTACTATATCTCGGTATTGTTTCTTTAACCTTCCTTTTTCATCAAAATTTTCATTTACAATTTTTTTGATTTTATCTAAAGTAACTGAATCTTCTATTTGAATTTTATTTGTAGTTAATTTATCCATTTTTAATTTAAATCAATTATTTCACTTCCAATATCATATTTGAATTTGAATTGTTTTGCAATTGAATGAGTTAGATATGGATTAGTAAAAACCTTGTCTTCCAGAACTGCTTTCTTCACGTCTTCCAGACTTGCCATTCCAAAATCAAAAGACTCACCATAAAAAGTAAAGATTTTATTTTCCAAATCTACTTTATAACTACCACCACCTCTAACCAAATCTATGTTTGTTGCTAGTTCTTTATGAAAACTGCATTTACCTAAGATTAAACAATTACCTAGTTCATCATTGGTTTCAATAATATATTTTGGGAATAAATCCATAGTTTTTAATTAAAAATTACATAAAATCGTTATATTCAACATACTTTTCGTATTTTTCTTCATATTCATTAATGAAGTTTCTTCTAATACTAATCATATCATCAACAAGACTTCCACATAAACCTTCGTTTCTGCGTAATAAATATATTGATACTTCACAAGTAAGTATTTTTTGAAGTGCTTGTGCTTGTTCATAAGGAACTAAACCATCAATACCTTCTTCATCATAATCAACTTCTTTTCCTTGACGGTCAAAATACTGATTATATGTGTCTAATAAATCTACGTACATAATATTTAATTTTTTAATGCGTTATCAAAAATTTGTTTTAATTCATTTATTGTCTCATAGTCTTCACGTTCTAATGCAGAACTAATTACAGATTTTAATTGAAGTTTTAATTCAACTAATTCATCTTTTGCTTCTGGAACAACACCATCATCCCAAACATATAATGCATTACCAAAACTCTGGCGATTTAAACCACATTTCCCACACTTATATGCATTTCCATGTTCTTGGATATCATCAGCGATTTTACCACATCTAGGGCAATAAAATTGTTGTATTTCATCATCTACTTCACGACCTAAAACCTGACTTTCTTTAGTCACAGGTATATATTTTGTATAATCCGATGCATGAAGTTTTTCTGCATGGCTAGGATGATTAAATTCTTGAAATACGCCTATTAATTTATCTCTACTCATAATGTTTTTAATTAAAAGTTCTAGTACTAATAAATCCGAAAAAAAACAAGAAACCTATTATTGGTATTAACAACCATAATAAATCATACCATTTCGCTAATTTATATTCAGGTTCTTGTTCTGGATAATTTCTTGCCAATAATCCATCTAAATAAATTATCCCTGCTATCTTATTTAATTTTTTTAACATTATTTAAAAGTTCTTATAATCATCGTCATTTAATCCTTCGAATGGATGCATATCGTCATAGACACTACGATAGTCTCTTTCATCATGTCTACTTCCCATAAAAGCAGCACTTGCAGGACTTATTCTGGTTGTGTTATTCCTTTTCTCTGGTGTAACAGTATTCCAATACTTGTCTTTGCACTTAGTACCTGACTTAGATTTACAAAATGCTTGTTGATAATGTTTCTTCTCAAATGGTTGACCACAAGAAGGACAGTAACAAGTTTCACCTACTTTTGCAGATTTATTTTGTAAATATGTTGCTCTTATATTTATTACTGATTTTTTCATAATCTCTTAATAACTTAAACGTTCATCAAATTCCTTGGCAGTACAGATGTTATGTTTAACATATAATTCTTTGTAATGCCACCATCCCTCAACTCTACTATTCCAGATTATTTCCATTGCTTTTGGAATATCTTCTTCTTTAAGACAGGGATAAACGTTATTCTGTTTTGTTATAATCCCGTTTCTATTTAATACAGTTTTTTGACTTGACATTTGAGATAAATCACCATCAAGAAAAAATGTATATTTATCATTCTTTTCATTATTTATTGCTGACCGTAATAAGTTTTCCATATTGTTTTTTATTATTATACGAAATAAAAACAAAAGTGTTACAAAATAATTAGTTCATCATCAATCATTATCTGAATATTAATTTTAAAATTAACTATGCTTCTATTTGAAATAATAATGAAATGTTTGAAAGAATTTAATAATTCATGAATATGGTAGTTATCTGAATTAGCCTTGTAAAAATCAATTGTTGTTTTAATTCTATTATTCAATTCAATTACTCGTATTCGTTGTGAACTAATATCTGGTACGGTTGAAAGTAATTCATTTAAAATAACCTCAATATCTTTAATTAAATTAGATTTATTTGGTTCTGCTAAAAATGAAGGTTGTGTAGTGTATCTATATTCTAATTTTACTGGAAATATCATAATAATCTTTTAATCAGTTAAAAAATTAAATACGTCTTCCAGTACTTCTGCATCGGCATCAGGATTCTGTTCAGTAAGCGAATACATGTACTTAAATCCTTTAAACCTACGAGACTTGAATATTTCATCAATAACCACACTATTATAACTAACATCATTATCTTTAGCATATTCTCTGGCAAGTTTTTCTGCTTCTGCGATTGGTATTGCTCCACCACCAAAATAACCTAATATCCAATAATTTCTTTTCAACTTATTATCGTAGTAAATATTAAAATCAGGATGATTTTTATAATCACTTTTTCCTTCATATAATATTGAGATTAATACCCACACAAATAACAGTACGGAAATCAATATTGTGGCTAAACCTAAATAAAATAATATTCTATTATCATTTTCAATACCACTCGATGATAAGAACGAACTTATTAATAATAATATAAATGCCGTTGACATTAAATTAATTCTTTTCATAATATCTTATTTAAAATATTTCATGTCAGTCCATGCAACACGATTCATTTTATAACCAACACCATCATTACCAATAGCAAAATTCATTGAATCTAGTGCTTCTGGATTAAAATAAATTGGATATTCAGCACCTATTTCAAATTTATCGTTAACCGACCATTTGTCAGGTAATACATCACCTCTAAACATAGCTGTTCCAATTGCTTCAAGTTTATCTGGTAAATGACTCATTGGCGTGTGTTTAGGCACACATAATGCTGTCCTGATTTCTCTTGGTTCACCAATACTATAATTATTGTTCATATTTATTAAAGAAATTGTTTAATTATATTATTAAAGATTTTCTTATTAATTGGTTTAGATAATTTAATGTCAAAACAATTTAATTTATCTGATTCTAAATCTAAATGTGCTGATATAGCAATTACTGGTAACTCAGGATTAATCTTTTTAATTTCAATTGTAGCATCAATGCCGTCCATAACTGGCATCATAATATCCATGAAAATTAAATCAATTTGTTCTTCATTAAATATTTTTAATGCTTCCTTACCATTTCCTGCCTCAAAAATATTAATATTTTTATTTAAAACATAATGTTTTAATAAATATCTATTAATTTGTTCATCATCAACAATTAAAATATTTTTCATGTTTATATTAAGTTTAATATAAATACAATTTATTATATGGAAATTTCAATACCCAATAACTTATTTACCCAAATTAAATAATTAATGGCATCGAAAAAAGGAAGGCTATCTGTAAGTTCTAACATTTCCTGTTGAGAATAACGTCTGGTCTTTGCTACTAACTTTATGATTTCTTTTACTGTCATAACATCAAGTTTTAGTAAAGGTAAATACTTTTAAATTTGAAATTATTTCTCTTTTTTTAATTCAAATCCACATTCTTCTAAAAACCCCTGACCTACAGGACTACCAAGCCATTGAATAGTACTTATAACTATTTTTTCCTCTCGTTCTGTCAGAAATTCACTTGGTTGTATACCATTCTCTTTTGGTGGGAAAACAATCATACTCATATCTTTATCACCATGTTTTTCAATGAATTTATCATGCAATTCCTTTTCTACAGGATTACTCTTATGTCTGTATTTCTTATATCCTTCCATAATATATTTTTATTATTATACGATTTTAATTAAATTATGTTACAAGTTCTAATGATAATTTTCTCTGCTTCTCTGCAATACTTTTTGCTTTCTTATTTTTAAATATATGATATGGAGTATCGCCTTTCTCACTATTACATTTAAAACAACACTCAACAAAATTTGAATTATCTAATATATTATCAACTTTACTTGCAGGTATCATGTGGTCGATTGTAATACAATCTTTAATATTTTGTCTGTTCTTATTTCTTTTAGGAAGATTATAGACTGGCTTATGACAATAATGACAAGTCCAATGACCATTTCTTCTCACTTTTCTCAAAAAATGTCTTTTAACAATGAATAAATATCGCCAATCATTTTCCTGACTATAACTCACATCTAAATCCTGATAATAATTTCTTAATAATAGTGATGCAGAATATGATTTTGGACTTGAAGGTATTGTTAATATGACATGATTTAACCTTCTGTTTTTCGATATGTTATTAAAAACAATTTTCATTTATTTTTTTAGTTCTTTTAATATGCTTTTGCAAATCATAGTTCTTTCCATGTTTTCTGTCGGAGGAAACCAGAATAAACCATCATCGTCAATAACAGTACCAACATAATCATAAAAAATATCTGGTTTATGTTTTAATAATTCTGGAATTAATTCAAAATTATTGCTATTAACATCAAAATAATATTGAAAAAGATTACAAAACCCAAAATCAAATAAATCCGTAGCATCATCAATGACTTGAATTTCCTGTGTGTATATTTTCAAACAAAACTCAAAAAATCTTATCTTCTGAGCAACGCTCATTTTACCTTTATAATATCTAATTTCTTCAATCATAGCTTATTTTTTAAAAAATGTTTTATAATTCGTCTTATGTATTGGATTACTACAATTTCCTTTGTGCGTGAGAAAATCACTACGATTACCATTTACAACCCCAATATAATCACAACCATCAATCTTATATTGATAGATTACCGTATATTGATTTGGAAACCTACTTTGAATAGTATCAATTGGCTGTCCTTCTATCCAGTTCTCACCAATAACTTCATTAGGTCTATCATTATCACTTATTCCACAAGCAATTAATGTAATAAGACTTAAAATTAATAATGTCGTTAATATTTTAATGACTATGTTTTTATTCATATCTTTTATTTTAAAAGTTTGACATTATATTTCTAATTTATTGTTATTATACGAAGATAATAAAAAAATGTTACAAAAAATGAGAGAGCAGTAGTCTGGTTAACTAGCGATACTCTCTCAAATTAATATAAACCCTTAATGACTCAAATATACGAAAAAGACTTATGTTTGTTACAATTCTCGTCCTTATTTTTTCTTATTTAAGAAGACTATTTTCATTGTTCTTAATAAAAAAAGTCAATAATTGCACTGCCAAGCATTTTAAATAAAATACCGACAAAGAATAAAAGCATAAGTAATACTGTTGTAATAATGCCTGTTAATATTATTTTACCTGCATCAATACGATAATCTCTTTTCTCTGGTAACGACATATCTCTTACATAATGATTGTAAGGAATAATACCTATTAAATATAAGATAATAAGTACTGACATAATACTGATTAAACCAACTAAAAAATCTATCATAACTTCTTATTTAAAAATTATTAATCATATTTTTTTAATTTTTCTTCAACACTTTCTAAAATAGCAAGTATTTCAGGAGTCTGTTTTGCTTTGCCTTCAATTAAAACTGGATTAGCAAGTACTTCTTTTAAAAAAGTAGTACTGAAATTATCAATATTATTTCTATCGGCAACAGGATGCATATAATGACCATCATTTTCATCACCAAAAATATTGATAAGCATTGCAATTAAGTCTTTCTGTTCGTCATTAAGACCTAATTCTTTTAACCATACAACAGGTTTTGATTTATCGTCTTCCATTATAATTTTTATTTCACAATAAGGTATATGAATAATACGAAGCGGAGAACGTAATTGCTATTAACTTAAAACTCCCACAAGGCAACGTTTTTAATTTAGTGACACTATGGTGAATCCGCAGTATTCATATACTTTATCGTTATTACATATTATACGATTATTAATTAAAATTGTTACACCACCGTTTCAACTTATGATACCATTTATTATAAATCAAATCTCTTCTTTTTCTTAACACAATACAATTATCACAATTACAATATTCCTTTGGGTTCGAACCCCCTACACCTTCAGGCAATATTGCTAAATTATGTTTATGCACTTTTGGTAGCTTTCGTTTCATATTTTTATTTAAATTTACCAATTTCTTTTCAAAACAGGAAGTTCGAAAATAACTAAATCTTCTTCTCGATAATCTCCATCACCAACCCATATGTCGGCAGGAACAAAATATGATTTATAATCATCTTTGATTTCATAAGTATTAATACTTGCAAATGCCTTATGTGTTGGTTTCCAGAACTCAAACCACTTACGATTAGTTTTTGCTAAAACAATTAAGTTATCTGAGGTCTTATATGTGCTCCAAGGAAATGGATGTACAGTACTATGTGGATAAAAACCATTTTCTTCTTTTAAATCATTCAGGCATTGATTCCAATCATCTAAATTCCTGATATTTTTAAAATAACATGGACTATCTGAACCAGTACAAGAACCAATATGTTTTAACTCACCTTGTTCCTCTACGAATATTTCGTTATAAAATGCCATAATAATTAGTCGTTTTTATATAATTTTTTTATCTGTTCCGTAATTACAATTATAATATCGGAAATTCTTTTGTTTTGCTCAGAATACCTTATCATTGTCTCATTATTTGATTCATCAACAACAATCTTAGTACCTTTATGTTCGACACTTATTTTCATAACTTTTATTTAAAATTACCAATTGATTTCAATTTCATATTCCCCTGCTTCAAGTAGACCTTTTTTATGTAGGTCATTGGCAAGTACTTCTAAATTAGGATAGAAATTTCGTTGCCAAAACAATTTAATTTCCCAATCCTCTGTTCTATCATCAACAGGTTCTTTAGGGTCACGTTTTAACCATGATTCGAATTTAACACCCATTTCACTACCATTAACTACTTCTGGAATGCTTTCAGCCATATTAGCATCGTTTTCATCAGCTTCATCATAAGGAACACTTAGATGAACCATACCTCTACCTTGACAACCATCTTGTTGTTGAAAACTATATGGTTTACCATAGGTTTCCTTAACTAAATCATCCCAATCAAATACATCAATTATTTTTTTTGTTTTTACCTTAATCATAATCACAATTTTTTTAGAACAGTACTTACTTTATTTTTCATTGCATTTACCTTCGAAACAAATGTTTCAGTATCTAAGTCCGAAGTAGCTTTTGCTTTCAAATGTACAGGAATGTCTTCACTTAATGCCTGTAATTGATTTTCAAGTAGACTTAAGGTCTTGTAAATACCATCAGTATTTTTTTCATTTAACTTATTAAGTACATCAGAACTATATACGCTTTTTGAACCCACACCTGTTTCAAGAACGTTTGTGATTTCTAACCATAAGTGATGTACGTCTTCAAAATCATCAGCTTTCATTGGTAGTGATTTCTGAAGTTGTAAATTATTTATTGAAAAAGAACTACCACTATCTTGCCAACCACCATAATATGAGTATTGAAGTACGTTATCTTCACCTAAAACAACACTTAAGGTCATCTTATTCCCAAATTGTTCATTAAATGAGTCTGAATACGATTCATCATATAGTCTGAAAATAATTAGTCTCTTTTTCATAATATTTTTGTATTACTTATAGTAGTTATACGAAAAATCCTTAATAATGTTACATATTAAGGATTTGATTCAATTATTTTATTGTAATTAATTATCAATAAATTTTTTATACTCTTTAGGTATTTCACCTTCAAACTTCTGCCAATTAAATTTAGACGATTGAGCATTATATTCTGCTACTAATGAATTATAAGACGCTTTTATTCCTGCTAATTCAATTCTCCATTGATTCAATTGTTCTTTATCAGTCCTATCCCAATCTTTTCTTTTCACATCTTCATAATCTTCCACCATCTGATTAATGTTTGCCTGATAAACTTCGATATCTTTTTCCTTTTTATCTAGTTCGGCAGATGCATTTTTGAACCACTCGTATTTTTCTAACATTGCAGAAGGTGAAAATTCTTCTTTAGCGACATCAACGGCATCCCTTGTGAAAAAATTACAAGTTTTGATTACAAATAATCCAATAAATACCGCTACTACAATTAGTACTATCTTATATGTTTTCATATTAATTGGCTTCGAAATTTATAATAATATTTTTCACAGCTAGTGGTTGGTCTGAAATATGTAGTATCTGACCACCGCTTACATAATGTTGATGATAACGACCTTGAACATCCCACCAAAATAAATAAGGTATTGACGAACCATATGTTCCATCATCTTGAATCACTTCCTTAGTATAATAATTACTTCCACCAATATTAACTTTCATTGCTTCATCCGAACCAACAATATCACCAGTACCACCATTAAGTGTTGTTGGAGTTAATCTCTTACCTGAACTAGTTACCTTACCATCTACAGTCGAATAAATAAGTACCTGACCAGACATCGATGAAATCACATATAGATGTTTAATCGAACCCGGTTTGTTTTCCTGTTCTAATCTTTTAGCAACATTACTTTGTTCAAAAGTTAGACCATCTGATTGTACTTCAACTTTTGCTTCTGCCTTTTTTACACCCGATGATGATTCAGGTACGGCATCTGTTGCATCACATCCAGAATTACTCATTAATGCGAACATCAATAAAATTGTAAAAATACTAAAATTTTTTTTTTCATAATTACTTTTTTTTTTGTTAATAATTTATATTTAAAAACCATTTATTTTTATATAAAAAAGCATCCAATATCACAAGGATGCATTTATATTTGTGTTAAAGAATGTCGTCTGTCGGGTCTCTATCAAGTAATAGAAACATTCCAACACCAAGACATAAAATAACTCCAAATACTACTCCCCATCCAACAAACCAGTCTGCCCAATAAGTTGTTAGGTCTTTACTTACTGCTCCCAATAAGGTAAACAGTATAAGTAATAGTACTAATCCAATAAGTTGTTTGATTTTCATAAATTTAATTTTAATTAATACTTAATATAAATATCTTCTTGACTTTATTATACGATAATTATGTCAAAAGGTTACAAAGAATTAAGATAATAATCACTTGACATTAATTCCTGTGTATTTTCAAATCTTAAATTAAATAGGTCAGAAGGAATGCAAATTAATTCTAAATCCCACTTAAGTAATTCTTCTCGCATAGCAAGAAACAAATACTCTTTATCAATCAATCTCTTATCGATTTTAGAACTACTCGACATGATATAAACTCTATTATCATCAGGAAACGCACAGAGCTTGAAGATAAAATAATCTGTACGTAAGACATAATGAACGTTACTATGATTGCCATGTCCTACTGGATAACTTTTTAATTTAGTCATTATATTAGTTTTAATGCTTCCTGTAAACCTGCTTCTAGTGCTTCTTCATAAGAAGAATAAATACACTCTAAATCAATTAAAATTCTTTTATCTACTTGATTAATATCTCCCATGTATTTATTACTTAACTCTCCGTAAGCTATAGTAATATGAATATTATGTTTTTCTCTCAACCATTTTTGTAATAATGATTGACGAGGTGCTAAATATGCTTCTGATTTATTATTTGCTTTTTCTTTTGCAGATTGAAAATATCTACCTTCACAAACATATTCACCATTCTCATTTAAATCAGTACGTCCATTTAATTTACCAAAATAATTATACCATGAAGTATTAAAAATATCTTGTGGAAATTTCTTTTCTTTAGCTATTTTCGCTGTTTCAAAACTAATTACTTCTTCTTTCATAATTTTTAATTAAAATTACCATTCAAAATGTTCGGTTATAATTTTTAATGCCTTATCAACTTGGTTAGTCATAACATACCAAAACATTCTGATATCAGCAATGATATGATATAACCAATATATGTTTTTAAATAACCACTTATTCATATTACCTAATGCTAAGTAAAAAATTAATTAATAAATCATGATTAAATGCAAAATCATAGTCTTTCAACATAGAAGTACTCACCCATGCATAATCTGTACATTCCTTCAAGTCTAACTTTACATCAGGTCTATTAAGTAACTCAAACACAAACTGTAATGCAGTACCATTTAATGTATATGGTCTGGTATAATCACTATTAATCACATCAAATGCTCTTATATCAATACCAGTTTCTTCAAATAATTCCCTATAAGCAGCATCTAAAAAGTTTTCATTAAATTCCACATAACCACATGGTAAACACCATTTACCTGCATGATTCATATTCTCTGAACGTTTTACAATCAATACAAAACCATTTACAAGTACTAATGCATCAGTACTAACGCTTGGACTTATCCAATGCTTATTGCCCTGAGTATCGGTTATTTCTTTATTTGGAGTACTGTTAAATCTACCCATTATTTATATTTTTGGTTATAGTACTTATACGAAAATCAATAATAAAAGTTACAATATGTTATCATAAACTTCTTTATCGATTTTAATCAGGAATTTAAAACTAGATTTCCTTACTGCATCTGTACTCATGCTTTCAATTTTCTCGATAATTTTTTCGTAAAAACTAATAACTCGTTTTAATTCACTCCATGACTTATCAAGACTAGTATAATCAACTGGATGACATTTTCTGGTCTGACAAGGATAATCAATTTGAGTAGGAAGAAAAACTACCATAGGACAAGCACTGCATTCATGTCTGTAATCTGAATCTACTATATATTCAATACATAATGCACAAGTATTTACTCTTGTTCTATGTATATTTTCTCTGTACTCATAAAGAATTTTTCTCAATGCAGTTAATAATTTTGTTTTTTTACTTTTTATAGGCATAATATTGTATTTTGTTTATAGTAATTATACGAAGAAAAGGTAAAAAGGTTACAATTTAAAATCCCTGTCAGTCTGGTTAACTGAATACAGGGATTAATAATATTATAAACTATCATCAGAAGTTTATCAGGCTTCTGACAAATACTTATACGATATAAAATAAAAATTGTTACAATTATTGTAATTGCTTCAGTATTGCTTTGGCAATTCTCAACCTTTTAGCAAACCCTTCAGGATTTAGTTTAAACCAAAACTGACTATCATCATTAAATGCATAGCTATTATTGCAATCAAAAAATGTATCGGGCTTGTATTGTAAAAATTCAGGAATCGTAGTAAATATTTGAAGTTTTTTTGGATGTCGATAAATATCAACACCAAAATAATTACGGTAGATATTGCAAAATGACAACGTGTTAAGACGATAATAAGGATAAGCACGAGGATTAGTTAATACATCAATAACGTATTTAAGAAATCTTATCTTCTGTGCCTTTGGCATCTTACTTCTAATAAATTTTATTTCTTCTTTTGCTTCTACCATTAGTAATTATTTAGTTAGTATTTCTTCTGGCAATGCTGCTATTGCTAAATTACCATCCTTTGTAAACCAATAACAGTTAAACGTATCTATTGATGGTTTACGACCTACATTAATTTTAATCTTTTTTTCTTCGTCTGATTTGAGATATACAACATCCCCTACATTAATTTCTTCCATAATATTTTTGTTTAAGTAAATATATTAAATATGATAATAATTTGCAAGAATTAATCAATAATCTTATTTATACGGTCTCTGGAAATAATTAAACCAATTGACTTTCCCCTAGCAAATGATTTTAATTGCATTGGGTCAGTATGAACATCTAATTTACCAACATCATCTTTTAAAGTAGTGCTATTGATTTTAATTATTTCATTATTTAGTGAATCTCTGAGTTCTTTTAAATAAGGTTTCTCATAGGTTTTAAATAAATCCAATACAGTATCTAATTTTTCATAACCAAGTTTACTGATGATATCATTGGTTAGTAAATCGATTTCAGTAAGGTCTTTGCCTTTTTTAAATTCTTCGATATTCACGGGATAAAATCCTTCATCATCACAATCGTTTTCATCGAGATAACCACCGAAAACATCTAATAACGTCTTCATGATTTCAACCGACTTACCACTGCATCCAAGCATTAAAAGTACACCATCGATATTGTGGTCGATTTCTGCTGTATCATCAATAAAAATACTAAGCATTCTGTTTATATAACCATCATAAAAAACTAATCTGAAATAATTAGAACTATATGATGATACTACTCGAACTTCACCATACTTGGCTTCCAGAACTTCTTTAATTTCCTTAAGACTAGTTCCTTTTCTAATTATTGCTTTTGTATCTACTCCCATGATAATCTCGTGTTTTAATTATAATTATTATACGATTATTAAGTCAAGATGTTACAACTATTCACCAATAATTTCATTACAGTACTTATCACATAATATCTCACCTTCATCACTAATAAATGCAAACCTTTTAAATGTACTGATGACATCGACATCGGTTATGTAGGTTTTGGATATAAACTTTCTTCGCATAAACCTACGCCAATTAATACTCTCTCTGTAATCAAAATGCCATATGAGCAAACACGTATTAACAATAGTATAGACTATTAGTAGAAATAATGTTATTAATCCCGCAACAACATACCATAAATATATACAAATGTATTTCATTGTTTTTAATTAAAACTTATGTAAATTATCTCTTAATTTGTTAATTGTAAAAAAATATTTTTTTAAATCCTCTACAGTAAAATCACATATTGGTGATATGTTTTCTTCATCATTATATTTTCTTAGTAGTACTAAAAACCTATCAAATAAATTATATTTAGTAATGTGTTTTAAAGGAAATTCTCTGTCAAATCCACCAGTACTACCACAATCCTCTACTTCTAAAAACTCAACAAGTGACAGGGCTTTATAATGATATTTACAATAATTATTTGGATGATTTACCCATTGAGTCATTTGATGAAAATTATCAAATATTTCCTGAAGTACTACTATTCTTTTCATAGTTTTTAATTAAAAAAATATGATATTATATATGTTATTAATATCCCGATTATAACTCCTATAATGAAATTATATAATTTAAACCATTTCTTATTATTATCAATCGCACGTCTGTAACCAAACTCAACTGCCATACGAATAAACTCCCTCATACCACCTTTAGGATTTATTTCCTTAAAATGATTGAAACATTCGTTCCCAAGTTTATTGTAAAAATTTTTCATCGTTGTTTTATATTTAATTCAGTACTTCTTTATCGATTTTAATCATGAATTTAAAACTAGATTTCCTTACAGCTTCTGTACTCATTGATTCAATTCTCTCAATAATTTTTTCGTAAAACCTAATAACTCGTTTTAATTCAATATCTTTATTTTTTTCAACACCATATTGACAATCAACAGGAGCACATTTTCTACTAAGACAAGGATAATCAGTTTGAGCAGGATTAAAAACTACCATAGGACAACCATAGCAATTATCCCAATAAGTATTTATAACCACCATATATTCAGTACATAATGCACAATCAGTTATTCTAGCTTTATGATTGTTTTCTCTGTACTCATTGAGTATTTGTCTTAATATTTTGAGTAATATACTCTTTTTGCTTTTTCTCGGCATGATTTTATTTTATTATACGAATACTAATTAAAAAGGTTACAGAATAAGCCTTAGTTTAATAATTTATAATCTTCATACCTACCATTACCCCTAAAGATACGATTTAAAACCCTCTTTTTGGGTTTAGGTAGTCTGATTTTCCATTTCCATGTCTCACCCACTTGTTCCCTCATACTTAATTGAGTTAGTTCAGAACAATATAAACTTATGAGAATTTCTAATGGAGTGTAATCAGGATATCTAAAAGTATTGCATATTTCTTCATGTATGATTTCCTGAAAATAAGTTAGCTTATCTGGAAGAACTTCTTGAATAATTGTATATAACTTATTGGCAATATATCTGTCAGCCGACTTATCGTCTTCCTTATATTCATAACCACATCTAATCGCCCATAATTGCCTTAAGGCAATAAGTAAGTTGTCAAAGACATAATGATGCTTATACATTAAAACTACATGTCCTTCAAATCCCTTAATTTCTTTCATAATAAAATATTGTTGGTTATAAGTATTATACGAATAAAAACTGTAGATGTTACAATATTAATAAATTATCACCAACATAACTTACAATAAAATAATCAAGTTCATCACAACAAACAGTACTGCCATTATACCAGAAAAACAATACCTTAAATCCTTCAACACATAAATAACCATATATTCCATCAAGTTTGGTATATACAGCACCATTATAAACTTCTGTTGTTCCATTTTTCTTATTAAATAAATGACATTCGATTTTATTCATAATAATATGGTATGTGATAATATTAACTATCGTTATAATACTTATACGAATAAAATGTAAAAATGTTACAAAAAAAAGGGTAGAGGAAATTTTCCATCATACCCTTTTCTTAGTTATTAACCCTGATTTAAACGAATAACTTTTATACGAATAAAAAGTAAATATGTTACATTATTTAGTCAGTATTTCTTCTGGCAATTCAGATATGGCTAAATGACCTTCTTTTGTATACCAATAACAATTAAACATACGTATTGATGTCTCATGCCCTACATTTATTCTGGTCTTCTTTTTCTTGTCTGATTTTAGATAGACAATATCTCCTGCTTTAATTTTTTCCATAATAAAATTTAATTTAATATTATTATATTTTTTCACTTTCTATTTATACTATTTCTTCTAAATGATTTAAACTATCCTGCATGTTGTAAACAACTTCATTTAATCTGTCATTTACTTTATTTAATTCCTGCATAATACTTGGCTTTGCAATTGCTTCGTTATCTTCTAGTTTTTCACCTTTATTCATCCCTACTGTTGTTCCAGTTAAAGACAGTTCCATACTTTCTAATCGTTGTTGTACCGAACGTAAATTGTCTAGGGTTTCTCTAAATCCATTTAAACGTATTTCGAAGTACTTTTCTTTTTTTACTTGGTCACTACCATTGTCTTTCATATAACTATTTTCCATAATATTTTTGTTTAGTTTATTTATTTTATAATTTAATTCCTTTAAGCCGTTCTCAATATTGTCTTGATTATGTATTTTAAACCCATTCATAGATAGCAAAGATAAATATAATATCTCATATATAAAATAGTTGTGTTGAAAAAAATAAATGTTTTTTATAAGTACTTATTAATTAGTCGTTTGTAATCTCAAAAACCAAGGAATTGGATAAATATAGATAGTATTTGGATATGTAATTAATTAATTTTGTTTTTGATTAAAGAACTTTATTAATCTTATTAATCCTTTAAGAGTTTCTGTGTCAATTAAATTATATTTAATTATTTTTTCCTTTGGTCTGTTATTTATCCATCCAGAAGTTAATTTATTGTTTATTTTTCCTTCATACATTTAAATATGAGTTTTTTACAAAAATATTACAAAAAAATCGTAATAATTTTTAAAAAAACTTACAATAGTTATACTAATGAAATAAAAATAATTATATTTGTACTATGCCGAAAAGACCAATGACAAATCAAGAAGCAAGAAATAAGCTAAATCAATTGGGTCTTATTTATGATTTTAGCTTATTTGAATATAATGGTAATAGAGATAATAAATCAATAATTATTTGTCCTGAACACGGAGAATTTAAAAATAATTATCATTATGTCATAAAATCATATAATGGTTTAGTTTGTAAGGAATGTAGAAATGAGTATCAGCAATTAAAAATATTTCAAAATATTTATGGTAATGATTTTGATTTTAAACTACATCTAATTAGTTTAATTAAAAATTTAAAACATAATCATATCGATATAAATAAAATTGTTAATGATATTCAATATAATAGTACAAAATCAATTATTAAATTATGTTGCAAAAAACATGGTGAGTTCAATACTACTTATCCTACATTAAAATTAAAAACTGGTTGTCCTGATTGTAAAAAAGAAAATGGTCGTGGTAGAAGAATTTATGATTTGAAATATATACAAGATATTGCAAAATATAATAACTGTAAATGTATTAGTACTAAATATAAAGGTTTAGATAACCGATATGATTTTATTTGTGAGAATAATAATCATTTTACCACTACCCTTAGAATGCTTGTTAATGACAATAAAAAGGTCTGGTGTAATTGTAAACTATGTAATCCTAAAAGAATTTCTAAAGCAGAAGATATAATTGCAGACTATCTTAATGAAAATAATATCTTCTATATTACTGAAAAAAGATTTGATGATTGTAAAAGTGATAAGAATAGACCATTACGTTTTGATTTTTATTTACCTGATTATAATATTTGTATTGAATATGATGGTAAACATCATTATGAACCTATTAAATATTTTGGTGGTGAAATAGTATATGAAAGAACAATTGTTAATGATGTGTTGAAAAATAAATATTGTGAGGATAACAACATTAAACTTATTAGAATACCATATACAGAAAAAAATAATATATGTACAATACTAAATAGTTATTTCGCTGATAATCAGTACATTATAAAATAAAAATACAAAAATGGGGTAATAACTATGATTTAAACGTACTTTAATTCAGGAATAATATAATTTACTGTACTTTTTTATAATATATAATGGGTATTGATAATCAGGATGTTATACGGTGTACATTGGTAATTAATAATATAGTGGTGGGTCAGAATGGGTTTTTGTGGGTGAAAATGGGAGAAACGTATGCCCTACACACGCAATTTCGTCAAGAAATATTTTTCTGAGAATCTGATATTATAATTTTTTATAATAATGGACAATAGATTACAATTTGTTACTCAAATCACACATTAGACTTTCATTCTGTTACTCAATTCATAGTTTATACTTTCACATTATAACTTTTAACGGACAATAGATTACGATATATAACTTGGACATTGAGTAAAATGATAAATAAAAAAGGTCAGGGTAACCACTCCCTGACCATATAACCAAAACACACAATAGAAGAATACTAATCAAAAATTAAAAAATATGATGCCTTTCTTTGGTGAAAGGACTTTAGAAGTAAACTCTATTACCTTTTATACGATAGTTATTTAAATATGTTACAAAATACCCAATCTTTTTTTGATTGAGGTAAATACGACCTGACCTACTTCGTTTAGACTAGATGATATTTTTTCATCATTATCTTTAATGATATTCTTTACGTAATCTATTTGAAAGTAGTTAAAGGTTTGTTCGTCACAATTTGGATGTTGACCATCACCAAAATTATTAATTATTGAAATCAATAAATTTTTACTTTCAGGGCTAAACTCAACTTCTTTTAGGTTTACGATAGGAATAAGAGTTTCACCATCTTTAGGGTCTTCGTCATCGAAATCGAATACGTGAATACTATCAATACCTAATTGGTCTACAGCATAATCTTGTAGGCTATCTATAAGATTAACCAGACCTTCTAAATCGTCTTTGGCACTATCATTAAGACTTTCACTGGCTATATTATTATAGTGTTTATCTATAACGCCAAGTAAAGTTCTTTTCTGGTTACGTAATTCTGACCAGTCTATATTTTTTATTAATTCTTCTGCATTCATAATTTTTTGTGTTGGTTATAAACTTAATACGATAATTAATTTGTTTTGTTACAATAAAAGAAAGCAACCTACCTTGCCAAGGAGCTTCTTAGGGACTGGCTCTACAGTACGCCTCCACTAATCCATCTGAACTATCACTGGCTAGGTGATGGCAGTCTGGTTTAAAATTTCCATTACTTCTGTTATCAGAAGCATCCTGTTCAGCTTCATCAGATTGCTTTCGATTCCAATTTCACAAATCTGAACTGTTACCAGTTCGTTGAGTTTATTATACGAATTACTGTACAATATGTTACATTATATATCGTACATTGCTTATTTATAATAGTTCTAAATAGTCGTACAATGGTGTTGCGTGGAGTCCACTTGGTCTCTGGTTTGTGTTCCAGTTACAACTACTGATAATATGTTAGTTAGACAATCATACTTATTATACGATGGACAATAGGAAAGGTTACATCTGGACAATACTTTATTGCGTACAATGGTGATGGACATTTTAATTAAAAAACCACCCAGAATAACTAGGTGGTAATTTTATATAAAACTAATATTTGAAAACTAAATGTTTTCAAAGTGCGAATACAAATATACTAAACATTTTTAAGTTTTCCTAATTATAATTAATAAAATTCATAAGGTCTTCTAACTCAGCACTTATGTTAATATATTTTATTAATACGTCATCGAGATATGATTTGATTTTGAGTTTATGTAGCATAGCGAAGCCCGATGAATCGATAAAGACTACATTAGATAGGTCGAGTATGATATTATTTTTTGCTACGTTCATCAGACCTATTAGCATGGTTTCGATTTCTTTAATCATTTGTTTTTCACTTACAGGTTTCCAATTAAGAATTTGACTTGTTTTAGCATCAATTTCGATGTCAATATAATCACCATCGTCATCTGGTCCACCAATGTTTATGTTTTCTGGCACATAACCATCGCTTTCAATTAATTTTTCACTTTTGTCATTATAATATTGACAAACACATAAGTCTGAACATTTTGCTGTTACTTTTAAAATTCCCATGATATTTGTGTTTTAGTTATAATTATTATACGAAAAAACTCTGCAAAGGTTACAGAGTTTTTAATTAAAAAGTTATTCGAGTTCAAGCAATTTCTTTTGTGTCTTCGGACAATACCCACTACGTTCTACAAAAGTTGAATACGAACCACTAACACTTTTAATTTGGTCGATATTATTAAGAATGTATCTAGCGATATTATGCATTGCACGTTGACTAGTTCTACCGAAATAACAATCAAATTTTAAAGTGCCGAATTTAGGAACGAAAACTTCTCCGAGTGCATTTGTTGACCAGTATTTTTTAAAATCCTTATATGAGTTTATTTTGTCTCTTGGAAATTTATATTCAGGAAAATTGCCATCATTCTTTTTAAAGTATTCATATTCTTCTTTTACATTGTCTTCTGAATAGAAACGATACCAATTTCGAACATTATACTTTTCTAATTCCTTGTTTTGTTCTCTTATGTTCTTAAGTGAACAATCTTTCAATCTTATTTTTGTTAAACCTCCCATAGTGTTTTGTGTTTTGGTTATAACTATTATACGTTTTTAATTAAAAAAGGTTACAAAAAACGGCAACAAATATAGTTTGCTGCCGTTATATAGTTGTACATTGATACTATTGATATTCTAACATGTATTCAAGTACTTTGCTGTCGGTTTCTCTGCGTTTTTCAGGTGCAGCAATGTTTCTGCTATCATCGTGAATATAACGATTAATAGCATTGTAAATCAACCAGTTATTTACCTTACCATTATAACCCAGACCAACATTATTGGCTTCAGAAGTAATGGTATTCATAATATCATTCATAGTGTTGAACTTAGAGTTTTCAATCATAGAAATCTTACAAGCCTTAAGAACTTCTTCAATACGGGCTTCAGGGTTAGTTCTCCATTGTTTTCCAAGTTCTTCATATTTACCTACGATTGAAGTCTTAACGTCATCAATGTTTTCTAATACCTTTACTAAGATATTGCTAAACTCTTCAAGTGAATGAAGGATTGAACTAGTATGTTTACCTTGAACAACAAGGTTATACTCTTCCATTTCTTCAATAGGAACAACAAGTCCGTTAGAACATACTAAACGATAAAACCCTGCAATACCTTTGTATTTAGTTAAACCGTTATAACTGTGTTGAAAGTTCCATATGAACTTAATAACGTCATTAGTACCTGCCATTTTATATGAAAATCTAGGGTCTTCAATGGTATAACTACCATAAAAACGTGCGTTATTAGTGTGACTGTAAACAACACTAAAAGCAATATTATGGTCGTTTAGAATTTCTTCTACCTTTGGAAATATCATTTCGTTAGGAACAAGTTCGTAACGTGGTGAACAGTAGTTTAAATCCATTTCTTCACCATCTACAATACCTCTAACTATCTTAGAGTATTCTTGATTGGTTTTGTTTGGATTGTCAATTAACTCAACTGGAAAACATAGCTCATCTAATGTGCAAAATGTAGTTCCTTTTTTTTCTGTAGTTGTCATAATTTTTATTGTTTTGGTTTATATACTGATTATACGATTTTTAATTAAAAAGGTTACAAAAAGAAATCCCTGCGAACCACCACAGGGATTGAATTGAAGTAATAAACCAAAACATATACAAACAAGCAACAATTATATTATTTATATTTTTCGTCCACGGCTGACTTAAATGCTTCATCACTACCGTACATTAATAATTTCTTATGATATACTTGAACAAAGCCAGTTCCTGCTCTTGTGTAATAATTACCTCTGTCATCTACAAGTATATCGGTTTTATTTTTCTTCATGAACTTAATAATTTCTTTATCAACTTTCTCAGGAACAGGCATACTGGTGTCATGTTCAATTCCTAATTCATCAAAAGGAATTATATCGGGCTTGTCTCCTTGTCTTGTTCTGAACTTTATGGTGAAGTGACCATAAGGTCTGAGTTTGTGATAGTGTTCTGTCTTTGTTAAGTCAAATGTTAAGCTGTTCATTTTGTTTGTGTTTTGGTTTAGTTATTATACGAACATTCTTATCTCGATGTTACAGTTATTAACTGAAATAAACCATTAATTCTGTTTCAGGATTTAAGTCAATAACCATCTTCATCTTATCAATAAGTAGTTCACGGTTACCATTAGAAGTCGCATAATTTAGGTTAATTCTAATGTCTTCGATTGTAGTGGCAAGTGTGTCATCACTACCGAATTTAAACCATAATCCAAGTTCGTCATCTGTACATTCAATTTCTTTTCTATGAATGTTTTCAATACGTTTCAATCTCTCGATAAGGTTCTGTACATTCCCGTTCTTCAGGAATTCGAACATTGCTTCTTCACAACTGTATCTGTATTGGATTAAATTTTTCATTGGTTTGTGTTTTGGTTTAGTTATTATACGAACATTCTTATCTCGATGTTACAAAATTATTTAGTTTTCCAAAATAAATCTTCCATTGCATCTAAATAAGAATTAATCTTATTCCATTCCTTAACTGTTACTCTCTCACAATTAGTTAAACCATATCTATCTAAAAGTTCATAAGTATTAAATTTTCTATCTAAATGGATTTCATTAGGTTTAGTAACATGACGTGTATCATCAGTATTATTGCAAAACAATACAACACTTTCAACATCCATACGGACTTCACCATCTTTATTAATTGTTAGGTTAGATACTTTATAATAATAGTGTTGGTCTAATCCGAATTTACCACGATAATAACCACCATTCTCATTAAGGTCTTTAATGAATGCTAGTTTCTTTTTATTATGTTCTTCGAATTCTTTTTGGTCTTCAAGTTTTTCTTGTTCTTGAATTTCAAGTAATTCTTTACCTGTTTTATCAGGATGTAATTGAATTAAATATTCTAATGATTTCATTGGTTTGTGTTTTGGTTTAGTTATTATACGTACATTCTTATCTCGATGTTACAAATTAAAGTAATTAATTAACCTCTCAATTTCATGGCTTTTTAAAACATATGCTTTATAGTTCCATCTAAAATGCCCATATCCCAATGATTTGTCAGGTTGTTTTAATTTCTTTGTACCATTAAAACATATTCTTCTTAACATAGGTTCAACATTAATCGCATCACCTTTATATATCATATGTACAATTTTATCTGCTAATGCTATAAGGGCATGAGATTGATTATTTATTAATCCAGTAATATCCCAATTGATTAAATCTTTATAAGATATAATAGCAAATTTTTTTGATTTCTTTTCAATTTTTAATATACTTTCATCAAGTACAGGGAGTTCATTTTCAATCTGCTTAGTTATTGATTTTAAATGATTCCAGTATGAAGATAAAAACTGAATATTATTTCCTATGAAATTCATATCTTAATAGATTAGGATTAAAAATAATTTGATGTTCGTTATTTAAAACAAATTTCGGAAAACAATTTGGATAGTCTCTAACCCATTTATCCAAATATCTAATATCAATAAATCTTAAATCATCAAAGGGTTTAAGAGTATTAGATATTTTATTTAATATTGTAGTCCAGAGTATCATAATAACGAACAATATTTTTCGGTTAGAATAGTCTTAATTTTATTATATTTTTTTCTTGTATCTTTACCTTTAGGGCAAGAGGTAGATATTTCAGATATTTTCTCACCTGTTGTTGTGCATAATAAACCAATTGAGTTTGGTGTTGATGCTAATCCCGTATAAAATATTATATAATTCATAATTGTTTTGGTTTGTGTACATTATATTATACGAAGAAACCCTGTAAAGGTTACAGGGTTTTTAATTAAAATGGTTACAAAAAAACCCCGAACATTTAGTACAGGGGTGAAAAACTTTGATGTTTTTACTTCCGGTTCTTCTTAACAGTATGTTGCTTCCCTAACAAGTTGTTTAATACGATTTTTTTCTTTTGTTTTTGAACAGGAAAAACGATTCTTTTTATCTGCAAGTTGTTTTTCAGTTGGTTTAAATCTGTTTGTACGTGCCATAATAAATTGGTTTTGATTTACAATTATTTATTTTTGTATTGGTATTATATGTTTTTCACAATCAATACACCAAAAATCCTCTTCATCACTCATATTAAAAAATTCAATATCGGGTTTTTTACCATTTAAGTCCACCCATGCTTTGCCCTGTACATTAGTACTCTTACATATTGGACATTGATAAATTATTTCTTCCATGATTTATTGTGTTTTGATTTAATTATTATACGTAAATTAAACTGTAATTGTTACAATTCATTATACCATTTAATAAATTTAACTACTCTGTTATAGATACCTTCAATATCATTGTTTAATATTTCTGATAACATATAATCAGGATGAAATATTTCAGTTTCCCAATGGATATATAATTCGTCATCATACTGAAAATCATTTGTCTTATCAGTACATTCTTTGACAACAGGCATTAACCAATCCCAAGATAAATGAAATTTTAGTGATGCAATACAAGTTTCCATTGGTATTGAACCACTTTTTAACTTAACTTTATAACCATCAGATTTATCTTTAATTGGATATTTTTCAAATCCCATAAACTCTGCTATGAGTTTATTATTCTCGTTTATATTTTTTTGTTCCATTGGTTTGTGTTTTGGTTTAATTATTATACGAAAAAACCCCGTAAAGGTTACAGGGTTTTTAATTAAAAACTATTTTATTTTATTCATCTTTAGGTGTTAATATTCTTAAAATCTCATTGGTGATTTTAGGTATCATAACTTTATTAATTTCATCATACCAACCCTTTACATTATCATTATTATCAACTTCGTGTACAGTAGTACAATTGCAACCTACTACGGGTTTTTTGTGACAATATGCTGCCATATCTTTTAATAAATAAAACTGCTTAAATAGTTCAGATAATTTCCAACCTTCATTCTCTGTAAAAGTTGTTTTATCTAATAACGGAGCATCATAAATATTATGTATGTAATCAGCTTTAACAAAACAACCTTTTTTACTGTCGTACTTTTCCATTTGTCCCATAAATGAACTATCAATATGTTGATGAGAACTTATATCTCTGGCAATATGAGGATTTTTATTATTTGTATAAGTTTCAACATATCCAAAACCCCAATACCAGTCACAATCCCAAGTTGGTGACTCTAACCAATATTTAGTACCTTCTTTGTCTTCACCCAATAAATAAATATCTTTACGGAATGCGTGACTTTTTTCTTTGTTTAATACTGTTTTCATTACTTTGTTTGTTTTGGTTTACTTATTATACGATAAAAACCCTTAAAGGTTTCAAATCTCTAAGGGTTTTTAATTAAAAACTTAATACTTGTCAACGGACAATCCTTTACTGCACATTGATAAACTATAACCTTCTGCAACTAATTTATTAATTAAAGCTGCATTGCTTTCGTGAATAAGTATATCATGTACATTGCTATAATTATCTACCACAGGTACATTAAAACTTACTTTAGGACTGTTAGATTCACTAATAATTTCAATTGCTTTTGCTTTGTCTGCTGCATTCATTGCTTTGGTTGTTTTGGTTTGTGTACATTATATTATACGTTTTTAATTAAAAAAGGTTACAACTACTACAATAAAAAAGACCTCTGCACATATTTCAGAGCAGAGGCGAAAACTAATGTTTATTCTTACCAGTTTAAAATTTTCTATTATATCATATTTAATATTATTATTTTACTTTAATTAGGGTGAGCCTCTTATCGGGTACGCTGTTATCATAATATAAAATTTAGTTACCAACAAGGCTAAGTTCCGTTAATTAAGATTAATCGGTTGCTTATCCTTTGTCCATTGTATTGGTTCACCTACCTTTTTGCTTCCTGAGTATTCTATTGGTTCGCTATCATCGTAGCAAACTATATCCCCATCTTCAATCCATCCGTGGCAAAGTACGCTTGGGTCACGCATATCTAATATTTTTCCGCAACCTTCGCATTTCAATTGATGTTCTTTTGGTATCATAAAATTTTTAGTTTTTAAAACCGCCCAGTTGCTAACAATATGTATAGCAAATAAGCCAGTTAAGTTAGTATTTCATTTCAAAATTTATAGTGTGGCTTACTTGCCATACACTCGTCCGTTAAACCTAAATGTACATTATTATACGAATATAATAAAAAAATGTTACATCTGTACATTAAAAAATCCCTGCGAACTACCACAGGGACTTAAACACTAAAAACTAAATTTGTTATTTTCATTACACATAATATTATACGAAAAAACCCCGTAAATGTTACAGGGTTCAATTCTTTTTGTACATTATATCTTATACATGACCACCAGATTTAACGGTATTAATAACATCCTCTAATGTTCTGGACAATGGTTCAAAATGCATATCTCTTTCAATTGGTAAACCAAAAGGAGGAAATTTAATGGACATTAGTTCAGACATTGATACATAACCACATTCAGCCATCTCAGGGTCACCGAGGTTAACAAATACCATATAAGTATCATCATCTAACTTTTCGTAGATGTACCAAGTGCAAGCACCACCACCAAATAATTTCATTACTATCTTAATCTCGGACATTGATTTTTGGCTTGTGTCGCCTTGCTTTTCAAATGCTTTCTCGATTGCTTTTGTTATAATTTTCATTACTTTATGTTTTGGTTTAGTTATTATACGTTTCTTAATTAAAAAGGTTTCATGAACATTGTATTTTTTTATATTTGTGGTGTTATTGTATCAATAAATGTTAACATTGTTTTTATCTTAATGCTATTAATTTCTTTTTTTACCTCTGCAATTCTTTTAAAAAACTCTGCTTTATGTTTTGTTTCTAATTTAATAATTAACTTATCATTTATATTGCTAAGTACCTTAGATTGAATTGAAGTGCTAAGAGTATATTTAACATGACAAATGCCTAAAATATTATGATTCTTTTTACCATAATTAATATCTAATTTTTCAAATAATCCACCTTCAAAAGTATCTGAAATAACATTTATAAATTCTCTTTTAATTGAAAATGAAAATTCTGTTTTTGTTGATAATGGTTTCATTGCTTTGTTTATTTTGGTTTATATGAACATTGTATATTGAACATTGAACAATACTAAATATTAGCATTGTTCAATGTTCTTACATCTTTTAATTCTTCTTGTAATTTTGCTCTACATCTGTTTATCATTCCTTTAACCGTTCCCATCTTTAAGTTAAGCATTGTACTTATTTCCTTATAAGTCATCTCTTTAACAAAAAATAGTTCTGCTATCTGCTTATATTTAGGTTTTAAATTACTTAAAGCCGTATTAATACTATTACTTAATTCATCATTTTCAATACCGTCATTAGTACTATCATCAACAAATTGGAATATTTCTTTACCATCATCATCAACAAAACTATTTACATTCACGTACTTATCGCTGTGATTAGTTCTATAATGGTCAGTTATCATAGATTTGGCAATAACGTGTAAATAAGTACTTATTTTAGCTTGATATACATCGTATTTTTCAAAGTTCTTATGTAGCTTAATAAATACCTTTGCCGTTATATCCTCGGCTTCAGTCATATTTTTTACCCAACCGTTAACATAATATAATATTTGCTTGTAATTCTTATTATATACTTGTTCAAAAGTCTGGTTATCTTTGCCGTTTTTGGCTATACTCCAAGACTTTCTTAAACAATTACTAAAACTTTCATCAACTCTTTCATTCACAGGTATTTGATAGAATAATTTCCATGCTCTGCTCATAATTAAAGACATCATTTTCCTATCAAATTTCTTTACTAAATTGTTCTTTTTTGTGGTGCGTTTCATAATAATATAATTTAGTATTAAACAATAATTTTGTGTGTGTCGTTTCCTGAGTTTACGCAAGAGTTACAAAAAAGTTTCATTGTGTTACAATTATTTTTAATTTTTTTTGCATTTTCTTCTGTATTGTACTAATATCAACACATTTAAAAATAAAATAATTTTTTTTTTACTTTTTTAATTAAAAAACGAAACCTTTTGAAACCCTTTACGTATAATCAGATAAACACGCACGCAAAACATTATTAATAACCAAAACAATAAAACAATGAAAAATTTAATCGAAAACTTAATCGAAAACTTAATCGAAAAAATGACCGTTGCATTCTCTATTCTTTTTAGTGAAAAGGTAGTAAGAGAAATTATCAAAAATTTTAGCGAAATAAACGGTACTTTGTTTGTTGGTATTCGTGAATATCAAGCCAGTACAAGTGGAGAAATTGCCAACCACGTTGTAAACGTTGGTTTTAACTATGCAAATGCAGTTAAAAAAGATATTGAAAAATTACAATCTGTTACGCAAAAAGATATTATTAATATCTGTACTGATTTTAATCTTGAAAAGGATTTAGTTAATAAAGCAATTGATAAATTATTAACTTCTTTTATTAATAACCAAAACAAAGAAACGCAAAGCACAACAAGACGCTTATATTCACGTTGCTAATGGAATTAAACTAAACAAAGAAACTAGAAATTTCCATATATACGCAATGACTATAAATAAAAGCATACTTGTTAAAGGCGAATATAAGCAAGTAAATAGCAGACCATTGACAATTGCACAGAACGCAGTTAAAAAATATTTTGATTTTAGCACTGCAAAATATAGAAATTATATAATTGAGCCTAATATGTTGGCAGGTGTTGCCCTTAATGGTGGTATAATAGAACTGAACTATTATAAATCAATTCTAAGCATTAAAACGGGCTAAATTAGCCCGTTTTTTTTATTTTATACCTTACCACATCAAAAATACTAATCGTTTAAATATACAAGCTTAAATTAAATATTATAACATATACCATATCCATATACCCACCACCGTATCCCCTCCCCATAAGTCCCTAGGGGAGAGGGGGTTATATGGGCTGGGGGTGCTACATGAGCAACACCGACAAGTAAAAAAAATTATGAAAAAAAAATCTGGGTATATATAAAAAGGTTTGATTATCAGAAAATCAAAAAATTTCTGGAAAAAAAATTTTAGAACAGCAAAACAACTTTTATAAAAATTTATAATTGTTGTAATTCAGTAATAATAGCATCGAGGTTTTCACCAAGACTTTCTCTTGCGTATTTTTTAGGAGCGACACCGTATTGTGCATCACTTGCATAGTATTTAGCATCTTGTCTTGCTTGAGCTTGTTTATCGGGATTAACTAGTCTACCGAACATATATCTGCCTTTGCTGATGTGTTCGATATCCGTACCAGTATAGTGTTTATATACTTCTTCAACTTTTTCATCACCGCCTTCCTGAAATGCTTTAAATAGTAGTTTTTCAAAAATAGCTAGTTCTTCGTCACCAAGTACTGAATATACTTTTAATTTTTGTATTAATTCTGGTATAGTATAAATGCCTTGTTGTGTTTCACAAAGACCTTGTATTTCTTCTACAATAATATTGTTTATGTTCATAATAATAAATACAATATTAATTAAAAATATCATTATTACTAATAAAAAAAAGTAATACTTTAATACTCAACTATTCACCAATATAATGAGTTTCGAAGTCCTGTCCATCATCAACACTTTTTAACTTAGATAGGTCTAAATTCACAATATCTTTGATGTTCTTAAGGTCTTCGTGCTGTACGAAGTCTTTATGTACTTCAACGCTTATTTGTCCACTACCGTCTCCATCTACGACAACGGGTATGGTTCTATTACCACCTATTTCGCCACAATACACTATTTTTCTAAGCAGTATTAATACGTCATTTAGGTCTTCATCGCTAAGTGCTGTTATTCTCAAATCAACAAATTTTTTTTCAATCATAATTTCAAGTATTTTAGTATTTATAAAATATGGATAAAATAATTATTTACAACGGCAAAATATATTATGGTGTTGTACTACCAGAAGAATATGAACAACAGCTTTAAATCATATATTACATTTATGACGGTCATTACTAGTCATTCGTTCGATTCCTTCTTTAAGTGCTTGTTTATCACCACTATCATCTATTGGCGAATATAATTTATTAATTACGTCCAATATATTATTTTTTATAGTATCGCAAACAATTAATAAAATTTCTCCATCTTCATCATAAAATATAACATAATCACTATTATTATTATGGTGACAATAAATAACTTTTTCTTCAGTACTGCCATAACTGCCTTCAGTACTATATTTTGATTTCAGATATAAATGACTCATATTCTAAAACCCCTACTTATTTTTTTAAACATTTCCTTACAAGATTCACAATATTTATTATTTACTAATGTAAATTCTTCTTCACAATAAGAACAAATACCACCAGTATTACTAATTTTCTTCTTATCTTTTTTCTTTACTTTAATACCCATCTTAATTTTTTTATTTCTGTAGTATGCTTAGAACAACCGATAACAGCAATACGTGGATTTACATCATAAACATTTACATATTCAATAAACAATTTTTTACGTTCGGTTTTAAGTCTACGTATTTCATCTAATATTTGTTTTTCATCTTTCATCTTTTATCCCTGTTCGTAAATACAATTAATAAAAGTATTGGTATTGTTATTAAATATTATTGTATAGTCAGCAGTACTGTTTTGCATACAGCTTTCATTAGCATCATCAAAATCATAGGCAAAGACAAATACTATTTCCTCATCATTTATTTGACATTCATCACTTAGTATTTCGAAATCCTTACTATGTTTTTCATAGAAGTTAATGATATTCATATATACTTCATTAACTGCTCTGTACTGCATTAATTCGGTTTCATGAAGTACGTATAAATCCACAAACAATCTAGTAAAGTCTACGTAGTATTTAATATCTAGTTCCATAATAATATAAAAAGTATAAATTCTGCAATAAGATATAATATAATAAATATTATTGCAAATATCAATAGAAAATACAAAATAAGTCCGACCATATTTGCTATGGTTTTAATCATCAGCACTTACAACATTTTCTTTCTTTACATACAATTTATCATCAATTTGTTTTAGTTCGTCATCAAAGACTATTTTTACTGATTTAATAACTAGTCTTAGATTTTCCAATGCCTGTTGTTCGGTACTGCCATGAGCAACGAGGTTATTTGTATAAGCACCGAATTCATTAGCACTCATTAACTTGTATTCGGCAACGTATCTAAATCTACTCTGACTATCAACACCTTTATTTTTTTCAACAATTGTTTTCATAATTATGGATTTTGAATATTTTTAGGAATTTCCACCAATGGTTTTTCACCATTTCTTTTTTTAAGTTCTCTTATTGGTTTACAGATTTCACATTCTATATTTGGCATTTGATGCACACAGATTATTTCGTGAAAATTACTGTCATAGGTTATATATATTTTCATAATCTCATAAAATTTTTTATTTCATCTAATTTCATATCTGAGGGGAAACTACAATATTTAGTAGCTTCTGGTAACATATTAGAAATATTTTCTTTATCTTTATCATCTAAGACAACCATAATTGGTTGTTCTTCTGAATCAAAGACCTTATCATCTATTTTAACTTTCATCTTTTATTTTTTTTGTTCAGTAATAAATTCATATATTTTTTTACTACAAGTACTACATATATGTTCTAAAATTAATTCAGCACCACCGAACTTATAAATTAAACTATCAGGTGATATATTATAATAAGTGGGTTTTGCTATAGAATCAGGCGATATTTCCTTTTTTAAATTACCATCTATCTCTTCCTTACATACATCGCAAATATATTTTTCACTAACTATTTTCATCTTTCAATTAGGTTTAGTTTATCATAAGTTATTTGTAATTGTTCCTTACTGCCAAAGATAAGGTCAACATAACTATAATTCATTGCTTTATTAATCCAACTAACTCTAGCAATACAAACACATGCATCGATTATATCTGGTGTATTATTGGTTTCATCACAGGTTATATTACAATTCTGTAATTCGGTTTCCAGATGTACGGCAATACGTTCTCTTGTGCTGCTGTTATTAACTGGCATTTCATTAATAATGTCTTTATTTAATTCATTATATACTTTTAATATTTTCTTAATCATAACTTATCTTTTAATATATGGTAGATATATTCTTGCACAACAAATATTCCATTAGGATAACTAACCATGTCTTCGGCATCAGTATATCGTAAAAATGTTTTTTACCCTCTACGGTTATAGTCACACCCAGACAACCCAGAGGACATTCTTTATTTGGGGTACTTCGAAACATTTTATCACTAATTAATTGCACTTCAGTACCGCCAAAAGTTTCTCGCATTAAATTAATGGCTTGATGAATTACAATATCTATTTCTTTGTTTTCCATTATTTTTTTAATTTATCGATTTGTTTAAGAAGTCTATCACCGATTAGATTTAATTTTTTTATTGCGTCTTGGATTTCAGGACTAAAATTTTGTCCATAAGGTCTACCAATGTATTTATTATCAGTACCATTTTTTATTTCAACATTATCATTTAAAGATATTTCTTCACTAATATTTTCTCCTATTTCATGACCAATAAAGATATTTTTTTGACCTTCTTTATCTTCGTTATTCTGACCGATTAACTCATTATCAAATTCAAATGGTATTTTATAATTAAGGTCATTTGGTTCGATATAGTTGATATCACTTAATTTTTTACCTCTACCATACCATAGTTCTCTTTCCTGTACTACTGCATTAAAATTTTTAAGGCAATTATTAAGATATCTTGCTAGGATAAAGTCTGGAGTATCGCTATCGTTTTCTTTACTATATTTATTAATAAGGTTTTCCAGTTCTTTTTCGAATTTTGTTTTCATACTATAAGTTTTAATATAAATATTCATCAAATAAATCTTGCAGACCATCTTTAAGTTCTGCTTTAGTTGGGTTGAGTTCAACTATTGATTTTAAGACACTTGGCAGTTTATATTCTGCATAATCAATTTCTTCTTTAAGAAGATTTGCTTGTTCAATCAACTGCCGTCTTTTTTGTTTAGTACTTATTTTAAGTGTCATAATTTAGTCCTGTATTATAAAATCGATATTTTTTGTCTTAATGGGGTTTTCTTTTTTATATTTCCTAATGTACTTGCTGCAATTATCTAGGCAGTCATCGAGACTTGTAAATCCTTTTGTTTTGCAGGATTTGATAATTTTTCTATCGGCATCGAGGTGTTCCCAGAACATTTTAACATCGAATCTATGGTCAGTTATTATTGTTTTATTATATATTCTGATATTTAATCCGCTTTGAAATACTTGAAATGCTTTTGATTCTTCCATTTAATAAATTTTTATAATTTTTTATAATCTTTAGGTATCCGGAGAGGCTTTCGCCTTATTAGTTCTTCCTTCATTAATTATTTTCATAATATAAATTTTTTGGTAAAGATGTGTTGTCGTTATTTATTGACATCGCTTCATTAAATAATAAACCCAGATTAGTTCCTAATCTTTTGTCATTGTCTTTCAATTGTTATTGTATATTGACAACCAGTATTCATTTGACCATCAAAATAGTCTTCGGCTTGAATTATGTTATCGCATACTGTTTCACTGATGTACTTATACATCATCATGCCTTTCATATATTCGACTTCATATAATTTATATTTGTTCTTCATCTCGTAAAGATATATATTCTCTTTTTAAATTCCAATAAAAACAAAAAAAAAAGTGAATACGTTAATATTCACTTTTTTTTATAAATCCTTACTCAGTATTTTTGCTGCATCATTTAGTTTTCGCACGACACTATTTTCATATAGTTTTTCAACAACACTATTACCATGCATTTCTTCAATAATACTAAATCCATACATTTCCATTACTTTCGATTCTTCATCCATAAAAGCAATTCTTGAATCATCGAACATTTTTTCAACAACAGTCCAATTCCATAATTCTTGAATACTACTATGACCATGCATTTCTTTAACAACAGACATGTGTTTAAGTCTATCGGCTTTTGCGTCTTCATGCATTTCAAAAATTTCTGCATCGCCTTTAAGTATTTTTATTTTAGAATGGTCATACATTTTTCCAACAACTGCTCTACCGTGCATTTTTATTATTAATGAATAATCTTTCATTGAATTTACTTTAGCAAAACCATTCATTTTAAATATTTTACTACCATCACGCATTTCATCAATAACAGCATCATCGGTCATGATATTAACAAAAGATGCTTTTTTCAACATATTTATTTTTGATTCATCATACATAGCAAAAATAATACTGTGTTTGGCTTCGTCAACAACAGCATTCTTACTAAGTATTGCTCCTTGATGAAGTAATAATTTTTTTCTACCTCTGACAATCATTGATTTGATAATTTTTCTCAAATCAACAATAACTTGTTTTTGTAAGTCATCATCAAACCATTCGGGAAAATACATCCCAGAATTAATTAAAATATAATTATTGACATCATCAAGCCTAGTATTATCTTTTGGTTTAAAAACTGCCTTTAAATAATTATTTTCAGCTATTTCTTCAATACTAAAATATTTTTGTAATAGGTCTTGGTGTGATGTTGCAAATATATCATGAATGATTTTTCCATCATTTTTTATAATAACTAAATAAAAATTTTCCATATTAAATCTTTAATATAAATACAATTAAAATCTACATAATCTCTTGTTTTTATTATAAATTAACATTAATTTTATACTTTAAAACAATTTAAATATGACCAATTATGATGAACAATTTAATAAAATATCAACAATTGAATTTGCAATTAAAAATAATATCGGAACTAAAGAAGAGATTAATTTATACCAACAACTATATCTTGCATTAGAATTAATTAATGATGATTTTAAAATTATTTATTCAGAAATAAATGATGGTATCCATTTTGGAATTATTACAGATTCTCATGGTTTACCTGAATCAGTTGGGTTATTATTTTTTAATGTTGATTTGAAATTTAATATTAGAATTAAAGAAGCTAATGTAATTGATGATTCTCAATATCTTACCTCTGAATTTGGATGTAAAATATCTAATTTAGTTGAAGAAAGATATTTTTTAATTAAAATCAGTAGTTAAAATTGTAACAAAAATATTTTATTATCGTATAATCAATAAAAAAATTATGCCTAATGGAAAAACGCATGATAGAATAACATTCATTATTACACCGATAATCGCAGTAATGTCATATTATTTTACAACAGATATTAAAAGCACTATTATTTTAATATCTACCTATTTTTTCGCATCATTAATGTTTAATGGTGATTTAGATACTAACAGCAGACCTTATAATAGATGGTTTATTTTTAAAATGATTTGGATTCCATATCAACTAATGTTTGAACACAGAAGTATTTTCAGTCATGGTTTAATTATTGGAACAGTTATTAGATTATTGTATTTATTAACGATACCAGTCATTATTTTTTATATTAAAGGAAATCTTGAAGTAATAACATCTATTGACCTGAATATGATAATATTATTATTTATAGGTTTAGAAACTGGTTCAGCAATACATACTATATCAGATAAATTATTTTAAATTATGAAAAATCCATATAAGAATAAAAAATATAATGAAAATACATTAAAACATCGACAACAACCTAAATTTAATGTACCAGTTATTGGTCATTTTGATAATGAAAGTATTAGATATAATTCAATAATAGAAGCGGAGGAATTAACTGGTATTAATTATCATAATATTTTCGATGCGTGTATAGGTAGAATTAGGAGAGCAGGAATGGCATATTGGGAATTTGAAAATGGAAGACATTGGATTAAATATCATGCCAAAAGAGTTAAAGGAAGAAGAGCACTTAGAAAAGTAGGGTTTAATGGATAAAAATTTAAATCAATATGAAATTATTTATTTTTGGAAAAGAAATTAGTTCAGAACATGAAGTAGAATTAATTGTTGGTGACGACCTTGGTTTAGATATTACAATTAAGTACAAGGATGATGTGTTTGATGGTATTGAAGACACCAAACATAATTGTACAGAATTTCATCACTTATATAATATCGGGGAAAAATATTCTAAATTATCATCAGCATTTGAATCCGATATTCACAGTACTGGTAGTATTAGAGGAATTGATGATATTGAGTGGATTAAAGTTGAAAAAGCAATACTTTTACATAAAAAATATTAGACAATGGAATGGATTGACATAAATAAACAGAAACCCGATTATGAAAAAGATGTAATTGTGTGTAGACCTAATCAATATTCAGGTAAAAAAGACATATTAATTGGAAGATTATATCCTGCAAAACAAGAAGGAACTGAATATGGTCGTGGAAATGGAATGGGTTTATATCAAAAAACATACTATGATTATTGGGCTTTACCTGCAATAGTATTATTTGATACAATTACTCATTGGATGCCATTACCAAAAGAACCAAAATAAATTTTGTTTTTTTGTAACATTTCAATTTTTTTTTCGTAATATTGTATAAGTTCTTTGAATATACCGAAGTGGACAAATTGGTAAAGTCGCCTTGTTATGAACAGGGAGATACTCCATTCCTGAGAAGGTTGCAAACTTCACGGGCAAAGAAATATAATTGTAATATGGTAACGTTATTTGAAGCACGTGTAACCAAATTAACAAGACTTTAGGACAACATTATTTCTTTCGAGGGGTTGTTGGTTCGAATCCTTCCTTCGGTTCTATAATTAATAACTGATGTAAATAATGCGATAGCTATGCTACGTAGACTGTGGGACTCAGCAAAGTTATTTAATTATTACGATTTGATGAAACTAAACAAGCTGGAGTGAATACATATTAATAGAAACGATACCAGTGTCATAGACCGAAATGACGTTTAGACGGATTAATGATTAAAGGTTCAATACCTTTACTAATAGCCAAATAAGAGTTAGGTGATATTCCTAAATCATTCAGTGGTGATGCAAATCGTTAACTATGTTTGGGGTTGTTTTAAGAATAACCAGAAGAAGAAATAATTTCTTAAAAACAACGAGTGGTCTTTATATAATATGCATAACTCGACCCAAAGACAAAGGAATCTGGTATTATATAGAATGCTTAACTATACCGATATGTTCCTTTGTCTTCCCAAACTTTTAAAATAATAATAATGGAAAAACAAGAAAAAGAATTTAATTTCGATAATTTTAATCAAGAAGTTGAAGAAATTGCTTGGGTTATTTTTACCTCTAAATTAGGATTAAGATTTAAAAGAAAACTTACTCCTGAAGAAAAGAAAAAAATAACAGATACACCTGATTTTGATTATTATCGAGAAGAAGCACTAAAACATTATCATAAAAAAATAAAAGCACTTGATAATAAAAAATATCCTGAAATTGAAGTTCCAGCAAGTGGTGAAGCTACTTGGATGGGTGGTGCTTATGTTCTTTGTTTTGTATATTCCAAATACAATGGTAATTTTGTATTGAAAGGATATTATAAAGAAGTTAAAGAATATCTGGAAAAAAACTACACACATTATTTTTATTACATGTCATTTTGGTGTCGTGGTTTTTCAAGAGGTCATTGGAATTTCTGGAAAGAAAATATTGGAATTTTTGAACCCGATATAACTGGAAGAAGAAGAGAAAAGAAATATATTGTCAGACCATATGGTGGTAGTTGGACTAATGATGCTCCAGATAAAGATGAAATTAAGAAAAAAACATTTAAATTTAAACGTTTACCCAAGCGTTGGATACCAGAATTTGATGTTTTATAAAGTACTTGATAATCAGACAATAATTAAGAAAAATTAGAAAAAATAAGCCGTAACCCTGATGGATTACGGCTTTTCTTATGTCTTTGATTTTCAGTTATTTGATAAGATAGTGTAAGATATTCCTATTTCGAAAGTAAAATTATTTTTTTCTTTACACCAACCATAACCAACACCAGTTTTAAATGAAAATTTGTTTTTATATCCTTTAATTCCGACCATACCATATGTCATTGCAAGGACTTCTTCATTGAAATTAATATCTTGATATCTATATGCTGCCGATGCAACACCAATACTCCCATAATAACAAATGTCTAATAAATTATAATTATTAAAATTTTCTTTGTATTTTGTGTAATATGTAACACTTCCAGCCCAAGATGGTATATTATCACCATAATAAGGCATTTTTGTAGGCATATAACCAGCACCAACACCAAAGTGACCGTATTGAGTCTCAATACCTATTAGTCCATTAATCCAAGAATAACCACCCCAGACATTAATATTTGTTTGAGATTTTCCAATGTTTAATAAGAACAAAAACGATAGTAGTAATAATATTTTTTTCATATTAATAAATACTATGCTTCCATACTTTCGGGTATCATTTTAGCTCCATGACAAAGTGGACATGGAATAGTTGCAGCAGTACTTTTTTCATCAGGAACTGTACCAAAACCATGACAAATAGGACATTGAATTAATTTTGTTTTAACACTTTCTAATTTATCATTAATCATATAATTAGTAATGTCTTCAATCATATTATAATTTCTATCCATCACTTTTTTTTGTTCCCAAGTATTGCTTTCATTACCATTCCATCGAACATGATATGCTTTTTCAGTTACCATTAAAATAGTAACTGATAACACAGTATCACCACTTCCAAATTGAACTAGATATGTATGATTTGCTTTTAATTCTTCCATATTATAAGGTATTATTTTGTTTTTTACCGACAACTGTAATTATTTCAAGTATAAAAGACCCATCAGGATGTGTGCTTTTATGTTCTATTTCATTATAATATATGATTTCCCAACCCTCTGTAATTAATTCATCAAAAAAATCTTGTGTGTCATAATCATCGTTAATTTGTTTTACAATTCTCTTGTATTTAATATATTTTTCCATTAAACAAATCTATTATTTTTTAGATTAAAAACCAAATTTTTTAGTATTTATTAGAAATTAAATTTAAATAAAAATTATTATCATGACTAAAGAAAGAGATATTGAAATCTTAGAGTATAGAATTTCGGATTTACAAAAAAAAAATAGATAATTTTGCAAAATATGATATTGATGATAAAAAGATTCAAGCATTAGAAATACAAAAAAATAAATACGAAAATCAATTAGCAGATTTATTATATACTTAAAAATCGGTATTTGTTTACCGATTTTTTTTATAAATATATGTTAAAATAAAACCATAATCTCTATCAAATTCTGTTACAGCAATTATGTCTTCACAATAGTTTTCATAATCTTGTTTATAATAACTAATAAAATCTTCAATAATACTAACTATATCGGTTTCATTTATGATTTTACCATTTAGAAATAAATGTTTTAATACAACAACTGACCATGCTTTCCAATCTTTAGGTAAATCAGCTTTATTCTTTTTTATGTAATTATATGCTAAATAAATAATATATGATAAATAAGGTAGATTATCTTTATATCTTACTTTATCTAAAACAGGTGATATGTTTTTTATTATTTCATTAATTGATTTGTCGTTATTTTTTAATCGCTCATCAACATTATTTATTAAATCTGTCATATGCTTTGGTTGTAATTTGGCAAATTTCTACTTTACCAATAAAATCATCTAATTTTTTTGCATCAGAATAACTCATTGCATTTCGTAAATAATGATTAAAATTATCAACCCAACCACTAAGACGAAATTCAACTTTTCGATATCTAACCACGCCTTCGGATGTTTTAAATCTAGTTTTACCCATTGCTTTTTGAGCACCTTTAGTACTCATACCTCTAAAATATTTTTTTACTGGTAAACCTAAGTTAAATAAGAATTTTGCTATTCTTCTATTTACTCTCACACCATATAAATAGTTTTTAGCACAACTTTCTAATGATTTATTAAAAATACTCCCAATCATAACATAATCTGCACCAAGTGCAAGTGCTTTAATAATGTCAGAATGGTCTTTCATTCCACCATCAGCAACAATTGCTGGTGCTTTAAACTGTTTATTAGTTCGATTATCATATATGTATAATAATTTTTCTTGAAAAATATTATGTATTAATGATGCCATTGGGTAACCTACTCCTGACTGTTTAGTTGTTAAACATCCACCACCATTACCAATTCCTACACGAATATAATCAACGTCAGTATTTTCAGCATACCATCTATAGGTTTCGGGATTAGCAATATTACCAATCATCAATACTATATCTGGACGCAATCGTTTAATTTCACGACAATAATCAAATAGTTTTTGCATATGACCATTAGCTACATCAATTAAAATATGTGCTCTTTCATGTATATTACGTAAACTTGTTTTAAGTTCTTTATCTAAATCATTAAAACCCATACTAACAAAAACACCATTATCAGATTTACTACCTGATAAAATTTCCTTACTAACAAATTGTCCGTATTTAATTGTTCTGGGTAATGCTATGTTAATTCCTTGATTAAGGAATGTTTTCATATTTTTTAAATCAACAACACTATCCATTGGTGCTGTAAATAATGGTAATTTTTTATTAAGGTCAATTCCTTTATATCTACTTGATATATGTGTTTTATATTTAGGAACGATTAATATGTCATCAAAATCAAATTGTGGTTTTAAATCTTTCATGTGTCTTTGGTTATAAGAAAGATGTGTGTTTTTTCTTAAAGAAAATTGTGAAGTAAATAAGTCTTAAATCCTAATTTTTAAACCTTTATGCCATGAATAACAGGAATTTTGAACATTCAAATCTCTATCATTTTTGCCGTTAGTAGAAACACGTTTTTCTAAAATACTCAAACACACATCAAATAAAATTATTCTTTTGTATCTACAGGGTGACCACCACAATTTCCTGTACAGTCATCTTTACAATTATTAGATTTTTGTTTTTGAGAAACATTAGATTCTAAAGTTTGTAATTCTTCATCAGTCATATCACCCCAAGGAATTTCGGTATTGAAATTATATTCATCAAGTTCTTCTTGAATAGCATCAATTCTTTTTTGGAAATCATTGATTATTGAATTGCGTTCTTCTTCATCTATTTGAACAACGTAATTTTGTGCTTTATCACTATATCCTATGATTTGAGTACCTTCTAAAACAGGTACTTCTTTCCAAAAAGCAACTAATGCTTTATATTCTCCAAGCGAATAGATTTTTGATTGGATATCACGATTAGCTTCATTAATAACAAATTTTAAACCAGTTAATTCATTAACTTTTTCTAAAAGTAGTTCGTACTTTTCTCTAACATTAAATTTTTCTCCATTTTTTGAACCTTCAAGATATGAATTCTTATTTTTGATTTGTTGTTTTAAATCAGCTATTTCACCGATTAAATTTTTTCTTAATTTTAATGCTTTATATAGTTTCATTTTTAAAAATTTTTATTTAACAATATTATAAATAATATATGAGAAAAACAAGTAAATCATATATTTCTTTTTATTCTAAAATCAACTGACCAACCACGTGGCATGTGTTTTGGTTTCATAGTTTCGATAAAATGTAATCGCCATAATTTAACAAATTCTTTAATTTTTTCTTCAGTATTTAACTTCTGTACAACATGATATCCGTGGTCATAAAGTTTACGATTAACACCTTTAAATTTATAAATAACTTCATCATGTTGTTTTTTTACTAAAATAAATAGTTTATATAATTGAATATAATTAAACTCAAAAATTTTTTCAATAGGAATTCCTGTAAATTCTGAAATCATTTTTAATTTTTTTATTTTGACTTCATTTGAAATCTTATTATGTGTTTTAAGAATAGAATGTATTGTATTAAGCAAAATAGCATTATTTCTTCCGACTTCTCGTAATTTTCGAGTATATTCACTATTGAGTTCATTAATTGTTTTCACACTATACATTTCAGCAATAACGTCTTTATAAATTGTTGCTTGAATTTCATATTCTGAATGTTTTTCATGATTAATAAGGACAACATCATGATGATTCTTAGATTTATATTTTATTGGAAAATAAGTTCTATAACAATAAGGAACTATATGATGTCGCTGTAAATCATGTTCAACACCACTAACAACACATATTGGTTCTCGAACTGTTTTACCGAAAATTTCATCAGCATCAAATCCCTCGCCTTTGGGTTCGAATTTAAGCATGATTTTTCCATCATCAGTTCGTTTAGCCAAATCCTTATCAAGATACCATTTAGCTTTTTTTTCACCACAAGTAAACATGTGAGTACCATTGGGATGATATACTTCCCAATTTTCTGCATTAAGATTAGTACTCCCAAGTTTTAAAATATTATTTTTTTCCTTATTCTTACTCAATTTCGTCATTATAAATATTCATGAATCTGTCTTTAATTGCATTAAAATTGCCATTTAATACAAATTCTCTATAATCATCATCATCGTCAAATGATTGCTTGAATTTAGTAATTGCTTGTCCTAATTCCTTACCTTTTAAATCAGGCAACCATGACATTACCATATCACCATTGAATTTTTGCGATAATATTCTATTTTGACTATCGATTCTTTGTAATTCAGATAATTTTTCCATTAGATTTGCTTCTGGAAAATAATTTTCAATCATCGGCAAGTAATGACTTTTATCTTTATTAAAACCATACCTAATGTCGATATTATTATCTTTTAAATATTTTAAAAATGTATGGTATGAACCACGTTTTCGATTCCTTTTTTTATCAATACTTTTCAGATTTTCCATTTGAAAAATTTCGGTATTAAAGTATTTGCTATCAATAGCAAATTGAAAAATTTCTTCTAGTTCTTCAAAACCCTGAAGATATCTATCATAATCATAACCACCAAATTCAAATATTTTTCTAGCATCAGTACTAATGAGAATATTTTGAGAATTTCTTCCATTGAAATTTCTGAACTTATAAAACAATCCATCCCATCCATATGATAACCCGAATTTATGGAATGTTTTGCCCATAATATTTCCTAATGGGTCATATGAATAATATGTCTTTGCTGTTTCCCATTTAGATTGTCTTACAGGAATGAAATCAATTTGGAAATTTTCATAATCAAATGAAAGCACACCATCATTATTATGAATAGCACGTGGATTAAACGTATCACCAATATAATACTTCAAATTAGTTCCTGAATTATGAAACTCATCATCAATTTTAATTAACAAATCCAAATCACCGTGGTCTGGTTTTGTATGATAACAAGTGACAATAGCAGTAGTTACTGATAAGTCTTTAGTAATTCTATCTTGAATTTCTTTACCAATGCGCAGAAATTCCTCGGTATTCTTTCTATCGGTAAAGATACCATATTTATTTAATGCTTTTCCTCCCATTTGTTTTCTTTTTTACAATTATACGAAAACTAAATGGATTTGTTACGCTTTATTTAAAATATTTTAAAAACAATTACGTCATCAATAATTTCACTGTCTGAAAATGTCCAATTATCTATTTCTTCAATGTTGTCAAGAAATTCTTGTAATTTATCGAAATCTTCTTGATATGCTTCTTGTAGAAGTTCTTCTGTACTTGCTGCTTCAAAACTAAATGATTCTTCGTCATCATCATTTAAATATTCTGCTTCTTCGCTATCATCAGTAAGATTATATGACCAGATTATAACATTTCCATGTAGTAGGTATTCTCCATGTAATTCTTCGGGGTGAAATTCGTTTTGAATCGTTTCGAATAACTCATTAATATTCATATATTAATATATTTATAGTAAAATAATTTTACCATAAATAGGGATTGTTCTGGGAAAAGACTGATTTATATAAAAATTAAAAAAAATATTTAGTATTTATCATTGTAAATAAATTTTGTAATTATGAAAGATATTGAATTAACAGCCATGTTTGAACCTTGTAAAGAGGGCGGATTTATGGCATACATACAAGAAATCCAAGGCATAAATAGTCAGGGAGAAACAATAGAAGAAGCAAAAGAAAACCTTACAGATGCAATTAACTTGATGTTTGAAGAATTTAGTTAGTTAGTTTATTCATTAATCGAGCATTTACTAAATGGTTACGAATTTTATTTTTAAAAAAAATAAAAGCAGATTTTGGTTTATTTTCATGGTCAGGATTAAATTTTTTCCATAAATTTTCAGTAATGATTTTGTTAATCACATAATTTTTACAAAATTCTTTTTCAATATTATTATTAAATTTTATTTTAACGCAAAAATCATTAATCATTTTTAATATTAATTCATTTGCATTATTAGTTAATTTATTATTGTTTATTGAAATAAACATTTCATCATACAATAAATTCTCATCAATATAATTATCCATAATTTTTTTTTACAAAGTTAATAATTTAAATTAAAATAACAACAATATTTTAATAATATTCTTCATGAATAAGAACAAAATAATATTTTCGAGTATTTATAATAAAACTAATCATGTATAACAATAAATATTGGAAAAATAGAATAATTAAACATAAAGTAAATGAAAATTTATTTATTAGTGATTTCACAAAAGAATCGTCATATTTACTTGGTTTTATTTGGGGTGATGGATATATTTCGAATGGTGGTACTAATAAACAAATTAGAATAGAATGTGTGAGCGATGATATTAATAAATTAATGCCAATTATGAAAAAAACAGGTGTCTGGTGTTTTAATAAACGAAAAAGAATAAATAAGAAAAGAGAAGTTACTATTGCATCAACAAGTAATAAAGAATTAATTGAATTCTTAATTAAGAATAATTATAAAGATAAATCAAACATGACACCTGAAAAAATATTTAATCTAATTCCTTCTCAATATGAAAAATATTTTATTTTAGGTTGGATTGATGCTGATGGATGTTTTTATTGGAATGAAAAACATAAATTACGACAATTTTATCTTTCAGGTTCATTTGAACAAGATTGGGGTGTTTTTGAACAAATATTAAATCAATTAGATGTACAATATAAAATAATCCGAGTTAATAATAAAACTAAATATTCTCATATTAGAGTTACAGGTAAATTAAATATTAATAAATTAGGTAATTATATTTTTGATGATATAATTCCATTTCAAAGAAAATATGATAAATATAAATTAATAATTAAATAAAATTCACAATTCCATTAATAATTTCTACAAGAATAGGAGGATTAACACATTGATATTCGCCATCTAAATTAGATGCATTAATAAATGTAATATCACCAATAACTTTAATTCCATATCCTTCATGGATATGACCAAAGGTTGAAATCTTTGGTTTTATTCTTTTAACAATTTCCATATATAACGAAGGTGACCCTTGATGAGTTTCAATACTAAATCTATTAGAAACATAATCTCCAATTCCATATGGTGGACTATGTGTTATTAATACATCAACATCATCAGGAATTGCTTCCCAATGTCTTGCCAAAACAGCCTCAGACCTATTAAATGCCCAATTCATAAAAGGTTTTTGAACAGGACTCCCGTAGAATTTTATTCCTTCAATAATAACTTCTTCGTCTTCCAAATAAACTATATTATCGGGAATATGTGATTTTACTAATAATCTATTTCTTTCAAATAACCAATCATGATTACCAGCAATAATAATTTTATATTTATATTGGTCTAATTTAGAATACCACTTCATGAATTTATGTATTTCATGTTCTTTACCCATAGTAGTACTATCACCACAATGGATAATCATGTCGGCATCAGGTAATTCTAATTGCTTATGTTTTCCGTGTGTATCGGATATTATACAAATTTTCATCATTATTTTATTTAGTATGATAGGTCACATCATATACATCACCATAATTAGGGTTTTTCTTCAATTCTTCAATACTATATTTATTTCTATTAATAGTATCGACATAATCCATTGTAGCACCAATTAAATAAAATGTAGTATCTCCAATTTCATTAACAACATAATTTAATTCCATATAATCAGGAGTATTGTTTTTTATCGGAACTGCAACAATAGTACCATTGGTTTCATTATAATCATTTTCATTTTTTGCTTTTTCTATTTGAGTTTCAACATCATTTCTATTTTTCGTTGAATTTAATTCAAGCATTTTTTTTAACATTTCTTTATTTTCTTGACCATAATCAAGAACTAAAATAAGTTGTTCTTTATTAAAATCTTGATAATCATCAAAAGCATTTAATCCATCATCATAAACTTTATCAATTCTATTATGAACATCTTTAAAACCAACATTAAGTTCATTTTCAAAATCTTCAATTGAACTCGTTTGTGTACTTAATGTTGTTTCAAAAGACTCCATTTTATTTACAATAGTTGACCTAAATTGACCTATTGTAAATGCAAGTCCTATTAGAACAATTGAAATACCAATAATAATTCTAATTAATATTTTTGATTTCTTAGGACTAATTTTATCTTCATTATATTCAACAACGTCATCAACTATGTCATTTACAATATTCCCCATTATTTTTTTAACATAAATACTAAATTATTACCATTAATCAGTTAATGTGGGTTGAAATAATGATAAATCTTTTAATGAATTTAATCTCATATCACCAACATCATATTGGATATTCCAAGGTGCAGTAAAAAGATAGGTTAAAACACCATTTTCATTTAAATTACTAAAATTTTCATAATGGTCGTCAATGAAAATATCAATTTTATATTCTTTAGCTGCATCGATTTTATCTTTATTAATCCCAACGGTAATAACAGGTTTCATTGGAAACCCATTTAATTCTAACCATTTTTCAGTTATTTCAGTACTAACTGGTCTAGCAGTAATATAACAACATGGTTCAAATGGTATGTCTTCGGGTTTAATTAATGCTGGTATGTTTAAATAAAAATCATCGAGAACATCATCTTCTCTCATTTTTTTAAATCTTTCACCGATTTTACTATCTAAATACCATGTATTTGGTGTGGGACTGATTTCTGGATATAATCTATGCCACGCTAATGTAAAATTAGCAATAACACCATCAATATCCAATCCAACATTTATTTTTTTATTTTTCATATTAAATTAGTTTAATAATAAATCACAAATTTTTTCTACTTTCGTTTTCAAGACTTCCAAAGTACTATTATTTGGAACGATAATATCACTTGATTTCCATAAATCAATGTTAAATGAATCTTTCGGTTCTAATGGTTTACGTTCATCATAAACACCAATTATTAAATCAAAAACACCGTCATTAATACATTTTTGGATTTCATCTTGACTTCGCATTCCAACATACATGTCGTTGTATTTTAATATTTCCTTTGCTAGTCTTGCTTTATCTGGTATATTATATTCACAAATTAAATCATGCCATTCGGCACGATGATTCATACGGTCTTCGAAACATTCAATAAATGAATTATAACCATATTTATCTTTTAATTCATCATATATAAATATTTCTGCTGCCATTTCAGATGAACTTTTAAATGACATACCTGTAAATTCTTCAATCATTTCAGCAACAGTATCTTTACCATGTCGCATATGACCAATAATTAATATTTTTTTGTTGTTTTTCATTTTAATCTATTTTTTACGGTGTACCCAAATAGGTTCTGCATATATGCCAACAGTACCAAACGATTTACTCATGGGTCGTTTAGGCATCCTTAATCCCATTGCACCTTGATATTCAAAATCTCCAGTACTTGCAATATAATCATTCATTCCATCACAAATTTTATAATGTTTTTTTCTTGTATATATATCACTTACATTAATAACCAAATGACCACCAGACTTTAAATTAGCTGTTCTTAATTCAATTGTTTTAAATAAAAACTTTTCCATCCAATCATCAAATTTTTTATACATTTTATATGATTGTAATGGACTCTGATTATATTTTTCTTTATCAAAATATGGTGGTGAAGTAAAGATTAAATCAAACTCATCTTCTAATTGAATATCAGGTTCTTCTGCACACCAAGGATGTAATTTGAACTTCATCGGCACACCTATTTTTTGATAATATTTTATTTGTTCAATATATCCTTTATATAAATCATGATTAGGGTCGAAGCCAACATATTTTTTCACATATTTACTTGCATGTGCACCAAGTATTCTATCACCCCAACCCATACTAAAATCTAATACGGTTTCTGCTTTGAAATAATCATATATTGCTTTAGCAGCACTAGGTCTAAATTGTGCAGCAATATACTTTCTAAGCGATATTATGTTTCTAAGGACAGTTGGGTTAATTTCTTTTACATTATGGCTAAAAAGTGCCTTAAATAGCGTTAAACGAAATCTTTCATTATCCCATGTTTTTTGTGCTGATGGATATCCAGTTGCGTCACATTTCCATCTTTCTTCTTGATGAAAATAATCACTGGCTTTATTTCCCACATTTGATATTCCAACATACTTGTCTTGAAAACCATATTTATAATCAAACTTCGTTCCCCACTTACCTTCTTGAATTAAATCATTTTTATTACACAATGCTTCATATTCTGCTTGTACATCATCTAAAGTAAATTCTTTATATGGTAATTCTATATCAAAATCAACAATAGCATCAGAAATTTGTTTTATAATAAATTCTTGTGAATAATTATTTACAATATCAGACCAATTGTCTTCGGTTACGAATAATTGTTTACCAATTACAAAATCTGCAAATATATTATTCATATTATCCAAATATAAATGTTAGTGCTACAATAACCAATATTATCACATAATCTCTAAGTGCTTTTGAATAATATTTATCAGTTTCTTTTTGATATGTTTCGTATGATATTTCTTTAATCTCTTTTTTCTTACTCATAATTTTTGATTTTTATTCAAATACTTTAACACCAAACATTTCTTCAAGTTCATTATAAGGTGCTTCAATTTCTTTATAATCTGTTTTAATATCATCGTGAATAGAATATACTTCAAGTTCTTCGACTTCCATTTGGTAGTCTTCAGCAGTTCGAAGTTTTTCTTCGGGACTTTTTTCTCTGATATCGGTCATGTATGTGAATGATGCTCGTAAATGACCCGGATGTAAATCGGGATGAGAAACAATTCTCAACGAACCCAAAGGCTGTTCAGAATTATTGTCTCTTAAAACCCAACGAGCATCAACACGATGTTCACTAACAAAACCTCTTAATCTATCCCAATACGTATTGTTTAAATCTATATTCATTGTTTTTTACCGTTATAGCAGTTATTTTAAGTCTTTTGGTATTATTCTTTCAGGACATCCATGTAATTCAAGACATCTTACTGCCAAGGCAGCAACTTTACGTATTTCAGCAAGTGCTTGTTCGTCTTCAAGCATATATACTTTTTCTTTTGCCTTACTTAAATGAAACTCAATATAATTTAACCATTCTGCTGGTGGTTTTTGTTCATCAGGGGTATTATTTTTCTCTCTACGTGGACTCCATCTCAAATCTTGATAATCTCTTTCAACATCAATTCTCTTATAAATTTCTTGTCTTTTCATAGGTATATTTATTTTAAATTGTATTGCAACATTACGAATATAGTCTTCAATATCTTCTTCTTTAATATTATTTACAGGAATTTTAAAAATTACTTTCTTTTCCATTAAATCAAAACCATTTAAAATTGTATTTTTTAATGATTCAATAAAGGTTTTTTTATCATAATAGTCTTTAACATATTCAATCATATTATCAACATCAATAAATGATGGAGAATATTGTTCATCAAGTTTTTTTAATTCCTGAATATCATAACCATTCTTCTTAGTATTTTTTAATCCAGTCAATAAATATTCTTTACTTATTTCTTGATGTTTAAAAAATTCTAATAATTGTTCTAAGTCAGTCCAAAAATGATTGCTTGGAACTACTTGTGAATATCTAGCACCATTTCCCATATTATTTAATTTCAGGATTATTAAATTTATCTAGTATTCCAGATGATTGTTCATCTAATTTTGATTTCATCATAACTAAATAATTTCTAGCATCATCTAAATCTTTTTGCGCTTTATCAAAATCAGTTCTATGATTTGCTCGTTTAGTAAGTAAATGAACAAAATCACCTAGTTCTTGGAAACTATAATTTCTCCAAGAACCATTAACGAATTTATTAATATGTTTTTTTATTTGTTCTGGTGTACTCATAGTTATCTCCTATTTGCTCTACGACTTGCCTTAGTCATTTTATTTTTTTTCTTGCGTTTTTGTTTGTATTTTTTATCAAACTGATTAACCGTTATATTTGTTTGAACTTCTTGTGTTCGTTCAGTACGAAGATGACCAAATTTACTTTCAACTCTGGTTTCAGAAACCGTTTTAACTAAATTTGATAATGGTCTAAACCTAATTCTAGATTCTTTAAGTTGTTTAATATATTCGGCTTTGATTTCTTCTTCGGTAGGTTCATCATTTTCTTGTGTGTCTTCAATTTCTTCCGTTGCTAATTTTGATGATTGTAGTTCTTCAGGATTTACTTCCTCTGGTTTATAAAATTGTTCTGTCATTTATTTTATGTTAACATAAAGTTATTTTCCGTAAAACTACGAAAAAATAAAATATAATGCAAGAAAAAAGGGAGCGAACTCCCTATTAATTTATTCTTGTGGTTCAACTTCCACAATTTTCATATAACCTTCCATTATTCTATCAATTGTTTTTTGATATTGTTTTAATGGATGATTTTCTTCATCATGTTGGTTTTCAATTTGTTTAATACTTTTACCTCTGGCTAGACCATATGCAGCATACATCATACGTAATTCTTCACGATTACACTGATGTTTATATGTTGCATCACTAGCAGACATTTTTCTTTCGCCAACTAAGTTCACATCTTTTCTTTGATTTTTTAAAAATTTTTGTTCTTCAGCTTTAACTTTAATATCGGCTTTCATTTTTGCTATGTTTGTTATAATTTTTGTTTCCATAATATTGTTTATTAAATTTTAATTTATTTTAATTTGATATTTACCCATTTTTTTTCTGTTTTTATATCAGAAATAGTACTTTGAGCAACTTTAAATTTTTTTGCGATATCTTTCTGAAAACAACCATTATTTATCATATTTTTTATTTCAATAACATCTTCAGTTCTTAATTTTTTCACGACATTTCCAGAAGCATAATTATGTCTTGCATTTTCTGTATGATTAAGCCATTCTAAATTAGATTCACGATTATCAGATTTAATTCCATTAATGTGATTAACTTCTAATTTTAGATTTACATTATCTTTAAATGTCATAGCAACTAATCTATGAACCCTATTAATTTTTGATTTGTGGTTCTTTGTTAAATTAATTACTAAATAATCTCTTGAAAAATATTGTTTCATTATTAAATCTTTACTATTCTTTACTCTCCCATAATTAGAGACATAATATAAATCATCATAATCAGGAATTGATTTCCAAATTTCACCAGATAGATTTTTTGATTTTAAATTTAAATAAATTTTTCTTGCACTATTTTTATAATCCTGTTTATCTCTTTCATTTTTAATATCGTTAAAATTAACATTAACTTCTTTTAAAGGAATAAAACCATCAGAATTAACTTCTTTCACGTCACCAAAATAAGGAACATGTTCAATATATGGTTGTTGAAAATTGAATTTAATGAAAATGAATTCACCTTTACACCATTGTGCAATATTAGTATTTCTACATGTACCAATATAATATACGTTTTCTTTTAATTTAAATTTTTCTATCATAAGTAAGATTTTAATATAAATAGTTAGGTTGTGATAAAAAGATATCTCACTTGCGATATTATGGAGGTCTAATATAAATCTATGTGTCTTTCATAATTAATTAATTTTAAGATTAATTTTTTCCATTAATTGTTTTGTTACTTCATCAGTAATTTCTCTTTTTAGAGATTTTGAACCGAAATAAGAATCATTCATTACAATTCTATTTACGATTGTTTTTACATCGAAAGAATCGAATTCGTTTTTTACCATTCTTTCTGCTTGTTCTTTTACTGCATCTTCAATCCATTGGCGAATATCTTCTTTAGATATACCAAGTTCATTATGCATGTAGTTTTTAAACATTAACCATTTGTTTTCCATAATGCTAAATTTAGTTTATTAGTTATTTTTCTTAACTCTGGAGTACCATAATAGCAAATAGCAGTCAATTGGTTGTCGATGTCAGGTTCATAAAAAGGAACGACATCAGCACCATTGTCTAACAATTTGTAATAAAGTCTTTGAAGTTTTTCTTCATTATCGATTGATAATGAAATGAGATAATTGCTATCTTTTTTCCACTGTTTGAATTTAGTGGGGAAATCATGTGCGAATTCGGCAATTGAATGACCCGATTGAACGAGTTGTTGACCTGCCGATAAGTCTTTTCTTGTAATTGTTACTAATTTAATCTAAGTCATAATACTAATTTTTAGTTTATTATAAATACGTGTCATTTTATTATACGACAAAGGTAAGAAAATGTTACAGAAAAACAACTATTTTTTCTTTTTTTGTTGTAAATCTTCAACAAATTCAATCATTTTATTTAAAGTGTCATTAGAACCTTCCATGTATTTAGTTGGTGAACAAGAATTTTGTTCACAATATTTATTATTTAAATCCTTTCTTCGATTTAATTCATTTAGAATTTTTTGAAGTTTTTTCATAATTATTTTTCTCTTAATGTTTCATATATTTTCCTTTCCATTTCAATTCTAATTAAAGTACGATTCATATGGTCTTCATGAGTAGTAATTGAAGGTTCAACATGAGCGACTCCTTTAATCATTTCAACAGCATTTTTTATTACTTCGAAGTCATCAATTCGATAATCACCATCAAGTGTTACTGTAAATCCTTTTACCCTGTTTGTCATAATTAATCTAATTTAAATTCAGTAATTACTTTTTTTTCTTTTGGTGTCACAATATTGCCTTTTATTATTAGATAAGAATTTTCACCCCAATAATTAGTATCATTATTAGAAGGAATTTCATCAAGGAAATAAACATCATCACCATAATCACCATCAGCAAGTTCTTTTAAAAATTTTTCTTTATCAATTGGTCTTACTGTTGTGTCACCATCACTATTATGAATTAAATAATAAATTTCTTCACTCATTTTTTTATATTTTAATTAGTATTTTATTTTATTTTGAGGGCGTGACGGGACTCGAACCCGCAACAACAATGTTTTAGAGACCTTGCGTTCTACCAAGTGAACTTCACGCCCGTTTTACTCCCTTCACCAGAGGTTGTTTCCAACAGAAGGGAGGTCTTTGTTTCCATTTGTCTCAGTCAGCGAATTCTCTCTCTTTCAACTTAGTCCGTTAATTCGGCTCGAAATTCGCAGGAATAGCGGAACATTTGCTCGTCCCGACATGTTTTGTTAAAGAACGTTACTTTGCCACCAAATCATCATTGGTCTTATATGTTGACGATAAAATAATATTTTAGAATATGTTATTAAAAATTCAGGAAATCCTTTAGGTATACCCTTACAATTATTAACATATTCTTCATAAATATCATTAATATTTTTTTCATTCATCATCAATTCCAAATATATGTTTCCTAATTATTCTGTAATTATTAAAACTTAAACACATTGCTTTAAACATACCACTATCCTTTGCTACCTGATAAATATATTTTTCACCTTTTTTTATCGTTTTCTGTAAATCTTTGAGATTAATACGCCATTCCTTTCTTTCTTCAACACTAGTATTATCACAAATATAAACATAACCATCACAAATTCTATCAAATTGAGAAACAGGATATGTTCGTTTCAATAATTCAAAATCTTTCATCGAATATTTAATTCTTTTTCAAGTTTAAGTACTTGTTCCAATAATTCATCTTGTTTATCAATCCATATTAGTTGAGTATTTCTTTTAAATATCGCATTCCATTGTCTATTAGGATATTTTATATTACTTGCACGTTCTAATCTATCAATAAGAGAATAAAATTCATTATTTTCATATATTAATGTGTCGAGTTTATTTATTTGCATTTTAATATAAAGCAAATCTTTGTTTTCAACACCAACTAATAATTCGTCTCTAATGTCAATTAATTCTTTCATTTAGTTCATGTAAAAAATTTTTTCGTCAAATCTAAATTTAGGATTAAATGCTGTAATACAATCATTTTCATGAAGGTCATGGTCGAGAACCAGCAATACCAATTCATCAAGTTTATCACCTAATTCCCATTGGTCATTACCTCTTGCAATAATATAACCATCATTTACATCGATTTTACTAAAAACAAAAGGCTTGTTGTCTTCATCAATTTCTCTATTAATTGTGCCATGAAAACATCGGTCAAAACCTTTATTGCCTTTACCTGCTTTCGCCATAAAAATTTCTGTAAGTCCTATTTTATTATTTTTCTTTTTTTCCATAATATTATATACGAATATACTTATAAAATGTTACAAGTTCTATAATAAATATTCAGAACTACTATAAAATTCTTGTTCTTTAAATAATTCCAAATTTTTATCCTTATCGCTAACAATAAATCGATTTAATTCCCAATCAATATTCAATGTTTCATCATCATATTTAATACCACAATCATAATTAGGTGTATAAACATTATCCACAATATATTGAAATGTTGCTGTTTTTGATAGTACAACAAAACCATGAGCAAATCCTCTTGGTATATATAGTTGTAACATTTCCTTATCGTTTAATACGAATCTTTCATATTGACCATAGGTTGGTGAGTCAGTTCTAATATCAACAATAACATCAAGTATTACTCCTTTAATTACAGTAATTATTTTTGCTTGATTATATGGTGGTTTTTGAAAATGCAATCCACGCAATACATTTTGTTTTGATTTTGATTTATTTACCTGCATTATATTAAAATGTCCTATGTAATCATTTAATAATTTATAATTAAATGTCTCACAAAAATACCCACGTTTATCTTTAAATAATGTGGGTTCAATAATTAAAACATCTTTAAGACTAGTTTCTTTTATTTCCATGTTGGTTTATTTATTAGTAGCGGGAACTGGACTCGAACCAGTAGATACAAGGTTATGAATCTTGCGAGTTACCAATTACTCTATCCCGCAATTTAGCGGAGGATGGGGGATTCGAACCCCCACAGGTGTTACCCTGACTTCGGTTTAGCAAACCGGTACGTTACCATTCCGTCAATCCTCCAATAATTATTTCATTTTATTTGCTTCATTAAAGGCATAAAAAGCACCCATGCCCTGCTGAAGATTTTCAATATATTTAATTGCTCTGCGTTTAAAAAAAAGACTCCACCAAAACAAAGTAAATCTTTGTTTTGTACTTAACCATTTTAATGATTTTTCAAATGCTTTTTGTTGTTCTTTATCTATTTTAGTCATATTATTCTTTTTTTGGTGGAAATGCTTTTAATATATCTGGATGTGCTTCATAACTACCCCATGTTTCACCACATTCATTATAATACCATTCAATTAATTCTTCATTAATAAATCCTTTTACTGCACTTCTAATATCTTTATATCTATAAGCATTTAACGCCTTTAGAATAATTTTTTCTATTTTTTTTGCTGTGATTTCAGCATGTATTTCACTAACTATACTCATATTAATTAAATTATATCAATAACAGCACCTAATTCTTCAAGTTCGTCTTTAATTTCTTCGGCATTAATTAATGTTGTTCCATTAATTAATTGACACGGAGCACTATCAATAATATCTTTTGCTTCTTTAAGACCAAGACCTAATAATTCTTTTATTCTCTTTAAAACAACTAACTTATTAAAACCTACATTACTTAATTGAACATTATAAATTTTATTCTCATCAGAAACACCTATTCCAAAAGGAAATTTATAGATATTTGAGTTATAACCATATTTGTCCCAAAGGACAATATTTAAATTATCGAGTTCTTCTGAAGTTAATCTAGATATACTACGTGCTATTTCATTTATATTTCTTTCCATGAATTTATTTCTTTATAAAATATTTGGCATAATGAAAATCGCCATCGTTTACAATCTCTGTTTCGATATTCATTGTTTTTCGTAAATCAAAGATAACTGCTGCTAATCTCATGCATCTGAATTCTGTGAGTGCCTCTAATGGAGTAATTTCATTTCCATTTAATAAATGTTCCTTAATTAAATCTCTTTGTGTTTTTTTATTTTTCATGATTTCATATTTTAATATTACAATAATACTAAAAATTCTTAACATTTTAATATTTTATTATACGAAAAAAGAAATAGATTGTTACAAATGTGCGTTTTTAACTACTGGCATTGATATTAAATCCATAGTATATGAACCATTGTCATAAATAGTTACTGTTGTTATACTATTCCAAAATAAAACCGCTTTTCTATCGGCATCGGTTCTTAATTTATCCCAATTTTTAATATTTAAGTTTTTCATATAAAAAGTTTTAAAAAATAGCTTGAGCGTACCCAGAATTTTGTTGTTAATCATCATTTATCTATGCACCAACCCGATTATTATTGAGTTGCTTTCCCTCTAAATCTGTTTGGCTTGCACCCTCGGCAGTGCAAATGATAACTTCGGGTCTTTCGGGGATTCTGGTTTGATGAGCCTATTACAATCCCTTTTTAGCATTTCTCATCCTAACAGCTTTAACTTGTTATCTCCTGCCTTTAGCAATGGTGTCCTGAAGTTCCTCCATCTTGACATCACAATTTGTGACCTCAAAACAGCGATGAATCCTCTTAGCTATTTTTCATTTTCTTGTGTGATGGGGTAGATTGCTTTTTAGTATAATCACACAATTTTTTTTGTAATATGATTTAAATTTTCCTTCATTTAATTGGCTTTCAATTTCTCTAGTCATTTCATCATTATCATATGCTCGTTTTTCTTTTTTATTCCAAATATTACCATTTTTAGGAATATAACCTCTTAGTTTATTATCATAACCCCAATAAATAATAAAACAAATTGGATATTCCCAATCACCACCAGCATTTACAAAAAATACATGAAATCCTTCTTTAAGTTCTCTATATCCAACAGGATATTCGGCAAATCCTTCAGTATATTTATAATCAGTGTAATTTTCACAGTCAAAATTAATTTTAGATAAATCTTGCCAAATTTTAGGTGTCATTTCATATGGATATTCTTCATTATCCATTACTTCTTTAATTTTATTAAAAAAATCATCTTTACTAATTTCACCGTAGTATCTTGCCATAATTAAATATGTATTAATTAATAATTGAGCAGGTTATGGGACTCGAACCCACTAAATCCTTTTGCTTGGCAAGCAAATATGCAACCAGTTACACCTAACCCGCATATAGTGAAGAATACTTAGGCAGCCACTTAATACTATGTTTCCACGTACTCATTAAACATGGTCTTTACCATATACTCTTCACTGCCTATATCATTTTAATATCGAGAACGCTTTGGTAACAAATATAGGACTTTCTCGCTCTTTATGGTAACAATTTAAATGTTTCCATATTTTTTCTTAATTTTTCGTTTTCAGCAATAATTGCATAATCATCTGCTTTCACATATGCTTCATGCTGATTAATTGCTTTAACGTAAAAGTTTAGAACTCTACCACTCGTAAGCGTGAGTTCAACCAGCCAATATTTCATAACTGGTTTTGCTGCTTTCTTTTTTTGTTTATTCATAATCTTAGTCTAAGCAGTAAAAGACTAAGATGTATCGTTTTCTTTTTTCATAATAAATGATTTGGTATGTCTTCTTCGCAAATAAATACGTATTTGACATTATTTTTTCGATATTGTTTAAATTTTGAAGGTAAATCATCACAAGTACCACTATATAAATGAACACAGTGGTCGTGATAATAACCAGTTGTTTTTACCATTAAACCTTCCCAAGTATTAGCATATACAGCAATTATTTTTGTCGCCATAATTACTTTAATTTTCCCTTATTTACTCTAGGGTTATATTTTTCCCAATGTTTTCGATATTTACTTATTTGTTTATCTAAATTAATATCAAGATTATTCTCTCTACGATGTAAAGAAGTAAATATGATTCCACTCATATCATCAGCATGAAAAATGCCTTGTGAATTGAACCACGCAACGGCAGGACCGTCATGCCATAACTGTAAAGTATTTCTAATAAATGTACCATAACCATGATGAATCATCATAGCATCGTCTTCTGGTACTGATAACCATTTTTTAAATTTTTCACTACCTTCAGTTGAACACATATGACTTTTAACCCAATCCATACATTCATCAAGATTTCTGGTTTCTTCAATATTAAATTCTAATTTATCATCCATTTTATTGTTATTTAAATTTAGAACACCCGAAGGGATTCGAACCCCCGACCCCCAAGTTCGTAGCTTGGTGCTCTAAATCCAACTGAGCTACGGGTGCATATTTGGTTTTCATCATAAGCGTAAGGATAACCAAAAACCTCGTAAACCAATGCCTTATGTTTATTTTAATAATTCAATCATTAAATCTCTTTTTCTCTCGCTATATACAATAATCATACAATGACCAGTATTATCGATAAATGCATAACCAGTTAATGGTTTATCATCAACAACTAATATTGTGTTCATTGTTTCTATTGTATATTTCATTTTAATCACAATTAATATTTAATTGATTTGGATTCATATTAATATGTTCATATGCATCATCTTTATTATCAAATGATAAATATTCATCATAATCTTTATCATAACGTTCGGGATAATATTTATTATTTATTTTTCTTACTCTATATTTCATATTAAATTATATGTTTTTGCCCATCTTCTTACAGCATTATCACTAACACCAAAAATTTTACCTATTTTTATGAATGAATTATTATTAATTAATTTATTTAATTCTTTTTTTGATGGTCTATTTTTTACTTTTCTATCATTAATTCCTTTACAAACTTTACATCTTTTTGCTTTTTGTGTAATATTAGTACCACAATCAATACATTTGTTTTGATTAATATTTTTTTCTTTTTTGCTTTATTTCAAAATATTGTTTAGTATAAAAATTAATTTCTTCTTCATTTAAACTAAATTTTTTTAAATCATTAATTAATTGATTTATTATTTTATCTACATAAATTAAACTATAATGAATATTTATTATTTCCCAACCATTTTCATTTAATATATTATTTCTTTCTAAATAATATTTTTTTAATGTGCCATTATTATTATAATGTTGATTACCATTAATTTCAACACCAATTAATTTATTTGGAAATGCTATATCAATACTATAATATTTATCAATCAATGGTTGATACTCTTCAATAAATGAAATATTTGCATTTTTTAATTTTTTCTTAAAAATTTCACATGGTTTAGAAATAAATTTATTATTCATTTTCCACGGATGTTTATCTGGATTATTTTTTAAATATTTTTTACGTGCATTACTTATTTTTTTCTTACTTTCGCTGGTATGTTTAATTTTATGTAATCTCTTTATTAAATAACCTTCTTTTACCGCACGTTTTAACACAGTTAAACTAATATTAACTTTTTTAGGTAAATGAATCCAGTAAACACCCTCGTCATGTATTTTCTGAATTTTTTTCCAATCAATATTATTTAAATCTATTTTATTCATACATTCATTTTTCATATAAATACTTTAAGTTAAGTAAATGTTCGAAAAATATTTTGAAGTGGTGGTGGGATTCGAACCCACATTTTCAGTTCCAATTACACGATATCGGTTTAGAAGACCGATGTGACTACACCACCATGTTGTTGAGTCTATTGACTCAACATTTCTTTAACAATTGTACTAGCTGTTTTTTCATCTATTTGAGAAGCAACTGGTAATGTTTTAATTTTACCCATTACTTTTCCCATATCTTTCATGCCTGAAAATTTATTAACATTAATAATTTCAGTAATGATATTTTTTATTTGGTTTTCATCAAGCATTTGAGGTAAATATTTTTCAAGTATTTTAACTTCATCATTATTACCTTGTTCTTTTGCATTTTCAGACATTTTACGAAGAACTTTAATTGACTGTTCATCAGTTAATTCTTTACCAATTCTTGAAAATTCCCCTGAAACAACTCTTAATAAGCTAAGTTCTTCAGTATTTTTACTTTTCATGGCATTTACCATGTCATTTTTAATTTGTTCTTGTAATGTCATAAGTATTATTTTTGATTGTTAATATTAATCTCGCCATTTACTCGTCATTTTGGCGAGATTGAGACGAAGATGTTATTTTAATAAATCTTTTAATTGTTCTCGAACATGTGCTTTATAATTTTCAATTATTCTTATCTTTCCTCTTGCTGCTGGATGATGAATGTAATAATGTTTTATTTGTTGCTTTTTAAGCTCTCTCTCGACCTTTCTTCCCATAGCAACAACAATACCATTAAATGATTTAATGTCTTTAATATCATCCTCAAAAACGTTTTTAAAAGTTAATTTATTCCAATCTAATCCTAATGCATCAGTTGCTTTAGATAAATGTGCTGCTGCAAGTCTTCTATCCTTCCAAGTCCAACCTTTTTCAATTGCTGTTGGACTTCTTTCTTCACCAACAAATAATATGTTTTGCATAATATTTATTTTTTATATAAAACATTTTCTTTAACAATAGAAAATTTTTCTTCAGGAATACTATCCTCTAATTTTCTAATTTGGTCTTCAATCTGTCTTTTCTTCTTGGCATCAGGACATTCACATTCATAATATAGCAAATATTCTTCATAACGACCATCAATTTCTTTTCCACAAAATAAACAAATATTATATTCCCAAGATGAAATTATTCTTTGCTTTTCCATATTTAAATTTGTTTTATGTTTGCGCTCTGAGAGGGATTTGAACCCCCGACCAATAGATTAACAGTCTACTGCTCTACCACTGAGCTACCAGAGCATTATTCAGTATTTTCGTTAATATCATCATTTACATATCCAATAACAATACCTATTACACCAATTAATAGTGATGTTGCTAATAGTTTTAAATTAAAAAATTCAATGGGTGCAAAACCCCATATTCCAGCAATAATTGAATAAATAATACCGATAAAAAACATTGTAAATGCAATTTTTTTAACATTATCTTTTGTAAAATAATTAATGAAATTTTCAATTGTTTTAATATTTAATTTTAATTACCAAAGTTAATCAAATTATATTAAAAAACAAATAAAAGTTGACCCCACGAGACTCGAACTCGTAATCTCTTCGTTATGAATTTAATTTTTCATAATATTTAACCCATTTCCTAATTGTATTATCTGAAACTCCATATTTTTTTCCAACAGAAACATAATTTGTTTCATTAATTTCTTTTAATAATAGTTCATAATCAGGACGAACTACTTTTCTCTGCGATATTGAATTACATTTTTTACACCTATTATAACCATAATTAATTTCAATGCCACAATCAATGCATTTTGGTTTATTTATAGTTCGAATTGAAATAACTTTTTCATTAATGTTCTCTAACATTTTATCTAAATCGTTTATATTTAAATTGGGATGATGAGTTTCTCTATGGCAATTAGAACATAGCAAATTACATTTAGATACTTCTTCAATTAATTTAGACATTTTAGTATTTGCTAATTTCCTTACATCTAATTTAAATTCTTTTTCATTTGGGTCAATATGATGGAAATCAAATGCTGCGATATTTTTTGAATATCCACATTTTTCACATTTACCACCTTTTAATTTAATTAATTCTAATTTTCTTTTTAAACCTCTTAATTTTTGATATTCATATGTATTCATAATAATGTTTTAATAATAAATACACGGAAATTATGAAAAGTATCATAAAAATAATCGTTACTGGTAGTGAAGGTGGGATTCGAACCCACAACCTTGACGATATAAGCGTCCTGCGCTGACCGTTGCGCCACATCACTATATATTCTCTTTTAACCATTAGATAATTATTAGCCAAACGTTTATGAGAATTTAACACCAAATGTAATTAATTATCTTCCTTCATATACCCACATAACAGCATTACAATATGCGTGTACAGCACCTTCAGTCATTCCTGTTTCATGATTATGTTGCAATTGAATAGGATGATTTAAAAAATCAGGTGGAAATAAATCCCAATCAATTTTTTTTATTAAAATTTCTATTGGTGGAAGTTCATCTAATTTACAACCACAATAAAAACATTTATTATCTTGTTCTTCAATATATTGTTCTCTAACTAATTTTTTTTCGAAGCCTTGTAATTTTGTATAATCAACAGGTAAATTATATTTCATATTAATAACTTTTATTTGTTCTATATCTTTCTCTTCTTTTATGTCTTCCATTACCAGCATTGAGGGATTTATATGTTGGAGTTAATGAATGACAATTTGGACATAGTAATTCTAAATTAGTTAAATTATTATTTTCAGAATTACCGTCTTTATGTTCTAATTCTATTGGTACTTTTCCAGTAATCGGATGTCTTTCATTCCAACCACATTTCATACATTTATTACCATGTCTTTCAATTAAATATTTTTTATATGTTTCTGAAGGATAATTATTATAACCATTTTCTATGTTTGATTTTCGAATATTCCAATCGTATTTTACTTTACATGTTATTGAACAATATTTGATTTGACGATACGATAATTCATTATTACACCAAATACAATATTTTTTATTACGTTTTCTTTTAACATGAATTTTATTATTTATTGTTGCAGCACATGAATTTGAACAATATTTTCTATTTTCAGATATTAATGAAGTAAATAATTCCCCACAATTTAAACAAGATTTTTCAATATAATAAGCATCTTTATTTTGTTTATAACCTAATTTATTTAATTTCTCTTTAATTGCTTTTGGTGTTCTATCGATATTTTTTGATATTTCATTATACGTCATTCCGTTTTCACATAATGTTATTATTTTTTTTACGTCATAATCAGACCATCTTTTTCTTTTCATAATATTTATTTTATTATAAATACTATGAAAAAATAAAAAGACTAAAATCTATTTCGAAATAGAGCCTCCTGTCAGATTCGAACTGACGAGTTCTTTCGAAACTGGGTTACAAATCCAGCGCAATCGACCACTATGCGAAGGAGGCATGGAGAGGGACAGGTTATTTATACCTTTATATAGGGACTCCCTCAGACCCTTTTGAGCAGAAGACGGGATTCGAACCCGCAACTTTCAGATTGGAAATCTGACGCTCTGCCAATTGAGTTACTTCTGCATTATCTCGACTTTTTACTGAATGCACTCATTCACCTGCAAGTTACAGTAGGTCTTACATTCGAGTGACCTTTAGGCGGTTTTTTTATGTGAGGATTCTCCGAGTTGAACGGAAGCCTACGGTTTTTCAGACCGTTGTACAATAACCACCTATACGAAATCCTCATAATATTTTCACACCTTAGATTGCCTAAGTCTAAGTATTTCCCTCACTGAAGGATGCTGTGTATTTCTGGTTAAGACAAACACTTGTGTGACCAGATTTTAATTGTGGAATAGGAGGGATTTGAACCCCCAACCATCGGTACTTCACACCGACACTCTACCAATTGAGTTACTATTCCATAAGAGGGTGAGGTCGGTCACGTATGTATGGTTGCGACCCATATCTTGCGACTCCTATTACACCCTTTGCGCACCCGAAGGGACTCGAACCCTTATATTCCTGATTAACAGTCAGACGCTCTAACCAATTCAGCCACAGATGCATAATATCCCTGCATGAGTCTTTATACTCAATCTCTTCGTGTTATTTCGAACACAGTAATATCTCTCAAAATGTTTTGCGTTCCGTGTTGCCAACCACGGGTACAATCTAGCATTTCCCTGAATATTAAAGAGTAGCTGCTTAAAGCAAACAGGGACTCGCACACTTTACATCAATTTATTGCTGCAACAATTAATCGTTTATAGTATTGTGTGAGAAACAATTTGAATTGCAGTTCAAATCATTTGCGGAGAGTAAAGGAATCGAACCCTCGCCCCGAAGGACGGCACGGATTTCAAGTCCGCTTATCCACCATTGGATGCTACTCTCCAGTATCACTATGGAGAGGGTTTCACTCTCAATTTCATATGTAGTGACATGTATATCATATGAACCCGAACCATTTTTTATCGGCATTGTGGTTGGGAGGGTGGGATTTGAACCCACGTGTGACCAGACTACACTTTCTACTGCTTATCAGGCAGAGGTGATACATCCCAATGTTGAGCACGTAGAGGGATTCGAACCCCCGAACCTTTCGGATTGCTTTTGCAGAGCAACGCTTTTGACCACTCAGCAATACGTGCATATATGTAAAACTTTAGTCAATCATAGATTGTGCAGTAATCACCACGTGCAGGTAGTTTTACCTGATTACCTAAACCAACATGTCAAAGAACATTAGTGCCAAACCTTATTTTTTATGATTATAAGTCTTGGCACTTATAATTTTATGCATAAAAAAACCCGAAACTTATGCTTCGGGTTTTTGATTTTTTTAAACGATTCTTTCTTATATTCTAATATCATTAAAACCAGTACCCGAATTCATATCTCTGCCAAAATTTGAACAGAATATACTATTCCCATTGCGACTAATAATTGTCGTTGACGAAATAATACTATTTATGTTTCTTGTTTCCATTTTAATTTTATTTAAATTTTTGTAAATTTCTTTCTTCTAAATACGTGACAAAGATATAAAATGTTACATTAATACCAAACTTTTTTTTATTTTTTTGCTAAATAATTTTCAAATTGACTTATAATTTCCAGATTATCAGAATCATAAGAAATTAAATTAAATTGTAATTTTATAGTATCTGATAGATGTTTTATTGTAAAATTACCATCAAAATCAGTATATACTGTATCACAATCTGAAATAATTCTAACACCAGCAAGTTCTTCTCTGGTATTTTTATCTAATATTTTACCAGTAATTATATTATTAGAATTACTTGGATTGATGAACATTAGAGATAACGAAATAATTAATATTTTTAACATAACTTTTTTTACATAATTACTTCAAATATATAATAAGTATGTTAAGTGAACATTATCATTATATTAAAAAAAACCTGAATTATTAATTCAGGTTTTCAGTTATTATTGTAAATTTGATTTAAATTTTTTCTTCTTTTTCATTTAAATCGAAAGTAAAGTCTAAATCTTTACCATCGAAGTTAACATTGAGTTTGTTTTCATCAAAACTATCAAATTCGGTGAACCATTTTTTACTTAATATCAATGAGAATTTAATTTCAGCAATTTCTTGCAATAATTTTCTTCTTTGTTTATTAAGTATTTCTGATTTGGTTTCAAGATATGTTTTTAAAACACCCTTTTGTTGTTCTTCATTAAGTGATTTATACATATCAGAATTTAATTGTTCTTGGTATTTCTTAATGGCATCTGACATTACGTACTCATTAAGTTTTAATTCTTTACCTGCTTCAATTTTCTTCACTACATCAACTACTTTAGGAAGACCAGATAAACCTTTAATTTTAGTATTAAGTACAACTGACATATAGAAATCAGTTGCTTCTGCACTACTGACTTTAGGATTAAATCCATTATAATCAGTAATACCTACTTCTTTTAACCAATCAGCAGCTTCTTCACCAAGTAATTCAGCATAACCTTTACTGGTTTTTGGAAATAATTCTTTTTTGTAAAAATCATAAACTTTCTTATCGCCTTGCAATTTTTTCAATTCCCATTGTAATTTAGCAAGTTCCATTGCAGATATTGATTTAACCATACCACGATTAACTAATGGAATACTAGTTAAATCAATAACTATTGTGTGACCATAAGTACTACCACTAACTTGTGCATTATGTATTGTTTTGTCACAAGTATAAGAAACACCTTTTTCATTTAATAGGTCTTCTAATTCTTGACTCCAAAGTACAGGAAGTTTTTTCACGTTAACAATACCATCTTTTACAATAGTAAATGTGTTATATTTAAATGAATTAACCTTGTCGATTCCGAATTTATTTTCAGGTAATATTGCTTCACCTTCGATATAAATTCTAACACTTAGATTTGCTCTGCTTTCATTCCAAACCAAATCAGTTAATGGATAACCTCTTTCAGGATTACTGTTTTTGAATTTCACATCAACTTTATTTTCAGCAAGTTCTGATGTAATTTTAGCAAGTTCTTCAACATCTTTTGCTTCAGACAATCTTTTCTTATCGGCAGCAGTTATTGTTGAACCAACAGCAACTTTTTTTCTACCAATCCTATTGTAATTAAAATCTTCATGATTTGGATAAAATTGACAATCACCAATACTACCTAAATCTTCAATAAGATTCATTAGACAATAAGCATCATCTGGAACTGGTTGAATAGTTGATTGACCTTCAGGGAATCTCTTTGCTGTATCGGCAACACATTCTTTTATTGCTGATTTAAATTCATTTAGTTTTTGTTTACCAAATGCATTGGTAATCATCTTATAGTAATGTTGGTCACCTAATGCATAGAATATCTTTTCAGCATCTTCATTCAATAATTTGTCAGATAGAACGTAAATTGCAGCATATAATGCAGTATCCTGATTAATATCTTCATGACCAATAGCTGATGGAGAGAAGAAATGAATTTCTTTCACACTTGAATTAACAAGTATTTCGCCTTCGTTAATATTATATAACAACACACTTCCGTCATTACTAACACTAAACGCAAAATCATAAAGGTAAGCATCATTAATTTCTACAACGGTTTTCTTTCCACCAAGAACTTGTGTAGATAATTTATCGTTCAATACTGGTTCGAATTCATCAAAGCCTGATGTACTTATTTTTTCACCACCTAACATTGAAGCCATTTCGGTTATTCTTCGTGAATCAGCATAATATCCATATTCAACAAATGTCGATGCTGCTAATTCATTTCCCAATACATTTAATGCTGAAACTACTTCGCTCCAAGGACAATCATTATTATATCCGTCAGTAAGGAAAATCATTGAGAAAATACTATCAGGACGATTAGTTTTTATTCTTCCAATGATTTCATGAACAAGTTCTAATGGTTGTTGAAATGCTGTGCATCCAACAGGACGCAACCATTTATCAATAGCATCATTTAAATCACTAAGTGTTTTTAATGATTTAACTTCAACCTCTTCTTTTAAAACACCACAATCATGACTACCAGAAAACCATACAATCGAAATCGTATCGCCATCTTTCATTACATTTGATAATTTGTTTTTTAGCTGTTTCTTTATTAGAGGAAGGTCTTGGTACATCGAGTAAGATACATCGACTACGAAAATGTGGTTTGTTTTTTTTGCAACTTCCACTGTTGCATCACTATTAACTTCTTGACTAATAAGATAATAGTTCTCATTCAGTTTAACATTTTTTTTCATACAATTAATTGTTAATTACAGTTATTTATTTTTCAATTTTATTTATTTCAGTCAATATTTACAATACGAATATAAATACTAATTGTTACATTTTTTTATTAAAAATTATAATAATTTTTCAAATATAATTAAATGATATTTATTTTCAAAGTAATAAATAAAAAAACCCTAAAATTAATTAGGGTTTTAAAATTATCCACATTTGCTGTTTCCACATCCCATGCAAATCAGACAACCCTCTTTATATTGTAAATCATTACTACCACATATAGGACAAGTACCACTGCCTTTTTCTCCGTCTTTAATAAATCTTTTTATTACACGAGCAACACCGTTTTTCCATGTATTAATATGGTCTTCTTTAAATGTTAAAGAATCAACCAATTCATACACATATACTAACGGCATTTTATGTCTTAGTACACCAGAAATAAATTTGGCATAATTCCAATACTCAGGGTCAAAAGCATGATTTAAACCCGTATGTACATGTTTTTCACCATCTTTATCAACGTATTCAATATCATATCTTTTTCTTTTTACTTTGGTTGTATTGCCGAACTCATCTGTTTCCTCTGTTTCAATAATATTTTTTACTACTTCACATTCTTTTAAAGTTGAAGGTAAATCACTTAATCCATTTTCAAATTTACCTGTAAAAATTTCATATGGATGACCATCTTTCATTCCAACAACAGCAATCCATTTTTCAAGATTATTTTGAAATCTATAAATTTCTGCCTTTAATCTCTTACCTCTTTTTGGAGCATGAATTTCTTCAGGAAGTTTTTCTTCTTTTTTCTTTTCATTAGAAACCAATACACCGCTTCTCGAACCTTCACGATAAACTGTCATACCTTTACAACCAGCAGACCATCCTGTTTCATATACTTGACGAACAAGGTCTTCACTAACGTTTTCAGGTAAGTTAACTGTTACTGAAATACTATGGTCTACGTGTTTTTGAATACGACCTTGCATTTCAACTTTCTTAACCCAATTCACATCATTTGAAGTAGCTTTATAATAAGGTGATTTTTTTACTATTTCATCAACTTGTTCTTCTGTCATGGTTCTAACCACTTCAACATCATATTCGTTTGCTTCTAACCATGTTTCGAAATTATAGTGAAAAACAAGATATTCTTTCCAAGCAATACCTTCATCATCAATAAAATCAATTTGAATATCTTTTTCTTGTGGATTAATTTTTCTTCTTCTCTTATACACAGGTAAGAAAACTGGTTCGATTCCTGATGTTGTTTGGGTCATAAGACTTGCTGTTCCAGTAGGAGCAATTGTTAATAATGCAATGTTTCTTCTTCCGTACTTAACCATTTTATCATATAACTCAGGATTGGCTTCTTTAATTCGCAATATGAACGGATTATCTTTTTCACGTTTCCAATCATATATTGGGAATGCGCCACGTTCTTTAGCTAAATTAACTGATGATTCATAAGCATATAATTTTAATTTTTCATGAATATCTTCACTAAAATCATTAGCATCATCAGTACCATATGTTAATCCTAACGCAGCAAGCATGTCGCCTTCAGCAGTAACACCTAAACCCGTTCTACGACCTTCGATTGCTTTTTCTCTGATTTTAGTCCAGAGATTAAGTTCATATAATTTAATAAATTCTTCTTCGGGGTCTGATTTAATCTTAGCAAGGATTCCATCAATTTTTTCAATTTCTAAATCAATAAGGTCATCCATGTATCGCATTGCTTTAATCACATCTTCTCTGAATAGTTCTGAATCAAAATATGCTTCGGGAGTAAATGGATTTACAACATATCCGAATAAATTTATTGCCAATAATCTACAACTATCATAAGGACACAAAGGTATTTCACCACATCTTCGTGCTGATATTCCATTAACTATAATATTCCTACCAATATCTTCTTTTAAACAAAAAACTGGTTCATTTTCTAATAATGTTACATTAATAATATTATCAGTAAATGATTTTTTTATTTGATAATTATGAGTATTATTAAATTTATTTTCTTTATTAGTATCACCTAAAAATCCGATTGATGACATATAATTAACAATGCTTCCACCAAGACTAATTAATTCAAATTGGTCTTTGGTTTTATATTTAAATCTACCACCCTTTCCATTTGGAAGTTCAGTTAATTTAGAATCACGTCTTTTATAAATCCCAAAAATTAATCCATTTGAATGTAATATCATTTGAATCTTATTTAAGAAGTCTTCATTACTTTGTGATAATCTTATTGTATATCCTGATTTGATACTTCCTTGAAGGCTACCATCAGAATACATTAATGCAGCAACATAAAATTTACCGATATTATTACTTGAATTATTAAAAATAAATTCAGGTATATGAAATTTATTTTTAAAATTAAATCCTTGTTCTTCGAAAATTTTTCCTATCCAAGCACTTCCAATTCTAATTTTATTATTTTTATGTGAAACGAAATATTTACTTAGATTTCTATTTTTATTATTTTTACGTTCACCATAAATTTCATATAGGTTATCGATGATTTCACAAACCATATTTTTCATTCTTTCGGCATCGTCACCCCAAAACTCAAAATATATTCTTTTTCTTTTTTTATCTAAAGTTCCATCACCTTGAAGTAATCCTAATAATAAACTCAACATCTCCAATTTTGTTTCAGATTTTTTATTAATAATAGTTCCATTATTTTCTGGAATCGCTATTAAAATATTATCATTAGGTGTTAAATCTTTTGCTTCAATCATACCTTTTGTAGTAGCAATATGATGGTCTAATGTACATCTTAATTTGAAACCTTTTGATGTTTTTATTTCAATAATTTCAGCTTCTTTTTTTGTTAAAAATACATTGCTTGCTTTTCTAACAACAGTACCGAATTCATCATTATTAATTTTCCAATTTTCAGGTTTTTCTTCACCATCATTAACATACGAAATTCTTTTATCACAAACAACATTGTTTGTTTTATTTAAATCTATTGTAACCAAATCTCCAAATTTAAAATATCCTTTTTCAGTTAATAAATATTCTGATGCAGGGAAACAAGGATTAGTACTCGTTGTTCTAAAACCGAGGTCGGCATAACAATCAGGAATACTCTCATTAATTACTTTGTCCCAAAATAATATACCGGGTTCGGCTGATTTCCATGCATTATGAATTATTTTTTTCCAAAGAGCAGTTGGGTTAATATCTTTACTGTACTTAGGTTCATTACTATCGATAGGATATTTTTGTTTAAAAGAATATTCATATTTTGCTGCTTTCATAAATTCATCTGTCAGTCTTACAGATACATTAGCACCTGTAACCTGACCATTAACCATTTTAGCATCAATAAAGTCTTCAGAATCAGGATGTATAATAGAAATGCTTTCCATTAATGCACCTCTACGTCCATCTTGTGCTATTTCTTTAGTACTATTTGAATATCTTTCCATAAAAGGAACAATACCTGTACTTGATATAGCACTATTTTTTACAGGACTTCCTTTAGGGCGAACAAAAGACAAATCCAATCCAACACCACCACGTCTTTTTTGGAGTTGAACCATATCTTGGTCTAATTTTAAAATACCACCATAACTATCACTATCTTTATTGTTTCCAATTACAAAACAATTGGATAATGATACGATTTGATAGTCATTACCAATACCAGACATTGAACCACCTTGTGGAACAATTCTTTTAAATTTCTTTATTGTTTCATAAATTTCTTTTGCTGATAGCGGATTAGGATATTTAGATTCTATTCTTGCAAATTCATTTGCTAATCTCCAATGCATGTCATCTGGATTTAATTCGTAATAATTGTCATTATCTTTTAAACAATATTTTCTTATCCAGACATCAGTAGCTAATTGGTCATTATTAAAATAGGGTAGAGTTGATTTTTCGACTTGTTCTTTAGTGTAGGTTTTTCTGTTTTTTTTTATCATAGAAATAATAATTTTTTATAATTTTTGAGTTACAAATATATTGATTAGTTACAATAAATACAACAGATTTACAAAAATACGTTAAAAATTATTTAATATTTTTTACAATGATTTCAAATTAATTTTTAACGTTTTTATATTCATAAAGTTAAAGAAAAAGGGACACAAATTTATTAATTTAAAAAGGGGTGTGAAATAAATACACACCCCAAAAAAACAGAAAAAATTAAGTATTAATCTTCTTCTTTATCAATTAACGATTTAGATAAAGTATCAAAATTTGCATCAGTTGTTGTCATACTCCTATAATTAACTGCAGCATCATTTAATGTGCTCGACATATTAAATACACCATCACTATTAGCAGTATATGTATATGTATTACCACCACTAATACCAAAACTAGACCCTACTGAGAAAGCGTCTTGATTTGCAGCAAGATATATGAAATTCCAATCGTCTTTTTCGCAATTTTCAATAAGTTTTTGAATATTATCTTTAGTATATTCCTTACTATTGTTTTCATGACCATCGGTTACAATACACACCAGTACTTTTGATGGTGCTTCAACACCAAGTTTTTTGTGATTTTGTTTGACATCATTTATTGTTTTACCAATTGCATCATAAAGTGCTGTAGTACCTCTTGGATACCATTCATCATCAGTTATTTCTTTTACTTCTTTAATATCGACATTATCATACAGTAATTCGTATTTGTCATCGAAAAGTGCAACGGTAAGTGTTGCTTCATCAGGTAAATCTTTTTGTTGTTTAATGAACGTGTTGAATCCACCAATACTATCATCCATAATACCAGTCATTGACCCACTACGGTCTAAAATACAAATTATTTGAGTTTTTTCATTTGTGTGAAGTGATTCTTCGGTTACTGTCGTAACAGTTGTGGTTACTTTTTTCTTTCTTTTAGCCATTTTTATACATAAGCATTTATTTTAAAGTTATTTTGTCCAAAGATAATTCAATTTTAAATAAAATGCAAGGATTTTTTTATTCATAATTAACTACAATAAAAAAAGTTATGTATTATATCGTAAAGATAAGGTTTAACCTGACCAATATGATATAAATCATAACTTTTGTGAGAGTGGAGGGATTCGAACCCCCAAGTCCGAAGAACCAGACCTACAATCTGGCGAGCCACCAATTGCTCAACACTCTCATTTGTGGGGATGGTAGGACTCGAACCCCCGACTCTCGCATTAAAGGTGCGATACTCTACCAACTGAGTTACGAACGCAAGTTGTGACCCCTCTGGGATTCGAACCCAGAACCCACTGGTTAAAAGCCAGTTGCTCTACCAATTAGGAGCTAAGAGGTCATTTCACATTGACTGTTGGTCACCAAACGGGACTCGAACCCGTGCGCAGGGATTAAGAATAGCAAATGCGTTCCCTTGCTCTGCCAACTGAGCTACTGATGCAGCCAATGTGTTTACTCATAATATTACTTGTCTCCAGTACTGATTTAATTTACTAATATGTTTCCTGAATTAATGCCTGTCAGAACCTTCCTCTGCTCACGCTTTTTTCGCCTTTGCTATTGTTACATTAAGACATTTCACATATTTTCCATTAAGTCTTCATTTCGACTTTCACATTATTTTCAAAGAACATATAACAAAAAAAACCCGACTCTTTCGAATCGGGCTTTAAATTTGTTATAAAGTCATTACTTTTATATCATAACTTTAGACATAATAATCCCGATTCGTATAAGATACTTCTTATAAGATTTTTTACCGTAATAATATTTTCTAAAAGTTGTCATTTCTATAAATTTTAATTTGAGTTTGTAAAACTATAACATAAATACGAGAAAAACAAGTAAATGTTACAAAATATTTATTTTTTTGCTGATATAAAAACATAACTACTTTTAATATAGGAAGTTATGTTATTAAATCCTAAGTCAAATAAATCCATTTTCAAAATAATTGAATTATTTTTTTGTTCACTAATTTTTAAAATTCCATTTGTTTTTAATACACGGTGTGCTTCTTTCAAAACATCTAAGTAATTATCGGCATTAATTGATGAAACTACGACAACATCAAATGAATTGTTTTCTAATGGTGTGTTTGCAATATCACATTCAATAACATTATTATCCATAGCAATAAAATCTAAACCAATAACACTATCATTTTTTCTTAGTTCAGAAAAATAATTACTACCACATCCAAAATTAGCTATTTTATAATTAGTATTGTCACCTAATGATTTTGATATTTCAATATATGGATATAATTGGTTTTTCTTTTTTTCTTGATTTTTTTTAAATTCAATAAAAGTATTACCCAAATTTTTGTATTCATTTAATAATTCATTTGTATTTAAATTATTATAATTTCTAATTAAATGAACGTACTTAAGCATATTATTTGCACCTTTTTCATAAGGAGTATTTAAATTAAATTTAACATTATTACCAATTAATTTTACTTTATTTAAGTTATTAATAAATTCTTTTTTGTTATCAGATAGATTAAAATATTTAAAATATAAATCTAATGCTTCTTGATTATTCATCAATATTTTTAGGTAAATGTCATGATATTCAGTATCTAATATTTGCAAATATCTTTCATCAACTTTCATTTCATTAGCATTCCCATCAAATTTATCTACATCAAAACTACTATAGTAACCATTAATTGCTACTTCATTTAATTTATCTTCATTATAATCACCATTTAATTCATCGCAAATATTTTCACGATATTCTTTCAAAGTGAAAAAATCATCATAAATTACTAATACTTTATTATTTACGTAATTAGTTTCTCCATAAAATTCTTTTACTGTTTCACACCATATTTTTATTTGTTGATTCATTTCATTCATTAATACAGAATCATCATAACCATCTCGATAATTTATTAAATTAACTTTCATTAATGGTAAATAAGATGCCAACCAATTTAAATAATCTCGAACAACTATAACATTAATACTATTATCTTGAATACTATAATATCCATTATCTAATCTAAATTTCATCGGAGTAATGTTTTCAATATTAGTATAATTATAATTAATGTCTTTAATCCATGATTTAATATTGTTCATAACAAAATTATGACCACTTCTTGAACTTGAAATAACATTTAAATTAAAATCATTTAAATTAACTTCATTAACAAATTTATTTAAATTACTTGTATCATTATAAAGTTCATTATCTTTAAAGTCATTAATTGAATTAAAAATTTTAACTAATGTTCTTTCGATTTTATCAATTTTACGTTTTTTTGTTTTATTATTAATGTTTGAAGACAACATCTTTTTATATGTAGAAAAAGTTTCACGTAAAATCCATTCATTACCATAATATTTAGTATATATGTTAGGATATAATTCAACGGTACTAATATTTTCTTCAGGATATTCATCTCTATAAATATCAATACCATAAAAATCATCAATATAAAAACACGCTGTTAAATAATTATTTTCTTCTTTAAATTTAAATTCATTATTTAAATTAGTTTTAATACTGTCTTCAAAAATTGTGAAATCCAAATTTAATAAATAATCCTTTAATTCATATAGTATTTTATCACCATAATCCCCAATAATAATTGAAATATCCAAATCATGAAAACGTTCTTTTTTTATTATTTCAACTCTATCATGAACAATACCGCCAGTAAAAATTAAATCACCAGAATCAATATAATTTTTAAAATTATTAAAGATATTAGTAACTAAAAATTCTAATAAATCTGATTTTATTTTTTCATTATTATATATCATGTATTAATATTTTTAAGTTACTACAAAGTCATCACATTGACAAACAAAAATAGTTTCAACGGTATAACTACCAGAAGTAGTGCAAATATATACATTCCCTGTTCTAGTGCTGGAATAAGTACTTGTTGGATATAAACATGTAGTATTATTTGTTTGATTACACAATGCACCAATCCAAGATGGTTTAGAATAAATTGTAAAGGTTTGGTCAGGATTTATTGTTAATGTAGCTGTTGTACCATAAAAACTACCACTCTCACTACCTCCCCATTTCATTGAAATATCATTTGAAACAATACGACAATAAGGTAATCCTTTAAAATCACCAATTTTATATGGTGCTGATAATGTTAATGTATCACCACCAGCTTCCCTTATACCACCACTACTTGAACTATAATAACCTGATTGTATATTACGTACTGATAGTGTTCCTGTAGTAAACGTTCCTGCTGCCATAATTATTTTTTATATAAATACTTTATATAAAAAAAATGACTACTGTTTGTAGTCATTTAAATCATATCATACAATTAAATAATTGGATTATATCCGTCAGCAAACGGTTTACTATAGACTGGTCTAATCATTTTCCAAATAATTTCATCATAAGGTCTTTTATCATATAATTTAAATAGTATTGCACGATAATCTGATTCTTTTGCTTGTTCAGCAAATTCAGCACGACTAACAATATTATTAACATGATAAATCCTTACAAACTCTAATAATGACAGTCTTTCGATTTCATTATATTTATTTTGTAATTTAGTTATTGTTCGTCTTAACCAATCATAAAATTCATCAGGTACTCTATCGAATAATTCATCAAAATCATAATTATTTAACAAGTGTTCCCAAACAGTTAGGTTTGAAACATTTGTTAAAATACCATGTAATCTTACATATTCAGTAAATTTAACTTTAACTCTAAACCCACTAAAGAATCTAATTACAAATCCTTCACGATTTTCTTCTTCAAGTTCTTTGAGTTCATTTAATTTATTAATATTATTAACTTTATGTTTTTTTACAACAGTAAAAAAATCAGAATATTTACCAACTAAATCTTTATAAAATAATTCAAAACCAGTACTGGTTTCAATTCTAGTTAATAAAATTAAATCTCTTAAATCACCATAATCAACAACAATTCTATTTTCAGGATAAATTATTTCAAACAAATACGTACACTTTTTATTTAATTTAAAATAAACATTGTTTTTAGACTCAAGCATTTTTTTTGCAACAATTGATTGTTCAGAAATAAATGAACCTCTCGATGCAACAATCCATATTTTATATAAATCATAATAAAATAATATAATCAATGAACCATCCATTTTTTCAAAAATATCAAAATCTTGCGATAAATCAATATCAGATGGGTCGTGTTCTTCAAAATTTAAAAATTTCTGAAATGGACGTGCTAAAATATTTCCATCGGCATCAACAACCATACCACGACAAGCCATAGTATATTCATCCCAAAATCTTTTTGATTGTGCTTTAGGACTATAATTAAGAATCCATATGTTATATTCTGGATGTTTATTTGCAACAATTAAATTATTATCAATATAATGATTTAAAGTATTCCAGTCGACTTTATTTAATAATTTCATTTAATTTATGATTTTCAATTAATTTTATCACATTATCATCTAATATTAACATTTTTTTTGCAAGATACCATAAACCACCTTGATTTTCAGGTCTTTTAAATTCAGAATAGTCTTCGATTAATACTTTTTTCCAAACCCTAACCTCACCATTACTTAATTTCATTTTTAAATGCGGTGCATGTGGTTCAGCAGTGCAATGCCAACCCTCTCTAATAGCAAAACCAGTAGTTGGATGATTTTCACTTTCCATCCATTCACCAATATTTAACTTTTGCTGTCTATTAATGAATAGTGATGTTATTTCACCAGATTTTAATTGTCTAAATAATTTATACGCAATTTTTGTCATATTGTTACAATAATATAATATAAACAAAGATATAAAAATAATTTAGATTTTCATCAGTATTTATATGAAATTGTTATCAAATGAAAATTAATGATATTATAAAAGAAGAATTAAAAGAAATCCTAAAAGAAGGATATGTGATGGAACACGATAATTTTAAGTTTCGTCAACAAGTAGAACCAACTAAAATAGGTTTTTATAATTACGAAAATTTTTCAAATGATTTTGATGTAGATATTGTTGAAAACGAAATATTTGTTAATTGGCGTATTGGGTTCTGGTTAAATGATATGGGTGTTGAAAATTTTTTAGTTCAAGCAGATAGTGTTGAAGGAACATATAAAGTAGTATTACGAGACAAACAAAGCGATGAAGTTAGTCAAGAAAATGATAAAAATATTGCCGAAATACCTTGGGAATTTCAAATTAATGATGCTGTATTAAAATTAAGAGATGGTTTATATATTGAATCTTTAGACTTTGATTTCAACACCAAAAATTGTGTAGTTACTTTCTTCGATTCTGATAATCAAGTTTAACATGTTGGAAATTAGTAGCGAGAGAGGGATTTGAACCCTCGGTCTTCGGGTTATGACTCCGATGCTTTAGCCACTAAGCTACCTCGCTATATAAATATCGACACTACCAAGTAATGTCGATATATTTTCTTTTAGAAATGCGAGTTGATTTTACCTCACTAATTCTAATGTCTTTTTTCATCCATTGTTTTCTGTTTTTACTAACAAGTTTCCAACTAGGATACCTTATATTTTCGTCTTCATCATCAACAAAACCACCATACCATTTATGGTCTTGGTTTTCATTTCGATGATATTTACAATATGAACAATGAATACCATTTTTTCTATGCTCTAAATATCTTTTATAAGCACGATTAAATTCACCACGATTTGTGGTAGTGTCTAAGATTTTTTTTACTTTCATGTTCTCAAACGCACCATTAGAGTTGCGTTATAGAACTTTAAATTTTTCTTTCATAGTAGTTTTAATTTAAGTAATTATCATTATTAACTAATCTGGAATTAATTTCCATTCCGATATTAAACCAAATTATTACTGCTTTCATTGTTTCAGCATTTTTTATTTTATTAACAATAAAATCAGCCATTTTTTGTAATAATTTTCTTTTCATAATTTATTAATAAATAGTCCCCAGAGTGGGATTCGAACCCACAAAATTTCGCTTTTGAAACGAACACGTATACCAGTTCCATCATCTGGGGTTAACGTTTCTTAACTTTTTTCTTATATACCAGTTTTCTTTTTTTTGTTCTTTTTACACGTCTACCACACCCACAATCATCATCTTTTGGTCTAACTGCTTTAATCGTTTTTTTCATTATCAATATGTCTTATTTTATATCTACTTTTTAATTCTTTAGTAATAATCATATTGTCACAAAAAACTTCAACATCTTCACATACGATGGTGTAAGGTGCTAATATAAGTCCATTATAATTTTTATATGCATTACGAATATCTTTATTCCAAAATTTCCATCGTTTACATATTTTAGACATTTCTTTAGCAATTAACCCCTCATATATTCTACAATTATCTGTTTTATTTTCAAAAACTGCTTTAGATATTCTTTTACAGAACATTTTTTTCATATCCTCGATAGTATATTCACCAACTTTTTTAGTGTCTAATTTTATGTTAATTTCTTTTGTCATTATTAATTTTATTGTAGCGCAGGCGGGATTTGAACCCGCACGAGTATTTCTACTCACTGGATTTTAAGTCCAGCACGGCTGCCGATTACGTCACTGCGCCATATTATTCTTCTGTGGTATCTAAAATAATTTTCTTTTTAAATCCACCACGTTCTTTCTTTTTATTAATTTTTTGTTTTTTTAATTCATCAAGACTAATATTATGAAAGATTCTTATTGCATCAATTACCTCTAACATATCAGCAAGTTCTTCACTGCTGGGTTTAAGTATGAATTCCTCTAATTCTTCCTGTAATTTTAAATATAATTCATTTTCATATTCATTATTATCGGCAATATGTGAATTAACTTCAATACCTTTATTTTTTAATATATCAGGAATATTATCTCTAACTAACTTATTATGTTCTTTAATTTTTTTCATAACTGTAATAATAATCTCATATCATCTTTATTGTAAATACGAATTAATGTGCCCTGACCATAAATTAATTGAAAATAATAACCTTTAAATTCCCATATATCATTAGGAAAATCAGATTTAAGTTTTTTCACATTAATAGGATGTGCATTATTTCTTGTCACATAACTAATAACAAAACTTAATTTATTGTTTGGATATGGCTGATAACCATTATGATAACATTTTTCAATATAATCATCATTATGTTCATTAATTAAACGATACATTAATTTATCAAAATCATGGTCAATTAACCATTTTTCAAAACGTAAAAATCTTTGTTCTAATATTTTATGTTTTTCAGTTAAATCATAAAAATATTTTTGACCTGCTTCAGATTTAAACCATTTATCAATGTCTTGTTTGATTTCTTCAATATTTCTTGTTTTCATATATTCAAAATTAAAAAGGGACTTTCTTAAAGTAATCATTATCGGTCACGCTCCGAAACGGTCTAAGATGATTTTTTCATAACCTTTCCCATGAAGTCCAGTTATGTATGTTTGCAAACTTTCTTTAAGTTTTATTCGTCCCTTTATTTGTATTATCATTCCAAAATGATGTTATTATTTTACAATACTCAATTGTTTCATTTTTAGTCATTGAATTTTTCATATAATTTATTGGTGTACTTACAAACATAACATTACCTTTTTCATATAATTTATTTGAATCAATTCTATCTAACGATGCTAATTCAAATAATTTTTCATATTTCCTATTATATTTAGGTAATTTTAATTTAATTCCAGTATATGGACAATAACCTTTTTGTAAATCCCATTGCACCAATAAATCATCTAAAGTTAAATTACCCAATTTATTTCTTTGTCTTGCCCTTCTAATAAAATCTCTAAAACCAGTATATTTGTCTCTTTTGCCTTTAGTTTTTTTTCTAAAATTTTCAACATTCCCTTTATATTCACCTAAATTATTAATATTTTTTGTTCCTGAACATGTTAAGCTACAATAATGTTTACCATTATTTTTTTCAGTTCTTTTTATTTCTGATATTGCTTTTTCAAATGTATTTCCGCAACAATCACAAATAATTTTTTTACTTTTCCTTTTATATTTTTTTTCCATATCTCAAGTATTTAATGATAAATACTGTGGAGATAAGAAAAATGTTGTGGAGGTGGGCAAATTCGAATTGCCGTCCAGCCATGTGATTAATAAGATTTCTACAAGTTTAGGATAAAGTTTTCTTACTTTCCAAAAATATAATGATTTTGCCTGAGTTTAACTTCTACGCCTTTTGAGTAATCACTAAAATCTCAAAATTTACAGAAGGTTTGTTGATTTCTTTTATTATTCCTACGCTACAAATGCAAGTTCAACATTCTTCGCAAATACGTTTTTTCCTCTTGTTAGAGAAGTTGGAATAGACATAATGTCTTCTGCGTTTATTGTTTGAACATTTGTTTTAAGTGAACTTATACAAACCACTACTTGCTTACATTACCATTCTACATCCTGTCAATACCTTTCACCCCCGATTAACTTAATAATAAACTCCATTTATCATTAAACATTTCTTCATATTCACTAGCATCTTTAACAGTTATTTCCATCATATTTTGACCAGTTTTTAAACCAATAAATAAATAGTTTGGATTTTCAATTCCTTGAATTAAATTAGGTTCAAATGCTCTATTAACTGTTTCAGTGCCTTGTAAACACTTCAATAATACATTACCATCTTCTCTATAATTTAAAAAGATTGCAGGTATTATATCTATACTTTTAATTTCTTCATTCATCAAATATTAATTTACCTGTTTCATTATCATAATACACTAAACCTGCTTCTCCTGCTTCGAATTCTTCTCTCGTCAACTTCTTTGGTTTATTTTCATCATTATTCACTATTAACAGTAAATAAGGTTTCGAATTAACTATTTTATTTGCGTATTTTGATTTTATTTTTTTCATTTTTATGTATTAAACCATACAATTATTTTTTTCGTTAAATTGTTAACGCCTTCCCATAAACCACGAAGGAAATTATCCCAAGATTCACGTTTTTCTTTTTTTGTTTTAAGTTTAGTATTTTCAGTTTCTAATTTTCGATAAGCATCAATTAATAAGTTAGTTTTTTTAATTAAATCAGAATATTGTGTCTTTAATTTTTGATTTTCACTTGTTAAAACACTTATTTTAAGATGAAGGTCATTTTCTCTTGAAGAAGGTGATTGAGGGATATTATCATTTCTATCTTTATAATCATAATCATCATCTAAATTTTTTAATAACTGGTGTGATTTATCAGTTTCAATTTTTCGTTTCAATGCTCTTTCTCTTTCAATTAAATCACGCATCCTTCTCGTTTTTTCATCATTCATGTAAGCCATTTTATTTCTTTTTAGTTGGTTCTTTTCTAAAACTCCATTTATCAAAGCCATGTTGAGGAATTTTATATTTATCTTCTACTTCAATAATTTCTTTTTCACCAATACCTAAAACCCCTGCAATAAACATTTGAATTTCTTGAAATGCAGTGAATGCATCTACTACTTTGTAAAATTCATAGTCTTTAAGTACAGGATTTATAATAAAAACACTTTTCTTATTACTAAGATATGTGTTATAATTTAAGTCAATACCACTATCATATATGAATACAGGAGCATTTACTGTTCTAAAAATTTCAATAGGGTCGTATGTCAAAACATATTGAACGGTATCATATAGATTTTTACCCCAACGACTATTATTTAAATCATCACTCACATTATCAAATCCATAAATTATTTTAAATTTAGGAATATCTTCATGTATTCCGAGTTCTGGATTAAATTTTTTTACGTTATAAAACATTCTCCAACCCAAATAAAGTTTACCGCAAAATCCAATAACAAAAAAAGAATTATTAAAATATTTACTATCTTTTTTTGTTCCAAAATCACCTAATCTAACAAAAGAACTATCATTTTCACTATAAATTCCATATGTTCTTTTATATTTAAATGGTTCTGGAAATTCAGTTTTTTCTTCAATTTCTTTTTCAGCACGTTCATATACAATAGTTTTATCAATACCTACTGTACCGACAACACCATCATAATAATCTTTATTTTTTGAAATTATATACATAATATTAAATTATTGATTGCTAAATTAAATAATTATACGTAGAAAAACAAGGATTGTTACAAAAAAAGCACGCCCGGCTGGAATCGAACCAGCAGACCTTTCGGCACAGTTTTGGAGACTGCTTATCTCACCGATGAATGCGGACGTGTATGAATTCTCCAGACATGTCTGGAGAATTAAAAAATATTAACACCTAATGTGATTGTTATTGCAATAAAAACTGCCAATTCAGCCCAGAACATAAAATGTTTTTTATCAACTAAATAAAGAATTGGTAATAATCCTGCTACTCCTGCTGTCATATACCACATATGATATTGAAATATCATTGCTAATCCACCTAATATCATACCACCAATCGCTGCGATTAAATGAATTGTTCTTGTTGGATTTTTATGCATTGCAGCATTTGCTCCAACCCAAACAATACCACCACCAGCAAAAAACATAAGTAAACTATTACCTAAAAACATTGCTGGTATTGCAAATAACCAAGTAAAGAGTACAAATAAAAAGTTTAATTTCTTAGGTAATACATAATAACTTTCTGAAATACTTTTTTGAATACCGTATTTAAAAATAATATATGCTACATATGAAATAAATACAGATACCATTAAAGCGAATAAAATCATTGTTAACATAATTAAATTTTATCATAAATACTTGGAATTAAAAAGTGGAGTGTTTGGGTTTTGAACCTAATGTTGTTGTGGAGTCGAGGGAGTATGATTCCCCATTTATGCGGTGCAAGCGCATCGTGTTAGCCAGTTATCACTACGACCCCAAATTTAAATATTAATATTAACCCTATTTGTAGTCCCCCTGAGATTCGAACTCAGACTGTACGGAGTTTAAGACCGTTATCTCTGCCAATTGGATTATAGGACTATCTTTAATTGGTTGCGAGACTCTAAGACAGTGTGCGCACACCTGAATCTTAGAGGATATCCCCTAATGGGAGGAATATCAACCCCACAGTTTCTCGCTTGTGAGGATGGTGGGACTCGAACCCACACGCATTGCTGCAACGGCTTCTTAGACCGTCCTGTCTACCAGTTCCAGCACATCCCCATTTGGTGGTTAAACTAACCACCTAATTAATAATTGTGCTTCCATTCTTGACCCAAATTGAGCTTCACCCATATCTGAAACAGGAATTTCAAATATTAATGTTTCTTCATCTAATTTACAATAATAATACGCTGTTCCCATTTTTATATGAGAAAATAATGCTTCAGGTTTTTCTTTGTAAAGTCTTTTTTTGATTTCTGTTTTCATAATAAAGAATTTTAGTGGAACGGACGGGATTTGAACCCGTGGTCTTCTGCTTGCAAAACAGACGCATTAGCCAGACTATGCTACCGCCCCATGACAGAATCGCTATTTTTATAGTAGATGCTCTTCCACGAACTACTTTGTCCCTTTGGAGAGACTCGAACTCTCAATCCTTTCGGCACATGTTCCTAAGACATGCGTGTATACCAATTCCACCACAAAGGGTAATTTATCGGTTGTAGGTACGATAAATGGGTTTATCGATGAATTTACCGATATTGGCAACCATTTATCATATACAACCTTGGTACTCCCTGCTGGAATCGAACCAGCGACTTTCTGCATGTAAGGCAGACACTCTACCAATCTGAGCTAAAGGAGCATGTGTGCTTCGCCATCTTGCACCATCCCGTTTAAGCATGACCAAAAACGAGCAGGAATTGAACCTGTTAAGAACCGTTGCAACTAGTTGTACCCACAGATAGATTCGAACTACCGTTATACTATTCGCCTCTTCCTTGTAAGGGAAGTGCTCTTGACCTGACTGAGCTATGTGGGTATTTAATATCTTTTCTTTTTTCTATTTTTAAATTTAAATAAAGACATCATTATTGTTGGTAATTTGAAACTTTGTGCTTCACCAACATCTGATTTGGTTTGATATGCTAAATCAAATATTGATTTATATTCAGTACCTATATTCCAAACACCTGTTCTATTCTCTTTAATTAATTCAATCATTTGTCCTGCAATAACATCGACATAATCAAAATTTCCTTTAATATTTACATATGCTCTTTCATAAGGAAAAGGTTTGGGTTTAAAACTACATCTAAACATTAGATAATTTCTCGAATTTAATTGAACATATGCATCTGAAAGTAATTTTGTATAACCATACCATGTTTCTTGATGAACAGGAACATCATTTTCAGAATTACTACCTGTTGAATTAGCATAAACATAATCAGTTGAAATATGTATTAATTTAATATCATTCGCACTACAAAAATCAGTTAAGTTAACAACTAATTTATAATTTAAATCCCAATGTTTCTGTCTTTCTTTATCATATGTATTTGTATATCCAATACAATTAATAATAATATCTGGTTTTATATCCAATATTTTTTTAATAAATGTACCGTATTTTTTTATTACATCAATATTGTCTTTACTTGGTGAAAGATAATCCCAACCTGTTTGTTTAATTAATTCAGAACCCAATAGTCCATCACCTAAAATCAGTATTTTTTCTTTCATAATGTTTTTTTACAAATATATAAAAAAATATTTAAACTTAGTAGCGCATAGGAGAATCGAACTCCTGTTACTAGGATGAAAACCTAGCGTCCTAACCACTAGACGAATGCGCCATGAAATAATTAAAATTCGTTTTTAATTATTCTCACGATGTCTTTACTACTAACAACATTACATTTTGCTGTAATTTCATCGATTCTTTTCTTAGGCATGTCGTAATGATTTTTATGAAACCAATACCTTTTAATTTTTAATTTTTTTGCCATTTTATGAAGGTTCTTAATTGAATATGGAACGCATACGACATGCCTGCTTTTGTCACAATAAAATTCCATTCATTTACTTTTTTTAATTAATATTAGTAGCGCAGACGAGACTCGAACTCGCATTCCACAGCTTGAAGGGCTGGACTCCTATCCATTTAGAGGACTGCGCCATAGAGTGCAGTGGGAGATATCTTCCCTGTGGTTACTGCACATATTAATCCACTTTATTTAACTTTACATACTTTTTGGCAAGTGATGACTTTTTCATGTCACAGGCTTCTGCTTATTTAAGGCAGATATGTTTATTACACCAACTTGCAGTATTCTCATAAATTACATCCACGTGATATAATCCGACAGTAAAGTATTGTAGCAGCCCCGAACGGTTACGGTCCGTTTATTTTACGTGAGTGACAGTCACGTTCTTCACCAAGAAGCCTACGAGGCTATGTTTTTTTATAATATTTAATCCATTTTCTTATTGCATTATCGCTAACATCATATTTTCTACCTGTTCCAGAATAACCTAAATCTTCAATCTCTTTTATAAGTTGATTATATGGTGGTCTTTTAACTTTACGTTGTTGTATTTCTGAACATTTTTTACAGTAATTTGCTTTCTTTTCTTTTTTATTTCCACAAACACAATAACTAATCTCTTTTTTTTGTATTGTGTATTGTTTTTTATTTTTACCACCATGAGTAGGAAGTGTTGCATTACAATTAGGACATACAATTCTAAGATTAATTAATCTATTATCAGTATTATCACCATTAATATGGTCAAGAATTAGACTCATTTTTTCACCGTTCCAATTTTCATCTTGTCCACATTTCTCACAAATTCTTTCTTTTAAACCTTCATCATATAACCTTTCTTTTAAATTAGTAGTATTATATGTTGAACCAGAAATCATTATATCATCTAAACTTTTTTTTCTTGATTTTCTTATTTCATATCTAATTCTAAAATGTGAAGTATCTAAATCATATAATCTAATATATTTTTTTATTGTATTTCGATTTCCACAAAATGGTTTTAAACCTAAATTTTTAGCAACATCACTTAAATTATTTGAATTTAAAACTATTTCAGTAAAACTTTCTTTATCATATCTTTTATTTTTCATAACAATATTTTATAATAAATACTGTCATGGTTCGAAAAATAAAATTAATATGGTGACAGCCATAATTTTTTATTATGATTTGCCGTCCCCGTGGGAATCGGACCCCTCCTCCACCGTGACAGGGTGGCATGCAAAACCATTACACTTCGAGAACGGTATTTGGAATGGATAAAGATAATAAATTTAATATAATTATCCATTCCTATGAATTTATTTTTTTACTTTTTTCCAACATGTCAAAGAACTATACTCCTTAAAATCAAAAAACCCGACTCTTTTTAGTTAGTCGGGTTTCTTTTTAAGAAAGGAGTGCGTAATATATTATTACCCGACTGAATATAATCTATCCTCATCTGCTGCCCATAAGACTGCATCCAGAACTACCATTAATATGTCGAGTAAATTTTTCATTTGTCTTTTTATTTTTAAATTAAAACTTTTTTCATCAATTTGTTATTTTATAAACTTATTGTCTTGAGTTCATAAATACGTAGCAAAGATATAAAATGTTACAATAATTACAAACTTTTTTTGATTTATTTTCAAATTATTTTTTATTACTAGCCAAAAGTACTTGATTTATAGTTGATTTGGTTGATAATATTTTATTACATTTCATCAGGAGCAGCACCTGCTTTTGTATTAAATGAATCTGCATATTTTTCAGAAACAATATTTTTTACCACATCTAATATTTCATCATAAAACTTGAAAAATGTTTCAGAATTACTACTAATTTGTGTATATATTTCTTCAGGAATTTGATTTTCAATAGTTTTAAATACAGAATCAGCAATATTATGCTTAATTGAATTTAAATTAGCATTTTCATCTAAATCATCATCACGATACATATCTGGGTCTGGTTCATTATCTTCATAATCATCATCGTTTTGATTATATGGCGCATCATCACCAGCATGTTCTGGTTCAGCACCCATTGGATAATTTTCATTCAATGGCATTCCACCTACTTTATGCATCATTTCTAAGAGCATATCTTTACTAATATCTTTTTTTTCTTTCATAATGTACTAATTTTATAATAAATACAGTATAAATATAAAAAAGGTGATAATAGTAGCGAACTTCTTATCACCTTTATATGGTCGAAACCATAACGGTCCTAAACCGTATATTATTGAATTTTTTTACATATAAATACTTTAGTTTAATTTTATGTTTTGGCACGTTTATTGTTTTTAATTAAAAAACCGCTATTATGAAAAAACTTTTATTAATATTAACATTATTTTTATTCACATTACCAATATTTTCACAAACAGTATATTTTACTGAAAACAATAGAGAACGATTAATGAAACGATTTTTTTCTGTTGATACTATTCAGAAAGACAGTATATATACAATACAATATACATTATATATTAATGGATTAATTGATTATGTTGACCCATTTGGTCATTGGAATTATCGACATAATTGGTATCGTAATCATTGGAAGTACAGTTCTTATTTTTGGTATTATAATGATTGGTTTTATGATAATTATTACTGGTTTTACCATCATAATTGGTATTATAACAACTATCTGGGTTGGAACAGTAATTATTATAGATACTATCATAGACATTATTGGAACTATTATAATGATTATCGATATCATAAACAAAAACCAATTAAATCTTATAGACAAAGAACAATTAGTACTAGAACGGTTAGACCTGACATCAAAAGAGAAATTAATAGAGTAACAAATCATAAATATATCAGACCTAGAACAGCAGTATCAAATAAAAGATATAATCGTCCAACTAGAGAACAAAATGTTGTTAAAAGAACATCGACTTATAGAAAACCAGAAAGAAAATATGATGAACGAAATACTTATGTAAGGTCAAGACGACAATCAAGTACATATTCTTCAAATAGAAATAATAATAGAAGTTATAATAAATCATATAATAGACCATCAAGGTCTGGTTCACAAAGAAATTCAGCTACTAGAAATTCTGGACGTAGCTCAAGTAGAAGTTCTTCAGGAAGTAGAAGTGGTGGTAGAAGATAATTTATTTTTCAAAAATGTGGATTAAGTTTTATCGGTGAATGTTCGATATTATAAACTTTAAAATAAGTTTCAAATAATGACTTAATATTCATACTTCCATATGGATTCATTGAATGAATAATGATTTCATGTGGAAGTTCTAATTCATTATCAATACAATAATCAATAAGCCACTTAGCACAATGATATCCTGTTTTTTCGCTATCTTCTTTACTATAATCGAACTCTTGTTGTTTATAATGTTCATCAGCAAGGTCATGGTCAAAAGCAATTACTTCTGGAATACCATTCTTTTCTATTGATGAAATAAATTCATTATAATCTCTAACAATAATCCAATTAGGTTCATTAAATACTGGAAGTCCCATATAACTAAAAGTGCCTTTAGGTTTTCTTATATCATCTAAGAAAAGCATGTATTTTTTTTCCATTTATAATTTTTATTTTTATTATTAAATCTTCAGCTTCCATAATACAAAGATAATAATTTTTTAAACATAATCAAGATTTATTATAAATTAACATTATTTCAGCATCAATTAAACTATTTATAGTATAGGTAAAAATATTAAAATATGAAAAAGAAAATACTTATTGCTGAAGACGATTATGCTAGTTATAAATTAATTTTTGAAATTATAAAAAATGAGAATATTGAGATTTTATGGGCAAAAAATGGGAGTGAAGCAATTGAAATTTATAAAGAAAACCCAGATATTAGCACAATATTAATGGATATTCAAATGCCTGTAAAAAATGGTGATATGGCAGCAAAAGAAATAAAAGAAATTAACAATGACATTCCAATTATTGGTATATCAGCATTTCAATATAATGTTCAAAATAATTTATATTTTGATTCATATATCCAAAAACCAGTTCATATTAATGAATTATTGTCGGCTATTGAAAATCACATAAAAAATGTTATAACTGATATAATTGAAAAAAATGAGAAAGACCAAAATAAATTAAAAGAATCTGAAGAAAAAAGTATTAAAGCATTAACTGGTGTTACTGAAATATTACAATTAACTGATTATGGAAATAAAACACAATCTAATGAGATAATAAAAAAATTAGATGAAATAAAAAAAATACTTGAAAATAAATAATATGAATATAAAGAATATTATTAATGAAATTATTGCTGAAGTGATTTCTGATAACAATATTTGGTATCATGGAACGCCTGATAGCAGAGAAGTTATGCAAGCAGGTGGGTTTACTCAAAGAACTAATACTACCGATTATATTTCAGACCCTAAAAAATGGCGAGAACTACAAAATGAAATGCAGATTGCTAGAGATACAGGAAAAGAGGATTTATATTTTGATTTATTAGACCAAGCAGGTGCTTTAAGAAAACAAATGTCATATAAAAAACCAATTTATTTTACTAATAAATCAGATGTTGCCAGTACATATACTGATGCTAGTCGTGCTTTTGATTATCAAGGTGCTGAACCATCATTGTTACGTGCGCAAATAAATGATAATGGAAATATACTTAAAGTAAATGCTCAAGGTGAAAGTTTTAGAGGAATTAAAGTAGAAATAGTTAAAGACTCATTAATTAAAGCAGGTATTAATGAAAATGAAATTGAAAAATATTTTGATATGTTTCCAACTGACATTAGAAATGGTAAAATGACATCTGAAACTCTGGGAATTATTGCACAATTATTGGGTTTTGATATAGTTGATGTGCAAGGCGTATTAGATAGTTATCATATTGGTAATGTTAAATCCAATGTTAGAATGGTTTTTGACCCAAATAGAATTAAACTTTTAAATTAGCTGTCCACGCAGGATTCGAACCTGCACTCTTCAGAACCAAAATCTGACGTGTTAGCCAATTACACCAAAGGGCAATAAGAAAATGAGATAGGAATTGAACCTATACCTTTAGACCCCAATGGTCTACGCTCTCGGCTGTACAACCTCTTCATTAAGCTACTTACTTTGCTGACCTAGCAGGATTCGAACCTGCAAACCCGTAAGGGCATCACATTCAAAGTGTGACGTGTTTAGCCAAATTCCACCATAGGTCAATAGTTTATTAATATTATATTTATTTCATTACTCTACCTAATTTCCAACCATCAGGTATTTTATCAACTTTTTTTATTTTTAAATTTTCATTACCATTAGTTATCCAACAAGTTCCAAATTGTGAATTTTTATTACCTATTCTCAATTTTGCTTTATTTGACATTTTATTTTTTGTTTCATCGGAATGTTTTTTACCGTTCCAATCATAAAAATACTTTCTTTTTCTTTTACCTTCATCATATATTTTTTTATTACCTAAAGAAATATTTTCACATTTTTTTCTATACCATTCAGGATTATCTTCCTTTAATTGTTTTTGTTTTTTATTAGATTTAACAGCATTTTTCTTTTGTTGTTCTACGGTAAAACCCCTTCCACCTTCTCCTCCAACCATTAAATTCATACAATCGGTTTTCGCAATTTCATTAAGATTTACAATTTCTTTCTCTTTATTAATTAAAGATTTTCTATTAGGAAGAAATTCGATAATTTCACGTATATGATTTTCTTCACCATATTTATTGATTGAATATCTTAATCTTTTTCCAGACCCTAAATAACCATCATCAAGATTGTCGGTACTGTGCATTCCAATATAATATCTATTTGTAAGAACGTTTGTTGTTTTATAGATAAAATGATATCTTTTTTCTTTTCTAGCCATAATTTGTACTTTCTAATAAATACTAAAAAGTACAAAAAACGACCATGTGGGTGTTGGAGGGGATTCGAACCCCCGTTCTTCTGAGTCACAGTCAGACGCTTTAGACCAACTAAGCTACCAACACCATGTTGTCTGGAAGGTGAGAATCGAACTCACTACCCCCTGTTACCAAGACAGGGTTGCTACCTTAGTCTCTCATCCAGTTTTTGTCGGGTAAGCAGGATTCGAACCTGCGAGTTCTCCACATCCCAAATGTGGCGGGGTGACCTGACTCCCCAATTACCCGATTTTATATTTTAATTTAAAATTTTTAACATATTTATCAACCTTTGATTTAACATGTTTTCTAAACTTACTATGCCAATAACTATGATGTGTTGGACACATAGGTATTAAATTTTCAGGTTTGTTGTTCTTTTTATCACCATCATAATGATGTACTTCAACAATTAAATTTTCCCCACAACAAACACATTTTTTTTCGTGATGTCTAAAACAAATTATTTTATAAGATTCAACACCATTTAATTCATTATCTTTTTTATAATTAGGATTATTTTCACCCGACCTAAAATATGTATTTGCACATGAATGTGAACATACAGTCTTTTCTTTGGGATGACCTAATTTTGTCTCAAATTCATTTTCACAAATAGGACATATTTTTTTATTTTTTCATATAGATAAATACTATTTGAAATATGAAATGATACTTGGAATTATTTCAAATCCTTTTTATCCTTTACTACTTTCTAATGTCTTAACTCTCATTTTAAGTTTTTCAACCATTTTAGGGTTATTATCATGTTTCTTAATTTGGTCGTTAAGACGTTTTAAATTTCTTTCTTTTCTTCTTGGTACTGCCATAATAATTTGTTTTAAAATATTTAAATAAAAACCCCGTTCTTTATGAACGGGGTTTAAGTAAATTATATATTATAATGATAAATTAACATAACTTTCCCGTTCAAAATCCTATCGGATGTTGTTGCGGTTGTTGTACTATGTTAATTATTGTTTTCATTTTTCTATATTTAAATTTTGTCTTGAGTTTATAAATACGTAGCAAAGATACAAAATGTTACAAAACTACCAAACTTTTTTAAAAAAATTTCAAAAAAAAATAATTGCACCATATAAATAGTGCAATTATAATTGAGTTTTAGTCAAGTCTCAAATTTTACGTAACCACTATCTGGCGATAAAATTAAAAAACCATTCCTGATTTACTCAGACCTAACTTAATACATTGATTAAGCAATGACTTTCACTAATAAATACTATAAAACTAATTATTTTTCATATTTTTTATGATAAAAAAATCTTTTTTTTTTATGAAAAATATAAGTATTTATAAAAAAATATATGTGATGGTAAAAAATAATATCATGGAAATTGTTAATGATGAAATATCAAATTTTGATTTTCTTGGTAATGATGAATATCTTAAAGAACAGGAAATAATTGATTTATTAAGTAATGATGAATTACAAAAACAATTTATTTCGGATTCACTTTTAAATAAAAATGATAAAATAAAAATTCTTAATATTATCGATTCTAATCTTATAACTAAATTAAATGAGCCAAATACAGATGATGAAAAAGATATTTCATTAGAATATTCAATTCATATGGAATATAACTATGATTCAATGAAAGACCCACTAGATTTTAATTTAGAATTTGAATCAGATAAAATTGATGTTGAAAATAATAATATTGATTGGAAAGATATTAATGTTTCTATATATACAATAAATGGTGATGAAATTGAGTTCAACGCATTTAAGAGTGCTCCACAAAATATACAAATATTGTTTATTCAGCAATATATCCAAGATTTTATTGAAGGTGAAATATCAAAAATAACATAATAAATAATGACTGATGAAAAGAAAATAATATTAGAAAAGATTGACTTGTTAATTAGCAAGAGAAAAGCTGAATTACTTAAAGAATTGCCATCAATTCATGATATTGACGATGGTTTTATTATTCGTTTTTTCACTGAATGGGATAATTGTGATGAAGACGGAAATATTAAATATAAAAAAATAATTAATGAAGATAATCCCGATGAAAGCGTAGTGTTCTTTTATCTACCAAAAGATTCTAAATTTGAATTAAATGAACGTTTTCATATTGGAGACATTACTTGTTTAAGCGGTAAATTGGAATTATTAATAAAAAATAAAAAAATTATACTTGATAGATATTCAAAAATTGTTCTTAATTCTAATAGAATTGAGGGTACTGCAATGGAAAACACATATATTGTCACAACTAGTAATAGATTAGATTGGTCTGAACTTACTCAAAAATATATTAAAGATAATAATTTATAATTACCATTTATTTAATCTACAACGTGATTTAGGACTTCTTACTTTTGCTGGCATATAACAACCACATAAGATACAAAAATTTCTATTGTCTAATTTATTACAATTAATACAAATTTTTATACGTTTTTTTGCTTCTTCTTCTATTTTAGGATTTTGAAAAGTTAAATTTTTCCATCCTTCGTATATTTCAGATAGTTTAGTCATTAAAATATTTTGATACTTCTTCTCTAATAATTTTAATTATATTTTCATCAACACCTGAAATTCTATTTAATGATGCTTCACCACCTTCAATAAATATTTCTGATAAATCAGACCTTTGATGAGAAATATCTAATGCTTTATTAATTAAAACTAATATTTCATTAGGGTCGGTGGTAGTTAGTAGTTCATGAACAATTTCTCTTAATGGTTCTAATCCATAATCACTAATTAAATCATGACCATTAGAGAACTTAGGTAGGATATTTTCTAATATTTCATCATAACCATTATCTTCAATATATTCCATTGCTTCAGACCAATCACTAACCCGATTACCTGTTTCATCAGTATTTAAAACCATATCGTTAAAAGTATCTACATCAAAACTATTAGTATGACCATAAAACATAGTAATAACATCTAAATATGTGAAATTTTCAATAATAATGTTTTTCCAATCATAAATATATTTCGTTGGATAATTAGTGAGTTGACCAAATTTTATAAAATCATTTAATGCTTTTTGATACATATTGGGATTAATCTTTCTTAACACATGTTTTTTTGTTGACCGATTAACCATATCCATAAGTATTTCACCAAATAAATTATCATAGTTTTCATAATATTCATATACCTGTTCTTCCATAATTATCTATATATTATTCTACCGCCTTTAGAAATTTTTAAATTATTAGTTGAATCATTATTTGATTCAATTATTGCATTATGTAGTACTTCTGGTGATGTCAATGCATTATTATATATTCTTAATTTTTGAATTCCACCAATAAAACTATAATCAAAATTTTCTTCAATTGTCAAATTATTTTTTCTTTCATCTTTTACTAATATATCGGCAGCAGTATATTTAAAATCATTCATGAATATAGTTCCACCAGTAATAAGTTCTTCACTACTTTCAATTAAAATACCAACATAAACTGTGTTTTGACCACTATTATCTTCAGTTCTAAAAGTACTTTGTAAATTAACCCATGTTTCTTGACCTGTAACAGCATAGCTAATTTCACCAGTGTCAGGACGTTTATAACCTACTAATAAAGCATTATCTGATGTAGCTTTAAAACCAGTTTCGCCATAATAAATTGTTTTATCAACAGACCATTGATATTCTTGTCTATCTGGAAATGGATGTAATCCCAATGCATTTTCCTCTAATAAATTAGCGTTACTTAATGGATATATATATTCTATGTCATCAACAACATTAATATCAACATCATCACTATACATTAAGACACTAATTTTATTTTTTGCTTCTGAATTAAATATATTATCAACATATAATGATAAATCAACAACATAATCTCTATTAGATAAAACAGAAATTGGTTGGTCGTATTTGATAAAATATGTATTTCCCGTACCACCAGTATAGTTAATTTTCATAACAGTAAGTGGGAATTCTATTTCAGAGTCACATTCTTTAGAATATGTAAATGTACTGCTATCAGCACTTAATGATAATCCACTTAAATAAGTATTTCCTGTAGGTGGTGTATAACATTCTGTTGGAATCGGGTCTTGAGTTACAAGAAAATTACTGTTAATATATGTTGTATTATTACTTTCATATAATATATATGTTTGAAAATCATAATGCCATGATTCTGCTAATCCAAAACTACCACCACCCCAACTAATTGAATATGGAACACCTAATTGTTTTTCTTTATCATTATTAAATCCATGAAAATAAAATTCTGGAAAATCTTTAATTATCCAAAATGCACGACCATTAACATAAAATATTAACTTACCTAATCTACGTTCAGCACATTTTAATTCATTTTTATTAATAATATTATTTGGTGTGAAAACAATATCAATCATTGTTTTACCCGTACTTGGATTAATTGATGAAGATGAGGTGTTCGACATTACTAAACCATCATCATTAATATATTTGTACCCAATTTTTTTATCTGGTGTCAATTCAAATGCAATTATATTGTTTTTAATATTATCAACTGGTGGAAATTCTTTATGTTTTGTTTCCATCATGTCTTCAGGAATTCGAAAATTTTTCTTAACTACTTTGTATGGTTCTAATGCATCAAGGTAATTATCTAAACTAGTTATTACACCAGTAGTAGTATTACCTGTTGTTGTTTCACCACTAAAATATGGGTTATATTTGTCTTCGGCACGAGCACCCATCATATAAAAAATACCTTGAGAATCAGGATTTAAAAATAATAATGTTTCAATAGTAATACCATTATTATAACGTGATGGTAGTAATTCATAATTATAGTCCTCTAACTTAAAAAAACCTTGTAAATAACCACCGTTTAATTCAAAATAATTTCCCGATGTTCCTGAAGTAAATGCTGATATTGGTAAATATTGTGTTGTTACAGTAAGACCACTTGTTTCACCAGTACTTGGATTATTTACGACATTATAACCAACTCTATTCATTGAAAATAAATTATCATCTGAAGTGATAGCAAAACCATCCCACATTTCAGTAGTTCTGCCAATATCAAAGTCGGTTAAACCAAAATCATATAAATTAATATTATCAGTTATTGCATCAGACCATTTAGTTAAGCTAAATGATGTTAAACCAGTGTTCAAATCCCATGAATTGAGGTTTGAAAGGTCAATATGTATTGCCAAATCACTAGTAATTATGTTATTTTTACAGTCTAAATTCATTTTATATAGGAATTTATAATAAATACTGAACTCAATTGAATATATCGAAGTATTTATTAAAAATGAAGAAATTAAATTTAAGTATTAATATAGTATTTATAATAAATAAGATAAAATTATAATAATTAAGAATATGAAAAAAGACAATAAAGAAAGATTATTCGAAGTCATGGGTAGACTTGACAAAACATTTAAATCGAATTTAAATGAAGGTTTTGAAGAAATTGAAGATACTAATGGTGAAATTGATGTTCCTGCAGAAACAGGTGAAGAAATGCCTGCTGAAATAGGTGGTGAAGAAACTCCTGAAGCAGAAGAAAAAACTCCAGAGGAAAAACTTGCTGAATTAACAGCAAAAGTTGATGAAATTTATGCTTTAGTTCATGATACTGGTGAAGAAGAAGAAATGTCTGATGATATACCTACTGAAGAGCCAGAAGAAATTAGTATTGAAACTGGTGAAGTTGAAGTAGGTGATAATGAAGAAACAGAATTAAATGAACATCATTTAAAAGATAGGAAATCTCAAGAAGATTTTATTTGTAAAAATGATAAGTCATGTAAAAAAGAAGACTTAAAAGATTTATCGGATAAAGAAGTTGAGAAAAAATACAATGCTCTTGAAAAGAAAATGGGAATTGTAGATTAATATTATATTATAATATGGATGAAGTAAAAAAGAACCCACGTTTTTGGTCAGGAAAATATTGGAGAGGTCACGATATATCTGAAACTCTCAAAGAAGTTATTGAGCCTGATAACGTTGATGTATCATCAATTCAAATGCATGATACATTAAATCCACTTATTTGGGAATCTGATGAAAATATCAAACCTGATGTTAGAAAAACATTATTAAAAAATGCTAAGAGATTTATTGAGTTCTGTGATATTGATGAACTTACGTTTAAAGATGTTATTTTAACAGGTAGCATGGCAAATTATAATTATAATGAGAATTCTGATTTAGACATACACATTCTTCTTGATTTTAATCAAATTTCAGAAAATAAAGAATTTGTCGGTGATTTTTTTAAATTAAAAAAACGGTTATGGGAAGAAAAACTTCCAATTAAAATTAAAGGACATGATGTTGAAATGTATATTCAAGATAGTTCTGAACCGCATCATTCTTCGGGAACATATTCTTTAATTAAAAATGATTGGATTAGAAAACCAACAAAAAAAATTATTAATGTTGATAATGCTAATGTTCAATTAAAATCTGCTGATTTAATGAATGCTATTGATGATTTGGAAAAGAATTTTAATGAAAAAGATTTTATTAGAAAACATCAGGGTTTAAAAAATAAAATAAAAAGATTAAGACAATCAGGACTTAATAAAAGTGGTGAATTTTCTACTGAAAATTTAGTTTTTAAAATATTAAGAAATAGTGGTTATTTAGAAAAATTAGTTAATATGAAAAATGACTATCTGACAAAAACATTAAGTCTTGATGAAATAATTAAATAGTATATGAAACGATATTTAGTAACAAAAAAACAGCTTAATGAATATATTGAAAAGAAAAAAGCTGAAAAAACTTTCTATGAAATTGTTGAAAGTTTACATAACAATACTAAATTTTTAAATGAAAGTATTTCATATAAAAAAGTCAATCAATCAGTTATTAATGATTATAAACGTAAAAATTTGATAAATTTAAGAGTTTATGATATGCTCGTTGAAAGTAAAATAATTGATGAAAATTATCAAATAATATAAGTAATTAATATTTTTACTCTTAATTAAGTATTTATAAAAAAATATAACCAAATAATTTATATAAAAAAAATATTCAAATGAAAAAACATAAATCAGAAGAAGCACTTTATGAGAGAATGAGAAATCTTGCTCAAGTAAATAAGACTTCATTAAAAGAATCTCAAAATCGTACATTAGGTACTTTAATTGATACTAAGAGAGCAGCTAATGGTGTAGCTTATGGTATTATTAAAGAACAACATAAATATTATATTAAAAAAGGTGGACTTAATGAAAATCATAATGTTGCTGATTTTGCATATATTGGTGGATTAAGTAATATTACTGATTATCAATATAGTAAGTTGTCTGAAGCTGAAAAGCAAATGAATATGTTGTTAAAAAATATTAATGAAGCACATGAATTCAAAATAAATAAAAACGGTAGTAAAGTAGGTTCGAAAAAAGTACTAACTGAAGATAAAGCCAGTAAAGAAATTGATATGGCTGCAAGTAAAGTCGATGATTTAGAAGCTGCAACTGATGCTGCTGAAGTTCCTGCTGAACCAACACCAGAAATGCCTCCTGCTGAAGACGGTGGAGAAGGTGCTGAAGAAATGGATGCTGGCATTGATGCAATGCCTACTAGTGGTGAAGAAATGCCTCCTGTTGAAGATGGTGGAGAGGGTAGTGAAGAACTACCGCCTGCTGAAGACGGTGAGGAAAGTGGTGAAGATACTGAAGAATTACCATCTACTGACGATGGTGAAGAAGGCGGGGAGGAAGATAATTCTGGTACAGGAAATCTTGATAGTGATTTAGTTGATAAAATAGGTGAAATTGCTCATGGAATAAAAAGTGCAGATATTAATGAACAAGGACTTTCATGGGCACTAGGAACATTCCTTTCAGCATTTGAACCACAAGGAGAAGGTGACGAACATAAATTAAGAAATCTTAGTGATGATAAAAGACATGAATATGCCGATAAAATTTTAAAAGTCACTACTGATACAGAAAAAGAAGATTTAGGTCAAAATGTTGAAGACACTGCAGGTGATGAAGGATTAGAAGAAGAAAATTGTTCTGAATGTGGTGGATTTGCGCAATATGCTGAATCTCGTGGTTATGATGCTGATTCAATAAAAGAATGTGGTGAAGAAGAAATGACTAATTTAATTAGTGGTTATGCTAATGCCAATAGTGAAGGACAAAATGATGGTGATTTTAAAGCAATTGCATTATTTATTACTCCTGAAATTATTGATAAATTAAAAGGTGAATATGGTCATGAAGAATTTGCTAATCAAGTAGAACCTTTTTCAACAGAAATGAATGAGGCTAGTGCTGAAGACCGTGATGCTCAAATTAATGAATTATTTGGTGGACTTAAAAATTTAGCTAAAGATGCTGGTCAAGGTATTAAACGTGGTGCTCAAGCTGTTGGACAAAAAGTAGGTGATGCTGCAACTGCAGTAAAACAAAGTTATCATACAGGTGAATTACCAAAAGAAGTGAAAAAACTTGAAGGTTTTGCAGCACAATTAGGACAACAAATAGGTGCTTTAAATACTCGTATGGAAAAAGCTGGTAAAGAACCAGTTAATGTTCAGAGCATTTTAACTACAATAAAAAATCAAGTTGCTAGTGGTGGTGCTGCTGATTTAAGTAAATATGCTACTAATGAAGAAGGACTTCCTGTTGACCATACAGAAGTTCAACCTAACATGGAACTTGAAGAAGAAAATACTGAAATGAGTTCTGATAAAATTGATTCAGAAGAAAGTTTTAGAAATTATGCAACAACTATATTAAAAAAAGCACATGGTGAAGATTATGATACTGATAAAGCAGATTATATGATTAAGGGTTTAGTTAATATGACAAAGGCTAGTGACGAAGAAAATTGGGGTGATGCTGTAGGAATATTACAACAATCACTTGATGAATCATCACTTGATGAAGATGTTGATATTAAAGTTAGTGAAAAACAAGGTAAAAAACTTAGTCCTGATAATACACCAGAAGTAGAAATGAAAGAAGGTGTTGAGGAAAAAGAAGATGATTTAAATATTGACGACCTTAATGTTAGTGACGATGAAGGAACAGAAGAAGTTTCTGATGAAGAAGGTGATTTAGATTTAAGTAAACACGAAAAACCTGAAATGGAAATGAATTCTGGATTTGAATCAATTGGTGGTGGTGTTGTTAAACCTGATAGTGCTGAAACAACTACTGTTGAAGTAACTAAAGATAGTGTTAATGTTAGTTTAAATGAAACTGAAAAGAAGTTAAGAAAATATATTCGTAATAGACTTGAAGAACATGCTGGGATTAGAAAACCTAGTTTAAATGAAGGTAAAAAATCAGAAGCAATTCAAAAACTTGATAGGATTATAGATAAACAATTTAATTTATTTGAAAGTAATTTAAAAAAAAAAATTGAACCAGTAAATGAAGTTTTTGGTTGGTCTGTTAAAGAAAAGTTTCAAAAGCTAGACCCTAATGATGAAAAAGGTATTGATGAACTTTTTGGAAAAGTTTTTAAAAATATATTATATAAATGGTCAGCAATTAGGAATGCTGCTGCTCAAACACCATTGAATCAAAAATATGAATTATTAAAACAATATATTGAAAATGATGGTGGTACATTAAGATTAGATAATAATAAACAATTAGTTTTTCAACCAAAATCAGTTAAAGATAAATCAACTGGAAGTCAATTTGCTGGTGGTGGAACTCAAGGAAAAACTGCAATGGGTGGAGTATAATAAACCTTTTATAATAAAAAAAACCCGAAGAAATTCGGGTTTTTTTGTAACATATTATTAACTATTTCGTAATATCAATATAAATAAAGTAACTATGTTATATAGAGAATTCAATAAATTAAAATTTAAACGAACATATATTGGTGGTTCAAAGAAAAATGAACAGAAAATATTAAATGATGTACAAGGTCAGAAGAACGATAATTCCGATTGTAATTGGTTTGAATTTAAATCATTAATAATTAAATATTTTGATGATAAATTAAATATTCTTTTAAGTTGGAAATATATGTTTAATTTATTTAGTATAATATTTATTAGTATTGCAGTTATTATATCATTAATAAGTATATACTTTTCAATTTTAGTTTTATTATTATCATTATTATTTCAACTAACTTCTCAATTTTTTAAATTTCTTGGAAAGAAAAATATTAGTGAATATGATTTTATTATTACGCTAATAAATGAACAAACAAGATTTTGTTTTAAAAAATAATAAATTAGTTCAGTAGTATTTATGATAAAATATTATCATGGATTACGATGAAAAAGATTTAAAACTAATTTATGTATTAAAAATTGGTTATGATATAAAAGGAAATGGTCAATATGAATTTGTTTTTTCATCAGACCCTACAAATATTGAAATCGAAGATTGGTGTTGGGATTTGTCTCCTGCATGTGATAATGCTATGCCTCCAACAGAAACTTATATTGATAAAATTATCGGATTGAAAACAGATAGTTTTGATTTATTTTGTTTACATGAAGCCGTTGATAGAGAATATATGCATGGATATCATACCATACATGCATTAGCATATGAAATTGAAAAAGAAAACGATGACACACCTTTTAGTGATTATGAATCGATGTTTGAAAACAATAACGATGACTTACCATTATTAGTGTTTCATTATGGAATGTCAATTGAAAGAATAAAAAATTTATTATTACCACGAAAAATTATATTAAAAAATGATACTTTTATTGAAACATCTTCAATAAAAATATAGTTCATCTTACCGTTCGGAAGAAGGAAATCAAAACACGACATGTCTTGAAATATGTCGTGTTTTGCTATTTATAGTATTTATTTATAAATATTTATAAATGAGTGACGAATTTAATATTAATTTAGAACCTTCAGATAGAGATGATAATATGAATCTTAATTTAAATGATTCAAAAAAAGACGATGGTAATCATCCAGAACACGTACCTTTAGTTCCTATTGATGTTCAAAGACAACAAGATAAAGAAGAAGCTAGGAAATTAGCAAAAAAGCTAAAGAAGCAAGGTAATTTTGAACCAGTTGTTATTACAAAATCACGTGGAGTAAAAAAGGTTAGTGAACTAAATTTTCAAGAACAAGAAGATGAATATCTTCGTTGTGCAATAGACCCTATTTATTTTATTGAAACGTATTTAACTATTTTTGACCAGACACAAGGTGTTGCTGGTAAGATAATTCGTTTTAAATTATTTGATTTTCAAAAAGAATTAATTAAATCATATAAGGAAAATCGATTTGTTGTAGCAAATAAATATCGTCAGGCAGGTATTAGTACAACAACATGTGCGTATATTGCATGGTATGTTATGTTTAACCGAAATAGACAAGTTGCTATTGTTGCCGATAAATTAGAAACTGCTACTGGTGAATTAATGAGTGATGTTGTTGATTTTATTGATAGTTGTCCTAAATGGATGAGACCTAAAACAGGTAGAGATACTGAAGAGAATTTAAAAGACACACAAAAATTAAAGATATATGATAATGGTTCGAAATTAGGTGCGTTTGCATCTAAAAGTTTACGTGGTTATACTCCGACACTATTATTTTGGGATGAAACTGCATGGGCTGAAAAAGGTGATAAGTTCTGGACAGCAGCACTGCCATCGTTAGTTACTGGTGGTAGAGCAATTATGGTTAGTACGCCTTCTGGACTTGATGCTGTTTTTTATAAAACATTTAATGGTGCACGTAAAGGTGAAAATAATTTCCATCCTGTTGAACTTTGGTGGTATAATGACCCAAGATATAATAAAGACCTTCATTGGATTAAAAATAAAGGAAAAGAAAATCAAATCAAAATTGAAGATAATGGTAGGTCAAAAGAACAAAGAGATAAGTTAATTGAAGATGGATGGGAAGCAACTAATGAATGGTTTGAAGAACAAATACGAAATGCTAATGGTGACATGCGTAAGGTCGCACAAGAGTTATTATGTTCATTTCTGGGTTCAGGAGATAATTTTATTGCTGAAGAATATCTTAAACGAATTCAAGATAATGAAATACTACCACCAATACGTCAAGAATATATTGATGATAATATGTGGATTTGGGAAGAACCAATTGCTGGTGAAGACTATATTATGGCAATGGATGCGTCTCCGGGTCATGGAGAAGACTTTTCTACATTAAATATGTTAAAAACTAAAGAAATTATTGAAGAAAAAATTATTAAGAAAAACGGGAAGACAAAAAAAGTTAAAATAAAACGACATAAATTAGAACAGGTTGCTGAATATTATGGTAAAATCAGTCCTCAATTACTTGCCGAAATAGCATACCAATATGGTAAAAGATATAATAACGCATATGCTGTTATTGATATTACTGGTGGTCATGGTGTTCATACCGTTGAAAAACTACTTGAAATCGGATATGAAAACGTACATCATGCCGAAATTACTCATAAACCAACTAGAGATAGATTACAAGGTTATATTAAAAAAGGTCAAAAAACAATGCCAGATGGTGCTGTTTCTGTAGTGGATTTAATTCCCGGATTCTACATCGGTAATAATCGTCCATCAATTTTACTTGAAATGCAAAGAGCAATTCATTTAGAAGATGTAATTATTAGGTCAAGTAGATTATTAGGTGAATTAAAAACATTTGTGACCGTCCCCGGAAATCGTGTAGCTGACCACAAACGTACATTCCATGATGATAGTATTATGGGATTAGCAATCGGATTATTTGTTTTGAATTTTGATATGGCAAGATTTAAACAAAATAGAGGGATTAATGAGAAAATGATTAAAGGTATTCTCACTTTAAACGATATTGAGAAAATTGGAAAAGATAAAAAAGTAAATAATAAATCTATTTTTGATAGAAACGATACCAACTCATTAAACCCATATGGTGAGAATTCGTGGTTATTTAAAGGAATTAAAGGAACAAATAAAAGATAGATTGTATTTATAATTAACTGACTTTTCCAAATTTTGGAGTATTTATAAAAAAATATAAAAAATTATAAAAATGGCTGGCGAAAAAGAAAATAAAGGTACAATATACCAACAACTTAATAAAATGTTGAATCTTGACGGGTTTGGATTTCAAGATTCGGCTTCAATGACACCTGTATCAACCCCAGAAAAATCTAAAATTGTAATTAAAGGTAATAGTCCTGAAGAAATTCATAAAAAAGGATTAGAACTTGAACAAAAACGTGCTCTTCAAGACAAGTTTTCACGTACAACAGATAGAGGTTTTCAAAAAGCACTTCAATATGAAGCAGCAAGACTTCCAGCATATATTGATTATGAAGGAATGGAATATTATCCTATTATCAGTAGTGCATTAGATTTGTTTATGGAAGAAGCGACAACTATTGGATTAAATGGTAAAATGCTTAATATCTATTCTAATAAAGAAAGAATAAGAACGTTATTGGAAGAATTCTTTTATGATACTGTTAATGTGAATGTTAACTTACCTTTTTGGGTGAGAAACGTATGTAAATACGGAGATAATTTCGTGTTATTATATGGTGAGCGAAAAAAAGGTATTACTCATGTAAAACAATTAGTTAACTATGAAATTGAGAGATTTGAAAGAATTCAAAATGGTAAACCGATTGTTAAGTTTAAAGAAAGAATGACTGGTGACGAATTTAATGTTTTTGAAATCGCACACTTTAGATTATTAGGTGATGATAAATATTTACCTTATGGTTCGTCAATATTAAATAAAATACGTAGAGTTTTTCGTCAATTAGTAATGGCTGAAGACGCTATGTTAACATATCGTATTATTCGTGCTGGTGAAAAAAAGGTTTTTAAAATTGATGTTGGAAATATTGATGAAGACGATATTGAAGATTATATTTATAAAGTAGCAACAACATTTAAAAAAACTGCACAAGTACAACCAAATGATGGTCAAATTGATTATCGTTTTAACATATTAGGTAATGATGAAGACTATTTTCTACCTGTAAGAAATGCTAATACTCAGACTGGTATTGAAACCCTACCCGGTGCACAAAACCTAGACCAAATACATGATATTGAATATCTTAGAGATAATTTATTCATTGGGTTAGGTGTTCCTAAACCATTTTTAAGTTTTCAAGATGCTGCTGGTGGTGGAAAAAATATGGCGCAATACGATATTAGATTTGCAAAAAAAGTTAATCGTATTCAACAAGCAATAATCCAAGAATTAAATAAAATGGCAATGGTTCATCTTTATTTATTGGGTTATACTGGTGAAGATTTAGGTAGTTTCGAACTAACACTAACAAATCCAAGTACACAACAAGAATTATTAAAATCTGAATTACTTCGTGATAAAGCACAAACATATGCTGAATTAACACGTGCTGAAGGTGGTATTGCTGCAATGTCACATACTGGTGCTAAACGTATGATATTTAATATGAGTGATAGAGATATTGTTGATGACCTTAAACAACAAAAAATGGAAAAAGTTGTTATGCAAGAACTTCAAGATTCTCCAGTTACAATTAAGAAATCGGGCTTATTTACTGATATAGATAAAAGATTTGGTGAACCAATTGAAGATATGGCAATGACTGGAGAAACACAGGGAGGCATGCCACCAGAAGGCGGTGCTCCTGCTCCAGCAGGTGAAGAAGGTGGAATGCCTCCATTGGGTGGTGAAGAAGGTGGTTTAGGTGCAGAACCAGCAGGTGGCGCACCAATAGGTGCGGGTGCACCAACTCCATCTCCTGTGGGAGGACCACCAATGATGGAAAATAAAATGACTGACGATGAGTATTTAGAACAAGTAGAAAAACTTGTATATGGTAGTCCACAAGAACGTGAAGAAGATAAAAAAATAAAACAAAAAGAAATTATTTCTGAAAATAAAAGCATTAATGATAATTTAAATAAAAATGCTGAAAATATGATTAATGAAATCGATTCTTTATTAAAAACTGGTGAAAGCATTAATAAAAATCATAAAATAGATGAAGCACAAGATATTGATATTGAAAATCTTGAAGACATCGATTTAGATGGTTAATTTAAGTATTTCATTAAATATTTATCTAAAATAAACATTTGTAGTTAATAATAGTATTTATATAAAATCAAGTCACTTACTATGGAAAACGTAAATATAGGAATTGCTAATTTAATAATTTCTAAGAAATTAAATGAATCGTATTTAAACAATACGTTAATTGAAGAATCGAAAAAAGAAGCATTTGATTTTTTTGATGTTGTGAAAAAATCTCCTATTCTTCAATTAGAATTTAAAGTTTACAATAATATCGAAGGTAAACATATTGAAAATGATGTTTTTGCCAAAGAATATATTGATAATAATATTAAATTGTTTGAGGTATATACTCTTGATGAAATTAATTCTGAACGCAATAAATTAAAAAAATTTATTAATGAAGATGTATTAAATGAAGAGGATGAAAAATTTAAATTATATATTGCCATTAATAATTTAATTGATGAATCTTTGAAAATTAGTGATGATGTTGATGTTGATAAAATTCATGAATCGTTTACGTTTGTTTTTAATCATATTAAAACTCCCAAAAAAGCATTAATAGAAAATGTTGATGTCGAAGTAATTAATGAAGATGTTATTGAAATAGCCATTGATAAATTTAATGAAAAATATTCTTCTCTTAATGAAGACGATAGAGATTTGTTAAAAACATTAATTAAATCAAATAACGAAGAAAAAGAAAGTTTACTTGAAAATTATAAAGAAGAGACTCTCAGTATTTTAGAAGGAATAAATAAAGAAAATGTTCAAGATAATATTAATAAAGCAATTCAAAAAATAAAAGAAATGGTTTATGACCAAAAAAATGTCGATGATAACATTATTGGTCTTCATGAATTGAAAAAAGAATTGTTATAAAATATATAATATTTTATTTAAAAGGGGTGTGTTAATACACCCCTTTTTTATACATATTTATTTATAAAGTCTTTTTTCATCATATTTAAATCACGACCACCATCATTTCCACCATTAATTCCATTCATATATCCAAATGAAGTAAATTGCCATGCGGTCCAATTATTCCATTGATTTGGTAATGATGGTTCTGCTGTTTCCACATTTTCTTGTGGTTCATTTGGATTCATCCATCTTGCAACCCAAAACGGATATTTACTATAATTATTTAAATTATATTTATCAATAAAACTAGATTGTGCATAAATCATTACATCAAAACCAGAATTTTCCATTGTATTAATAAATGATTTTACAAAAGTATTAATATCATCACTTTTATTATTAATCCATTTATAATTTTTACTAAAACTATCTGGTTCAACATCTAATACTACTGGTAATTTAGGTTTTTCGGGAATTTTATTTAAAATGTTTATGAAATTATTAGCATCATCTTGACCATCAATTTCAGGATTATTAGTTCTACCAAATTTTGCGAAATGATAATAAGTTACGATAATATTATTATCAAGAGCATCAGTAATGTTTTTATCTAAATCATAATTATTATATTGATAATCATCGAGTGTTTTACCTTCAGTAAGTTTCATTATAGCAAATTTACAACCTTCTTCTCTTGCTTTATTCCAATCGCAGTTTCCATTCCAATGAGAAACATCAACACCTAATTCAGAATTTAATTCATCTAATCTTTCTTGAGTAACAAATGATGATTGATTAGCTGCAAGTGTTGCTGCTTCAGCACCTGTTAATCCATTATATGCACTTAACGCATTTGCTTCTAATACTCTAGGTATTGGATATTCTAATATTTTCGTACCGCTAAAACTAGTAGTCATTGTATTTGGGGTAATAGTATGCTCAACATCTAATATAACATATGCACCATTAAATAATGGGATATTTTCTAATTGAAAATATTGTGTTGGTTGAATCATAGCATTACCAAATCCAGTAACCGTTGCTCTATATGACCTATTTTCATATAAATTATATAAATTTTGACCAATTGGTACTTTCGCATCAGGACTATTATCACCAGCTAATCTTGATAATATTTGAATACTTTCATTTGTTTCAGGATATTCTTTACTATCAATTTTTATGTCTTTAAACATTGATTGGTTTTGTTCGCCAAATTTAACCTGAAATGCTCTTACTTGACTCCACGGCACATTATCATTTTCCAATTGTTTAACGTTCTCTTCATATCTTGATTGAGTATCATCTGTTGAAAACCCACTTATGTTTGGTTGTGTTATATCAATAATACCATCGTTTTCAAATCCATTATCAGATACTGAAGGATAACTAGATGAACCACCAATATACATACATACAAATTCAGTATTTTGGTCATCACTATAACCCCCATTATATATTGAAAATGAGTCAACCCAGCTTTGTTTAGTAAAACTTAAAAAATTTTGTAAGGGAAAAAATTCAAATCCATTTAATGATAATAATTGTGACAATACTGAAAATAAAGTAATATTTGGGTCATCTAACATCGTTGTTAATATTTCACAATTAATAATTGTTTCACCAATAGGGTTCATACCTCTATCGACAAAGGCAAATGAATTAATTAAATTTTTATTTGGTTTATTAAATGGATAAGTTTTATTACTATTAGATGAACCAGTTAACCATTTATCATTAATATTTTTAAATGAGTAATATAGTTGATTAATTATATTATTATCTCCTTTAATTTTTTCTATTTCTTTATTTTTATTATCTATTTCGTCTTGAATCTTATTAATCAGTTGCTTTAAATTTGCAAAAAAGTTTTTAAAATATTTTTCATTATAATTTTCAAAATTACTATTATTTTCATTAAGCGTTTTAATCGATGAATATCCTGCTGGATATGTATTAGACATTTTAAATGTTATTTGTGAAAAATTAATGATATTTTTTCTTCTTATTAATTTTCCTAATATATTATTAAAATATAAACCTTTTTTACCAATAAAACCTGCAGTATCAAATATATTAATAGCATTTGGTGCTAAATAATAATAATAAAGAGATAATTTATTATTTAATTCAGTATCCCCATTAATATTATCTTTATTAAGTATATTAACACTATTATACATTTCACGAATATTGTTGACAATATCATCATGTAAATTAGTATTCTCTACATATCTTTCATATTCTAATTTAAATTGTTCTTTATCATAGTCACTTAAATATGCATTTACATCATGTAAATCAGCTAATATATAAAATCCACGATTATTAAATTTACTACCAGTTCCTGTTGTAAAATAATCAAATATTTCATCATCCCAACCTTCTTCAATTGCAGTTAATAATGCACCAATATATGGTGAGTAAAAACTAGGTACTTGAATAGCACCTACATTATCAAATATTTGAGAATTTAATGAATTTTCATACATGTTAAATGGACTAATACTATTACCAAAATTTGATAAAATTAATAATCTACTTAAATTTTGTGTTGAACCAGTAATATCATCAATAATCTCATCATCTAATTCACCAAAAATAGATGCCCAGACATTAATAATATTATTACCTTTATTAAATGTATTTTTTTTATTTATTTGTCTAAATGAACTATTCCCTTGATTACGGGCAATAGTCTGTCTTTCAACATCAGTATCATTCTCATTCCCGGGGAAATTAATTTTATTATTTTCTTCAGTGGTAGTATAAAATCCTGATAATGTTTGTATTAATATAGGTAATATATTTAAGTTTTGATTATTATCGTAATTTGAATATATTCCGTTACTATCGATTAAATATCTAGTAAAAGTAGGAATGTTATATGAATAATCCTGATTTTCTTCTTCATCAGTAACATCTAATATATAAATTAAATTTTCATTAGTAAATCTAAAATAATATTCTATTTCATTTAATTTTAGTTTGTTATTCCACCAACTATCATCACCAAATTTATTTTTCCAATTATCAATTAAAGAACTAGTTGATGTGTTTGCTTGATAACTAATATTATTAATGGTTAAATCAACCCCCTTAAAATTCCCATTATTTTTATCAGAATATACATCACCATTACCAATAGGAAAACTTTTAGTTTGATTAGTAGGAAAGTCATATAAATTACCATATTCAGTATTAATATTTTCAATATCGGTATAAAAATTATCAATTGAGGATGTAGTATATTTATCAGCCATCATTGAAATTACACCAATATTTTTTTCATTAACTAATGTTGTTGCTAAATTAATTGCTTCTGCTTCGGAAAATAAATTAATATTTGCTTTGCTAATAACTTTATTATTTTCAGTACTTGGGTAAAATGATTCAGAAAGTGTTCCTTGGGTTAGAACATAAAAACGTTCAATTATTTTTTTTAAAGTTTCTTCAGAAACATTATTATCAATCCCTAAATATGGACTATTTGACGATGCACCTCCAAGAGTTGAATCATATGGTGATATTGGTATCCAATCATTAACACCATCATCATTTTTATTATCTCTTGCTAAATATTGTTGAGTAAAATTATTTTGGTCGGCAAAACTATCAATAAAATCACTTACTAATTTAAGTTCGGGAAAGGGAACTTTTTCACTTAAACTTATTGGTGCTACTCGGCTTTGTCTTCCTTTTGTTGTGTTAACAATTAAAGGAAATGGGTAAACATCAACACCTTCTTTTTTACTTTCATTATAAGATTCATCACCAAGAATTATTTTTTTATTATTTAATTCATTATGTGAAATAGTGGCTTCTTCAACAGTCTTTTTTAAAAGATTAAAAAATTTATCAACATCATTTAATATTATTTCAAAAACATTATATATTGATGGCTTCATACCTAATTTTTCTGAAGTCATTGCATTTATTTTTGAGGTTAATTCAATTAAAAGATTGTCTTTTTGTAATTCTAACTTAGTTTTTTCTTTATATAATTTAGTATAATATTTTGTAATATCAATACCGTAATATTTTGTATTAGTTTCACTATTATTTCTAAAATCTTTTGTGTTAAAAAATGAATTTGGATTCCCGATATCAGAATCAATTATATCAAGAGACGACACATTTTGATTTAATAGTCTTTTTCTAAATTTAATTAATTTAGGTTTAAATAATGAATCATTTTCAGTTGGAAATTCATAGACACTAAATTCTTGGTTATCGTCATTAGGAATATTTGTCCCAGCAATATAAACAACATATATTCTTGTACTTGAATTTTCTTCAATACTACTTGATTCTTGATTTTTTAGTCTAACATTAATTTGTGATAAATTAGAAATGGGGATTATTTCATCGCTGAGAATACTATTTTGACTATTAACATAATTTGATTTAACCATAATTAAATATGGTTCACCACCACTTAATGATTCATTTTCTACAATATTAGATGGTTCTAATAACTCCATCATTAAATCAATTTTTCTGATATTATCTTCTTTTATTTTAACATCAGAATTTTCTGTTTCAGTTTCCAATAATTTTGAAGTTGCACTATATAAACTTTTTAACTGTAAAATTAATTGAAATGTATTTTCTGGTCTTTTATTAATTTCTGGCGACAATGATTCTTCATTAGTTATCAATGCTGAATTTACCACATATCTAAATAATATATCTGTTAATGGAGCAAATGTTACTGCCACAAATTGAGCATCAATTATAAAATTACCGTTTGATGCACTAAATTCTGAAGTATATTTAACTAAATGTAAATCATATGTTATTGGTTTGCCATAATATCCCTTAACAGTTAAAGTAAATATTGGTGGTGGAAAATCAAATAATATTCTATAAGGAGAATCTTTTTGATTAAAAAAAGCAAGTCCTCTAACATCTACAAATTGTATGTCTATTTGTGGTATGAATGATGAATTTATTTTTATTTTAATATTATTAATACCAAAACCTTCATATTGTTCACCATTTTTACTACTACCATCATAATAATTAGTTGTGAAATTTAAATTATTTGGATTATTTTCATCTTGATTATTACCTATAAAGTTAACTTTATCAGAATTACTACTATTTACTTTTCCATCAATAATTACCGTTCTTTCTTTACTTTTTGCTGTTAATTCAGCAAAAATATGCATGTCTTGATATTGAGGTATTGAATTAGTAGTGTTAATATTAATATTATCAGAAATTGTATTTGGGTCAATTAATATAACATTACCATTTTCAGTAACAGTGGTTCTTTGTTCTACCATTATTATATTTTTTTATATAAATACATAATAATAAAAAATCTAATTATTGTCGGGCTAAATCAATTGTTTTTACTATTTATTATAAACAATAAAATACACAAACTAAAATTTAAAAGATGCTGATTCAATATATTAATACTCTTTGGGAAAATATATTCTTTTACTTATTTACTCTAACACTAATGTTATTAGTTGTTTTAATAATATTATTATTTAGAAATTTTAAAATAAAGAATAATACATTAATATTTCAACAAAAACAAAATATCACACGAATTGATAATATAAAAAAAGAATATCAAGACATAATTGATGGTCTTAGAGTTGAAATGGTTAAACATGAAAATGAAAGAGTACGTCAATGGATGGAAAGTGAAAAAGAAACATTACATGTTTTAAATGGTGTGTCAACACTATTAGAATTAAGTGATAAAGTAGATAAATCAGAGTTTAAAAATATTAATGAAAAATTAAAATCAATTGAAAATAAGCTCACTGATAAAAACAATTAATTATGAATAAAATTAATAAATTAAAAGAAGTAAATACTAAAATAAAAAAAATTATTGGTGAATTAGAAACATCAATCTTTGTTCAAAAAATAAATATTCATAACAATAAATTTATTATGGATTATAATCGGAACGTCAATAATTTAAAATAAAATTATAAAGTATTTATATAAAATTAATTAAAATGTCAAATAAACAATTAAGCAAAATATTACAAGAAGGCGAAACTGGATTTGGAATATTAATTGAAAAAGATGCAGGATATATTAATTCTGAAATCAATAAAGATATTCTTAATGAAAGTTTTGAATTAAAACCAAACGAACCAGTATTAATTAATTGTATTTTACAAAAATGGGGTGTAAAAAACAAAAATGGTCGTATCTACCCAAAAGAAGTATTACTACCTGAAGTCGAACAATATCAAAGTTTAGTTGATAGTAATAGTGCGGTATCTGAAGCCGACCATCCAGATTCATCAATAATTTCACTACAAAACATATCTCATATGATAACAAAAATGTGGTGGGGTACTGGTGAACAAGAAAATGTGTTGTTTGGTCAATTAAAAATGATTGTATCACCCGGATTCATAAAATATGGTATTGTCTCAGTAATTGGCGATAAAATCGTATTGTATTTACAAAATAAAATAAAATTAGGTATTTCAAGTCGTGGTGTTGGAACACTAAAAGAAATTAATGGTGAAAATCTTGTTCAAGATGATTTTGAATTAATTGGGTTTGATTTAGTAGCTACACCAAGCACACCGGGTGCGTATCTTTTCCCTGAAAAAGGTGATGCTGTTAGTTTCGGGGAAAATTATGTTGAAAAAAACGGAATTTTAATAAAAGAAGAAGACACTAAAATAATAACTGCAATTGATAAATTTTTATTATAAAAGTGCATAATATAATAATAAAAAAGGTCAAAAGCAAGAAAAAATAGGGTTGTTTTTATTAAAATTTACACTTTTTCATAATAACCATGTATTTATATAAAAATTATAGTATTAGATATTACACACAATAATGGGAAATGATAAAAAGAAATCAGTAATTAAAGAAGCACTTGTTGAATTTAATGAGATTCAAGAAGCAGCAATAGCTAATGCTAAAAAAAATTTAGCTGAAACATATCCTAAAAAGTTTAATGACTTATTAAAGGAAGAATTAAATAAAAATAAAAAGACAAAAGAGTCTTATAAAAAAATAGACGAAAGTAAAGAGTCCGAAGAAAAGGATAATGTCGATACGAATAAAGAAAAAGATGTTATGAAAAAACAAAAAAAAGAGACTGAAGAAGTCGTAAAAGAAGAAGCAGGAAAAGATGGAGTTTTCACCGAAAAACCAAAAACACCTGATATGGTAAAAGAAGAACGTGATAAGGACTTCATGGGAGACGTTGAAAATGATACTCCTAATAAAGCCGATGGTAAAACCGAAGATGGTGATGCTTACGAAGAAAAAATTACTACAAAAAAAGAAACTCTTGCGAATAAAACTTCAATTAAAGAAGAAAAGTTTGACATGACAGACCTTGACCAAAACGCTGTTGGTACTGCTTTAGAAGAAGCAGATGCTGAAGATGAAGTCATTACTATGGACGAAATCGAAAGCGAAATTCAAGGAATGGACAATTTAGAGGAAGAACTTAGTGATATGAACGGTTTACCTCGTCCAGAATTAGAAAAACGTGGTTCTGCTGAAGGTCAAGGAGGTGATGCATTTACTAAATTAGCTAAAATGCGTGAGCAAATTGACGAAATGATGAACAAATTAGACGTTGATGAACAAAAAAATAACGGTGGTGCTGGTGCTAATAGTGCTAGACGTGAAAATGGTGGTCCAGACCAAACGTTGATTGATGAAGAAGAAGGTATTACAGATGCTGATGTAGAAGCGGTTTTAGGTGCTCCAGAAATGGATGAACAAGAAGCAATTGATGAAGAAAATGTTGAGGAAAATCTTGAACATACACAAACTCATCACACTGCAAGAAAAGCTGGTTCTCAAAACAATACCAATTATGGTAAGGAAAACAGACTACGTGATGCAATGAAAGAAAATGAAGATAAAAAGATTAGTAGTTTAATTAATGAAAACAAAAGTTTAACTAAAAAATTAAACGAAACTAAGAAGTATAAGCAGTCAGTGACTACGTTAGTAGAACAATATAAGTCTGCACTTGGAAAATATCGTGACCAACTTAAAGAAATGGCTACATTCAATACCAATTTAGCACATGTTAATAATTTATTGGTGAATGAAAGTCTTGCTTTAACTCAAGAAGATAAGATTAAGATTATCAATGAGTTTAAAAAAGTTGACACAATTGCTGAATCACAAGAAAAGTACAAGAATTTCTTATCAGAAATGAAAGAAAGTAAACCTACTTTGACTGAAAGTATTGAAGATAAAGTGAGTTCCTCTGTAGCTCCGTCTTCTAAACAAAATCTTGATGAAGCAAAAGAAGTAACAGCATATGCCGATAACAAACACATCGATAAGATGAAAAAGTTAATTGAATATGTTGAAAATAGAGGAAAAAATAAAAAAATAATTTAAAAATAAAAAAATAAATAAATGGGATTTTTAACTGAAAACATGGAAGTTGGTAATATTGGATTAAAACAACTTCGTGAACAAAGAGAAATAACAACTAATCGTTGGGAAAAGATTGGTTTGTTAGAAGGATTAGAAGGAAATGTTAAAGAAAACTGTGCTCAATTATTTGAGAATCAGTTAAGCCATATGATTAATGAATCATCAGATTCATCTAATAGTGGTCAATTTGAAACCGTAGCATTCCCTGTAATTCGAAGAGTATTTGCTAAATTGTTAGCAAACGATATCGTGTCAGTACAGGCACTTAACTTACCTATCGGTAAATTATATTACATCAACCCTAAAACAAGTGTTAGAGTAGATAGTACTAGTACTCCTTGGACAGAACAAACTGCAGGTGTTCATACATCACCAGATGGTGCATATGGAAATGCTGCTGATAAAGCTGCTAACGAGAGAACACAATTTGAAAGCCGTTCATTATATGATGCATTTTATGCAAGTAAATATGATGAAGAAGGTACTTCATTATTTGACCGTTCAAAAGGTGATATTACTACTGTAACTGGTGCAACTACTGCTGATACATTTACTATCGGTACAGATAAGTTCGTACAATTAACTGTTGGTGGTATTTATAGTACTGCTGAAGGTAAATTAGTTGGTCCTACTGGTGTACCAATGGACACAGAATCATTCCTTGCTGGTTTAAGAGTTGTTGCAGATATTGATTTAACTGCTCCTGCTCCTTATACTGATGAAACAATCAGTGCTGGTGATGCAATTCCTTTCAACGTGAAAGTACAAAAATATGGACAAGCAATTGTAAGTAAAGATGGTGAATTAATTTTACTTGCTGACCTTACATATGCTGGAACTAATGGATACCAACCACTTAGTGCTTCAACTTCTGCTGTTACTTTTACTGTGACTTACAGAACATATTCTGACCTTGAAGAAGATTCAAGAATGGCAGAAGTAACATTCCAATTAGACGAAGTTACTGTATCTGTTGAAACACGTAAAATGCGTGCTATGTGGACTCCTGAATTAGCTCAAGACGTTTCTGCATTCCATAACATCGATGCTGAAGCAGAATTAACTGCTTTATTATCTGAGCAAATGGCTGCTGAAATCGATAGAGAGATTTTAAGAGACCTTAGAAGAGGTGCTGCTTGGACTGCTCGTTGGGACTATAATGGTCTACGTAAGCAAGGTAGTACTAATCAATATTACGGTGTACAAAAGGACTGGAATCAAACATTAATCACTAAGATTAATCAGATTTCTGCACAAATTCACAAGGCAACACTTCGTGGTGGAGCATCTTGGGTAGTTGTATCTCCTGAAGTATCTGCTGTATTTGATGACCTTGAATATTTCCACGTATCTAATGCTGCTCCAGAGCAGGATAAGTACAACATGGGTATTGAGAAAATCGGTACTTTAAGTGGACGTTATCAAGTATATCGTGACCCATATTCTCCAGCTAACACTGTGCTTATTGGTCATAAAGGAACTAGTATTTTAGAGACCGGTTACATATACGCACCATACGTGCCAATGCAATTGACTCCAGTAATGTACAATCCATTTGACTTTACTCCAATTCGTGGTATTATGACACGTTATGCTAAGAAAATGGTATTGAACCGTTATTATGGTAGAATTTACTGTGATGGTTTACAAACATTTGGAATTGGTGACTTACAGTAATCAATTAAATAAATAATATAAAAAGGAGCTAAAATTTAGCTCCTTTTTTTTGTTATTTACAGTATTTATATTAAATTTGCATAAAAACATATATCTATGGAAGCCCATCAATATAGAATACGTAGAAAAAAATCATTAACAGAAAAAATTGATTTTAATGAAGATGAATTATCATTAAATAATTCTGAAATAAAATTAATTGATAAACCAACAGCAACTAAAATTATAATTGAATATGAATGGTTAAAAACAATGCCATATATAGTTAATTATTGTTTCGGTATTTATTTTAATACTTCAAATGGGCAAAAATTGGGTGGGGTCTTAGTTTTTAGTAATGATTATGCTGATAATACTGGTGTTTGGGATAAATATGGATTTAATGGTAAATTACTTTTATTAAGTAGAGGGGTATGTTTATGGTGGACACCAAAGAATACTGCAAGCTATTTTATATCAAAAGCAAGTAAATGGATAAAAAATAATACAAAATATAGAATTTTAACTGCAACTATTGACCCAGCAGCAGGTGAAATTGGTACTATTTATCAGTCTTTAAATTGGAAATATGTTGGGGTTATGTCAGGAAATTATTATCATAATAAAGAAAGTAAAAGATTTTCAGTATTAATTGATGGTAAATTAAGATATAGTAGATGGATAAGAAATAAATTAGGAACAATGAAAAAAGATGTTATTTTAAAACATTATCCAAACGCTATCTTTTTACCCCAATATAGAAAAAGAAGATATTTTTATTTTATGGATACGCCAACCAATAATAAAAAATATTTACAAACAATAAAACATTTAATACTTCCATATCCTAAACGAAATAAAGAAGTTGTTGGGTTAATATATCAAATCAAAAATCAAATTAATAATAAAGTATATATTGGTCAAACAATTCGTTCATTAAATGAAAGAATCAAAGACTATAAAAATGGATTTGGTAATAATTATATTAATAATGCCTTAAAAAAATATAGTTGGGATAACTTCGAATTTAGTGTTATTGATACAGCACAAACAATTCAGGAATTAAATAATAAAGAAATTAAATATATTCAAGAATTTAAATCAAACCAGAAAGAATTTGGTTATAATATTGAAAGTGGCGGTAAAAATGCTATTCCTGATATTGAAACATTAAATAAAATGTCTAAATCACATTTAGGTATTAAACAAACAAAAGAATGGGTTAACAAAAGGATTTCATCTTCTGGAAGTGATGATGCAAAAAAATATGGAAGAAAAAAAACTGATGAAGAAAAATTGTTACTGAGTAAACATTCACCAAAATATTGGCGAGGTAAATCAAGAAGCATCGAAACAAAAAATAAAATAAGTGAAACTAAAATAAAAAACGGTCTAAGTAAAAAACAAAAAGAAAAAATATGTAAAAAAGTTTATAAGATAAATATAATAACTAATGCTGTAGAAACTTTTGAATCAACACAATTAACTTCAATTAATGAAAGTGTTAATCAGTCAACAATATCAAGATGGTGTAAAAATAATAACATAAAAAATAATTTTAAATGGACATATGATAATCCAATAAAATAATTTTTTTTATTCTAAACTATTTATATTTGATATGAAGAAAATAATTTTGTTTTTCGGTTTATTATTTTTTACATCAATTTTATTTGCACAAAATAGTATTGAGAATAAAAAAATATATGAAGATTACGGAACATTTGAAGTAATTAATGGTCAGAATAAAATTTCACTTAATGCATTTATTACTATTGAAAAAGAAGATAATGTTATTAGTCAGGAACAAGTACCAGTTAAACAAAAATATTTTGATGATATAAAGGAAATTGAAGAATATCATTATGAAATATATATGACTAGTAAATCTATTTTTAATGGTGATACTACCAGTACTTGGTTGTATGGTGTTAAAATATTTATTAATGGTGAAGATGTGTTGAAAAAACAATTTCCAGAAGGATTTATGATTGCAATAAAAACAACACCGACATTAATACATACACATCATGCACATAGTTCAGATGTTGAATTTGAAATAGAATGGGAGAAATCAATATATGAACCGAGAATTCGTAAATAAAATTCTAAAATTAATTAAAATAAAAAAAGAAATAAAAACAATGTCTGAAAATAATCAACAACCAATAACTATTGGAGCAAATACAGTTATTCAATTCACAATTAAGGGTTTCATAAGTACAATTGTAAGTATTTTAGGTATTTTTGCTAGTTTTTATTTCTTAGTATTTGAACCTAGAGTAGAAAAATCAGAAGAATACCAAAAAGAATTATATGAAGAACAAAAAGAATATATTGAAGGTAAATTCAATAATGTAAATTCTTCTATTAAGAAAAATGGTGATAATATTAAAGACCTAAGTAATCGATTTGGTGATTTAAATAGTACTGTTGATGAAATTGCAAATAGTGGTGGTTCTTTTGGAAGTGATTAATCTTCTTCCTTTAAACCAACCCATTTTAATACACTAAATCCTTTATCAAGGTTTTTAAATTCCTTTATTTTTTCATTCATATCAATTAAGACAATTTCAAATTCTTTTTGAATTTGTTCTAGGGTGATTTGAATATCATTATGAATTCTATAACTAAAAACATTAGTTTTTCCATTAATTTTATATTCACCATAAAAACAAATTCTCTTCCTTATTGGTTGATATTTTATTCTAATTTGTTTTCCTTTATTTTCTTCACCAACAATTTTAACTATCCATTCCATATTAATCGTTATTTGTTGTAATGTAAATGCCAATTAACACTACTATTATAAATATTATTATTGTTAATTTTCCCATAATTTATGATTCATCAGTCCATTCATTATCAAAAATTAAATCATGTTTTGCTCTTGTATAAGCAACATATTCTAAATTCTTTTCTTGTGCGTATTGCCAAGGTTTTGCAGTTTGCATAGGTAATAAATCAGGTCTTATTATAAAGACTCTATTTGCTTCCAAACCTTTTATTTTATGAACCGTGCTCAATACAATTCCCTGTATTTCATCAGTAAAAATAGTTTTAATTTTATATTTTAAATCCATTACGCTATCAGATATTCTCGAAAGAAATAATAATGTATGTACTTTATCTTCAAGTGCAGTATACCCACTATGGTCATTTGGGTTTAAAATACCTTCTTTTTTTAAATCCTTCCTAAATGATTTTAATTCATTTTCCCAAAAACCAATCAGGGTTTCAAGATTATTTATTTTACCAATTAATTCAATTAAATGCACACCAATATCCGAACCCTTAATTATTGCTTTTTTACGTTGAGTCAGGAATTCGAAAAATAATTTTACTAAGGGCATAGTTGTTCTACAAACAATAAAATCGCCACTTTGTGCTTCTTCAAGCACACTACCGTCTCTAACACTGCCTTCAGGTGCATTTGGCAATGCTTTAATATCGGGCACTATTTCTTGTGCTTTTCTTATTACTGCTTGTGAACATCTAAATGATACTGAAAGTGGTAGGACTTTAGTATTTTTAAATTTTTCAAACCACTGAAAACTTTTTTCATCGGCAGCATTAAATCCATAGATTCCTTGGAAGAAATCACCAACACTAATTAATCTACCTTTAAGTTTTTTTGTGGTCTTATCTTTTTTTAATACTTTTTCAATTATTCTTATTTGACAACGATTTAAATCCTGTACTTCATCAACAAAAACATAGTCTTGAGGAAAAAACCAAATACTATTATCAATAGCAGGTAAGAATATCATATCGGTATAATCAAAAGTCTTTCTATCATTAGTCATTGTATCCAATACTTTCAATACACGTTTAATGTCTTTGGATTTACCTAATGGAATATCATATCTTTCGGCAACATACGGCACGTATTCAGGCTTTGTGGTCAGAGTTAATCTACATAAGTTACAGAGTTTCTTCATGTTATTCAAGTATATTGAAACCTCTTCTTCAGACCTCAACTCATCGATTAAATCCCATCTTTTTGCTTTCTTTTGAATTATTTTATCGGCTTTAAATTCATCAAATTCAATACTATTACCATATTTTCTCTTAATAGCACCCATACCCAATCCATATGTAGTATAACATCTAACATGTTCAGGTAATTTAGTACTAAGTTCTTCTTTAATATGTTTATTGAATGCCAGAAACATGATTGATTTATCTGCTGGTAATAATTTTACTGCTTCGACAATAGTTGTGGTTTTACCCGCACCTGCATATGCTTTAATCAATATATTTTCAGGTCTTTTCTTAGTAAACATGAAAATACGTTCTTGTTCTGCTGTAGGCTTAATCATATTATCCAATTATTTCGATAGTTGTTTCACGTATATCTAATTCGCCATGTGTTGTTTTAGGATATTCTATACTTTTAGTTAAGAATTTTCTTCTACTTAAATGCATTATATTATCTAATTCCATTAATGAAATAGTTTTATTTAAATCACCATCAACAATATTTTTAACAAATAAATCTAAAATTAATAAATATTCTTTTTCTGATAATCCTTGTAAATCTATTTCAACATTAAACTTTATATTATTAATCATCTTCCTAATTTTTTTCTAATGTCATCTAAACTTAACTTAACCCAATGTTCATTAGTTATTCCACCAACTAATTCAAATATTTCTGTGATTGGGGTAAAATCTCCTTGTGTATATGCATAATGACTATCACCTAATTTGCTATCATTTATTTGAACTAGTAAACCTTCAACTCTATCAAATATTTTACCATCGTAAAATATTCCTTTATTCGGTAAATTGTCACGTTCTTCAATTGATTTAACATTAACTTGAAATAATTTATTTAACATCATATCCAATTCGCCTTGTGATTTCATAATACCATATATAATTTCAGCAACTTCATCACCTAATTGTCCCAATAACATTACAGCTTCTTGAAGTGCTGTTAATGTATTAACATCTAACTCAACACCTTTACGAGTATATATGTCCTGTAGCATCCATCTTACTACTTCAATAGCAAAAAAACGGTCTTCGGGTCTTTGTTCATAATCATCAGGTAAGCCAATATATGGTCTTCCTTCATCATTTAACTCAATTTTATATTTTATATTAAACATAATTATTAATTATTGGTGAGAACTACAAATATATTAAATTCTTTTGACATATATTGAACTTTTTAAAAAAAGTTTTCAGTATTTATATTTAAACAATAGAATAATGGCATTAATATCAGTAGCAGAAAAAAATAGACTATATCTTAAAGTCAAACATGAATTAGGTTATCCATTAAGACCATTTGAAATAAAAGACGAAATGATGGATTCTTATTTAGAAATGGTTATTGAAGACTATTCATCATTACTTAACCAATGGTTAATTCATCAACAATGGATTGGATTAGAAGGAATGAATAAAGATACTGGTGATTTTCTTGCTGCATTTACAACTAAATCAAATAGTTATATGGAAAGTTTTACTTATGCATATAGTCGTCAAGTTGGTTTAGGCACAAATGCTCCAGCAGCAAGAGGTTGGGAACTTAAAAGAGATTATATCGTTACATCTGCACATACACAACACTATATAATACCTGCTGGTAGAGAAGTAAATGAAGTGCTTTGGGAAACACCACCAGAAATCGATGGTGGTTTAGTTGACCCCTTTGCATTAAATGCATGGAGTGCAGGTATGATGGGTATGTCTTATCTTGGTCGTCCAGCCTTATATGTTCAACCAACATATTCAACATTATTATCGGCACAAGACCGTAGAATGAAACAAAGAGTACTGCAATCAATACTAACATATCGTATAACTGGTTTAGAAACAGGAGAAAAAATGTTGCATTTATATCCAGTACCTAATGACCGTCATGAAATAGCAAATGTATGGGGGAAACATTATACTGGAAGAAAAGTATGGTATTGGTATTATGATACTGATGGTAGTGAAGAAGATAGAGAAAAATGCTTAAAAGAAAATAAAGACATTGTTAAATTGCCTTCAGACCCACCAACAGAAATATTGGAATGGAAAAAAATGAATGATGTAGCAAGACAACAAATAAGAAATTTTTTAATTGCTAAAGTAAAAATGGTTATTGGTGGTGTTAGAGGGTTCTATAGTGGTGAACTTGGTGTTACTGATAAGCAATTAACTATGGATTATCGTCATTTACTTGATGAAGGTACTAAATTAAAAGAAGATACTGAAAAAGTAGTTCTAGACCAATTAGAAAAGATGACACAAGCTAATCTAACTAAAGAACGTGCAGAAATTGCTGAAAATGTTAATAAAGAACGTGGATATCAACCACCACAATTCCCAATAATACCGATTTAATATGAAGAAGAAAAAACAGTTAAAAAATATTGAAGACGAAAGAATGGGATTGTTTATGAATAATAATTCTTTTGATTTGGATATTATGTACGGCAGAAATTTTCTACAGACAGATAATGCCCAGACCGTTACTATACATAAAATAAATATTAGTAAAACCAAGTCACATAGTTTATATGGTCAATCAAAAACTAAAGATAAGAAATTTATGACACCTGTAACAATAAGTGTTATGACTACAATTGATGATAGTGAGCAAGAATTTTATGGTGGTTCTCAAGGCGGTATTGTTCGTGATGATACAGGTAATATCATATTTGGCGTTTATCTCAAAGAATTAGAAGAAAAACAACTTGAAATCGATAGAGGTGATTTTATTGAATATAATATGAGTGGTGAAAAGAACAGATTTTATGAAGTTGAAAACGCAAATAATGTTACTGATGAAACAAAGAAAACTATTGGTGGTTTCAAAAGTTACTGGAAAAAAGTTACTGGAGTTCCTGTGAAAGAAGACGTACTTCCTTTCTTAAGTGAAACTAAAGGAAATTAAAAAAGAGGGTCTGCCCTCTTTTTATTTTTTTAAATCTAATATACTTATACCAAAACCTTTCATGTGTATAATACAATATCATTTTCACAACAAATTCAATTGCACCAATACCCAATCCAATATGAATACTTCCTGTTATTATATAGGAAATTGTTATTGTTGTTAGAATTGCAATAATTCTCCAAGAAATTGTTTTAAAAATATGTCTTTTCTTATTTACTTCCAATATTATTTTTTTAAATGTTTTTTTACTATTTTTTCAAGTTCTTCAACTAATTTTTTGTGTTGGTCTTTTGATTGGATACCTAAATCATCAGCATATTCTTTAAAAATATCAATAACAAAAATAATAAACTCTTTTTCTTTATCAGATAAGTACGTTGATTTTTTTGCAAATAAATATAATGCCATTGCAAGCAATAGTATAATTACTACCAATAGTAAAATCACTATATACAACATTGGCATTCAATTTATTTAAGTTTTCTTTCTCTGACCATAGCAATATGAGTCTCTCCCATTACTTTTGCCCAAGGAATTGGTTGACCTTCTTCGATATAATCTTGATAATATTCTTGCATTTTTAAAAACCAACGTTGTTCTTGGCTCTGACCATTATATGATAAACCACGTTCTTTCCAAGTATCACCCCAACGTTTTTCATCTTCAGATAATTGTTGGTCAACTTCGCTAAATGTATCGACTAATTCGTCAACTAAATTAACATTTTTTAATCTTTCATCCATAATTCAAATATATTTATAATTAATAAATTTTTTATTCTTTGATTTCAATCTCCATCTTATTGTTGTTATTGGGATATTAAGTTTTTTTGATGCATCACCAAGTGACTCATATTCGATATTGTTAATTATAAATTTAATATTTTGATTACCAAAATATTTTCCCTTTTTTGATTCTGAAATAAGAATTTTAGTTTCATTAGTATGATGTTTATTATAAAATGGATTATTTTCATCATTCCGAGGTAAACATTTCATACAAAATTTACTACCATAGCTAATTTCTTTACCACAAGAACAATAATTTATTGAAATACCACCTTTCCATTTACCATTAATTTCTTTAGGTCTTGACCAACGTTTCTTTTTATCTTCTTCACTTAATTTATTAATGACTATTCTTTGATTATCTTTTCTTCTTTTTATAATATCATTCTTGTTAGGGTGTTCAGTTAAATTATCACCACCACTTGCTTGTCTACCAATATTATATTCTGGATTTAAGTCCAGATATTTTTGTTCTGTTACTAATAAATCATTTAAATCACATTCTTCAACAATTTCAAATATAAAAAAATTTTCACCATATTTATTCCATGCTCTTTGTAATATTATATTTTCATGTTTATTATGTTTTAATTGTGATTTATGTTTTTGCCATCTTCTATTAATATTTTTTGATGACCCATAATAACATTTATTATTAATAATATTCTTAATTCTATATATTCCTATCATGACTTTTCTTTCTTATAAATACTACAAAAAAGAAAAGTTGAAAGGAATACCTATTTTTTTAACCCAACAGACAATATATATTCTATTTTTGGATGTGATTTATATTTAATTATCTCAAAATCGTTAATAGTTAAATTTAATATATCGTCAAGCGAATTTAATTCACTATTTATTTTTAATTCAGGTAGTGAATATGGTTTTCTTTTTAATTGTTCTTTAATTCCGTCTAATTGATTTACATATACATGTGTGTCTCCTCCAATCCAATTGGCAACACCTGCAATCATATTACTCGTTTTAGCAATTATCATTAATAATAATGACATAGATGCTAAATTATATGGGCAACCAAGTGGGGTATCAACACTTCTTTGATACATGTTCAGGTCGAGATAGAATTTAGGTATTTGATATCTATCTAATTTTTCTTCAGTATCTAAGTCATGAGTATCAACTTCAAATTTTATGTCTTTAATTTTTAATCTTTCTTCAAAACTTAGTGGTCTTACAATGAATTGATATAATAAATGACACGGTGGTAATGCCATATCAACAAAATCCGCTTTATTCCACCCATCAATAATATGATAACGACTATATGGATTATTTTTCAGTCCATCAATAACATCTTTTACTTGGTCAACACCATTTTGATTACGCCATTGATGTCCATATACTTTTCCAAGGTCACCAAGTTTATATGTGTCGTTTTTTTCTCTTCTATGATTAACAATACGACTTCTAATTAAATAATCATTTTTAATCCAGTAAAGAAATTCTTCCATTGTATATGGTTTTTCAAAATCTTCTTTTTCATCAAATGGTTGAGTGAATAATGGTTTATATTCATTCCATTTTTTTAAATACCATCTGTAAGCATCACCATTCCAAATATTAACATTATTTTTTACTAGATAATGGATGTTTGTTTCTCCCCTAAGAAACCACAGTAATTCATGAACAATACCTTTCCAATACATTTTCTTTGTTGTAAGTAATGGAAATCCTTTACTCAAATCCATTGATATATCGGCTTTCGAAATGCCAATGGTATTAGGCATGTTTGCTCTACCACTTTCTTTCTCAACTCCTTCGTCAAGAATTTTCTGTAATACATCTAAATATTGTTCCATTATACTCTTTTGTTTAAAATTTCAATCTGATTTTCGATTCTTTTTTTATCGGCATCAGTAAGTGCTATCATTTTAGTTGTTGTTTTACCATCAACTTTTTCGGGTTTACTACCTCTTTTTAATTGTTCTTCAAGTAATACCAAAGCACTTCTTCTTCTCACTTTTTTTCCAAATTTTCCTTTCATAATTTATTTTTTTTAGTACCTAACTTTTCCAGTAAAAATATATCTAAAGGGATTTGATAATAAAAACCATAATCTCTTAAAAAATGGGTTATCACTTATTATTATAATTCCTTTTTTTTTCTTTAAATTAGGTAGTTGTACATCTGCAGTTTTTTTTATTAGGGGTTCTTTTACTTTGTTACTGTCAGTTATTTCTATTTTTTTAACTGCTGATTCATATTTCTCGTTTCCCATTGTGTGTTTTTATTTAATATTATTTTCCAGAACTACCGAAACCACCTCTATTTTTTGATTTTAAATTATTAACTTCAATAAATTTAATTTTATTATCAATTAAATATTTTAATTTAACATACCAAGGTGCTTTCATTGTTAATCTAATTTCAAACTGACAAATTCTATCGCCAATATTGACTTCAGTATCTTTTAAAGCAACCGCATTAAACATCCAAATATCATTATTACCTGAATATCCATCAGAAACATTATCAGGTCCATCCACAACACCATAATGATTTGCTTGAATTAATGAATATTTTTTATATGTTCCGCTTCTGGGAACTATATTTGCTTGATAATATTTAGGTAAGCGTATTGAAATACCTAATGGAATTAATTTATTATCAAAATTTTTAAATTGAATATTTTCTGATGATTTTAAATCAATCCAATTACCATGTTGTTCTAAATAACAATTTCCGTTATGATATTTAACTAATAAATTCATTAATATTTTCTTTTTGTTTAATAATGTTTAATGGTAATAATTTTTTTGCTTTTTCAGGATTTTTACACCAAGAACATAATTCTTTTAAAGATATTTTTTTATAATAATATGCCCATAATGTTGCATTTCCAAAATTTTTATGTAACCATCTATGTTCACTTAATGTCAATAATACTAAATTTTCTTCATCATTATTATTTATATCACAATCTCTATGATGAACACAATGTTTTTCAGGGATATAATTAATATCAAGTGCTTCGAAAACAACTTTATGATGTAACTTTATTCTACCAAATCTAGGTAAATTACTTAATAAATATCCATTGTCATGTGTAGCACTTCTAAAATTAGGATTTTTATCACCAAGATATGCTTTTTTTCTAAAATCAGCAACACATTTAGTTGAACAAAAATATCCATGAGTTCTTTTATATCTTTTTTTTGATGATTCTTTTAAATGAAATAATTTACCACATTCAGTACAAATTGTATTTAAATCACCTTTTAATTTTTCGTTTGCACAGAGTTTAGAACAATATTTAGCACTATCTTTTCTACTATTAATAACTTCAAATTTATCACCACAATTTAAACATTTTTTTTCAACCATAATATTTATTTTAGAATAAATACTCGGTGTTATTGAAAATAACAATAAACACAAGATTATTATATATTTAATCTTCATTCTCAGTATCTTTTATTTTACTAATATGTTTTATTACGTTTTCAGGTTTATCACCTGATTTTGCATCATTAATAATATCCTTATAATCTGATTTAATTTTTTCATTGATTTCATCAAGTTCTTCAATTTGTTTTAATGCAAATCTAGCTTGAGAACCCTCATCTAATGCAATAAGAGCATCTTTATCTTTAAAGAATAAATAATTTTGTTCATCAGCATAAAAAGATAGTGCTTGTTTTAATAATTCAATAATATTTAAATATTTCTCGTCATTATTCATCTTCTTCAGGTGTATTGGTTTCAACAATATCATTTAATTCATTTACTTCATTAGGATAAAGAGTAAATTCTTTACGGTATGGATATTCGTCTTTTTTATTTATGTACTTATAAAAAAATTTACCATGTGATTCGGCATTTTCAAATTCCTGATAGAATTCAGGACTAATATTTCCATATGAATATGTATGACCTCTACTAAAAGCAATGTAAAGTCTTTGTGTACTTGGGAAATATGTTGTTTTTAATATGTTTTCAGATTTAAAGACAGATTCAATATAACCAATTGATTTATCTTCATTCAGTATTTCTTTTCGTTCTACTATCATAATAAAGTCCTTAATTGAGCAAATATAATGATTAAATATTTAATTTCAAAGAGTATTTATATAAAAACAAAAAATGGCACTTCCTAAAAAGAAAAAGAAATTAACACTTGAAGTCAATCCACCTGATATTGGAACAAAATATTTACAATATGGTATTGATAGAATTGCTGAGTTAATGGATAAAACAGATGTCAACACTAATTATCTTCCTAGAACAATATTACTTGAAGACCTTGATAGAGCAGTTTTTGATTATGTTAATGAAGAAGATATGCAATTAACATTAGATGGTAAGTTAGTTCCTAATTTCTACCTTGATAATGACCGTTGGGGTGAGTTTAGTAAAACATGGAAATTCATGGATAATGATAAAAATGTACCTACACCATATATTACGGTAAGACGTATTGATAAACAAGCTGGTACTAGGCTAGGGACTAAATATAGAATACCTCAACCCCGTACTTTTAGATATATTAATGTACCTATTATTGATGAAGGTCAACAAATTTATTTACAGTTCAAAATACCCGAACCAGTAAATGTTGATATGACGTATGAAGTATCGTTATTTACTAAATATCGTGTTGATGTAAATGAATATGATGAACAGGTACTAAAAAACTTTGCTAGTCGTCAAGATTATGTATGGATTAAAGGAAATCCATTACCATTACTTTTTGAAGGTTTTGCTGAAAGCAATCCTATTGAAAATATTGATGGGGATAGATTTTTTGTTTCAAAATACGCATTAAAAATATTAGGTTTCATTCAAGATGAAAAAGAATTTGAAATAGTAAAAACTACAAGAGTTCCGAGAATTGGTTATTCAGTATCATAATCACCTGATTCAGGATTAAATATTGTTCCTTCAGGATAATCTTGTTGTTTATCATCAAAATTCTCAACACCATCATTTGTTCTCTGTGAATATGCATTTGATATTGGTATTTGATATGCTTTTTGTAATGAATTATTATTATTGAAATACCATGTCATTTTTAATAAATCTAATTTTACCTTAAAATATAATTTTTCTCCAGTACTAAGATTTTCATTATTTTTATTATAAAATAATAATATTTGACCTGTTTTGGCATTATAAAAACTAAATTTAATATAACCTTCGGCAATAGTATTACCTAAGATTAAGTTTTCATTAATAAATGTTTTAGGAACGTACCAATAAGAAAATTGATTAATATTATTTTCAGATAATTTGTATTTTGGTATTGATACTTCATTACTTTCTTCACCATTTAATATTTGTGTATTATATATAGTAAAAATTTTATTCTGATTAAAGAAATTATAATTGTCATAAAAATCCATTATAAAAAAACTACTACGCACTTTTTTATCGTTTTCAGAAATTTCAGTTGGACTAAAATTAGCTGCGCCCGATAAAAAAGAATTTTCGTATGTATTCCCATTGGTTGTAAAATAAAAAAATAAATTAGTTGTAAAATTTGTAGGTGTTTTGTATTTAAATCTTCTAACTTCATTATCAACAATAGGATTGATTAAATCGTTTTTAACTTGTTCGGTTAATTTATCAATTTCTTGTTGATAACCATAACGATTATCATTACTACTTAAAGTAAATTTTAAATTAATATCTTGATTATCTAATTTTATTCTTTCTTTTTTTATAGACATGGTTTTCCTATATCATCTAATTCAGTTATTGGGTTTTTATCAATTGTTATCGCATTATCAGAATAAGAAATTTCAGAAAATACATTTATTGTATGTTGATGTTTATCAAATGTTTCAGTACTTAAATTCGGAACAACACTAAATGTTATTGGTGAAAATAAATATCTTTTCCCGTTAAAAAATGGATAATCAACACCTACATCAGATATTGGCTCAACATAGCCTTGTCTAACTATATCACGCCACACATATTTCCCACTATTTTCAATAATTGTTGCATAATCAGGAATTATTTTTAATTTTCTTTCATCTGGATTTGGAACTAGCATAACTAATAATTTAATGTATTGACCACTACTAATATTTTTAGTTATTACAAACCCATTAATTTCATTATTTTCATAATATAATGTACTTGTTTTTGGAATAGGTGTCCAAGAACTACCATTACTTGATATTAACATCATAGTTTTTGCAATATATTTGTCTGTTCTTTCAGATAAATATATTTTTGTATTAAAATTAATTTTATATGTACCTGACTTTAAAAATTTAAGAACACCTGTTTCTGAATTAAAATCAAAATCAGAACTTGTTTGATTATCCCAATTAGTTATTGTTTTATTTGATGTACTGAGGTTTTGCTTTAATGATTTACTTAAATCAATACTTATTGTCGAATCATTGACTTCCTCAATATTTAAATTTACACTATCTTCAACAATATTACTTAATTTATCTGTGCTTAATACGCTATTAAAATATCTTAATCTAAAAGGAATAAATGGATTATAACTCCATTCTAATGTTTTTGTAATATTACTTTCATTTTTATATTTAGTTCTAATATAATATTTTTGCGTATCAACTTGTTCTTGAAGAAATTCTTCTTTATTATATTCAATAACATCATTAATATTATAATCACTAGTATTTTTAATTACATCACCAATATTAAAACTATTAATTGTTAATAGAGACTGTGTTTTATTACCAGTGCTTGTTGACCATTTAATAAATGACATACTTTCATTCTTACTACTATCCTTTTTGTATTGAGCATACAAAAATAATTCGGTCAATGGAAATCCAAAAGCATCATAAAGATTACTAACATCAAAATCTACTTTAAAACTAAAAATATATACTTGGTCAGCATAAACATTATTACTAAAACCAGCTTCATATAATTCGAAATCATCCTTATCGGCAATAACAACAAAGTTTCTTTTATATTTATTAGTGTTATTTATATTAAGATAATTAGCATTACTTGCCGATGTGGGTGCGACAAGATAGAAGTCAAATGAATTGAATATATCTTTTACATCACCATATTTTTGAGGGTAGAAAAAATCTTCTAATTTATCATATGATTTTTTTAATCCATTTAATAATGATAAGTATTCAATTCTACCATAAATTCTATAGACGGGATTATTTGCTCTTTCTTCATCAAACAATTCACTTGAATTAACAACATCATTAACAGTAAATTCAGTAATACGATTTTCTTTTTTATTTAATTCGATTTTACTGAAATTATCGACATTAACACTGTTAATATTTTTCTCACTACCAAGTAATATTTTCACTTTATTATTCATTTAACATAAATACCGACATTTTTTTTTTATAATTGTAACAAATTTAAAATAATATCGTATAATAAATATGTTTAACTAAAACTTTTAAAAAAATGAAAAAATTAAGTTATTTATTATTAGTAATGTTTACAGTTGTACTTATAAGTACAAGTTGTGAAGAAGATGAATCTTTAACTCTTAAAATCGATGAAGCTAATGCTGGTTTAATGACACTTGCCGAATTAGATGGTCAATGGTATGTTGATACATATTTATATGATGGAACACTTTGGACTGTTGATAGTGAAATTCCTGATGAATATGATACGGATGAAGATGTTAAACTTAGTGATATTTTTGATTCTGACTGGAATTTTGATGTTAATACAATGACTACTGATTATGGAGGTTATTATACTTATGATTTTACAAAGAACGGTAATACAATTAAAATTTCTTATCAAGGTCTTAATCTTTATACTTATACAATAATTAGTTATTCTGAAAATCAATTAAAAGTTATCTATGAAGATATTGAAGAAGACGCTGGAGTATTTGACTTCAAAGGAGGAACAATAACATTTATCAGATAATATTAAAAGATATAAAAATCCATTGATTTTAATCAATGGATTTTTATACTAATCCTAATGAAATTAAATATTCAATACAATCAATTTCACCTAATCCTTTATAAAAATAATATTTACCGTCTCTATCATTTGATGGAATACCATCAATTCTACCACCATAAGTAGGACAAGGTTTTGACCAACCAAATGGAATATGTTTTCCATTTCTAAAATTAGAATTATTTATTTTCGTTTCTAATTCATTACTTAATTGTGTTGATTTAAATCCTTTAACAATATTAGTTTCTTCAAATAATCCTATTATAATATCTTTACTTACTTCAACAAAATCTGTCCAATGTAAATCAGAACGACCATACCATTTAGTATTTTTTTTATCAGCACCAATCAGTTGATTATTATCTTCATAAAAATGTTTATTATCTTTAAATATTGAACTAAAATTTGTATTTGAGAACATTCCAGCAAAAGAACCTTGTTTCCCTGACTCATCAGAATAACCTATTTGTGAAAAATGAATACTAAAATTTAACCAATTTGCACCAAATAAATTAATTTTTCCATTATTATTTTTTCCATTAAATGGAAAATTCATTTCAGTATTACCTTCCCCAATTTCATCATTAGTTGCTATAACACCAACGTTCCAATTTGGGTCTAAATTTAATTGATTTATTACGTCTGGGTCAACAAATTGAAATGTATTTAAGTCTTGGTCTCTATTGTCATCATTTGAATTTTTTGTCGTTCCATGAAATTTACTAACGGTATATATTTTACCTGATTCAAATGTAAATGTTTCATTTCTCCAAGCATTTGTTTTAATTCCATCATTATTATCAAATGATTGACTTGGTGTTGCGTGTTGAGGAAATTTAAATCTCATTCGAAATGGGTTAACATAATAATTATCGCTATTTGTTGGTCTTGGGTCAGAACCGATTTGCACATTATTTAAATTCATTTCAGCATCATCTTCAGTAATTTCAAACGTTAAAAAACCTCTGAAATCTTTATAAAGACCACCATTAAAATCATCTGAAACAGGAATATCTTGACCACTTTCATCTTGAATAAATTTATTTCTATTTGCTTTAATTAAATATACAAAATTTCCTTCATTATAATATCTAACATATTCTTCAGGGTCTAATATTTTCATATCAGCAGCACCTTTAGTACCATTATCAATTTCTTCATCACTAATATTATTAGGATAATAATATATAGTTTCAGTTACTTTTGCTGGTCTATGTGTTACAATTCCCAAATATTTTGTATTATAAATTCTATATAATTCCCTTGCTTTATTTCTATTATCATCTTGGTTTGCAGTCCACATCGAATCCGCATTATCAGTAAATGCTGAACCAAATATAGTAAATGTATTAACTAATTGTGCTCTAATTCTAAAATCTTGACGACTTATACCTATTTCAAATGTTTCTGTATTACCCCAAAAAGGAATTATATTAACTGCAATTTCTTGAGTTTCAATATTTAATAAATCATCTAAATCGGTTGCTGGTTTAATTCTTGTTTTGTCGGGGCTAAATAAATTTTCAGAATAACCTAAGTTAGAAACCATTGATAATGGTGTCATTGAATATATTCCTATGTCGGTAATGTCAACACTCATATGTACTGTTTGTGTTCCAATAGGCACACCAAAAATCATATAATCACCATAACTATTGGTTTTAGCAGTATATTTATAATATTTTTTATAAACTTTAAGCATTGGGTCATTAGATAATACTTCTTCTTTTGTAGGAAAACTTCCAAATGGTTGTTTTGGTCTTATTAATCCTGAATTAGGGTCTTTTTTTGCTACACGTGGTAATAAATTATATCTTTTCCCTTCATTATTTTTTGTTCTAGGTGTATCATATGGATATATACTATATATGTCAGAATCTAATGAATCTTCTTCTTCTAAAGGAAGAAATATACTTATTTTTGCATTAGGAATCCCAATACCATCATTAGCAATTACTTTTCCTACTAAAACACCATAATCAGCATTAAAATTTTGATACGCATCAGCAGTACCAATTTTTAATGACATAAATTCAAGTGTTTCAATATCTTGTTCAAGTTTTACTTTAATGAATTTATCCTGATTTTGATTTCCAGTATCACCTGTATTTAAATAAATTCGTTGTGATTTATTCATATTAATATGTTTGTTATAAATACTTATACGAAAAAAATTAAAAAATATTGATTTTTTTATTTTCAGAAATCGATAAAAATTTAGACCAAAAAATTGCTTTTTTTTTAAAATTTAGATAAAAAAACATAAAAAACATTCAAATTAAACCATATTGACAAGAATAACAATATGATAATAATTTTCATAAAACTTCTTTTCGATATTTTTTAAGTATTTATTGAAAAGAATAAGCATGGCTTATAATAAGAAAAAATAATAAAATTTAAAATAAAAAAATAATATGGCAGATTTCGTATTTACCTCTCCGGGTGTAAAATTTAAAGAACGTGATTTAACTTATGTAACACGTAATGTAGGTATTACTACATTGGGTCTAGCTGGTGAAACTTTAAAAGGTCCAGCCTTTGAACCCGTATTCATTAGAGACCAAGGAGAATTCTCAGATAGATTTGGAGCGCAGAGCACAAAAAGATTTCAGAATTCTGAAAAAACATTAAAATATCAATTACCTTATGTAGCAAACGCATATCTTGCAGAAGCACAGCAACTTTGGGTTACCAGAGTACTTGGGCTTAGTGGTTATGACGCAGGTACGGCTTGGAATATTACATTAGATGCTGGTGTTGATGAAAGTACTGCTGTTGTTGATGGTAGTCCAGTTACTAATACAGGTATTGGATTTTCAGGAAGCACTTATTTAGGTGTAACTCTTTCATTTAGTGGTGCAACTGGTTCTCTTAGTTCTGGTTATACTAAAAATGGTAGTACAGGTATATTTACTCAAGTAGTACATGAATTTACTGCAACAACCTATAGTGCAGGTGTTGGTCAGGTTACGGATAAAGTAACAACATATACTGCAACATCATATACTGAATATGAAGGAATGGTTCTTGCAACAATTAGAAGCAGAGCCGATTCTGAAATTCCAATTGATGGTACTAGTGGTGCAGTTACGACATCTACAACAGATAGTCTTACTATAACTAGCAATTTAACTAATACAGGAATTGGTGATATTTATGAAAGTTTTACATTAGAAGCAAAAGATACTGGTGCTACTACAATAGGTACATATAAAGCATCTTTAAATCCAAATGATAGTAGTTTCTTACCTAATGTAATTGGTAATGAACCAAAAGATAAAAATACAGCTATTTGGGTTCAAGCAATTTATCCTGATTTAATAAAGAAATTAGATGATGATGGTATTGCTTATGGTATTAATACCGAAATGGTGGAAGGTAGTACTGATGTATTTACTGACTATGAAGTTGGTTATCAAACTCCTGAAACCCCTTGGGTTGTATCTCAATTGAAAGGTAATAGTGCTGATAGATTATTTAAATTTATTAGTATTTCTGATGGTGATAGTGCTAATCAGGAAATAAAAATTACTATTGGAAACATAGACCCATTTACGGGAGAATTTGATGTTACTGTTCGTAATTTTTATGATACTGATGCAAATCCAATTGTATTAGAAGCATATACTAGATGTAGTATGACTAAAGGAGCAAATAACTTTATCGGTCAACGTATTGGTACATCAGATGGTGAATATACACTTAATAGTGATTATATTATGATTGAAATGGCAGAAGAAATACCTTTAGATGTATATCCTGCAGGTTTTGAAGGTTATATGTTTAATAATTATGCTATGTCAGCAACAGGTGATGGTAGTAATTCAGGAATAGCACCAAAGATTTTTTACAAAACCGAATATGAAGATACTGATAAGGTATCTAAAACATTTTTAGGTATTTCTGAACTAGGATATACTGGTGATGGTATTAATCAAAATATGTTTAATTTCAATAATTGGTATAGTGGTCAAGACGCAGATGATTTTAGTAAATCTAAGGGCTTCCATATGGATAGTGGTGCTACAACAACTACTATTGATGGGACAGATACTTATTTTGAAGTAGGTGAAGGAGTATTTGGTGATGTTAGTGATATTGATGTTACTAATCCTTATTATGATAAAAAGAAAAGAAAATTCACATTAGTACCTGCAGGTGGTTTTGATGGTTGGGATGTTAATAGAAGAGAACGTTCATATGGTGATATGTATGTTCAAGGTGGTAGACGAAGTGGCACTGCAAACGCATTAGTTGTTCCAACAAATGATTTCCAAGCATGGGAAATGGCAATTGATACATTTAGTAATCCTGAAGAAGTGACGATTAATCTTTTCAGTACTCCGGGTATTAATTGGGCACATCAAACAACATTAGTTCAGAATACAATTGAAATGCTTGAAAACCAGAGAACAGATACATTATATGTAATCGATTCGCCACAAGTAAGTCAGGACTTCCAAGCTACTGTTGGTGATGGTGGAAAAGCAGATGTAATTGCATCACAACAAATTAGAGATTTATTAGATGCAACTGATATTGATAGTAGTTACGCATGTACATATTATCCTTGGATTCAAATAAGAGATGCTCAAAATAGTGTTAATGTATATATTCCACCTACAGGTGAAGTTGTAAGAGCAATGGCATTTACTGATAATGTTTCATTCCCTTGGTTTGCTCCTGCAGGATTAAATCGTGGTGTTACTAATGCTAGAAAATCACAATTTAAACTTAGTTTAGAAGCACGTGATATTTTATATGAAGGAAGAATTAACCCAATGGCAGATTTTGCCGATAGTGGTACTGCAATTTTCGGTCAAAAAACACTTCAAGTTAGAGAAAGTGCATTAGACAGAATTAATGTTCGTAGATTATTACTTCAAATTAAAGTACTTATTTCTAATATTGCAGTTAGGTTATTATTTGAACAAAATGACCAAGCAACTATTGACCAGTTCTTAAATAAAGCAAATCCAATTCTTGATAGTATTAAAAGAGAAAGAGGATTAACTGATTTTAGAATTACAATGGATGATACTAACAATACTCCTGAAACCAGAGATAGAAACGAGCTTTATGGTGAGATATTCTTAAAACCAACTCGTGCGGTTGAATTTATTGGAATTACATTTACAATTACACCGTCAGGTGCTTCATTTGATGATGTTGGGTAATAATTAATTATATTATATTGAAAACCTGCTAAATTAGCAGGTTTTCTTTTTTTAAAGTATTTATTTATAAATTAATTTACTTAAATAAAATTATTATGAGTAGAAAAAGAAATAAAAAAAAGGATAATGATTCTTTTATTGAAGAAAAAGAAATAAATAAACAAGATGATAATAATAGATGGGAAAATTCTTCTTATTTAGAAGGATTACGTAATAATATTGATGATTCAAAAACAAAATTATTTGAATCAGAGCCAGAACAACGAGTTCCTGATGATATTGAAGAAAAACCAGATGTTATATATAATGAAAAAGCTCAAATTTTAATAGGTGATAATAAAGGGATTTATGCTAAATCAGACAATCCTTTAATTTATGGTGAATTTGATGAAAATAATGATGAATCTGATGAAGTCAATGAAGAACCAGTTGATATTAAAAAATTAAGTAAAAAAGATTATCGATATTATCTTAGAACTGGAAGATTACCTTAATAATTTTAATTATTTTCAAATACATGAGTATTTATTATTAAACATAAAAATAAGTATTATAATTAACAATTAGATAAAATGGCAGCAGAAGAAACAATGATTAGAACGATGCCTTATGACTACGAACCAAAAAGAGTTAATAGATTCTTTGCAGTATTCGATGATGCATTAGGTATTCAGACTTGGAAGGTTCAAAAATTTAAAAGACCTTCAATGAAAATTAATAGCGTACCAATTCAATATATGAACGAACAGAATTATGTTGCAGGTAGATATACTTGGGATACTATTTCTGTAACTTTTCTCGACCCAATCGGTCCTTCTACCTCACAACAACTTATGGAATGGGTTCGTTTACATGCAGAATCACTTACTGGTCGTATGGGCTATGCAGCAGGTTATAAAAAGAATATTACACTTAAATCTTTAGACCCAACAGGTGTTACTGTTGAAAAATGGACATTACATCAATGTATGATAACAAGTATTGATTTTGGTGAAAATGATTATACTAGCGATGAATTAACAAATATTACGTTAGAATTACAGCCTTGGAGATGTATTTTAAATCTCTAATGAATACAAAATAACAGAATTTAAACCACCATATATTTGGTGGTTTAAATTAAAAAAATATTGGGAAACGTAAACTAATTACTATGAAAATTGAAAAAGTTGATTCAAAAAAATTTATTAGAATTAAAACACCAATACATGCATATATTCTCGGTTTGTTATGGGCTGATGGCACAGTTATTTTTGCAAATAATAATGCAAAAACACCTCAAATTAAACATTCTACAAAAAAAGAAGATAATATTGAGTTTAGAAAAATATTTCTTAAAACAGGAAATTGGGGATTGTATGAAACAAGAAATCAGGGTTCGTATACTAAAAATAAAAATTTTCTTGAAGTTAACTGGACTTCAAATCGAAAATTAGGTGAATTCTTAATTCAAAATGATTATAGAAATAAATTAAATTCACCAGAAAAAATATTAGATAAATTAAATTATCTTCAAAAACAATTATGGTTTAGAGGTTTTTTTGACGGTGATGGGTCGGTTACCATAATTCCTAAAGGTCATCATTCAGTTGCATTTACTGGTCATAAAGAACAAAATTGGTCTTTCATTATTAATTTATTTAATGAGATTGAAATAGAAAAATTTAGAGAACGTATAATTTCTAGTAGAGGTGGTTATTCATCACAAATTCGAATAACAAATAAAAAAGATATACTAAAATTTTATAATTATTTATATGGTGATTTAGTTCATATTGGTTTGTCCAGAAAACGAAATAAATTTACATTGCTTTAATTTCATTAATTCTTTTATTTATAATTATATTAATAAAATAAGTTAAATCCTTCATTTCTATAATTTTATAATTATCATTATTATGTGAATACCATATAATATATGACTTACCCAATTTTATTTTAGTATTTTTTTCAATAATATATTTATAAATTCCTAATTGTAATGAATATATATTGAAATCACTTTCTTCTAACATATAAAGTTCATCTTTCATTCTTCTTTCAGAATTCATTGTTAACTTTTTGTTAGTTTTATGGTCCCATATTTGAAACTCACCTGCTTTAACATTATAAAATAACATATCAACCATTCCACCAATTAATGATTCTTTATCATAAACAATCATTTCTGTTCGAATAGGAATTAATTTTCCCTGAACATCACTATGAAATTTATTTACATGATTTTTAGTTATATTATATTCTTCTAGTACAGGGTCAAAACCAAATTCATTATAGATTAATTCTTTAGGATAAGGGAAGACTTTATTTAAAAAAAGATTTTCAGCATAATCATGAATAGCAGAACCTTTCATTGTTCCTTTTTTATTAATAAATCTCCATGCACGAATTACTTCTTTTTGACTAAGACCATATTCTTCTGCTTTGACTCTAGACCAATAGTCTTCATTAAATTCTTCTTGATATTTATGTATAATGGTAGTAACACTAATTAATTGTTTATCATTAATATAATATTTATGTGGTTCATCGTGATAAATGACTTCATTAAATGTAGTAAAGAATTTTTTTGGTACATCAATATTCATGAAACAAATATATAAAAAATTAATTTGTCACAATATTATTTTGTTTAATTAATTCAAATTGTAGTTTTTCAAGTTTATTAATAATATCGTTTTTATCAGCAGAAATTCCAGAGTAACCATGTATATGACCAAGAATAGATAATCTAATAATTTCTAGTGCTTCTACTAGTACATCTGCACGTGCAATTGGATGTCCGTTTTCAAATATCCTTGTTCTGTCTTCTGGACTTAATTTTGCTGCTTTAAAATTTGGTTCTCCTTCATGACTAATTATAGCAATTTTATCACTTTGAATAACGGTATTACTATAATATTTATTACTATTTTCACCTGTTGGTTCATAAACCATATGAATAGAAGCAGGATTTTCAGTATTGAGTTTTAGTATGTCATCATTTTCATGTTTACCTGCTCTGATATGAACTTCATTAACTCTTAATATAATATCAGTATTTACTTTTCCCACAATACCAACATCTGATTTTGTTGGAAATACACCTTCAGCATCAGGATAAGTAGATGGTGCTTTATCTGGATTTGTAAGTGCTAGATTAGTGGTTGAAAGTGCAGTGAATTTAGAATCATATCCAATTCTTTGTGGTTGTGAAATGATACTTCCAAGCCAGAATCTACTTCTTTCTGGAAATTTATTATCTTCAATAAAAATTCTTACCATTTCACCTATTTGAGGATAAATGTGAAAAAATTTTGGTAATAATGGATATGCCCAAGGAAGTTCATTATTAGCGGTTCTGTTATCAAGTTCGGGTATTCTTACTTTAATTCTACCGCCATCAGTATTATCATTAATATCAATTACTTCACCATAAAAAATAGTTCGGTTTCTAACAATACTTGCATTTTCTTTCTTGTTAGAGTTACTTGTTTGTACTATTGGTTTATCAAATCCCATTATTCAGTTAATTTTTCAATAATCATAACATAATTACTCTCAAGTTCTTCTAATAATTTAACCTTTATATTAATTTCTTTTTCAATTTCTTCCATTTCATATGTATGGTCAATAATTTCTTTTTTTAAAGCATCATGTTTTGCTTTAATATCATTACCCATTTTTTGAAGTTGAATCGGGCTATATTTATTTAAATTTTCCATTACTGAGCTATTCCGTATGCTTTAACTAATTTTATTGTTGAACCGAAAACCGATACAGGTCCTGCAGCCGAAACTCCTGCTGCAGTTAATGTTATGCCCGGTGGAACGGCAACACTAATAATCATATCTTGTTGTATTGCTTTTATTATTTCTTCAACTCTAATTCGTTCCATAATTTCATCAGGATTAACATCTCCTGATGGTAATACACCAACAGGTAATCCTGCTTCAGACTTTCTTGAGATAATATTAGAAGCAATTTTAGTTGGTGATAGTCCTGAACGAGTAGGCACACCTACCAAAATAAGTGGAGTAGGGACTGAAGGTGGTCCTCCAATTGATGAAAGACTCAATACTTTAGTAAATCCCCCTATAATTCCTTCAATACTTCCAAAATCAACTGCCATATTATTTTGTTTTTAATTTTTTTATGTTAATCCATTTCCATCCTAAGAATAGTCTAGTAAATAATCTTCTAAACCAATTTGGTTTTGAAGTTGTTGCTAATTGAGTTCCTTCTTTATCACCATCGATAAGATATACTCCAACAAATGCTTTGTTTAATTTTTGGTCTACTATCATAATTTTAAATTTTTAAATACTTACGGGAATTAAACTTTTTAAAAGGTCAATATATTGATTAATCTTTTCTTTAATAATCCGTTTTATTACTGGTTCAATTAATTTTATTATAAAAGAAACTGCTAATGAAAATAAAAACGATGCAATTAATGTCTTAATTTCTTTTGATAAACATTTAATTACTGTTTTAAAACTTTTTACTGTATCTACAGCATTATTAGATAAACTACCACCGCCTTGTAAAGCATTCATTATTGCAAATAATGCCATTACTTGAGGTGAAGCAGTTAATGCTTCAGTTATCTTTAATATAAATGTTTTAATTAATAATTGAAAGAAACCGTCTTTAATTGTTTCTTTATTTTCATTACTTGTTTCAGGTGAAGAACTACTTTCATCAATTGTTTTTTCAAGTTGGTCTCCAATAAAATACGGGTCTGTTGACCCAGATATATTTTTTATTAACTTATCAAAATCATTAAAATTTAAAGTTGAAGGCATTAGACCACAACCCATATCATAATTAATTATTCCTTCAGATATTTCTTTTGCTCGATTTAATAAATTATCATTGTCTTCTGGTGAAATAATAAATGAATCATTACCTTCAAGAACTTGATTTAGTGATTGTTCTAGTTTTAATTCTTCATAAATTTGGTCGGTAGTTTTTCCTTCAGTACTTGCTAATGTACCATAAACACCATCCATTACCGAACTAATAATTTCTTTTTCATTTAATATTTCAGTATCATCAATAAAACCATTAAAAAATTCACCAACATTTTGATTATTAATATTTGGTTTAATTTGAAAACTGTCATCATTTTCAATATATTTTATTGACATATTATTATATGATTCAAAATTACCTGAATTTTGAATTGCGTCATATGCAGTGCTATCAAATGTATTAGATGTCGAACCATAGATTAGGTTACCACTGGCTGAATTAGGATTAACTTTTAATTTATTTTTACTATCAATAGATTTTACTGATGTAGTAACACCATTATTTTTAAAATCAGATGAAAACTCTTGACTTGCATTTGATTGAGTAAATTGCTTTTTTAATGTAGTTTTTAATTTAGGTTCTATTTCCTTAATTAAACCCGAAAACATTTGCCCAATAGCAAGTTTAATTGCAGCAGTTCCCGCAACTGTTTTCATAACATCCATAATAAATGCTGACCCATCATCTTTATTATTTATTGACGAGAAAGTATTATTTTGTAATGCAGGTTCTTTTTGGTTATTTAAAGAAGTATAAGAACCAATTGTATTAAAAACACTTTTTTTATCACCAGCAATGCTCATTTTTAATTTTTTCCTTTGTTTTCTAATTCATCATGAACAAAATTTAATAGTTCATTTCTTCTTTCAGTACTAATTTCACCCTTTTCTTCAGTACTGGTTTGACCTTTTATATTTGCACCATCACCTTTTTTATCAAAAACAACTTCTTTTAAATAACGGAGTAACATTATTTTTTGGTCTTGATTTTTTGCTTCGGCAGCAATCAATTTTACTATTTGGTCACCAATTGCTGCAACTTCACCAGTTTCTTTAATCTTGGTTTCCCATTTAGTGAATAGTCTTGTTATTTTAGCTTTCTGGTTATGACTTTCATCATATATCTCTTGAAGTAGTTTATTTACACTATCTTCATCAAATTTTAATTTTTTACGTTTTGGTCTAGCCATATTTATAGTTTTAGTACATATAAATACTAATTTTAAAAATTTATTTAATCATCAATATAATCTAATTTTTCAAAAAAATAAATTTCTTTAAATGGTTTTATCCCAATTCGAATTTCTTTAGTACTTAATCCAGTTTGTTCTTTCAAATACAATAATATTTTATTTTTAGCAAACTTATTTGTAACACGTTTATCATAATTACCATCTGGACTATCTTCCATAAATAATATTTGCCAATTTTTCAATACATTAGCAATTGCATCACCAACTAAAATTTCATTTTTTTTCATAGTTGGGTCGTTATCAATTTTATCTTCAATCTTATCAACAACAGATTTTATTAATTTTTCAAGTTGATGTTGATTTTCTAATTCCATTTCATAAGTGAAATTTCTATTATTATTAATCTCATCAACATAATCGTCAAAATTTAAATTAGTCTTCTTTTCATTATAACTTTTTTTACTATGGTCTTTATAGTAATTCCTAATAATCGTCTGACAATAACTAAACGCTTTAGTTTTACTGCCAGACTTAGTAATTTTATTAGGATTAAACTTAATCATGTGTTCGATTAAGTGAGTAAGTGCATTAGATTCAACCTCTTCCATATCATAATTACCAATATGTATAGGATATCTTCTTAATATTGATTGAATCATCTTTCTAAATGGTTCAATCAATATTTCGTTATAGATTTTATTTTTTTCTTCCAGCGAATCAGAATTAATATAATCTATAACCGCTTGTTCTTCTTTTTCTCCAAAATATTGTTTTGATTTATCTTTTTGCTTCATTCATAATAATTTCAATTATAATGTTATTCTGCAATTACAAATTTCTTTAATTTAGATAAATCAATTGGTCTGTCATTCATGAAATTAGATTCTTTTGTCGCTGTCTCAAACCAGAATTTTCTTTCATCAATACTCATGTTTTTCTGATAATTACCAAACAAACTATCTTCACGAGTAGCAAGATGTCTGTATCCAATTTTTGGAATTGTAAATATTTTACATGCATTATTTAATGCTCTAAGTAACAACTCATACATAAAAGTTAGTTTAATATTTGGTTTATACCCACCAATGTTTTTAAACTCATCTTTTTTTATGACAGCACCACTTAATTTAAAATCAGTATATTGTTTTAAAGCATTTATATTTAAATAACCCATTTCACCATTTTCACCAACAAATTGTTGTGCCCAAACAGTTTCATTGGTTAATTTAAGTCCTTCATTTTTTTCATTGACTTCAATCATCATTGTCAAAAATATATCTACTTCGGGATAATTTTTAATATATTTTTCACAATTCTTTATGTATGTTGAACTAAGTTCATCATCGAATTCAAGAACAGTAAAATAATCAGTATCTACCGATTCAACAGCTAAATTAACTTGTGATTGATAATCTATCTCACCAGTATTTTCAATAAAATTAATATTTAGATTTTCCTCTTTATTAATTTCAGGAATTACTTGATTTAAAACCTCTTTAGGTGAAACAATTAAAACTTTTGTTGAATTAAAATCTTCTTGTCTTTTTATTGATTCAACAGCATTACTTAAATATTTTTTTACTGTCTCATCATATTTATGTATTGGAATAATTATTGATATATTCATTTTATATATTTTTTTGTTAATATTATTTTTCTTCAGTAATTGGTGTTTCTAGAGACTTTTCCATTAATTCAATTCTCTTATTAGTAAATTGCGTATAGATGTCAATTATTTGAGACTCACTATTATTTTGATTATATTTAGAAACTACTTTATCCATAGTATTATAAATTTCATCTGAAATTTCATCATCTAAAAATTTAGTTATTGTATTACCTAATAAAATTGGTAAATCATAATAGTTTTCAGTCCAAATACCAGCATCGTCTAATGCTTTAGTCGGCACACCATTATCATCTCTTTCAATCATGTATTCAGGCATTATATCTGGTTTTAAACAAATTGGGATAGTACCTGACTTCATACACTCTAATGGAAATGTTCCGAAAGAAGATATTCTATCAATCCATAATGCAGCAAAATTATCTTGAAGTCTTTTTGCAAAATCAACTCTACGCATTGGTTGAGGCGGTTTGCTTCTAGTTAACATAGTATCAAAAGTAACCCAATTATATTCAGGATATTTACTATAAAATAATTTAACTAATTTTGATATTTCATTAGCATTTCTACCAATAACTGAAATCACAGGTTTTTGTGGTTTTTCAGTTTTTTCAAAATATTCTGGTATGCCGATATCATATGTTTTTATATCATATCTATTTTTACCATAATATGTTTCAAATAAGTCTTTAAGTGTTTGAGAAGTCGTAATTATATCTTGAATTCCAAAAGACGACCAATCGCTACCCGGTATCAGAGAATTCGTCATATAATCAATCGATTGTAATAGACCAATTCTTAAACACGGTAGATTTTTTGTCTGTTCCATAATGTTTGAATATACTTCAGGAATTACCATTACGTCTTCAGGACCTACCATTAATTTAGGGTCTGCCATTGACATATGTTCGTGGTCGGTAAGTTCTTTCTCTATCCAAGTAGGTACAACATAATCACCTTTTTCAACCATTATAATTACTTTATAACCTAAATTTTTCACAACTGTTGCATGAAAATATATTTCATATACACTAGCAACTGGATTTTGTGATTCAGGTACTACAAATAAGAATTTAGATTTCTTATTTTTTAATTTATCGAGACTAGATTTTATTTTCTCAATTTTTTGAACTTCAGCATTTTCTGTTGCTTTTTCTAATTCTTCACTCATTTTATTATTTCTTTTTATATTTTATTATTTTTTCAAAATCCTTATTATTAATTAAATCAGCAATTTGTAGAACTTCTAAAGAACCTGATTTTATATTTTCATTATAAGGTCTTTTTAATTTTATAATTTTTTTTCCCCAAGGCGCACCTAATTTTAATATTTCGGGGTTTGTTGTTATTAAAACATCCACTTCTTTCCACATATCAGTGGCTTTATTAAGAAATTTATAATTCTTGAATCTACATGAAATCTTACTTAAGAAAAATAATGTAGGTGGAATACTGAATTTATTTTCAACTGACATCACAGTATAATTAAGTCTTTTTTCATATTTTTCTAAAAACTTATTTACATCTAAATCTAATTGAGAATACATTTTTGGTGCAGCACCATGAATTTCAAAAAGAAAATCTTCATACATAAATCTATTATAAACTTCTTTTGCTGTTAATTCAATTTTTTCAGTTGGTTTATATAACATAAAATCAGCAGGGGCTTCACCATTTTCATCAAGTTGATAGTCAATTGGATTTATTTCTTCTGGTGTGTCTTCTGGTTCACGCATTTCTTTGATTTCTTCAACAGTATCTTCCCATTTATATTCATTAAAAAAATCAAATACATATGGTTCTTCAGGAACATTTTCTTCACCAAATTCCTGAACATAAAATCTATCAAATTGCAACCATTTTGCTCTCAATACCTCATCGATATCAATACCTATTTTTATTTTTTTACTCATAATTTTCTTTCATTTGTTTTAATTGATGATGTAGTTCTTTATGTAAATCCTTCATTAATTCAGAATGTTCTTTAATTAATTCATCATCTGTAATATATTTAGGTTCAATACATTCAATTCTCGTATCAGATGATTGAATCGGTAATACAATTACCTCACCTTTAAATGTTGAAGGAATGATTTTTTTTGCTACTTTATTTGTAAAGTATTCAATATCTTCTGTTCTTATACCTTGAACTCCAATATAAATCACTAATATTTTTTCTTCCATAATTAATTAGTTAATAATCGTCTTGCATAATTTCTTTCTTTTTTATTAATACTATCAAAATATTCATTATATTTATCTTCGATAACACTAATAAGAGGATTTCTAATATTTGTGTCTTCCTCCGACATTTTAATAACACCAATTTTAGAAATTTCATCAAAAATATTTAATAGTATTTCTAATGAACTTTCCTTTTTATTTTTCATATCAATTTGATTAATATCACCAAGTAATATTAATTTAGTGTTCTTACCTATTCTTGTAAGTAAAGTTCTGGAATTATCCAATGTAACGTTTTGCATTTCATCGGCAATTATAATACAATCATCAAGACTAGCACCTCTCATATATGCTAATGGGCATGGTCTAATGATATCTTGTTCAATTAATGAATTTATTGTGTTATCTAATATTAATTTTTCCATATTAATATAAAAACTCCACATTGCAGGGTCTATTTTATCCCTTAAATCACCTTTAATAAATCCAACTTCTTCACCTTTTAATGTAGTTACTGACTTTACTAAATAAATTTTCTTAAATCGATTATTATTTTTTCTCAATAAACTCAACGCATATGCTAATGCAACATAAGTTTTACCAGTACCAGCAGGTCCTGCACAAATCGTAATTTCATTATTTTTTATAGATTTAATTAAATTCTTCTGACTTTCATTTTTAGAAATTATTTTAATGTCTTTAGGTAATAAAGCACTTATTATTTTTTTTATTTTAGAAATTTCCATATCACTATTTACAGAAATTATTTCTTCAAATTCTCTATCTTCTTTATATTTATCTCTACCCATATATTATTTAATCTAATTCTTTAGTTAATTTTTATAATAAAAAAGTAATCACTTATATATGCTAATACGGTAAAAAAATAAATTTCTTGAATTACGAACAAAATTTTTTTTGTAGTATTTATGAAAAATGATAATAAAATATAAAAAATTATAATTTAAATATGGAAAACAACGAAAATCCTAAAAGAGAACCAATTGGAGATGTATTGAAAAAATATAAGAAAATGCGTGATGAAGGGACTCTTCCATCACCAGAATCTGTTGAATCATTACCTCTTGATGATACAACAGCAACACCTGATATGTCTAAACCTCAATCAACACCTAATAACCCACCTGTTTCTGAACCTCAAACAGCTTCAATGCCTACTGCAAATGATTATAATACAAAAGAATTTCAAGATGTTATGAGTAGAGAAACCGACCCTGATTTAATGACATCATATGAAATTGTTAAATTACCATCAAAAGGTTTATATAATAAAAATGGTGTAGGTGAAGTTAAAGTTGAATACATGACATCAAAAGATGAAGACTTGCTTACAACACCATCTTTAATTGAAAACGGTACGGTTTTAGATGTATTATTAAAGAGAAAAATTAAAACTAAAGGTGTTAATATTGATGATTTACTTGCAGGTGATAGAAATGCTATTATATTATTCTTACGTAGTTCAAGTTATGGTTCAGAATATAGTGTTCAAGTAACTGACCCAAGAAAAAATAAACCTTTTAAATCAAAAGTAGATTTAAATAAATTACGTTATAAAAAAATAGAAGAATTACCTGATGAAAACGGACATTTTACTCTTAAACTTCCAATGCGTAAAAAAAATGTTAAAATCAGATTATTGACTTCAGGAGAAGAAAATATATTATACCAACAAGCAGAAGCACTAAAAAAAGAGTTTAATCAAGAATTTAGTGAATATAGTACGTTAAAATTAAAATCACATATTGTATCAATCGACAATAATAGTGATAGAACCTATATTAATAAATTTGTTGATGCTATGCCAGCTATGGATGCATTAACTATTCGTAGAAAAATACTAGATGTTAGTCCAGATGTTGATATGAATTATGAATTTACTGCCGAAGACGGGTATAAATTCAATGCTCTATTATCTGTCGGTGTGGATTTTTTTTTCCCAGACATTTAGCAGGGGAGTATAAAAAGATGGTCGATGAAGAAATATATATATTGACCAAACACGCTAAATTTCAGGCAGATTACATTGAAACACTCCCTATATATCGAAGACGACATTTTTTACATTTATTAAATAAAGAAAATGAAGAAATCGAGAAAATAAGAGATAGAGAACAAAATAAAAATAACTTCAGACCGAGATAAAAAACTCGGTCTTTTGTATTTATAGTAAATAGTAAAAAAATGGCAGGAGAAAGAGATAAATTATCGGCATTAGAAAGATTAAATCAAGAATACGAAAAACAAAGACAAAATCTTAAAGGCATTTCTAATCAGCAAGAAAGAAGTCGTATAGCGACTGAACAGATAGCTAATTATCAGAAAATGATAAATGAGCTAATTAAAGACCAAGGTGAAACAGGAAAAAACAATAATGTTCAAATAGATAAACTTCTCACTGCACAAAGAGAATTAATTTCTGAAGAAAGAAATATTAATACTCAACTTGAAAATCAAGTTAAAAAAAGACAACGTAATGTTGATTTAGCTAAACAATTAGGTCAACAAATAAAAAATGGTTGGAATTATCTTCAAGAACAGGATAAAATAATAAAATCAACAAATCTTAGTTTAGGACTATCTAGTACAAAAGCCGTTGCGATGCGAAATGCTTTTGAACAATCAGCAGGTTATGTTACTAGATTAGGTGGTACTATCGGTGATATTCAAAATATAATGCAAGGATATGCCGATGAAACAGGTCGTGCTCGTGTAATGAGTGCTCAAATGGTTGAAGACATTACTAATATAGGTAAAGGAACAGGACTTGGAATTGAACAAGCAACTAAACTTGGTGCTCAATTCGAATTGATGGGTTTTGATGCTAGAAGAACAATGGATTACGTACAAAGTGTTGTTGATACAACTGAAAGAATGGGAGTTAATACCACTAAAGTACTTAAAGTAGTTAATGATAATTTTAAACGATTAAATACATATACATTTCAACAAGGTACTAAAGGATTTGCTCAAATGGCTGCATATGCCGAAAAATTTAAAATCGATATAAATCAAGCACTTAATGCTGCTGATGTCTCTCGTAATCTTGAAGGTGCAATTGATTTAGCAGCCCAATTACAAGTAATGGGTGGTGAATTTGCTAAAACCGACCCATTTCAGATGTTATTTCTTAGTCGTAATGACCCAGCAAAATTTACTGAAAAAATTGCTGACATGACTAAAGGATTAGTTAGTTTTAGAAAAATGGCTGATGGTAGTTTTGAAAAATTTATTAGTCCTGCTGACCGTGATAGAATTGCTTCAGTAGCTAAATCAATGGGAATGGAAGCCAGCGCATTAACAGAAATTGCTCAAAGACAAGCAGAAATACAGAAAATGCGTCAACAAATGGGTGGAATGGGATTTACTGATGAACAAAAGAAAGTAATTGAAGGTGCTGCTATATTTAATAAAGAAACTGGTAAATTTCAGGTATCACTTGCAGGAACAATGCATAATATTCGTGAATTAACTGCAGAACAAGCAAGTAAATTTGAAACCCAACAAGTTTTATTAGAAGAACGAGCTAAACAAGCACTTACATTTGATGAAACATTTAAAGCAACAATTAATAGTTTAAAAACAACATTATTGCCATTATTAAATGGCGTTAATCAAGTATTAAGTACAACAACTGAATGGTTAAAACCAAAAATTGATTGGTTAAAAAAAGGAGATATGGCTTGGGCAAAAGTAGCTGGTTTATTTATATCAGCAGGATTATTATGGAAAGGTTTGCTTCAACCTCTTGCTGGAAGAATTGGTGCTGCTGCAGTAGGTAGAGTTGGTAGTGCAATACGTGGAACACGTGGATTATCTACTGCTATTCCTACTGGTGGTGCAATGGCTGGTAGTGGTTCACAAGCGTTAGGTGCTGGTAAAGGTGCAGGTGCTGCAGCTAAAGGACTTGGGATGAAAAGACTTGGAACAGGTGCGGGATTTGGTGCTGCAATGGCTGGTAGTGGTGCTGGTATTATGCTTGCAGCTAAAGGTATTAGTCAACTAGCAGATTCAATGAGTAAATTAACATCAGAACAAGCAGAAACCCTATCAAGTATTGTTAAATCATTAGCATGGTTCATGGGTGGTGCTGCTCTTGCTGCTGTTGGTATTGCTGCACTTGGAGCAACAGCTACTGCAGCAGCACCGGGTTTATTGGCATTTGGTACTACTATTTTAATGATAGGCGGTGGTATTGGTCTAGCTACATTAGGAATTAGTAAAATGGCTGATAGTTTTGGTAATATGTTTACTGCATTAAAAGATGTTGATAATTTAGGTGAAGCTGCTGCTGGTATAGCTGGTATTACTGCTGCATTAGGTGCTGCAACAATTACTTTACCTTCAGCAGTTGGATTAAGTATGACAATTGGAAGAATTGGTAAACATGCAAATAATTTAGTAAAAGTAGGTAATGCTTTTGGAAATATACAAGCTGTAATGTCTGGAAGTAAAGATGACTTTATTGCAATTGAAAAAGCAGTTAATTCTATTTCAAATATGAATGCTAAAGGTGGTGGTATGTTAGCAGATTTAGCAAATTTATTGAAAAAACCACTTCAAGTAGAATTTAAAGATAAAAATCTTGCTGTTGTTAGTAATATCACAATGGAAATCGATGGTCAAAAAGTATTTAATCGAACATATAATCCAACTGGTGCTGTTCAAAAATATGAAAATGCAAAAAATAATAAAGGAGATAGAGTATAATTTTATTTAATTAATAATTAAGTACATAGAATAAATTAATAAAATTAGTTATTATTACACTTGACATTGTAAAATATTTTTTATAACTTTGACAAGTTTTTGCAAGTATTCAAAACTCTTACTTCGTCTCTGCGAAACAAAGCACAAAGATTATAAATTTATAATTAAATTCTTCGAATCTAAATAAAACTTAACATCACAGGATAACTATATTTAATTCTGACCGAATTAAATTAATATTATCTTAAGTTATTATTTAAAATAGTTAATTTAATAATTATATTTTAATACCTCCAATATTATATTGTTAATATAAGGATGGAATTGCTCACGAATTTTTTGGACATACTTTCGCAATGTAAAAATATATATTATAAAATGATTCTACAAGTATTTATTAAAAAAAGTTTTAAATGTCAAGATTATTAGATGGTAATATTGAATATAATGGTCAGGAGATTCCAATTGAAGAATATCGTGATATAATATCTGCACGTAGTTTATATGATATTGATAACGAATATAAAAATAATAATAAATTCTCTTTAAATAATAAAGGTAATGTTGCAAGTAGCATTTCTACTGTATTAAATGTAGTACCTCAATATAATAGAATGCAAGTAAATACTAATTTATTAGGTAATACGTATGATGCATTTAGAGATGATGGTTCACCATTAACCGAAATAGGATTAATTATGTTGGGTAAACAAATGGCTTATAATTCAGCAGCGAATTTAAGTACTCAATATATTCCAAGTATAGATTTATCTCAAGCACTTAAAGGTAATCCCGAAAACATATTTAAATTAAATAGAGATAATACTATTACTGTAAAAAATCCTGATGATAAGACTTTTTTAGATAATGTCGGTAGTGTTGCTAATAATATATTGGGTTTTGAAACATATGATGTATTTGGTGATGCTAATCCATTTTCTAAAAATCCAACAAGTATTGATTATTTAGAAAATACAGGTAAAGTTCAGTTATCAAGATTTTTAAGTGCAGTTAATTTAAATATTTATAAACCACTTAATGATATTAGTAATTCTCAATATAGTCAAGTACTTACCGAAAAAATGAATGGTGTTGGTCCTAAACTACAATCAAGTACTGATTCTTTATTCTCAAATAACAATACTAGTTTTAAACCAATTTTTAATTTCGATGATAATAATGCTCATCCATATTTTAATCGAACATTATCTTTTAATGCTTCAATAGCAAATATTAATGCTACAGAGGCAATGATATTAAGTTATAGTATTAGTGGTGATACAGTACAAGAATATGCACCAACATATCAATATGTTAAAGATAATTTTGGTGATGTTGTTATAAAATATCCTGAAAATAATATATTAGATATTGTAAAAGAACAAACAATTATTGATAATTCTGAAGAACAAATTGTTTGGGGTCGTGATGGTGTTGCTGATGAAGCAAAATCATTTATTAAGGATTTACGTGGTACTGATGATGAAACTGAAGACCATCCAGATACTAACATTTTTAATAAAAATAATGTTAGAAAAGGTATTTTAGAATATACAAGAAATCTTTTAAATGCTACTGAAGGAAATTTTGTTGATATTACTAGAAAAGTTTTTAAAGAAGGTGAAAATTATGTTGGTTTTAATGGTTCACCATTATGGATGGCAAACCAAAGTAAATATTCAGAAGATAGTGGAAATATTGTTGATATTAATAGTACTTTAGGTAATATTCAATTTGGTAAAACTGGTGTTAGACAACACACGGCATTAGACCCTTATGATAGAGCAGCTAAAACTATTAGATTTAAAGGAAATCAGGTTTATGGTAGAGAGAGTGGTAATAGAGATTCTGTAATTTATAAAAATATTTTACCAAGAATTCATCCGACAAATAATACCGAAGATGGTAGTAAAAATTTAATGTTTAGTCTTGAAAATCTTGCTATTGGTGCTTTTAGACCTCCTGATGTAAAATATGGAATTATTGATGATGAATTTGGAACACCTATTCCTTTAAGTGAAGTAGGTCAATTTGGTGGGCGTAAGATGTGGTTTCCACCATATAATATTCAGCTTAATGAAGTTGCTTCTGCAAAATATGAATCAACAGTTATGGTTGGTAGAAACGAGCCAATGTATAATTATATGAATTCAGAAAGAAGTGCTGTTCTTAGTTTTTCATTATTAGTTGATTATCCCGAACAACTAAGAAATAAAAATTTACAAGGTGAAAATAAAAACAAAGCAATTGCTGAGTTTTTTGCATTTGGTGGCGACCCTTTACCTAATGAATATAATATTGAAAAAATTCAAAAGAAAATTACTGATTTAGAAAATGAACTCGATACTATAACACCAACTGAACAAGCAGAACCACCAGTGAAATCAACTAAAACAGTAAATATTTATTTTCAAAATAACAGACCTAAAAGTGGTGAAGAAAGTACTATTATTCAATCAATGTATGATAATCCTAATCACTATGAAATAATTGAAAGTAGTTTATCTGCTCAAGACGGTAATGGTTTTGGTCTTAATAATAAGATTTATTATGTTGAAGGATTAGCAGAAGTACCAAACAGTACTGATAATAATAATAAATATATTCTTATCGATGGTGTTGACCAATATAATACCGATGAAAATGATATTAATGGTCAATTTGGTAGTACTAATTTTTTAACACAATATTTATTAGATTTTTATGCTGATGAAGAATCTAGAAAATATTATGATATTACTATTAGTGGATTTGCATCGAAATTATATTTAAGTGATGATGGTCAAACATATAATAAGGGAGTTGCAAAAAGACGTATTGATGCAGCAATAGCATTAATTGAAGCCAGATTAACAGCATTATTTGATGCAAGTACTGCTAAAGAAATAGTAGATAATAATATTCAAACAGTTAATTTTGGTGATAGTAGAGCAAATAATATATCAGCAGACCCAGATTTTATTAATGCTAAAGAAGTTAAAGAAGAAAGAAAGGTAAGTATAAAATTTGCAAGAAACAGTGTTGAAGTCGATAAAAAAGAACCTAATTTAAGTGAATCACAAAGAGTTAGAAATGAACAACTTCAAGATGAAATTAATGACCTTGAAAAAGAATTAAAAAAAGCAAAAACAAAAGTAATTGAAAATATTTTTAATGAAAGAGATGATGTTGTCTTAAATGGATTTGACTCAATAGCAAAAAATAGATATAATCCTGTTTTTCATTCACAAACTCCTGAAGATTTTCATAGAAGGCTTACTTTTTTACAACAATGCACAAGACAAGGTTCTGCTCAACGATATGATGCTGTTAATGAAGGTGGTATATTAAGAGCAAAAAACTCTGTTTTCGGCAAACAACCAATATGTGTTTTAAGAGTAGGTGATTTTTTTAATACTAAAGTAGTTATTGAAAGCGTTACTATTGATTATAACGACACTACTTGGGATTTAAATCCAGAAGGTTTTGGTTTACAACCGATGATTGCAAATATTACATTACAAATGAAAATAATTGGTGGTCAATCATTGAAAGCACCTATTGATGCATTACAAAATGCTGTTAGTTTTAATTATTATGCAAATTCAACATTTACTGATAAGGGTGTTTATAGTAAAGCGACTAAAATAGCAAATGATAATTATCAGTATTTAAAAGGAGTTGTTAGTGAAAAAACTAATGAATTAAATACTGCTTATAATAATTTTATTAATGATAGAGAGGGAAATGAATAATGCCATACCAAGATTATAAAAGATATGAAATATTAAAAAATGATAATGGTACAACGGATTCAATGCCATTTATTAATTTACCTGAAAACCCAAGTGATAAATATGAGTACTGGAATATTGGTTTTAGTAGGATGGATAAAATTGCTCAAAAATACTATGATAATCCATTTTATGATTTTCTAATTATATATGCTAATGGTAAGTATTTAAACGAATTCGACATTCCAGATGGTGCATTAATTAGAATTCCATTTCCATTAAATAAAGCCAAAGCAGATTATGAAGCAGCACTATCGGCATTTAAAAAATAATATATGAAAGCAGTAATTAAAAGAGATGCATATCCTAATGAATTAAAAAAAGGTGAATGCATTTATTACAGTAGACATCAGGATAAAAATGATAAAAAGAAAATTACTTCATATGGACTGATAATCTGTTGTCCCAGATGTGGTAAAACCTCGACAGGTCCACATACGTTTAATATTAAAACTCAAACTCTTCATCCTTCAATAGTTTGTAATTCAATTAATGATAATGGTGTGAAATGTGATTATCATGGTTGGTTAAAAAACGGATATTTTACTAACGTCTAAAAATACTTGTGTTTCTTATTTAAAATTATTAAGTTTGCAGAAGCAAATAGTATATACATGAAAAATAATATTGTAGTAGTATTTTCTTCACATTTAAGCGAAGAAGAAAATCAAAAATTCATTAACCACATAGATAATACAATTGGAGTTAATCATAAAACTTATTGTTATCCAAATTTTAATCAATACAGTCTTCCTCAAATATATAATCAAGCAATTAAAGATTATAATGAAAAAGATTGTATTTTTGTTATGTGTCATAATGATATTGTTTTTAAAACAAAAGATTGGGGTAAATTATTATTAAAACATTTTAATCATAGTAATTATGGTATTTTAGGTGTTGCAGGAAGCACATATTTACCAGAAACAGGTAGATGGTGGGATGACCGTAGTAAAATGTATGGTATTGTAGAACATACTAATGGTTTAAATGAATGGATATCAGAATATAGTAATCAAATTAGGGGAATACAACCTGCTATTATGATTGATGGACTTTTTATGTCGTTTGACCCAGAAAAAATTACTAATAAATTTAATGAAAATTATGGTAAATTTCATTTCTATGATATACCGTTTTGTATTGATAATTATTTTGATGAAGTAGATATTGGTGTTATCAGCAATATAAAAATCTTACATAAATCCGTTGGTCAAACTGATGCTGGTTGGGAAGAAAATAGACAAAAATTTATAAAAGAATATGATTTACCAATACGACATGTAAGTGAAGATAAGTTAAAAGTATTAATTTGTTGTCAATTCTTTAAAAATTATACTGGTTCTGAAGTAAGTAATTATGAATTATCAAAAGAACTAGTAAAATTAGGGTGTGATGTTACGATTATATCTTCAATGGTAGGTGAACCATTATTAAGTAAGGCACAAAAAAATGGTGTGAAAGTTTATTCTCTAGGAAATTTACCTAATTATAAAATGAATCAAAATAACCAACTTCAATTTATAAAAAATGAAAAAGAATTTGATATAATACATGTTAATCATAAACCAATAGGTGAAATAATATTACAATTATATCCAAATACTCCTGCTGTTATGCATGTCAGAAGTGAAGTTATTCCAACATTTGAAGTTCCAATTATAAATCCAATAATTAAAAGATATATTAGTATTAGAGAAAGTATTACTGATTATATTAAAACATTCGGAATTACTGATGATAAAATTATTGAAATTGATAATCCTTTTGATACAGAAAGATTTAATACTGATTATAAACCAGTTAAAAACGAAAAAGAAATTATTTTATTTGTAGGAACACTTGATTATCTACGTGAAATGATTATACGTGATTTAATAATTAATACAAAAGAAAATAATCAAGAACTCTGGATTATTGGTGCAGACAATGGTGGATTGGCTGGTGATTTTTCATCACATGAACATGTTAAATATCTTGGTGTTAAATCAAATGTTGAAGACTATATTAAGAAATGTGATTATACTGCTGGAATATTTAAAGGCAGGACAACAATTGAAGGATTTTTATGTGGTAAAAAAGGTTGGATATATACTGTTGATAATAAAGGAAATATTTTAAATAAAGAATTAACTGATGTTCCAGAAAATATTGAAAAATATAAATCGAATTTCTCTGCCGAGCAAGTATTTAAATTATATAATGATGTACTTGACGAAACTTGGTAATGAAAGCAGAACGGAAATCAGTTAAAAAAATAATAAAAAAAAGAATTGAATTAAAAAAATCTACTAAGAATATGGGTGTTAGAGATAAAGATAGAGCATCAGCAAACCCACCAATACGTGTTCAGGTTGGTTTAGTTAGTAGAAATGAAATAAGAACTGGAAGAAAACGAAAACCTAAACCAAAAATTTATCATAAAAAAATAATGGTTGATTATGATATTGTTATTTGTATTCCTTCACATGAAAGATATCAAAAAGTCAGGAGATTAATTTCTCAATTTTATGAACAAGAAACTAAATATAGTTTTAAAATAATTTTATTAAATGATGGTTCAAATGATAAATTATATGATAAATTAGTTGACGAATTTTCTGAAATAATTTATTTAAAAAACGATAAACCCAATGGAAAATTTTTACATTGGTATTGTTATAATCAAATGTGGAAATTTTTAAAAGATATTGAATGTCATGCAGTTTTACAAATGGATGATGATTTTATATTATGTGATAATTTCTTAGATACAATAACTGATATTTATTTTGAACAAAAAAATATTGATGATAACATGAGAGGTATTTCGCCTCATACGTGGTCATTTATAAATAAAAAAATTGACAATGAGGGTTGGTGGAATAATAATGTTTTTGTTGATGGAATATCTTTATTGGATATTGAAGTAATAAAAAGTATAAACTATCAAATGCAATCTGTTGATGAAATAGTAAAAAATGCAGGTGTTCCTGTTAGGGCATGGACTCAAATAAATGAAAATGTTAATAGATTAGATGGTTATTATTATAGAACACCAGAATCATTAGTATATCATGATGGTAATAATGATTCAAAATTACATGGTGATGTTAGAATAAATGGTAAAGGAGTTTTTACTCAAAAATTATGTGACTCATTAAAAAAATATGAAAATTATGAATGATATTAGTGTAATATTAAATGTTTATAAAAGACCACATATGCTTGAAAAGCAAATAGAGTCAATAAAAAATCAATCAATACCAATTAAAAGTGAGAATATACATGTTTGGTATAACATGAGTGATGTTGAACAATTACTACCTATTGATGAAAAAATCAATACATATGAGTGTAGTTGGAATACTAAATTTTGGGGAAGATTTACAATCCCATTATTACTTAAAACACAATATGTTGCAATGTTTGATGACGATATTATTCCACAAAAGAATTGGTTTAAAAATTGTTTAAATACAATTCAAAAACCTGAAACTAATGGTATTCTTGGTGGAAGTGGTGTTGTTATTCATGGTAGAGGATATGTTCCACATCATAAATATGGTTGGAATGGTACACATTCAAATAATACAGAGCGTGCTGATTTAGTTGGTCATGCTTGGTTTTTTAGACAAGAATGGGCAAAATATTTATGGTATGAAAAACCATATACTTGGGATAATGGAGAAGATATTATGTTTTCTTATTTAGCACAAAAATATGGTAATATTAACACTTTTGTGCCACCACATCCAGAAAATGATAAATCATTATGGAGTTCTGATTTTAATATTGGAAATACTGTTGGTAGTGATGATAATGCTTCTTGGAGAATTGGTAATCATTTAAATGTCCGAGGTGAAATATGTGTTAAATGTATTGATAATGGTTGGAAAACAGTAAATAACATAAAATAATGAAGACATTTAAAGGTGATTTTGATAAATTTTTAAATAAAATTAAAAATGGTGAATACTTTTCCTTATCACGTTGGGGTGATGGTGAATTAATGATATTAGAAGGAAATCCAATTGATATTCGTTCAAAAGGTAATGGTGAATTTAGATTTGACCCCAATATAACCGATTATATTGGGGTTAGAAATAAATTATTATTATCATATGTTAATAAGGATGATAATTATTATATTGGAATTGCATGTCCGTGTTGTGTCGGTCAGGAAAAATATCAATATATGAAGAATAAATCATGTCAAGACGAAGAACATCTTACATGGGCAAATATTTTTGTAAATGCTAATTATAGAAGAACAATTAATGAATTAATACCTGAATTAAATAATCATAATATTAATTTAGTAATAAATAAAAATTCAAAATTAAATAATTTAAATTTTACTCCCAAAAAAACATGGTATGTTGGTACTGATGCATGGCAGAATGATTATTATTTAGTTGACAAAATAATTAACTATATTAAAATAAATAATATTAAAAATGAAATATTTCTTTTTGCAGTAGGTCCTTTAGCAAATATATTAACTTATGAGTTATGGGAGTATGGTTGTAAAAATAATACATATATAGACATAGGTTCAATATTAGACCCGTATTTACAATTAAAATTAACAAGAGGGTATCATTTAGGTGCATCAACATTAAATAAAGTTTGTATATGGTAAACTTAGAAAAATATAAAAATGATGGTTGGGGATTATCCAAAAAATGTCTTCAAGACATTTTTTTAATAGTAAAATCATATGATTTAAAACCAATAAATGTTCTGGAATTTGGTTCGGGTGTATCAACAGAATTTTTTGTTGATTTAATATTAGATGGAAAAAAAATAAATATTGTTTCATATGATGATGATATTCAATTTTCGACAAAAGCAAAACATGAAAATTTAAAATTAATAATTACTGATTTAGTTGAATGTTATGATTCAGATTATGAAAAACAATTTATTGAAAAAAAATATAACCCTAATTTATTTTATAAATTATTATCTGATAAAGATACTAAACAAAAAAATGTTTTTTATAAAATAGTTGAAGAAGACTTACCAAAAAATATTGATATAATGATTCTTGACGGTCCTCATGGTAATGGGAGAAATATTGCTTTCTTAGTTTGTAATGGAAAATTAAAAAAAGGGTCATATGTAGTTATTGATGATTATAATCATTATGATTTTGTTGAAAAATTTGAAAAAATATTTGATAATGTTGAATTAATATCAAAATCAGATTCAGGTTCTACTAACCAATGGGAATTAGGTGGTAATTACGTTATATATAAGATAAAATAATACAATTTAAAATACAAAGAAAGAGTAAATATGAAAACAACAGACAATTCGAGTTATTATATAAGAACAGGAACAAAAAAAAAGGATTTTGTTTTTGAATATGTTAATAAAAAATCAAGTGATATTAATTTTATTTTTGATGTTGGGTGTAATAATGGTGATATTTCTTATCCACTACAAAAAGAATTAAATAAAATGGTTTATGGTATTGATTTATCAAAGGATTTAAATGTTCCAAAAGATTATGAATTTAATGTGGAAGATATCGTTACATCAAATAATGTTAAAATAAATGATTGTACATTATTATTGAGTATATATCATCATTTATTGGGTGCTTATGGTTTAGAAGTTGCAGATGATATATTTTTAAAATTATTACTTAGGACAAAATATTTAATATTTGATTCTGGAAATTTAAGTGAAATAAAAAGAAATAATACTTATTGGTATAAAGAACAACAAAAATATTTTAAATATGAAATAGATTTATTAAATCATTTTAATTTAAATTATGAAATCATCGGCACGTGGGATGTTGCTGGAGGAACTCGTTCAGTTGTTGTATTTAATAGTTCTGATTTAGAAAATAAATTTAAAGTTATTTCTAATTATAAAAGACACATAGGTAGTGATAAACAAAAATTTGGGTTAGTTGATTTATCTAAAATAAACGAAGTGGACGAAAAGGAATTATATTCAGGAACTTTTTATCATAAATTATTATATAAAAACAAATTATTCTTTTCAAAAAAACATATTAAAGAAGATAAAAATAAAAAAGAGATGGATAATTTAATTCATATATATTCATTAATGGATAAAAATAAATTAATAAAGTTTTATGGTTATTCAAAAAAATATGGATTTATTTATGAATGGCTTGATAATGTGGAATATATTGGAAAAAAAAGGATAAATATTGGGGGGAAGAAATTAATTGATGTTGATGTAATTAAAGTAAATAATAAAGAAAAATATATTGATTTTGAAAGATAATATTATGGTATTATTAGCATACGGTACACGACCAGAATATATAAAAATAAAACCACTTATTGATATATTTAATAAAGAAGGTTTTTCATATAAAATATTATTTACTGGTCAACATAAAGACTTATTAAAAGAACAGAAAATTGATTTTCAATTAGAAATCCCAGAAACCAACAACAATAGATTAAATGAAATTGTTAAATCAACAATGACGAAATATTTTTCTTGGATTCTTACTGAAGGCATTAATCCAACCCATGTATTGGTTCAAGGAGATACTACGTCTGTACTTGCTGTTGCATTATCAGCATTTCATCATGAAATTAAAGTCATTCATCTTGAAGCAGGACTTAGAACATATGATAATCAAAACCCATATCCTGAAGAACAAAACAGAAGAATAGTTTCACAAATAACTGATATTCATTTATGCCCCACTGAATTAAGTAGGATGAATTTGGAAAATGAAAGAATATTGGGTGAAAAATTTGTTGTGGGGAATACTGTGTTAGATAATTTATTGAAATATAAAGAAAAATGTGAATATACCGACAAAGTATTAGTTACTATGCATCGTAGAGAAAATCATCACTGGTTGGCAGAATGGTTTAAAGAAATTGATGATTTAGCTCAAACACATTTAGACTTAGAATTTATAATTCCATTACATCCAAATCCAAATGTACAAAAACATAAACATTTATTAAAGAATGTTAAAGTTGTCGAACCTATGTCACACGAAGAACTGTTAGAATTATTAATTAAGACTAAATTAGTTATAACAGATAGTGGTGGAATTCAAGAAGAATGTAGTTTTTTTAATAAAAAATGCTTAACTTGCAGAAAAGTTACTGAAAGACCAGAAGCAATTGGTCAAAGTACTTTTATGGTAGAAAGTCCAGATAAATTGAAAGAAATTTTTAATTATAATATAATTAATAATGAAATTGATTATATTTGTCCTTTTGGTAATGGAAATAGTGCAGAAAAGATTTATAATATATTAAGTAAAATAATTAATGGATAGAAATATATTAATTACAGGTGGAGCAGGATTTATTGGTAGTCATGTTGTTGAACATTTTGCCGAAAAATACTCAAATTATAAAATTGTTGTAATGGATATTTTAACATATGCAGCAAATCTTGATTTTTATAATGAACTTGCTGATGGTAAATATAAAAATGTTAGTGTATATAATGGAGATATTAGAAGTAGTTTTGATTGTAGACATATACTTAGAACTGATAATATTAATGCTATTATTCATTTAGCCGCTGAAAGCCATGTTGATAATTCAATTGAAAATGCAAATGTTTTTGCTGAAACAAATGTAACTGGTACATTAAATTTATTGAATGCTGCTAAAGAAGTTTGGAAAGATAAATTGGGTGAACATGTATTTTATCATATTTCAACAGATGAAGTTTATGGGCATTTAGAAGCCGATTCCGACCCTTTTACTGAAAACACCCCTTATGACCCACGTAGTCCATATTCTGCTTCAAAAGCAAGCTCAGACCACTTTGTAAGGGCATTTTTTAATACATTTGAATTACCTACAATAATTTCAAATTGTAGTAATAATTATGGTGAGAGACAACATGTAGAAAAATTATTGCCGAAAACAATCACAAATTTACTTACTAATAAGAAAATACCTGTTTATGGTAGAGGTGAAAATATTAGAGATTGGTTATATGTTAAAGACCATGTTAAGGCAATTGATGTGATATTTCATGAAGGAGAATTTGGTGAAACATATAATATTGGTGGTGATTCAGAAATTGCTAATATCGATATTGTGAAAATGTTGATTGATATTCATATTAAGTCTGAAATAAAAGAAATGAATATTTTATCACCTGAATATGTTGATTATATTAAATTTGTAGCTGACCGTAAGGGTCATGATTTCAGATATGCTATTAATCATGAAAAATTAAGTAAGAATATTGGTTGGAAACCAGAAACTAAATTATATGAAGGATTAAAACGTACATACGAATATTATAAATCTAAATTAAGTCTTAATGAAAATAGCTAATATTATTCATGAAAAAGAACTAGTTAATCACAATAAAAGTGATTATGTAAATTATTTTAACGAACCAATATCTTATGATGACTTGGATAAGAGTTTGCCTACATTATATGTGGGTTGGTCATTTATGAAAGCCTGTAATCCCGATAATCCTATTATTCAAAATGCCGATATTTTAAAAAAGAAAATAATTACTAATGAATTGTATTGGGAATTTGCGTTTAATGAGAGCAAGCCTTCACATGTCAAAGGTGTAAATACTTTCACCAAACTAGTTCCACAATTTTATTTCAAACCAAAATACATCTATACTAATTTAGACCCAGTTTTTTTTCAAATAAAAGATTTGACGGACTTAATGGATGTATTACCTAAAAAATTTGAGAAAGCATATAGATATAAAGATGAAATGATATATCTTTTATCTGATAATAAGATATATGGTTTAAATCTTAAGATGTATGAATTCTTCAAATTTAATGTAGATGACATATTACTTCAAATCAATGGTAGGACTGCTTCTGTAAATACTGATACTGATGGAAGTTATCACCAAAAATACTACAAAATATTTCCTAACTTCGAACATTTAAAAAGATATCTTATAACAATTTAGTCAAAATAATTGTTGACCATATTTTTTATATAAATTTTATCAAATCGTTTAGTATTTATATTAAACGATTTTTTTATGAGAAAAAAACGGAACTATTGGACAAAAGAACTTGCATTTGAAAAAGCATTATTATTTAATAATAAAAGAGATTTTAAAAAGAAATATATTGCTGCATATGAATTATTAAGAAAGAATAATTGGCTTAATGATGCTTGTAAACATATGATAAATTTAGCCCATCCAATAAAATGGACATTTAAAAGGTGTAAAGAAGAAGCATTAAAATATAATACAAAACGTGAGTTTAAAGAAAAATGTAGTTGGGGATATTTTATTGCACAAAAAAATAATTGGTTAAATGAAATAACCAAAGAATATGAAAAATATCAACCAAAAATTTATTGGACTAAAGAAAAATGTCAGGAAGAAGGAAATAAATATCAATATAGAATAGATTTTTATAAAAATTCTCCGAAAGCATATGCTGCTTCTGTTAGAAATGGATGGATAGATGAAGTATGTAAACACATGGAAATTCCTTATATTAAATCATTTAAATGGTCAAAAGAAAAATGTAAAAATATTGCGTCAAAATATAAATTCAGGAAAGAATTTCAATTAGGGGATAAAAATGCTTATCAAGCAGCAAAATATAATGGTTGGTTAGATGAAATATGTCAACATATGAAATATAAGAAATTACCAAATAGATATTGGCATTCATTTGAGAACTGTAAAAATGAAGCATTAAAATATAAAACAAAAACAGATTTTATAAGAAATTCTCAACATGTATATAATATTGCATTAAAAAAAGGTTGGATTGATGATATATGTAAGCATATGATTCCTCGTGGTGATAAATATCATAGATGTATATATGTTTATGAATTTTTAGATAATCATGCATATGTAGGACTAACATATGACTTAAATAAAAGGAAAAAAAATAGAAAAAGAGATAATTGTGATGCTGTTACTGTGCATATTAAACAAACAAATTTAGAACCGATAATAAAGAAATTAACTGATTATATTCCAATTAAAGAAGCAATTAAAATGGAAGAATATTATTATAATAAATACTTAAATGATGGTTGGGAAATGCTTAATAGAAGAAAAACTGGTGGATTAGGTGGTTCTAAATTTAATATTTGAAATTTTTAAAAAAATATAAGTATTTATATGAAAATAGTATATTATGAAAAATAAAAAAGAAGATGCAATCAATAAATTTATTGATGTTCCAGAAGAAAAAAATGACGATTTAGAAACAAAAAAAGTTATTATGAATGAACGTTCTGGATTAATTGAAAGAATTGACCGTCAATATGTTACTAAAGATGGAAAAATGCTTCTAAGAGAACAATACTAATATTCATTTAATTATGGCAAATGATAAGAAAATCAATCTTTCTGAAGAATTCTTAAGAGAGTTTAAGTATCGTGCTGGGTATGTAATAAGTGAAACTCCTAAATATCGCCCACTTGTGGGTGCTAATGAGGAATTTGACGAAGTACCTGTAATTACTAATGAGGCTGGAGAACAAGAAGATGCTCCAAAACCAGAAGGTCAAGAACCTCCTGCACCATCTAATAGACAGCCCCAAAATGCAGAACCCACACCAACACCAGAATTTGATGCTGAAGCTGGTGAACAACCAGCAGAACAGCCAATGGGTGAACCAATGGATAATCCTGAAGCAACAGTTCCTATGGGAACACTAGCACCTGAAGAAGTTGAAAATGAAGTGGATGAACTTCAAAATGAAATCATTAAGCACAATATTGAGGCGATGAAAGGTATTCGAGACCAATTAGATGGTTTGAATTCAACAATACAAGGTTTGAATTCTAAAATGGATGTTCTAAATGCTGATGTTGAAGAAGTAAGAGAACCAACGAATGCAGAAAAACTCATGAATAAAACCGATGTTAGTTATCCTTATTATTTTAATTTAAATGATTTTTGGAATGGAAATTGGTTTGACCAAAAGAATGGTGTTAATGAAACAGAAAAAGGAATAAGAGAATTACCTGATGGAACATATGTTGCAGATTTTGATGATTTACCTCAAAAATCTAAAATAGATGTACAGGATAGTTTTAATGAGATTTAAAAATGAGAATTTTTCATCCTAGTGGTTCAAAACAACGACTCTTTGAAATGATGGAAAGAGTTAATGAAGATATTCTTCCTAAAGAAAAGAAGAATGATATCATCAATAAATTTATTGATGAGGTTTGTGAATATCTGGATGTTGATGATAATAATATTGAAATATCTTATGAACCAAATGAAGCAGCAGAAATGACTTCTTTTGGTAAAAATACACCAAGTACCGATAGTATTAGAGTAGTTGGATTAAATAGGAATCTTGCTGATGTACTAAGAACATTAGCACATGAATTAGTTCATCGCAAACAAAAAAAAGAAGGAAGATTATATGCAGGTGCTGGTGATGATGGTAGTGAAATTGAAAACGAAGCTAATTCAGAAGCAGCATTAATAATGAGAAAGTTTGGTAAAGCCAATCCAATAATTTTTGAATAAAAACAGACAGAAAAATGAAGATATTAACCCCAATCGGCAGTAAAGAAAGATTCCTTGAAATGTATCAAGGAGTAAATAAATTTCAATTAAATGAAGTAAGTAGTGATAATATGCAAACAGGTAGTCAATTAATTGAAAAAGCATTTAATGAATTAAAAAATAAAGAAATTAGTATTAAACAAACAAATACCCAAACAGTTGATGACGGAAATTTTGTTGAAATCATTACTAATGATAATAATGGTAATGAAATCAGTTTTACATTTAAAATTAATTCAACTGAAGGCGACCAAGATGGGGTTTATAATGTTGGTGGTGCTGTTTTAACTGAATTTAAAGTAGTATCAGATAGTTTCAATGTCGATTTTCCTGAAAATATGAACGCAGTTAAGGAATTTAATAATAAATATAGTGATGAAATTATGGGTGTAGTTGAACAATATGCTGATTTTGAAACCGATAGTGATAAAGTTAATGTCGATGATGAAATATACGAAGAAGCAATTGGATTAATAGATAAAATTCCATTTAAAAAAGGAAGCGAAGAAATTCAAACACATAGTGCATATGCCGATGAAAAACCAACAAATCCAGATTTAAGAGTTCAGTCAGATGAATTAGAACAATTTGTTAGCGAAATGGAAAAATATGTTGAAAGTGCTGAAGATGAATTAAACCCAGAAGATTTTGAAACTCAAGTGCCTACTGCTGATGATGGTACTAAAGGTATTGACCCTTATGACCAAGCAATGGCAGACGCACAAGCGGGTAAAAATGATTGGGAAATCAGTGGTAAAAAACTTCCTGAACCTAAAAACCCACCACCATATATGGAAAAAACAGATAAAAAAAGAGCTGTTCCGAGTTGGGCTGAAGATTTTATGGAAAATGATAGCATGAGTAATTCGCTTTCTCCTGAAATGAAAGAAAAATATATTAAGGAAGCAATTAGAATACTTAAGACCGATACAACAATACAACAACCAGATGAGTCATATATTACAACAGTTAAAAGACTTGCATCTGAATTAGCTGAACAATCATCTATTGTTAGTGAAGAAAATCATGTTATTGATAATATAAATGTTGACGACATTATAAATAGAAATTACAATAAATTACTTTCGTTTGAAACGAAAGAAGAATTAATATTTTTTGCCAAAGAAATACTTGAAAATAAATTAGGTGCAAAAAAATTCGAAATTTCTAAAGACGAATATTACTTAATGGTTAAGAAAATAGCACTTCAATTATCTGATATGCGTTCTCAAACAATGAATGAAGATAGTGATAAAGATAATTATCCTGACCAAATTGGTAAAAAATTCAAACCAAAAAACCAATTTCCTAAGAAGAAGAAAAAACCGCAATCGGTGGTAAAGTTAGGTGAAGAAGATGAACCAATTAAACCCACTGGTGAATATGGCTCGTTAATATCTGGTAATAATATCGATAATGATATTGACATTGAAATGGAAGATAATTTAGAGGGTGGATTAGCTGATGATAAAAGTGTAAGTGATTTCGACCCTAAACAACTTGCAATGGGACTTGAAGTTGAATTAGAACATACTGATGACCCTAAATTAGCATTGGAGATTGCAATGGACCACTTAGTTGAAATCCCAGATTATTATACACATCTCGATAAAATGGAAAGAGAAGCTGGTGTTGAAGAACCAGAGAATCCAAATCTTGAAGATGAAGAAACTGATGAATTATTAGGTTATAAACCACATAATGTTAATGATTATACTAATGAAGATATGGATGATTACGCTGGTGATATTGGTGACCGTTATCAGGATGCTGATGGAAATCAACTTACAGTAAAAGGTAAAGATGATAATGATGGTACTGTTAGTCTTCAAGGACAAGAAGGTGAAAAAGAAGTAGATACTAGTGATTTACAATTATTAAAGAAAATTAGCGAAGAAAAAGAAGATAAGAAAGATATTATTACTGAAGAACAGATAAAAGTTGCTAGACAGGTATTAAAAGATAGAGATTTTTCTAATAACATGACAAAAAGTGAAGCAGTAAAATTATTGATTAAACACAATATTAGATAATTAAGAAATAAATTTAGATTAAAAAGGCTACCATCGGTAGTCTTTTTTGTTTATGAGTATTTATATTAAAATAAAAAAAATGAGTGTAGTAAGGTCATATTTCTCGAAGAACAATACTTTAATTAGTTCTAATCTAACTAATAATTCTCAGAACCCCGTTACTGAAATTTCATATGGTTCATTATTTCAAAGAGTAACTAGGTTTATTTTTGATATTGATTTAACTAATTTAAAAAATAAAATTAATGATGGTACGATTGTCCCAAATAGTGGAATAACACATACATTACATATGACCAATACTATTAGTTATGCACAACAATATTTGGGTAAAAAATCGTATTCTGACAGTATTCAAAGAGCAAGTAGTTTTGATTTACAATTGTTTAATGTTAAAGAAGATTGGGATGAAGGAAGTGGATATGATTTTATTTTTAATGATATTTTTGAAGCTAAAGAACAGGCATCGAATTGGGTAGAGAGAAAAACCGATGTTGATTGGAGTACTGCTGGTGTGTATGATTCAGGAAGTACTGAAATAATTGGAACACAAGATTTTGAGAAAGGAAGTGAAAATTTAAGTATTGATATAACCGATTATATTAATCAGAGACTATATGGTAGCGGAAGCACATATACTGGCAATTCATATGGTTTAGGTGTTAAATTTCCTGATAATCTTGAAGACGAAATAACCAGACTTACACAATCAATAGCATTTCATGCAAAAAATACTAATACTTGGTATGAACCATATATTGAAACAGTTGTTGATGATAGAATTACTGATGACCGAAATTATTTTTACTTAAATAAAGATAATGAATTATACTTATATGTTAATATTGGTGGAATAGAACAAAATATTGATGTAAATAGTGTCGTTATTTATGACAATAATGATGAAATTGTTACAACATTAACTGGTGATTCAATCATTAACGTAACTAAAGGCGTATATAAAATAATATTAAATATTGATTCGGATTTATATCCTGATGCTGTTATATTCAGGGATGAATGGAATTTAAGTATTAATGGTAGAAATAGTCAACATAACGGTGAATTTTATCTGATTTCTGATAAAAATTATTATACCTTTGATAATTCAAATCAAATCGATTTTGATAACTATTTTTTTTATTTCTGGGGATTATCTGAAAAAGAGAAGATTAGTGCTGGAAATATAAGAAAAGTGAAATTAACTATAAAAGAATTATATCCAAATCAAAATAATTTCTTACCTTTGGATATTGAATACAGAATATTTACAACTGCTGGTAGTAATTATGAAATAGATGTAATACCATTTACACCTGTAAATCGAACAAATACTGGTTATGAATTCGATATCGATACATCATGGTTAATACCACAAGACTATAAATTACAAATTAGATTAAAAAATGGTAGTTATTATGAAAACAAGCAAACGTTATCGTTTACAGTCGTTTCTAATAATTTATTAGGTAATTAATAAAAAAAAGAATTTTTTTTTAAAAACTCTTGTATTTATGTTTAATGAAGGCTATATTTGTAGCAATATATATTAATTGAAAAATAATTTAACTGAAAAACAAATTGAAAATGGAAAATCAAGACCAGACAGGACAAGACCTGTCGCAATTAAAGTCGATGTTTGCTGACTTTCAAAAAAAACAAGCACAATCTTCACGAAAAAAATCAGGAAAAGATTTATTAGCTAAGTACTTTGTTCCTAGAAAATCAAAAGAAATTTTTAGAATGCTCCCGCCAAAAGCAGGTAGAAAACATATTGAAGAAGCATTTTTTCATGTTGTTACTACTAATAAAGCTGGTGGAAAGAAAAAACATGGTACTGTAATTTATTGTCCTGCTCACAACGACCCTAAAGTACCGAAGAAAGGTCCTGACGGAAAACCACTTATTGATGATACTGGAAAACCTTTGATGGTTCATGCACCATGTCCTGTATGTGCAAAACATAAGGAATTGCTTGCAAAACAAGACCCATCGTTAAAGGGAATTAAGAAGGAGAACATGAATGATGCGCAATTAGAAATTAAGGCTAAAAACGATGAAATTTACAAGGAAGCCGTAAAATGGCAAGCCAAGAAATTTTATATTGTTCGTGGTATTGATAAAGGATTGGAAAAAGACGGTGTGAAATTCTGGAGATTTAAGCACAATTACAGAAATCAAGGGACTCTTGACAAGTTACTTCCTGTATTAGAAGATTACATGACAACACAAAAAGCAGATTTTACTGACCCGATTAATGGTACTGATTTAAATATTATCATGACGGATAGTGAATTCAATGGTCATGTTTATAAAGCAATTTCTGCTATTACAGCAAGAGGTAAATCAACACTTCATCCAGATAATCAAGTTATGGAAGCATGGTTGAATGATGATAGTACTTGGAGAGACGTTTTCTTACCAAAGAAAGCACCTAACATCACTCCTTATGAATATCTTGAAATGGTTGTTAAAGGCGAAACTCCTTATTGGGAAGATACCGACCAAAACAACAAACATTGGGTATTTCCTAATCGTCCAGACTTGGAAGAAAAAGCAAATACTCGCACAATGAATCTTGACGATAAGGAAGAAGATTTTGAACTAGCAAGTGATTTGAAAAACATGACTCAACCACAAGTAAATATCGGTAATGTTACTGAAAAAAATGTTGGTAGTTATAATGATGATGCAACTGATTTGGGAAAAGAAACACTTACTAACACATCTGCAAGTGAATCCAATAATGAGCAACAGAATAATGATTCTGATGACACACCTGATGACGCAACTGATTTACCTGATGGTGATGATTATGATGACTTACCTTTCTAAACTAAACAATTATTAAACCAAAAAGGGGAATGAAAATTCCCTTTTTTTGGCTTGACTTAAAATTTTTAATTTATGGCAAAAAAGAAAACAAATAACGTACCTGATAATTCGGTACGCAAACCAACAGCAAAGAAAAAATTCAGTCTTGATGATTTTAAAAAGAAAGTCGGTGCTGAAAAAATTGAATCCAAACCATTAAAATGGATACGTGTTGATGAAGGTCTAACTGAAGCGACTGGAATGCCCGGTGTACCGAAAGGATACGTAACACTTTTCCGTGGTTATAGTAATACTGGTAAATCAACAGCACTTATGAGAGCAATTGTTAATGCTCAAAAAATGGGTGATTTTCCAATTATTATCGATACTGAAAACAATATTGATGAAGGAAATAAGCGTTTAACATTAATGGGATTTGATTGGGATGGTGAATATCTTCTTGTAAATAATAAATATTTACTTGAAAAATATGGTATTAAACAAGATAAAGATAGAAAGGAAGCTGCTATTGAAGACATGGGTAAAGCAATTTATGATTTTCTTGATATGCAAAAATCAGGTCAATTACCTCGTGATATTTTTATTGCTATTGATAGTATTGGTACATTAAATTGTATTAAAACAATTGATGCACAAGAAAAAGATACTTCAGATAATAATATGTGGAATGCTGGTGCATATGAAAAAACATTTATGTCATTACTTAATAATGCAATACCTAACACACGTAAAGTAGACAGTGAATATACTGCAACTATTGCTGCTGTTCAGAAAATATGGTATGATAGTATGAATAAGGTTGTAAAACATAAAGGTGGTGAAACATTTTTCTTTGGTTCAAGACTTATTTATCATTTTGGTAATATAATTACTCATGGAACACGTAGAATCACAGCAACATCATTAAAACGTGATTTAAATTATGGTTTTGAAAACAAAGTAAATATTGCTAAGAATCATGTTGATGGTGATTGGGGCGGTATTTCACTTGAAGGAAAAATAATTTCAACACCTCATGGATTTATATATGGTGATAAAGAAAATGAAAATGAATATAAAAAAGAACATATTCTTTATTTTCGTAAGAGATTCGATGATGAAACTCTAACTGCCGATGATATTGAATTTAAATCAAAAGCAATGGATGCGGATGGAAATGTTTCATTTGAAGACGAAATAATTGAAAAAAACACTAATTTTGATAAGGAAACCGAATAAATGAAAATAAGGAAACCATATGGATATTGGCATAATATTGAAAATTGTAGAAGTGAAGCAAAAAAACATCAGACAATATCATCTTTTGCTAAATATTCATCACATGGTTATAATGTTGCAAGAATAAATGGTTGGTTGGATGATATATGTTCTCATATGAAGAGAAAAGGTAATCATTATAATCGATGCATTTATTCTTGTGAATTTTCAGATAAATCAGTTTATGTAGGGTTAACATATAATTTTGAAAAATGAAAATAAGAACATTATTAGTTGATTCATCATACTTACTTAAACGTTCATTTCATGGAGCTAAAGATATATATACTGAATCTTTTGGACATTTAGGAGGTTTATATTCTTTTTTTACTACTCTTCGTAAATTAATTAAAGACCATATGATAAATAAAGTCATATTGGTTTGGGATGGTGAAGGTGGTGGAATTTATCGATATAGAATTGATAATGATTATAAAGCGAATCGTAAATCAAAAGAATGGCATCAGAGAATAGAAATGAGTGCTGCTGAATTAAGACGAGAACAACAAAAAGAAGAATCAATACTTAAACAACGTAAAAGAGTTCAAGCATATGCTGAAGAACTATTTCTTAGACAAATTGAAGTAGATGAAATCGAAGCCGATGATTTAATCGCATCATATTGCCTCGAACACAATAATAAAGAAGAAATATACCTATATTCTAATGATAGAGATTTTGCACAATTATTAGATTTGAACATAACAATAATATTTCCCAATATTACTCAACCAGTTAATAAAACAAATTATATAATGTATTTTAATCATCATTATACCAATGCATTAGTGATGAAAATAATTTGTGGTGATAGTGCTGATAATATTCATGGTATTAAAGGTATGGGTGAAGATACATTATTAAAACACGTGCCTGAATTAAAATTCAAACACGTTAGCGTTAAAGAGATTTGTAAAAAGGCTGATGATATTAATAAAGAACGGGTAAAAAATAAAAAGAAGCCGTTAAAAGTATTGGAAAAATTAATAAGTCCTGAAGGCGTTGAAAGATTAAAAACAAATTATTTGCTTACAAATCTAAGAAAACCAATACTTAACGAACAAGCAACTGAAGAATTAATTCAGCTTGAAATTCCATTATCACCAGAAGACAGAGGAAGTAAGAATTTATATGACATGATGATTGAAGACGATTTTTTAAGTGTATATGGTAGTAGTTTTACACAATATGTTGAACCATTTTATACCGTAATTATGAATGAAAAACAATTATTAACAGAATATTATAAAAATAATGGTAATAGTTTATAAAATTGCTTTCATTTTAACCAAAATCTCTCTATATTTGTATTAACTTATTATTAATATAAAACACACAATATGAACGAAACAAATCAAAATAACGTATTTAAATTTTCTTTATACCAAGGAAATATAGTAGATAATGAATTTCAAAACGAAACATTATTATGTGAAAAAATATTTGATGCAGATAAATTCAATCCATTTACTAGATATTCTATTGATATTAGAGATATTTTACCACGAGCAATAACCAAGTTACAGAAAACATTATCAAGACGAAGCTATGATGTTTTTGTTGATACAGGAAGAATTGATGTTAATGATGTTGACTCTGAGAACGGTGGATATGATTTATATAAATATTATACTAAAATGATTAATTTATATCCAATAGAATGGAGAAATTCAATGCGTTATAATCCACAATCAGTAGTACAGAAAATAGAACATAAAACAATTCGTGGTGTTCCATGTAAGATTGGATTATATATTAATGAAAATCCAATTGTTGAGAGAGAATTTTTTGTCGATGGGTTTAATCCTGTTGCAAAAGAATCATATGATTTAACAACTGCTGTTGTTGAAATCGCTAATCAGATATTTGAAAAAATAAAAATTAGTGATGTAAAAAATATGTGGGATGATTATGATTTAATTAATTATAGAGGATTATCAATTAATCAAATCAGAGAACTTCCTACTTACAAAAGAAAAGAAATGTTAAGAAGAATAAACAGACATTAATCATATTTAAACGAGAACAGTTATTTGTTATGTTTTGACTAATTCAAACATTTAATTGTTCTCGTTTTTATTATATATAACTTTACTATGACTGAAAACACTGAAAATACTTTATCGGCATATTTAGGTCCTCAATTTCAACTTCGTCTAATATGGCAGTTATTGGTTGAACCTGAATTTGCAGAAAAAATATTACCTGATTTAGCAATTGAATATTTTGATGACCCTAATTTGAAGAGGTTGTTTGTTGTTATGTTGGAATACTATAATGAATTTGATAAAGTACCTAACCTTCAAAATCAAAGTATTCATCAAGCAATTAACAAATACAAAAGTCCTAATAATTTAATTGAAGAAGAATCATTATTTGGTGTTGTTAAAAGAGTTACTCTTTGGAATGAAAGAATAATTAATAAACAAATGCTTTATGATGGTGATGTTGTGCAGAAATCAGCGTATGCTTTTATTAAACAACAAGAATATCGTAAAATTGCCGAGGACATTCAGGTTAAAGTCAGAAATGGTGAAATAAAAAATAAATTTGTAATCACTGGTATTGAAGAAAAATTTCAAAAAATTCAAAATATTGGTGAAGAAAGTGATGATTCAGAATCTATTACAGAAGGTATTAGTAAAGCACTTAGAAAAGAATTTAGAGAAACAATACCTACTGGTATTGGTGTTATTGATAGTCTTACTGGCGGTGGATTAGGTAAGGGTGAAATTGGTGTTATGCTTGCACCATCAGGTGTGGGTAAAACTACGGCATTAACAATTATTGCTAATACTGCATATGAACAAGAAAAAAATGTCGCACAAATCATTTTTGAAGACACTAAAGACCAAGTTAAACGTAAACACTATACTATTTGGGCTAAATCAGCTTTAAGTAAACTTAATGAAGACGAAGAAAATGAGAGAGTTACAAGGGTAGTTAATGAAAAAGTGAAACAACTTGAGGGTAAGGGTAGGTTAATAATAAAGAAATTTAGTCAAGAAGATACTACCATGAAAGATATTCGTAATTGGATGTTGAGTTACGAAAAGAAACATGGATTTAAATTTGATATATTAGTGTTAGATTATCTTGATTGTGTTGAAAGTCATAAGAGGTCTGTAGATAGAAATGAAAACGAACTTACTGTTATTAAAGGATTTGAAGCACTTTCATCTGATTTCGATATACCATGTTGGACAGCAATTCAAAGTAATCGTAGTGGTTTTGGTTCTGAATTTGTTGAAGCACATCAAAGTGGTGGAAGTATTAAAAGAGTTCAGAAAGCACACTTTTTTATGTCAATAGCTAAAACACCTGCACAACAAGAAGCTAATTTTGCAAATATTAGAATAATTAAAGCAAGATTTGCTAAAGACGGACAGACTTTTGAAGATTGTATTTTTAATAATGATACGATGGAGATTATTATTACTGACCCAAAATATCCATATACTAAAACATATAAGAATCTCAAACATCATGACGAACAAGATATTGAACAATTAGAAAATAAAGCAAATAAAATATCGGCAAGAAATAAAGTTCATGTAGCATTAAATCAGCATGAAGAAGGTAAGTTAATTGAAAAATTAAATAGTGATGAAATTAATGATTTATTAAGAGATAATGCCGTTCCAGAACTAGAACCTAATAAAGAATTTCAATCAGATAAAAAAGATGATGAAGTCGTCAATATGCATATTAGTACAACAAGAGATGATTTGGATGAAAAAGAAGTTAAAGAATTAATTAATATTGCTAAAGAAGTAGCAAAAGATAGTAGTACTGAAGAAACACTAGAATTGGATGGTGATGTTAGTGAAATATCAAATAATGTTGAAAATGATGACGGAAATGTCTCATATGGCATGAATACATCAAATGATAATTCAACAGGAAATACTGGTGTTCCTATTGGTAATAAAGACGAACCATTTGAATGGACAGGTGAGACAGCTAATGTCGTAACTAATAAAGAAAATGTTAGTATTGATGAAAAAAATGATAAGCCACTTGAAGACGATAAAAAAGAAATAGATTTTAAATCACCCGGTGTTGGAATTTATGGTGGAACAAGAGATGATGATTTAAAAACATATGAAAGAATTCATGGTCATGAATTAGGTGAAAATTCATCTGGTGATACTGTAAATTATAATGAACTTAATAAAAATAACAAAGAATATTCACCACCTGAACAAAAAAATGAAGTAGATTTGGATGAAAATTTATTGATTGAACCCGAAGAAGCTGAAAACCAAAATAAAAGTGTTTATGATATGCTTGTAAAAAAACGTGATTATCAGCATGTTGTAAAAAAAGAATGAAAATTATTATAAAAAATTGTAACTTTTTACATTTTTTATCGTATTTATATTCTCAAACAAAATAAAAAAAAATAAAATTTTTTTGCATAATACTTGTTTTTTTAAAAAAAGTATTATATGTTTGCAGAGTCATTAAGACAACGTTCTTTAAAAAAGATTGAAAAATAAAAGGAAACTGTTTGTTATTACAGAAATTAACTCAGATGGATAGAGTATTTGCCTCAAAAGCAGAATGTCATCGGTTCAAATCCGATATTTCAAAACAACATAACTGACGAAATATCCTTTTTAAAAATATATTGCGAGGTGGCAGCAGATGGTAGCTCGTCAGGCTCATAACCTGAAGGTCGGGGGTTCGAGTCCCTCTCTCGCTACTAAAATTATACTCGGTCAAGCCTCTTACGAAAGTAATGTAACCGAGTGACGTTCTTAAAAATATTTAAATAATATGGGGAGATAGCAAAATAAAAACAACAAATACTATCTAACTACTCTCTTAAATGAGAGAACTCAATGGTGTTTTCAGTAAAGGTAAAGCGTTTGAGTTGAAATCAAAAGATTGAAGGTTCGAGTCCTTCTCTCCCCACTGAATGGACACTTCTCATTAAATAATGGAGATGCGATGAGAGGTTCTAATGAACATGAAAAGGCTGGCAAACCGATAAATTATTTCTCAGTAGTGCCTCACATAACCACAATGTTAGATTAGTCCTAGTTATATGGGAAAACTTAAAGTATTTTCAGTAAACATCGGTTCGAGTCCGATATTATCCGCCAAAAATGGATGATTAGCCAAGTTGGATAAGGCACAAGACTATTAATCTTGCAATCACGCAACAAATACTTTTAAAATATTCCCAAACTTATAATGAATGAATTAAGTTAATGAGAAAACTTTTAGTATTCATTTAAATTTTTTAAGGTTGTTGATACCAGAATTTTTTATTAAAAATGGGGCGTATCACCTAACATTTGATGGTTAAGAATGGTTTTTGTCAGTAGAAGTACTGATTTTTTTCAAAAAATAAAATATTTCGAAGAACTTGTTGTGTATACAGTAAATTGAAATTTCTCGCCCATGAGAGGCGAGACAAACTTACCAGAAATACAACAAAACTTCTTCTCTGATTAGAAGAAGCAGTTTTTCAAAATAAAATGGGTGGGACTTGATGTAGAAATACATCATACTCACTCATTTTTTTTTTATGTAAATTTGTAACATTTTATTTATTATTTTCGTATATTAGTAAAGAAATGAGAGTAGTTAAGATATATACATTATCACATCCAATTACTAATGAAGTTAAATATGTCGGTAAAACTGTTGAATCATTAAATGAACGGTTAAGAAAACATCTTCATAAGAAAGATAAGACATATAGATATAATTGGATTATTTCATTAAAAAAAGAAGGATTGATTCCTAAAATTGAATTAATTGAAGAATGTGATGAAATTGATTGGCGTTGGAATGAAAGATATTGGATTTCACAGTTTAGAACATGGGGATTTAGGTTAGTTAATTTATGTGATGGTGGATTAGGTAGTAACGGTATGAAACATACTAAAGAAGCAATAGAAAAAATAAAAAAATCTTCTATTGGTAATAAAAATAGATTAGGAAAAACATTTTCTGATGAAAGTAAAAATAAAATAAGATTAGGTAATTTAAATAAAAAAAGAAGTCGAGTGTCTGTTGAAAAAATGATAAAAACAAAAACTGGATTATCTACAGGTATTGGAAGAAAACATACGAATGAACATAAAGAAAATATATCTAAAGGGGTTATTATGATTAAGGGAAAACCTATTCAACAATTTGATTTAAATATGAAATTAATTGATGAATGGGAATCAATTTCATTGGCATCAAAAACTTTAAAAATTCCCAATAGTAATATTGTTAATGTTTGTAAAGGTAATAGAAAAACAGCAAAAAATTTTATTTGGAAATATAAAAATAATTAATAATGAAACAATTAGTATTAACAAATTCAAGTTTAAATTTAATTAAATCTTCAATTATTGAAGGACTTGAAACAGCAAGCGGAAGTCGTAGTTCAGCAACTTATTACCATAGTAGAGATGAACAATTAAAAGCAATTCGTTCACAAGTAGAAAACATGTATAAACTTTCAAAAGAATTACCATTAATTGTTGGTGCTCAGAAGGGTGTGACTGGTAGATTCTTATCTGAAGTACTTTTAAATGAGTTTAAAAATACTCAAAGAGGTGGTGCATGTAATATTGTCAATCCAATTGATTGGTATGATAATGGTTTAAGTGATAAAGCGATTTTAACTGCAATTGAGAATTTAAATCAAGACAGTGGTTTTCCATATGTATTGCGTTTATTTATTGATTTAAAAAATGAAAAAGTAAATAACGAAAGAACGAGGAAAATCATTCTTGGATTCATTTGGGGTCAAGAAAATCTTGAATTTTTCTCAGTAAAATATCGTAATAAAATTGCTAAAATATTGAAACACGTATATGGTGTCAAGAAAACATCAATATTGCTTTCAATTGCACAAAAACAAGTGATTACTAACGGATTATACGATAGTGATAAAGAACTATCAATTGCTAATGATATGATTTTAAAATATTTTGTTGGTAATAGTAATTCACTTCGTGCATTTAAATTATTATTGTTTTTATTTAAAAAAGATAACAATATTGATTATGATGTACAGGAATTTCCAATTTTAAGTGAATATCAAAAAGCAAAAACCGATATTCGTAATATTAGTATTATTCCAGAAGAAGTATTACTTGGATTGGTTTCAAATGTTAGTCATCCACAATATCATACTATGTGGTCAACTGATATTCAGAAAGAAGCAACAAAAGCAATGATTCGTGAGAACGTTAAGGTTACTTCAGTTAATCAACAAGTTCGTCAAACAAAGTCAAGTGCTAAGTTAGGTGTTCAAAAAAATGTTGATGTACAAAAAGCAACAGATTTTCTTGCTTTATATAAAACTGGATATGAAACAAGATTTACTAATGAATTGAAAACTGCAATTGATAAACTTGCAGAAAAGAAAAAAATTGATGGTTTTCATTATCAAAATCTTGGGATTATAATTGATGATAGTAATTCAATGAGAGGTCATAAAGCCGAATCAAAGAATACTCCAAGAGCAATTGTAGATTTTACTGCAAGGGTTTTGGATAAATCAGCAAAAAAATCTAATATTGTTAAAACTGTTGGTGAAATAACTGATTTAGCAAGTACTTTTATTCAACTTTTAAAAGAAGAAAGTAGTACAAAACCATATGACGCAATATTCATTTTAACCGATGGTTATGAAAATGCATATGATGGTTTAACTAACGAAGTGATTTCAATTTGGGAAGCTGAAACAGGTAGAAATATACCAATATTCCAGATTTCACCAATAACTGGTGCAGAAATGGGTAGTAATGTGAGAAAATTGGGTGAAAGTGTTGTAAGTATGTCAATTAATAACCCAATTGCTATTCAACCACAAATTTCTGCAAGATTACTTGAAATCGACACTAAACGTTGGTTAGAAAACCAAGTAAGTGCTCTTGAAACAGCACGTGTTAAGAGAATAAAAAAAATAAATGTTAACGTATAAAACTAAGTATCATGAATAACATAAGAGAATTTACAGAATTACTTAAAGGTTGTCGTCCTGTTAAAGATAGTGATGGTAACATAATTATTCAGTCAATTATGAACATGCAAATCGTATGTTTGACGACTGATGAAGAATATTCATTGGATAGTCGTTTTGCGAATCCATTGACTGCCTTAAGTGCTGGTAATAGGCGTTATGGTGAAATTAATTTTCAAAATAACGAAGATAAAGAAGTTATTATACCAACTCAAATGGCAGTAATGACTAAACAAAATGCTCAGAATCATGGTATGATTAAAGCAGGTTATATCGATAAAAATGATAGTGTAACATATAATGATGCAGGTTGTGTTCAGGGTTCACAAACAGGACTTTTCCGTAATACATCTGAATTCAGAATGATTCCTGTTAGTATTCGTGAAATGCTTTTTGATAGTATTGGTGAACACGGAAGTTATTCAAGAATATATCCAGCAATTGAAAAATTAGGTCAAGAGACTCGTTCAAATACTGGTAATTATTTGGATAGGTACTTTAATAAGTACGATAAAAAACTTGAACAATTTATTGCTCATTTTGAGCGTCCAAGAAATCTTATTGGTACTATTGTATTGGTTGATGGTGAAATAATTGCAATTGATAAATTTCCTTCTTTCACATATGCTGAACAAGTATGGGATTTAATGATTCGTGATTGTTATGGTGCATTAGCTATTATGAGTGAATTAAAAGATAGGTCTTCTGGAGAAGATTTTACTTCAAAATATAAAGAAGAAAAGAAAAATCATCAGGAAAATATTGTTAATTTACTTGAAAAAGCATTGAAAAAAACAAAAGTAAAAATGACTGCTGATGTTGAAGAAAAAATTCAAGAATTACTTGAGTTGACTTTCGAAGCAAAATTAGATACTGAAGGCAATTCTTTAGGTGCTCGTGCTCCAAAATCATATGTTCTTAAAACCGAAGGTTATGTAGGACAAGTGATTACTGAAAACGAATATAATCATCTTGTAAGTGTAGTTAAAAGAGATAGATTTGACCCAAATGCACTTCGAGAAGTTAATGAGTTGAGAAAAAAAGCTCGTAGACAAGACAGATTCAGTCTTTAGTTAAACATAAATTCTGATTATTAAACCCCGTAGGTGAAAACTTACGGGGTTTTTTTATTTTTAATAGATTTTAATCCATTTCTTTTGTATTTATTATAAATATAACCGAACAGCGATGTTCGGATTTCGTAACTTACTGTACGGTCATGATGTTACGTAAATAAAATTAAAATAAATACAAAAATATGGCATTTTTCGCAAGACCAATTTTAGATAATACACAATTTGTTCAACACAAAGATAGTGTTTTAACGTTATCAGGTCAAACACAAATTGCAAGTACAACAGGACTGACATTAACTGATGGTGTTGGTGGTTATATTCCTATTGTAGCTACTGGTGCAAGTAATAATTATGTACTGACTTATGATGGTAGTGAAAATATAATTAAATTAAAAGAAAGCACGGCAAGTGGTGGTACGGGTGTATATCCTTATAATGAATGTTCAACATGTACTGTTGGTGGTTTAACTGCAGGTACTTGTTTGTATAATGAAAATGTTGTTGATATATTACAGGAAATATTAGTACCGACATTAAATCCTACATTAACTAACCCAACAATTTCATCATTTACTATAAATCCAGCACAAAGCATATATGAAATTGGTTCGACACCGACAATTACTGGTTGTGTTGAATTTAATGCTGGTAGTATAAATCCACAATATAGTTCTGCTTGTGATTGTAGAAGCAATGGAACTCAATGTTATGTTTATAGTGTTAAAGGAGTACCATTTGAATGTACTGTAAACGCTCCGAGTAATTCTTATCCATTTGGAACGGTTAATATTGATAGTCCTAATAATTATTTTTCGGCAACTGTTTGTTATTGTAGTGGTGTACAACCATATGATAGCAGTGGTACACCATATTGTTCGCCACTTGCAGCAGGAAGTACGAGTCCTACACAAATTAATATATGTGGATATTATCCTTGGTATTGGGGTACTGAAGCTAGTGGTGGTGCAGCATCTGGAGTTAATAGACCTAGTGTTACATGTATTAAATCATTAATTACTGGTGGAACAACATGTAAATGTGTTGATGATAGTAATGCAACACTATTTGTTGATTTTAATAGTGGTACTGATGATTATTTATGGTTTGCAATACCAGAAAACAGTACGTCAAAAACTTGTTGGTATGAAAGTGCTTTAAATAGCGGTTTGATTGGTGGTGTTGTTAGTTCAGGTGGTAATTTATTTCCAGACCCCGTACTAGTATCTGGTATGACTTCAACTAGTCCTAGTTGGAGTGGACAAACTTATAAAATATATGTCAGTAATTATCAATCTGAATCAGATAAAACAATACAATTAAGAAATAGTTAAAAAATATAATGATATGTCAATAAAATTAAATGATAACATAAAAATTAATGCTGGTAAACCTAGTGAATCTAAATATTTAAGTACTGGTAATACTGCTTATTTGTCAATAACTGATGTAAATAATCAAATACCAATTGCTGAAAGATATTTGGGATTAACTGTTTTAATCGATAGTGGTAGTACTAATCTTGAACACTGGTATAAGGAAGGTGTTAATGATACTGATTTAATCGAAAAGAAATTTTCTTCAGAACAAGTTATTGGTGATTTTATAACAGGAGCAACCAATCTTGGTTTTTTTAGTGGTAGAACTGGTATACAAAGATTGGATTTAAGTGGATTTCCAACAAGCCCTGTTGATTTTAATGGTTACTATTATTCTGAATATAATAATTATTATGCTGATGCTGCTGGTATTATCACACTAGGGAGTCCAACGTATGGTGGACCGCTTCGTAGAGCATATGTTGATACTACAAGAACAAAATCATGGATTTATGATGTTAGTACTTCTGGATGGATTTTAAGTAATAATGATGTAAGTGCTAATGTTGGAAATAGTATTGTTGGATATGGTTATAGTGGTAGTAGTTATACTGAGACTGAATGGATTGGGTTTGTTTCAAATGGCAGTACTTCAGTTAGTGCTGCAGGTAGTCTAGCAACAGGAGATACACTAACAATAGGTATTCCTGTTTATAAAAACAAATCAAATCAAGAACTACATTTGAGAACAATAATTAGTGATACACCAGATTTTATAAATGTTATTACTGATGAAAATTTCATTCGATTTTCAGGTGTGTCATCTGTTCTTACGGCAAGCAATTATGGTGGTGGTATTGGCGTTTATAGTGGACAAAGTAATAATAATTTAAATTTTAGAACATTAGTTCAAAGTGGTGATACGACAATAACACAAAATACTAATGGTGAAATAATTATTTATAGTAGTTCTGAAGGCAGTGCTGATGCAATTACAGGTGCAACAAATATAGGTGGTGGTGCTGATATATATAGTTTTACTACAGGTAGAACATTAAATTTTAACACATTAGTTGGAAGCGGAGATACTACTGTAACACAAAGTACTGGCGGGACAGTTATTATTGGTTCTACTGGAGGGGCTGGTGGTGTATTTACCGAGGACATTACTGTTAGTATTGCAAGTGGAAAGACATTTGGTAGATATGAAAATGGTGATGTTATTCCTGCAAGCGGAAAAACACCTAATGAAGTAATTTTATTATCCCTAGCAGAGCCTTTAGAACCAACAGTTAATTTAAATTCATCTGCAACTGATATTGATTTCGGATTAACACCAAAAGCGGTTAGTCTTAGTTTTTCATATACAATTAACACAGTTGGTGCTGGCGTAAGTTCTGCTGTTTTAGAATGGAGAAGAGGAAATACTGGTTCGTGGTCGGGTTTGACTTCAAATACTGGCGATACTTCGTATGCACATAGTATTGATGATAGTGGAAATAGATTTAATACTGCAGTAATTAATTATAGATATACTGTAGTTGATAGTCAGGGTGCTACTGGACAAACAACTTATAATGTAACTCCACAAGCCTATACTGCACCAACAATTAATCCAGATTATACTCCGAATTTACAGTCATATGAAACTGAGACTCTTAGGGAAGTTGGAAATATTAATACTACTATTGATGGTAATATAACATCAAATAGAGGATTAGTTGACCTTCTTGAATACAGAATACAAAGAGATGATGGTGGTGGATATGTGACTATTGCAAGTGCAAGTAGTATAAATAATTTGACAACAACAATAAGTCCTTATTTAGATAATAGTGCTACATCTAATGCAACAACCATAAATTATAGAATTATTGTCGAAGACGAATGGACAACTACAATATCTAGTGTCTATACAATTAATTTTAGATATAGTTCATATTTTGGTTATAATACAAATACTAGTTTAAGTGGTGCACAGATAGTTGCATTAGGTAATGAAGAATTATTATCGTCTAGAGTTAGAAATGAATCAAATGTAACTGCTGCATCGCTTGAATATACATATATTAGTTATCCAGCTAGTTTTGGAGATTTAACTAATGTAATACAAAATGGTGCGTCACCAGTATTGGGTTCGTTTACTAAACTCAGTAATGTAAATGTAACGAATTATTATGGTGAAAGTGTTAATAATATACTTTATAAAAGTGTTGACCCGGGAGCGTTTGATGGCGATGACCTTGCATTCTCATAATATAATATAATAAAAAAAATGAAAAAATGGCAATAAAAAGACCTGCAATATACGAACACAATAATCCTAATTATGCAATTGCTGATAGTAATTTTGTAAGAGGTGGGATTAGAACAGGAGTGGCTGATTTAACTACATTATATGCATTAGACCCATCACCTTCTGCACCAGACCAATTCAAAGAACATTCAACAATAGTTTATGTTAGTGGTGAAACAAAATATTATGTATTGGTTGATATTAACAATATTGGTAATGCTAGTGGATGGAATGAATTTCAAACTGGTGGTGGGAGTGGAACAATTACTGGTGGAACTAATGGTTTAAGTACTTCTGGTGCAAATATTATTCTTGGTGGTGATTTGTTAAGTGGTACAACAATTAATGCTGATAATAATAATGTTTCAATTACTAATATTGGTGATTTTCAAGTTAAAACAAGTGGTGATACTACAATTTTAGGTATTGATAACGAAGGTTTTATTTTACAAACAACAGGTGGTAGTATTACTTTTGATGACGGTGGTGGTTTAAAATACGCTGCTGATTACAGTAGTGGTTATACTTCTTTATCAATCCCAGACGTTAATTTTGTTACTGGTTTAACCAATACATATTTAAAACTCGACCAAACCACACCTCAAAATATTTGTAGTGGTCAGCCAGTTTTTAATGAAGGTTTGACATTAAATCCGACTCCAAGTACTGGTTTAATATCAGGGCATACAAGAGGTAGAATATATTATGATGATAATTATGAAACTATTTCGGTTGACATCGGAACAGAGACAACGCTTCAATTAGGTCAAGAAAGTGTTCGATACGTATATAATGATACTGGTAGTGTTATTAGTAATGGAAAAGTTGTTTATAATACAGGTGTCCATAGTGGTATTCTCGATACCATTACTATTGATTTAGCTATTGCGAGTGGAGTTACTCAAGCAAATGTTATTGGTATTACTACACAGGATATCGGTGTTGGGAGTTATGGTTATATTACAATAAAAGGAAATATGAATGGTTTAGATACACTTACCGACCCACAATATTCAAGTATTAGTGTTGGTGACGTATTATATTTATCTCCAACAGAATTTGGTGGTATAACAAATATCGCACCTAATTCTCCAAATATTAATGTTCGTTTAGGAAGATTAATTATAAAAAACAGTACTGATGGTAAAATATATGTTGATGTACAACCATCATTAAGTTTAAATGATTTAAGAGATGTCTCAACACCATCACCATCGCTTGATTATGTTCTTAAATGGAACGGTATGAACTGGATTGGTGCACCACTTAGTAGTTCAAGTGCGGGTTCAGGGGTGAGTTTTTATGCAAGTACACCAATTATTTATAACAGAACTGACCCCGTGGGTCTTAGTGAAGATGGAACTTCTGGTAATGGTATTGAATTAATATCTATGTCTAAGACACCAGTTGTAAGTGGAGGTACATTATATATTAGTGGTATTACTAGTGCAGGTGAAACACGCACAATCGCTGCTTCTGAATACCCAAATAGTCTTGGAAAAACAAATATTGATTCAGGAACATGGAATTTTTATTCATATGCTAAAGTAGATAGCGTTAGTGGTGGTAGTATAACAACAGCAAGTCGTCAGATTTATCAAGTAACACCAATTACTGGTGGAACTCTTACTACAAGTGGTAGTGGTACAAATAATCGAACTGCAACAATAACATCAAATCAATTTAATGGAACGTATTTTAGTGCAACTACAACCAATACAGACGCTAGTTGGTTAAGAACCTCATCAGGTATTTATCAAATATCTGCTGTTACTGATAATAATAATGTTTCAATCATAGTACCAAGTGGTTATACTAACGAAAGTGCTATTACTGGAGCAACAATTTGGAATAAATTATTTGCAGCACCAACAACACCTACATTAACAACATCATTAACTCTTTATAAAGAAACAACAACACAAGGAGTTTTTACAATAAATACTTATGATAGAATAGGTGCAATTTCTTTTATTACAACAGATACTAGCACTAGAACAGTTATTGGAACATTTAATGGTAATGATTTTGCATCATATTTTACGACACCATTGGTTGTTGAACACAATGACCTTAGTGGTTTGCAAGGTGGTCTAAATACAGAAAGATATCACTTAACTAATGCACAAGTAAATGTCGTAAATAATCAAAGCGGTATTAATACTGGTGATGAAACAAAAACAAGTATTGAAAATAAGTTAACTGGTGAGATAACTTCTCATTATCACCCATATAGTGGATTAACAGGAAAACCTGATTTAAGTATTTACCAATCAATAAGTGGATTTACTGGTTATACTGCTACAACACAATCAATTATTGATAGTTCAATAACTGGTGCTACAAATATAGGTAGTGGAGAAACAGTTTATAGTGGTAGTACAAACCGTGATTTAAAATTCTATAGTATTTGTGGTAGTGGTGGCACTGAAGTACAAAAAGTTGGTAATGAAATAATAATAAATACACCAACAAGCACAGCAAGTCAATTGTATTCAGGAGACACGCCTTCAGCAGTTGACCTTTGTGGAATAAATATTGGATATGAATTAACTGGAAAAACTGTTTCATGTATACTTCAGGATTTATTAGTACCTGAATTATGTGGTACTGTTACCGAACCATTTACTACTATTAGTTTAACTTGTTCAGGTATAGCTGAAATAGGTGATAGTTTTTCACAAACAATATCAGCAGATTTTAATAGAGGTTGTATTGACCCACAATATTGTAGTGTTTCGGATAAACGAAGTGCTGGTGCAAATGCATATAAATACACTGGTTCAGGGATGCCGACAACATTTCAATTATGCACTGCTGGCACTGCTAGTGAAAATATAACAACATATAATGTGATTTCAGGCGTACAGACTTGGGGTGTTTGTACAAGATATGATGCTGGTCAAGCAGCATTAGGAAGTAAAGGAACAGAATATTGTGCTGCTCTGACATCAGGTTGTACAACACAAGATACTGCTTCAATAACAGGTATATTACCTTGGTATTGGGGTACTAATTCAACATCAACAATAACAAGTACTGTCATAACAGGTGGAACAAAAGTAGTTTCTGTTGTTACTCAAAACACTGCAATATGTTTTGATGCAACAACGGAGTACTTGTGGTTTGCTGCACCTGCTGGTACAACACCTAAGACCAAATGGTGGGTTTGTGCTGCTAATGCAGGTGATATTGGTGGAACAGGTGAATTATGGGCTGATGCATGTAATGTAGCTGTTACGTCAGGACAAGGTTGTTGGTCAGGGTGTAATTTTGATGTATATGTTACATGTGGAATTACATCTACACCAACAGGAACACCAATGTGTTTATATTACTAATAATGAAAAATAGAAATAAAAAATAGAAAAATATGGCAATTATAATTAATGACAATTACAGTCTTCAAGCAGTAAATAAAGCATTTGATGCGAGATATTTAAATATTAATACTCCTTGGACATCATGTGCTGCTGCAATTGCTGGAATTCCAACGTATCGTTACCCGGGATTAACAATCAATATAAATAATTCTGAATGGTGGTGGAAAGATGGAATAGGTGATAGTGATTTAGTGCCAAAAACACTAGGTGGAACAAGTAATTTAAGTGGCGCAACAAATGGTTTA